TCAACCAAGCCACAACCAATCTTCTTGTAAAGGTTCTCCAGCGTGATCTCGTCATCAAACGCAACCATCTTCATGGTAGCAGCCTCAATCAAAATGGAACCCTTGGTGCTCTTGATCGTCATGGTGTCTTTCTCCCTGTCGTTGCCGTCTTCCGATGTTCTGACTCTATCAGGCTTCTCTGATCTGGTCAAAGGGTTTCTCTTCACTCCCTCTGGCACGATCCTTGCAGGGACAGCCGCCCCAGTTTTCTCTTTTCCCAAATCGCTCCAGGAGGCTTTTGCGGGCGCTGCAAACCTGGGAAGGAACCAAGGTCGTAGAAAAGGCAGAAGGCCCCGGAAGGGGCCTTCTCGTGTCAGTAATGGGGTGTTGGTAGCTCAGTGCTCTCCGATGCAGTCACGCTGCATTCCGCCTGCCAACCTTATCCAGCACTTAGACCCCAGAATAACATTAGAATTGAATCACACGAAAAACATTTCTCGTTGAAAGTGTCCAGTGTCATCCCACGAACAAGCACAATGAAAAAGCAATGGTGTCTCTCGACCCGGAATGCGAACACCAAACTTTTGAGTTTCCTTACAAGCCGAAATCACAGTTCCGTATTTGTAAGCATAATCGGAAGGAGTTCGAGTAAAGGAAACCGTGTTTCCAATCATTGGCATGGGGCTGATGTACTGGAAGGTCACTTCACCTTCACAACCTTCCCATCCTTCACTTCGACTTCTGCATACCACTTGTGCGGCTGGGGATAATGCGGACCCTCAAGATATGCCTTCCCATTCGTGGGAGCAGTGCCAAGGCCAGGGCAATAAACCCCAACTTCCTTACCAGCAGCAACAGCTTCCTTGAGGGCCTTCTTCGTCTGAAAGTTGATCGTGGAGTACATTTTTGTTACCCTTCCCTTTCCTGATGGTCTGACTCTACCAGAAGGTACTGAAGGAATTTTGGAACAGAGATTGGGATTCGAACCCAAATTTTCCTGCTATACAGCACGGAGTCCTACCATTAGACGATCTCTGTAAAGTTGAGCGTTTATACCATGCGCTCCCCGGTATCTGTCAGACCGCCGTCTTGCGAGCCTGACGAGCGCGACCCTCAGCCAGGAACTCCTCGGCGTCTGCAACCGCCATGCCAAAGTCCTTCGTCCGAGCGAAGGTGAGCATCAGGCAGGCAGCCCGGCAAACCTCCGAACCAAGCTCGCCCTCGTGCTTGAGGTACGAGTTGATCGTCTCGTAAGCGTTGGTCTTGCGCTCCAGGTGCTCGGCCCAGCCCTGAGTCGTCCACTTGGACTCCGAACCACGGAGAACGTGGCGAGCGCAGCGGGCGGTGTGAAACAGAGAAGTGCGAGTCGTATTCGTGTTCGTCATGATGTTTTTTCCTTTGTCTTTCTTTTGTTGCTGAGGGCTTCGTTGCCCTCTCTTGATGTTCTTACTCTACCCGAATCCCTCGATCCCTTCAAGGGGTTTCTCTCACTCAACCCTGGCATGGGATTTGCAAACCCACACCATCCGGCACGATCCTTGCAACGGAATGTCAACTTTTGGTCTTTGCAGAGAAGTTGAAAAAAACCAGTTCGAGCCCGTGTTTCGCAAACAAAACAGAAAGCTCTTCACTAAGAGTCTTGGGAACAGCCGTTCCGACTGCAACCGCTTCCTCCTGCTTGGTGGGAGAAGGTGCTTGCGGCACCTTCTCCTCAACCAACTTCATTCCACAAGAAACTGGATCAAAACCTTTGGGAAAAACGGTTTCCTTGTTGAAAGTTGCATCTCGAAGGTTTGCACCTCGAAGGTTTGCACCTCGAAGGTTTGCACCTCGAAGGTTTGCACCTCGAAGGTTTGCACCTCGAAGGTCTGCACCCTCAAGGTCTGCATTCCGAAGGTCTGCATTCCGAAGGTCTGCACCTCGAAGGTCTGCACCCTCAAGGTCTGCATTCGAAAGGTTTGCATACGAAAGGTTTGCATCTGGAAGGCTAGCACGACGACCCTTCGGGTCGTCGTTGAGCCAGAGCTTGTGAAGATTGAGGATTTTGCTGAGTTCGGTCTGGTTCATGGTTTTCTTTCTTTCTGTTCCGCCTTGGTGATAATCTGACTTTATCAGGTCAGGCTGCTCAGGCCAACTGGTTTCCTTCGATCCCAGTTGGTACGAAGGTTGCAAGCTAGTCATCATTCTGAAACCAAGTCGTAAAATCTCAGAAACGCATCTGCGTCTTTTGTTTCTTTGGAAAAGGGAATGTAAAGTGGATCACCTGATTCGCTCAGAAAGAAATCAACCTCCAAGTCTTCCAAAGTTGCAACAAAAAAAGTAGAAGAGGAAGCTCTCATGAGCCGATAAAAGTTTTGTAGCGAAGGGTGAAACACAACTCCTTTCGTGGCCGCAGCGAGGGTGTTTCCGTTCTGGTTTCGTTGGAAAGGTTGTCCTGGGCTGAAACCCCGCTTCTCCATTTGAGAACAAATCCCAAACAAACGAGCCCAACAACCCTTTGGGCGAACACAATCCACAAAATCAACAGAATCCGATGCAGTGACCTCAATCATTTTCGTTCCCACAAGGGAACAAGACTGAAAACCCGTTCTATCCATGATGCAGTTTGTAAAACTCGCACATGAAAAATCGCAGTTGAACAGCCGTGCCCCTACGAAAGAAACACGGTTGAAAGCAGCATTGGAAAAGTTGCACTCGCGGAAGGTTGCCCAATCAAGAGTGCAATCCTCAAACAAAAACCCGGAAAAATCCTGGTTGGAAAGCTGGATTGGGAATCCAAGAATGTTGCGGCTGTTGGCCGTCAAAAATCGCTTCCCGTATTCGGCAAAATACCGTTCATCACCAGCAAGCATCTTCTGCCAATCAACGTTGCGAAAAACCTTTCTTGTGTCGGTCGTCACCATGATTCCGGTACCTCTCTTTCTTGGAAACCACAAATCTTAGAGTTGTTGGTTAAAACTCCCTCAAGACCTCTCGGCTGTTGACGCACGCCCGAGTTGCATTGTATACGGTTCCGTCAACATGCTTGCCGCAACTCATGCTCGGCCTATCAACGGCCTCGATTCCAGTGGGAACGCCCTGCTCCCACTTGGCGAGTACCTGCACTGCCTCCTCCTCGTCGCTAAACGCGACCAGAGTCACCATACCGTCATACGCAGCGTGAAGCATCAGAAGGAACATTGTTTTCTCGACTTTTGTTTATAGATGAGGAAGCAAATCTGAAATTCGTTGATTCAAAACTTGGGTTGAGTCGTCCACCGCTCTTCCCGATAGAGGAAAGGAAAGTCCTGCACAAATCCCTGGGACTCTCCCACTAAATGGAAACCCTGCACCTTGCCATCGGGCATACGAATGCCAACCATAACCTGCCGACCAGGGAAGTCCGCAGCCGTCACCATTCCCAGCGTCGTGGGAATGTAACAAGTGCAATCCATGAAACGAGTCTTGGACTCAACATGAGTTGCATTCGGAGGAGGAAGCACAACCACGTTGGCACGATCCCAACGAGTCTTGATGAGATCACCGTTGAGGGCATCAAAAAATCGAATCGTCTTGAGAAAGTTGCTCATCATCATGGCGAACCTCGTCTTGTTTGCTGTTTGGATGTTCTGACTCTACCAGATCAGGTTGCTGGAATCAAGGAGTTGTTTGGTGGTGGGTTGGCACGGAAGTTGCAGACGGTTGGGTCATCCCGGTTCGGAAACTGGGCTGTAATACTCCAAAAACTCTTTCAATGCCTTGTGATCATTTGAAAAAGGAATGTAAAACTCCTTTCCAGAATCACTCAACAGGAAATCTTTTCCTTCCTGGGGGGCGATGAGTGTAAAAGTGGAACAGGTTTCTACAAATCGCATAATGCCTGGGGCTTTGTCGATAAAATCTGCCTGCAAACCTTTGCTTTGGAGAAAATGGCGGTTGCGCGGAATCGCCTGTGCGAGAGTGATACCCTTTTGATTTCGTGTGAAAGCCTGACCGTGCTGAAAGCCCCTGAGCTTCATCGAAGAAATGGCCTTGCCAAATCCTTTGCGAAGCTCACACTCGTAAAACACCTCACTGCCAGAAAACACAACACCCTTGAATCGAGCATTACGAAACTTGCACTGTTCAAATCTCACAGACGAATCGAAAACACAGCCATCAAACGTGTAATCCCAGAAATCTTCACCCCAAATGTGAGTGTCCTGCTTGCCGGAAAGAAACTTCTGCCACGATTTACTATCGAAAAACTTCTCCACGTTGAATCTCCTTGGTTGATTTATGGGTTGACGAGAATCATTCCAGCCGCAACGGGATCAAAACCAATAGGAAACACGGTCCTGGCATCATAAAACGCAAACTTGAAGTTGAAGTTTGCTTTGCGGAGACAAGCACCAGTGAAATCGGCTCCTTGCAATAGCGCATATTGAAGGTTCGTATCCCCAAGATTGCAACCCTCAAATTCAGCATCGCGCAAATCGGCACGCTCCATGCTCACTCCAAAAAACGAAGCGCCCATGAAAAGTGCTTGCCGGAGGTCGCAACCATTCATATACAAATCCTCCAGCCGAAGAAACTGAAAATCAGCTTGCTCTGCCTTGGGAGAATAGTTTCCGTGACAAAGCCAACAAAAATGGCTTTTGACAATCTTCTTAAAAGTCTTCTGATCAATTGAGCTACTCATTGTCATTCAGTCCCTTCTGTCTGGTTGATGATCACAACCTACTAGTCGTTGGTGTTGAAGAATCGCTTGTGAAATGCAAACCCAAGAAATCCGCAAAGGAAGGCGTTTGCGACGGTTCTGTCTCCAGCGTCGAGGATGCCATACGCACACCAGTACGCAGCAACATTTCCAGCAAAAACCAGCAACGAAACAGGAAACGTGGGATAACTCGACAGCGAGCGAATGATTTCATCCCACTCATCATAAAACCACTCAGAAATCCAGAAAAAACCAAGAGCCAAAGGAACTGCAAACAACTCGTAATTGTCAATGAGAAAACTGAGCATGGAAGTGTGAAACCTTTTTGGTGATTTGTGTTTGGATTGCTGATTTCAGTGATGCTTGACGTAAGTCAGAATGAGAAGGACAACGGAGATGAGAGAGCCGAGCGAACCCGCAACTGCTACCAGCCAACCAAGAATGAACGAGCCAACACCAAAAATTCCAACAAAATGGTTTGGATCGCCACCAAACTTGGAATCTTGCAAATAAGCCGCAGAGGCCACGCCGCCAACCAACTTGAGAATGACAGAAAGACCGATGAGAGCAAGACAAGTGACAAGACCAATGCCACTGCTGAGAAAATCCAGCATGATGATTTTTGTTTCTTTCTTTGGGGTCTTTGTGAGTTGGGTTGAGTTGAGGAAATCAGTGATGAGAGAAGAACAAACCGATCTGGAGAATGAGAGAGATAAGACCGAGAATGCTGCCAATGCTGCTGATCAACCAAGAAAGGAAAACAAGAACGCCGCCCGTGCTCTCCTCAACCCTGCAATCATTTACTGCCCAAACAGCGTAAAGCTGTGCGACAATGCCAACAACGAAGAGAGCAGCACACACGAGCAGACCAAAACCAGTTGCGAGGAACTCCATCATTGTTTTATCCACCTTTCAGAAGGAACAGAGTGATTGTGAGAATGAAACCTGCCAGGAAGATGACTTTACCACACTTCCAGGAAAACACAAGCGGTTTGTAAAGGTTGTCTCGGAAGGTATGAGTCCCAAGGTAAACCCGAGAAACAAACGAAACAAACAACCCAAACAAACCGAGAAGAACACCAAGAAGGTAATGCTGCATTTCTTTTGGTTATTCTACTTCACAAGAAGAAGGAACCAAAATCATTCCCCGCCGCTTCGGATTGAACCCTTCTGGGAACTTGGTTTTGTGATTGTAGGTTGCGCCCCACAGTTTCGACCCGTACAAATACGCACCTGTGAGGTCAGCCCCCTCAAAACGAGCTTTCATCAAGTTCGTTTTGATAATGTTGGCCTGAACCAAACAAGTATTTCGGAAATCCAACCCCTCCAGGTTTTCCATGTGTGAAGAAAAAGGACGGCCAACACTATTCTGGAGTTCGTCAATAGTCCTTACTTCTCCAAGCCAGATCAAGTGCCGGGCAATCCTTACTTCCAACTCGTTTTGGTTCATGTCGCCTTCTTTCTGATGCTCTTACCCTACCACACATTTTCCAGCCGGTCAAAACCTTTCCTCGTGCCAGCTTCGGCATGGGGCTTGCAGGGATAGCGGCCCTCGTTTGCTCGTGTCAAAAACGGTTCGAGGATGCTTTCTAGTGCCAGGAAATAAACCTGACGACCTGGGAGACGCTGGAAATGATGAAGGCCCCGGAAGGGGCCTTCTCGTGGCAGGAATGATATGGTGGGTTAGTTGGCGGCGGGGTTCATCACTTCAATGCTGACAGAGGTGGAGTAAAAACCATTGCTGGTTCCACACCAACGAATCGTCATGGTTCCACCATGAGAGCGAAGAGTATAAAACGTCCATTGCTGCTCGTCTCCATACTCAGAAGTTTCGCCGTTGGAATCTTCCGACGCAGAAAGGATTTCGTGCCCAATCAGGTCTTGAGGCTCACAACCAATCACTTCCTCAACACTCACACTCTCGCAACACTCCTGATAGTGAAACATCCGAATCACCTTTCCAGACTTCATGGTGAAACAGATATTATCACTCCCAGACTCACAACCCGTAATCGAAACAGGAACCTCACCAACAAACTCGTTCATGTTACTCATTTTGTTTTTCTCTTCTTTCTTTTTGACTATCAGTGTCAAATGAGATTCAGGTTTGCAAACTCATTGCAGAGATAGAACTCAGAGCCCCTGGCGCTCTGCTTCTTGCAAAAGAGTTCACGATTTCCAACGTAACCAACCTCAAACACCTTCCCGGTGTTGAGAGCCGTGCGATGCTCCCAATGAATCTGGCCCAAACCAGCCATGTTCGCAATGTCCTGCATTTCCTGCTTGTTGTCGTTCATGGTTGTTTGTTCCTTTTACTCTCAGAGAGCCATCTCGAAATACAGATCACAAACCGAGCAAATCCAGGTGCCAGGAACCGCAATCCTTCCACACTTGGAAGTGCCATCACGACCACGAAGGGTGAACATGGTCTGGTTGATCGGCCCAACCTTCTTCTCGTCGTTGCACCCGCAAAACTTGCAAGGCTCTTGAACCGTCTTGGTGTTGGAAGTCATGATGTCTCTCCGTCTGCTCTTGGGATGGTCTGACTCTATCAGACAACCCCCAGCCGTTCAAGGGATTTTTCGTGGAAGCCTTGGCACGACCCTTGCACGCTTCTGAAGTCGAGGACAACCATTCTTCGGAATCATCCACCTTTTCATTCTCTTATCAGGCAAACGTGTTTCCTTGTCGTAAACAGCACGAAAAAAACATGCGCATTCCCAATACCGAACATGCCCCAAATCAGCACCTCGCAAATCCGCACGGCTGAAATCAGAGCCATCAATTTCTAAAGCTCCAAAATTCGCGTAACGCAAATCAGCGCCGCAAAACTTGTAGTTGTCCATCATCGGGAACCGAAAGGTCGCACCAACCAAGAAACATTTGCTGAAATTGAATCCAGCCCAACGATCAAAACTAAAAACTAAACCAAACCCAGAACGCATTGATTTTCTTTCTTCTTTCACCCACAACATCATCCTCTCTCTCCCCTTTCCTAAGCAATCCAATGAAACTTTGTGGATGATTTAGGAAAGGGGAGAGAGAAGGAGATTGGGTGGATTGAATTGACTCCCTGAAAGACTATTCCTAATCCTCCAGGGAGTCAATCAACATCTTTCAGAGGAAGTTGATACCGTTGCGGGTGATCTCGTATTCAAACTCTACGCCCGCGGAGCCCCAGCGGTTCTTTGCCACATCGAGGAGACGGCAACCATAGTTCTCCGACTTCCTGTCAGTGTTCTTCCGCATGTGAAGGTGCATGTCAATGGCGTGCTTCACACCATTCGTACCAAGAAACTCTCCATCCTTGCCAACCTGCGAAACGAACATCGCAACGGTGTAATGCTGCTTCGTCCAAGCGTTGAGGCGATAAACCGCCTCCTCCTGCTGCTTCTGATCGCCCTTCTGACGACCAGCACCCGGACGAGTGCAGCCGACAGTCTGAATCGAGTCAATGAACAGAAAGAAACCGCGCTGCTCGGCAATCAGATCAAACTTGCAGTGCTCCTCCCGCAGGAGATCCGCATAAGCCAGAATGTCGCCAATGTCAACGAAGCTGGAAAAGAAAGCCTTACAGTCAGGGGAAGAGAGGTTGCGAAACCCCTTCTGCTCTGCACGAAGCATAACCTGCTCGGGCGACTCCTCACCACCATTGAGAAGGACAACGTGGCCCTGTCCAAGCAAAGCGTTGATCATCTGAAGAGTCCAGGTGCTCTTACCGCCACCAGACATACCCGAAATCATGGCGAGAGTGCTGGGACGGATACCATCACCAGTGAACATCGCATCCGTATGAGCACAACCAGAAGGAAGGCTAACACGCAGACGCGGATCAATCTCAATCTCTGCGAAGGCACCAGCACGCTCCACACCAAGCGACAGACGGCTGTGGGTCGGAGCCGAAGCAACCTCAACCTGCTGCTGCGACACGGAGCCCGCAGGCCGCTGAATCTGCGTGGACATGGTGAAGGAGCGCACGGGAGGCGTCAAAGCAACCCGGACAATCTCATTGTTGACGATTGCGTAACCCGGAACATGCTTGCCGCTAAGGAGCGCGTCAATCGTGCGCTGCTGCGGACCACGCTTCATACCAGAAGTGTTCACCGTAATGATGGTGCTGGGGTTGGTGTTGCTGGGACCGTTGTCGTTGGCGTTCGTCATGGTCCTAACCTACCAGACTCCCCCAGACGGGTCAAAGGGTTTTTCGATCACATCCTTGGCATGAGAGTTGCAAACAGCTCAAGCCAACACCAAACAGTGGCACGAGCCTTGCAACGTATCCTTATATGGCTCTCCCAGGTTTCTCAGATTTGTTTCCTGGACTCTATCGCTCCAAAGTATCAATCAATGAAAACAATTCGCTTTCATTAACCAAACGGTGAACGAGTGGAATGTCATGTCTTGCCGTTGCGATGATAATGGTTTTGTTGTCTGCCACCATTCCAAGAATTTCTTCACCGTGCGCCATTGCGTATCCAGCCAAATTCAACTTGTAGAGTTTGCTTCCGATTTGGTAGTGCGTGTTTGCTGCCGGATATTGAACTGGGTGTTTGGTCAGTTGTGTAAACCGACATCCGTAAAGTCGTGCTGTTTTAAGCGTGCTGTATTTGAAGGAACAACGAGTAAGACGCGCATTCAAAAAAGAGGCGCCCTCAAACACGCATCTTTTCAAGTTCGAATCAAGAAATCTTGCTCCAAAGAATTCTGCGTCAGTGAAATTGCACTGCTCGAACCAAGATTTTCCAACATGGGAATCATTAAATTGAGCCCCTTTGAAGCTGCAATTCTCGAAGAAAACATCTTTCAAGTAGGTGTAGCTGAAATCAAATCCAGACAAGTCGAGGTTTTCAAACTTGAAAACTATTGTTCCCGGCATGTTTCTGTATGTTGTTCTGTTTGACTCGTGATAAATCCTTTCGAGCCATTTTCCTCCAGAGCAGGATGGCATGTTACCCCTTCTGTTTTTGCGTTGGTTTTCTGTCTCCTTCAGGAAATCGTGCCAAAATTGTGCTTGTGTTTTCATTGTGTTGTTTTCTCAGTCGTTAGGGTTTTTGGTAACAGCCACGAAAGTTCCATGAATAAGCCAGAGTGGTAAATCTCGGTAAATCTCTCCTGTCGCTGGGCAGGTGAATGAGAAGGTTTTTGTTTTGGTGTTCACGTCAAACAACATCACCATCATTCCATTTTCAACGCCGAAATTCAATTTCGCCTTGGAGAAATCAAAGGTTTCCAGAATGAAACTGAGTAAGGCTTCGATCCTAACAGCTTTGGCGAGTGCCCCAGTAACCAAGCCCTTCTCTTTTGGATCAGAGAATCTAGCAGTGGAAATGCCATCACACTGGGAAAATGCGCAACCCGTTAGGTTCGCATCCCTGAAGTCTGCAAAACACAAGTTGGTGTTGAGAAACCCTGCTTGTGTTAGATCAGCACCTGAAAAGTTTACTGAGTCTGCATAACAGTTTCGAAAAACATGCCCTGTCAGGTTCATCCCAGAAAAGTTTGCAAAGTTCAAACGATCCAGCAGAAACTCTTTGCTCATTTGTTGTGGTGTGTTGCGAAAATCAACACCCTCCTTGATATCTTTCCTTGGATCGTATTTCCTTGGAAACCACTTGTACCAGTTCTCGAAAATGAATCTTGTAGAGTAAACCGTCGGATAGACAACCAAAAAGAGCAACACCTTCAAAAACAACAAAATCATGGTATGTGCAACAAGAACACAAACAATGTTTTCACTCAGAAAGTTTTTGATTTGTTGTTTGGTTGGCATAGCGGAGGCGGCTCCTTGAGCATGGTGAGGATTCTGGAGTTGGAGAACTTTTGAGTTTTACCTGTTTCTGGGAATAGTAGTGTAAACGTCTTCTTGTTTTTCTCAACCACAACACCAAACGGAATTTGTTCTTCTGGGAGGCAGGAAAGGATTGCCGAACTCTGAGGGTTATATTTCTCTGAAGGTTTATGGGCAACCTTCAACAATTTTCCAACCGCAAGATCAACTGGTTTTGGCGGGATGCTCTTTGAATCCCACGGAACATCTAGTTTGTATTGTCCTGTTGTTTCATTGGGAAAGAAGGGAAACGCAGCCCCAAACAGTGACGTTTGACTTAAATCACAATCAACAAACCAGCGTTTTTCAGAGTATCTTTGCGGGAAAGCTCCAACGAACCGAGCATTATCAAACTTGCATCTTTCGAAGTAGAAGCAACCTTCCATGCTCTTCACAAATTTGCAGCCACTAAAGTCACAATCAATGAACCTGCAATTTCCAGGCGCCATAGACAACCAAAATTCACACCCTCTGAAATCTGCTTTTCTGATAACAATTTCTCCGGTTTTGGATAACGCCATCTCCTCAAAGTTTTCAAGTGCGCGATACAAAACGTCTTGGCTGCGTGGATAAGCAAACCCAGCAGTTGGATTCTTTGGATCTTCAAACAGCTTTTTGTATCCAATGATCCAGTTGTTTAGTTTGAGTTGATGCCCTTTGTTCCCGTTGGTCTTCAACCAAAGCAAATGGGAAAGAAGGAACTTCCTGAGTTGCCGCTTCTCGTATGGAAGATGGCGAAGGGGTTTGTTGAGTGGATCAGCTTTGGGATGAATCATTGTTTTTTGTGTTTGGGGGGCCTCCCCCGGCCTCGCTGGGACTAGGTGCTTGTATCAATCAATTCAAGCTCGTCATCATGAAACCAATAACAATCGACTTCATGCTCGATGGAACCGTTAGCAACCAACACAAGAAATTCAGTTCCCCAACTATCAATGATCACTCCGAAAAAAGGAAATACGCCATCACGTTTAAATTCACAATCACACCTTACCAAATCACCAACCTTCATTTGTTTTTCAATCCATCCCAGGATACAAGCAACTCCTCAACCAAATCACAATAAAACCACCAAATCTCCAACAGTCCATCGGACTCTCTTCCTTTGACGGCAATATTCATCAACGCATCTCTGGCAACCTGTGGAATATGTTCCGCACTCATTCCAGTTGCTTTTTCGGCATCTTGAACAAATCTTTCCCAATTCGTTTCATAGAAGCCATCCAGAATTCCAAGCTCAACATCGGAAGGGGTTGTCATGTTTATCTCCTATCTTTGTCTCACAGTAAAGAAGGATTGTCAAGTCATTCCTCTGAGGGACTTGTAGAGATTTGAATACATCATTTCTGGATCATTCTCAGACAACCCAGCACGCTGACCATCCGAAATCTCAATCACAATCCAGTTTCCATCTTCCTTTTGAGCAACATCCAAAGTGAAGAAAGGAATGTTGGGAGACACTCTCTCAGCAGCTTCGCTAAGGATGCTGGGAGGAATAATAGAGGCGTCTGGTGGTGAGGATAACCCTGCGTCATCTACCGGCCAATAGAAGCCACTAGAAAGCATCCTCGAACCATAGAAGAACAGTCTAAATTCCATCGACACAGGACAAGACTTCCCATCCCAGCAACCAAGTCTTTTCAATGGAACATATTCCCGAGCAACGATTTGTTGACCATCAAATCTTGGGTTGTTGTTCATTTCGACGAGAAGGTTGATGGCTTGCTGTTTGTCAGCCGCAAACATCTTGTTCCAGCGAGACTTATCCGCTTTCGCTCCCTTCACAATAAAACCTTTGTGTTCGGGGAAGGTTGGAAGGGTTGAAAAGTCTGTGTAAGTTTTTGGTGTGAGTTCATCCAGGTCATAAGACCAACTGGACGGATCATCCGCATAGACATACGCTCGACGATCATTCAACAGCGTACCGCCCAGCCTTTTGACTTGGGTTTCAACTCTACGAGGCCAAGGCCACATCGTATGCCTTGCAATCACCAAATCCCCAGGCTGAACATCCAAAACACAATCAGAAATCACGAAGTCTGTGTGATTCCTTACTGCATCTAGTTCTCCTGGATCAATAACAGATGCTTCAAACAGCCAAAGGATTCTGCCAAGATGAGGAGTATTCATTTGTTGGTGTTCGGAATCGGAGTTCTTGTTGAAAGATCGAACAAAGCAAGGGAAAGACGACGACAAGCTTCGTGCCAAGCTGTTCGAACTTCTGGGTTTTCAGACTCAGCAAACCTCTTGGAATTCTTGTCGTAATATTGAAGGTTAGAACAGGCGTCTTGTGCTTTGCCGAGAATTTTTGCGCTAAAAACCTGTGCAGGAGTAAGTTTTTTGGATTCTCTGTTTCCATAGCCAAAACCATAGGTGGAGCCAACCCCTTCTTCGTGTGGACCACAAACTCTGACATCTTCACCAATCCCACAAAGAGCACTGAGAGCAAATCCGGGACAGCCATCGGAATGCCAGTTTTGGTTCAATTCTTCAAGCTGATGCCAATGAGCTTCTCCGCAAAAAACGCACGCAACCGTTTGATCACATGCCTCATACATCCAAGGCATCACTTCAACCAACTCTGTCAAAACCTCTTCGTAATTCCCAAGCACTCGCTCCAGCAACTTCCTCATCTCTTCTGGAGAAAGAGAGTCAAGACCACTGGTTCTGAGTGTTTTGGTCTGCTCAAGAGTGAGACAGTGTTTCAGTTTGTGTGTGAGGTTTGGATCAACCTCGTTTTCATTCGGTGGCATCGTCATAGACCTCGCAGTAACACTTTCCGTTTTTCAGATCATCCCCCGAAGTGTGGGAATGACACGGAAAATTGTTGTAAAAATCGGTTTCGAAGATTTTCCTCAGAAAATCCTCACCACTAACGGGAATGAGTTTATTCGGGTGCTTTGCATGATACCAACGTTACCAAACCCGAACCGTGTCCCGATAGTGTGGGTCTGGATAGTTGATAAACACCCTGGTTGGACAAGTGGGAACTTGCTTCCAGGTGAGGTTGTTGTATCCGAACTCTTTTGCCGGAGCCCATCGGCCACCACACGCCCTGCGATAACTCTTGAACCCACTCTTGAAAGGAACCAAAAGGAAAAGGAGCCGCACCAGGAAAGAAACCAAAGACTTGGGCTTGGGCTTGGGAGGAACCATAAGATCCTTTGCAGAAACTCGGTAGTGCTGCATGAAAGAAGTGTTGTTGGGCGTGTTCATTATCCGGCGTAGCTCCAGAGAATCCAGCAGGGCTGGGTGTTTGGCGTTGATGGTCTGAGTGTATCAGGAACCTTGTTCAAGCGCAAGAGAAAATCGTCCGTGGCTGGAAGATCGCTGGGGATGCAGATGGCTCCGTTGTCAATCTCATATCCATAACGATCCGTTGCTACTGAAATGGCAGAACCTCTTGCATAAACCACGGCGAAGTCTCCTCCACCCATCGGTTCAACCAACTCAACGGCATAATCACTGGACTCATCAAAGAAATCGTAATCAGGTGGTGCTGGAATCTTCCAGCCAAAAACCAAATAAACTGACAGTGAGGTTGACATAGTATTTTCTTATTCTTCTTCTTGGGATTGGTGAGGAGTTGGGTCAAGGTAGCCAAAAACATTTGGAATCCAGACAAGTTTTCCTTCCGGGGAAAGGAGGCGAATAAACTCCTGATCCTGTTCGGTGGTTTTGAAACCAACGATCAAGTAGGTGATGGTGCTTGGGGAGAACAAATCACCAATGCGGATTGAAATGTTTCGGCTCATAGATTGCTTTCTGTTTTGCTTGCGATGATGTCAAATCGAACAAAATCCTCGTCCAAGATTTTCATAGTTTTCAGAGTCTTAGGATCGAGAAAAACGGTACAAGTTTTGCCGGAACTCAATTCGCTGCTGGCTGAGACAGAAAAAGCAATGACCAGAAGAACACTGCCCTCGTCAACGACGAAAGGTGTGCGAGGGGGCTGTGTTTCCCAACGCTCGGCATTTCCTAGACGGGTTACAAAAAGCCCATATTCCCACGTTCTTAGCCGAACCAAATTGTCAATTTCAAGCTTTTGTGTCGTTGACATTTTAAGAAGTGTCGGTGATTTTCTGAAAGAAACATTCACCGATGTCACAAGCGAGAACCTTCCCGGTTGTTGGGTGAAGGAAACAAAGAAGATCATCCCAGCCCGCTCCGAGAAGTGTGAGAGCTTTTCCCGGTAAGATAGATCGTTGTCCAAGAAAGACAAGGTTGTCACCAGGATAAACGTATTCACAATCATAGTCCTGGTTGTCAGCCTTCATGACGACTTCACAAAAGGAACTAAATGGTGGCATCAAAACTCCCACGAAACCGTAATAGACCGTTTCTCCATCTCTTTGTGCTGATAAACAATTGACATATTGATACAACGTGCCAACTTCCAATCGCTTCCAAACTCGGATTCCTTTATTCTTGCTCATTTACACCAGCGACTTTATGAAAGAGGCATTCCCCGACACAACAGCGTTCCTGGTTTACACTTACCGTTACAAATCATTGTCATCAACCACCACTTCCTCAAAACATGGCAACGAAATATGCACTAGGCGGCAGGAGTCCCAAGGCTCTGCAATCCTTCCGTTCACAATCATTCCTGTTTTGCAGTGAAGAATCAAAGCACATGAATTCATTTTTGGTGTTTGTAAAGCAATGCCAAAGTCTCCTGGAAGGATTTGAACGCCTCGATCATGGATTTTGCAGTTAACAACCCCGTTGTTCTCGAAGGAATAGACAAGGATAGCTTTTATTCCATCTCGGGCTTTTAGGAGTGCTCCGACTTTTGCTGTTGTCACTCTCTGTGAATCCTTCCACAGTTTTCACAACGCCAAACCTTTCCACCAACAGGCTGCCCAGAAGATTGAATCAGAACCCAGGAGTGATTGCAAGGTGCAGGCTTCATCCCAAAACACCATTCATGAAGTTTTCCTGGAAAAGATGGGTTCATTGGGAATGTGTCTCCCCACGAGGAAAATAAACCTTGTTTGCTTGCACTTGAACAATATCCCAATCCCCAGGCTTGTCATCAGTTGTCACCAAGGCGGTCAAACGACCACCAAAGCAACAACCAGTGTCAATTGCATAACACCGAGCGCCAAACTCATTCTCCCAGACAATCACTTCCTCCAAACTCAAAACCTGATGTCCGAAAATGATGTCATGGTTGCCTTGGTACTTCTCAGCCCAAAACACAGAGCCTTCCGGCTGAATGAATCCAGGCATCTTCATTGCCATCATCTTGTTTGTCTTTTCACAAACATATCGGCACATGGTCAGAGCCTCGGGAGTCTGCCTGTCCATCGGGATGCCAGGAACAACCCCGGCGTGGACCACAAAGGCATTATGCGTGGCAAGCTCGATGTAAAACGGGCAGGAGTCCATCCAGGAAATCTCGGCCCCGGATAATGCCTTTACGGTCGATTCCTGGTCGGGGGAATATTTCATCGGGTTCCGATAACCAGGACGAGTTGCAACACGGTGCATGTGGTCAGCACGACGCAACAGCTTCGTGTCGTGATTTCCCTTCACAAACTCAATGTTGTTTTCCCGCATGAAACGAACAACGCCGGGAGAATCAGGTCCACGATCCACGGCATCTCCAGCAACAATTGCCCGATCCACTCCCTTGTCAAAACCAACCTTGTCCAGGAGCATCTTGAGTTCATCAAGGCATCCGTGGACATCGCCAATCACAATCGTCTTCTTCTGCTTCGAGTTCATGGTGAGCAGTCTAACACATCCTCCAGCCCAAGGTCAAGAAGATTTTTTCCGTGGATGATCCCTTTGGTCTGGGTGCTGGGGCTAAAAGCCTTGGATTTAAGGAGGTTGGGTTGCAGGTTGTGGAGGATAACCAGAAGAGGGATCCAAGAAGGGAACTCTAAGAAAGAAGGGGGTTCATCCGGGGAGAAGGAGTGTGTTGAAAGGATTTTTGAGTATTGGTAAAGAGGGTAAGTAATCTACCAGCTACGGTCTTGAGCAAGAACAATTGGGGTTGTTTCCTCTGCCATCACCAATGCAGTCATCCCTTAAAGAACCAAGTCCCCCCAACCTTTTTATGCAACATATTCCCAGTAGAACAGGCTCAAGTCATGTTCAATTCCTTCGGGTGAGTAAACCCGCATGTGTTTTCCGTATTGCTGAAACCAATCAAATGTGATTCGATAATCAGCTCTTATGATTTTGCCATCACTTCTCAAAAGAACGAGTAGGTTGTTAACGGAATTGCTGCTAACGATCAAAAAGGATCCGGTTATTTGACCCTGAGCGTCTACAATCAAGGTTCCAGGCACGAAAAAACGAATGAAAGAATCAAGTTTTGTCATTGCTCTTCCTTTTCTGGGTAAACGATTTCAACACTGGGCCAGTTTTCTCTCAGCCAACCTTCAATCGTGGAAGCTCTAACCAAGTGAGTTTCTCCAGATAGCCACAGCGTCTTGGCGATGTAAGGTTCGTTAGGATTGTCAGCCTTGTTCCAACACAAAATCACAAAAGAGAACTTTCCGTCTTTGTGATGAAACAGTGTTCCGGCTGGGAATTTGTCTTTTGTGGTTTGGTTCATTGTTGAGAAGGTTTAGGTGGGAGTAGGACCAAAGTGTTGTCTTGTAACGAACAATGATGAATGGTTGTGTAGTGATGACTCGTAACGAATCCATCGGCATTCATGATTTCTACTTCAGGGAATTGTGTCCAAGAAAGGATTAGAAAAGAAGCCATTGAACGCACAAACAATGTCCCTGGAGGAAATTGTTCTTGAATGGTCTGGGGATTCATGTTGTGGTTGTTTGTTGGTGAGACGAAAAGATTTCAAATTGAATTGGAAACCCGCCACGGATGTCTGAATTGGGGCAAAGCGATTTTAAGGACATGCTAGATCTTTTGAATTCGATTTCACCATCCTCGAACAACACGGTTGCCCGCTTCCCATCGCTCCTCCAGGCAAGAATCAAAACTGACCAGCAATCAGAAGACAACAATGTCCCAACAGGAAACTGATCCTTTGTCATAATCACTCCTCTGAGGTTGATGGCGGAAGAACAATTTGAGTGTTTGGCCACAAAGAGCCTTTGTGGATTATCTCGAAACTAAAAGTCATAATTCGACCACGACCTTCCAACACCTCAGCCTGTTCCGTCTCATCGCACCAAGAAACAATCAATTCCACTGCATAGAACTTGTTCTTATTCGTGGAGTGATACAAGATCATGGTTCCAATTGGGAACCGAGCTTTCACGTCTTGAAAATTCATTTGGTGCTTCTAGTCTTCTGTGTCGGGGTTGGGTGGGATGATAGTAACATACTTGCATTCTGCTGGCCAGAAGAAAATACTCTGAACCACGCCACTCGGCCAAAGAACATCATAAGCCGAAGCAGGAGGATACTGACATGATTTTTGTTTGAGCACGACGGCAACGTATTCCCCCATGTATCCAAAAAACACGAGAGACCCAGGTGCAATGTTTTTGAGATCTTCTGGTGTTGTCACTTTGAGTTTTCCTCATCATGATCTGGGGAATAGATTAAAAAGTCGTAAACCCTGCCCTTGAAACTTTGCAAAAAATACTTGGCCTTTATCCCAGACTTTCCACTTAAGCCAATGAAGCTAGTTGTGCCATCACAATACGTCATATCCCTCTGTTCGGTTTTTACGTTATCCAGAACAAGACAGATGATTTCCTTTGTGGTTGATAGAACAATCAACGCTCCAGGAACGATATCTTTGGGGTTCTGGGAGATGGTCATGGCTCGTTTCCAGTTGGAAGTAGAATGTAATAGTTGTCCCAAACAATCTCATCGTAGTATCTGTTCTGGACTCCTTCGACACAAAACTTGTGTTTTTCTCCCGTTACACCGTGTAACCCTGTGAAATACACACTCCAACGAATCTCGTCGCTCAAAAAAGCCCAATCCCGGCGAGATTCGTTGGAACAATGCACATCCCCCAAAACCAAAAGGTTCACATAAGTTGATGGATCACGACTGACAAAAAGTGTTCCTGGAACAATCTGCCTCGGGTGAATACCATAGAAAGAATTCTCATACTCCGCATCTGTCACAAGAAAGCTTCCTTTCTGACGTAACAGATACCACTTGGTCCAAGAATCTTCACAAAGTTTCGACCAAACGGATCTCGTTCGCCAGTTTCAAGAAACACAACAGGTTTGCCGGATGGAAGTTTTTCATTGGTTTGGAACCAATGCCTTTTCACAATTCTATACTTACACGCTTCATCAGGACGACACTCAACTTCCCAGATTGCTGCTCCCATTGCATTCTTCACAAAGATCAGGTTGCCAACCTCAAACACATTCTTTGCCATCGTCATCACCTTGCTCGTTTGCGAATCTTTCCAGTTCGAGAGCTTGGTAACGGCATAGCACTTGCTCACCTCCCGGCGCAAGTAGATTCCACACCTCACCATCTTCTTCCACTTCCAAACAAAGAAAAAGTGTGTTGGAAGGAAATTCAAGAATACCCATAGAAGCTATTTTCCCCCAGAAACGAACAGGAGTTTCAACAAACTCTTTCTTCTGGCGAACCAAATCCCCCGGCTCAAAAGAATTCCACCACCGTTTCAAATGGCTGCTACCATTGATCATAGATCGTTCCAGGATGCTTTGTAGTGACAGGAAAACGTTTGGACGGATTGGAGTGTGTTGGGAAAAAGGAAGGCGCCAATAAGGCGTATACGGTCAAGGCTGTTGTAGCTCGTAGTTGTAAACCCAACCCGTGCAGCCATATGGACCCGGAACTTCAACCCAAACCGCATCTTTCCAACCGTCGTTTGTTCCGCGGTAGACAACCTTGGTCCCAGCAGGATAGAACGTGGGATTTTTGGAGTCATCTGGATCAGCGTTGAAAACAATTCGGACTTCTGGGGTGTGTCGCATTGTGGAAGTGTGGAACGGCTGGAGTTGATAAGTCTCCCCAGGAACGAGGTTGATTGGTGGTGGAGGAAAATTGGGCTTGCTGATGTTTTGAATCATGGTGGTGCTTCGTTGCCTTTCTGAGAATCAGTGTTGGTTCAGAGGATACTGTTGTAGGACTGCTAACCGTTAATCAAAAGTGCTACAACTGGATATGACTAGGTGTTACAATGAATGAACGTGATTTTCTGTATTGGTTAAATGGGTTTTTGGAACTTTCCGGTTCAGTGACGCTAAACGAAAAACAAGTGCGGGTTATCAAAGAACACATTGCTCTTGTGATGACCAAGGTAACTCCATCTTCTGTTGGATCTCCCACAAACGACTCTTGGCTCGCGGGGCACTTTGTTTCGGGTAAAGATTGGATGAATCCTCCTAACACATTTGATCAATGTGACAAGTGCAAAAAGCCCTGCTCAGAAGCAGGCGGAATGTGTAGAAAGTGCATGGAAACTACCAATATATCTAACGTCAAGACCCATTTGTCTTGTTGAGAACTTTCGAGTGGTTATTCAACACTCTGATCTTTTTTCTGAATGAGAGTGATTTCACGATAGAAGACTGGCCGTGTGTTTCCATCGCTCCCCGAACCAATGATCAAGGTTGATGGGTGGAGGAGGAAGATTGGGCCTACTGATGTTCTGAGTCATGTTGTTGTCTTATTACCTTTCTGAACGAGGGTGAATTCGTAGGAAAACAGTGGTCTAGCAACTCCAACCCCATCCAGACCAATGAACAGATGGGATTCTCCAGAAAAGTTTTCAATCAAATCAACAACAATCAAGAAAGAATTTCTTGACAATCCCTCCTTGATTTTAGCGAATTTCCACCAATTTCCGGTTTGAGAGATCAAACTAGCGGTGGTGCCGGTGGATTTGTCAAACAGGGTAGCTGATTCCTTGAGCGGATATTTTCTCGTATATTGAATCAAATCACCTATCTTCGTCATAGACATTCTTCACCATTCCCTCTCTGGATCAATGTGAGTTCATCTGCACCAAACGGTTTATACTCTCCACTTGGGAAAAAACAAACAAACAGTTCGAGTTTGTCATCAAGGAAGTAAGAGTCAACAATAACAGCACTCAAAGAACTTGACACACTAGCAGCAGCATTAGAAAACCTGTAAAACCAAAACAAACCATTGTTTGAACGTGGCAAAGTAGTTCTGTTTTGTGTTGGCGATGCCGAAACGTGGCGACGTACTTTGTAAGATGTGCGCCGTGCTACAACCAAGTCACCAATCTCAAAAAATTCCCCCGCGTTTTTCTTTGTTTTCAAAGACATTCCTTCGGATTTCCTTCTGCAAGAACTTCATAGAGTTTGTTGGCTCTTGGAGAAAAAACACAAACACCTTGTTCAACATCCAACAAGACGCACCAAAAACTTTGTGTTTTTGGGTTGAACTTGACATCCATGCAGATGAATTTGTCCTCTGCGCTTAGGATTACAAGGTTCATTCGCCTTTTTGGACCATCATACTCTAGGCCGCAATTCGATGGATGCAAAACATATCGCCACCTCCCCTCTGTTTCCTCAACAACGGTAAAGTCGTTATTCTGATCATTGGTCACTTCGAAGAAACCTCTTGTTCCCCTGTAACCGTCGCGCACATCAGGAATAAAACCAATCAAGTCCCCAAGTTTCATGGAAGACAACTGTTTCACTGCTTTTCTGCTTGAATACGGCTGATCGAGTCTGCCTTCTCAATAGCCAAAACAGACAACACAGCAAAAGCGACAAAAAAGAGGAAAACAATTTCTCGAAACAACTCACCAGGCGGGGAAGGGAGAATGGGAATGGAGGCGAGGATTGCAAACGCGGTTAGGATATGACAAACAAACCCGGCAAAACCAAGCCCGTTCCAGAACTTGAACCAATCATACTTGAGAGGAGTTGGCGGCACCTTTGGAGGTTGCCAAGGAAAACGATAAGGGTGCGTGTTGTTGCTCATACCCAAACCATACCACAGACCAATAACCCTTGGCAACAACAAAATACAACAGGCCACAAATCGCTCCAGGAGGCTTTTCCTGGCATGAGAATATCTCGGATGGATTGGGGGTCGTTGAAAAGATTTGGCGGCACTGCTGAGGCTTGTGGAGCGACTGAGAGGGCGTTGGAATGTCAGAGGAAGGTTGAGTTGGGATCATGGAACGAGAACCCAGGAACTCTTTTCTGAAACTGGATGCAAACGCGGCTGTTGGAATCATTTGGACTAACAACAGAAAAGAAAAGATGTGTGCGATTGTCAAACTCTTCATCAAACACCTCAAATAAAAACTTGGTCAAGCAGATATGTTTGCCATCTTCTTGTTCGATCAGCAAGCCGGGGAAGAAGTCATCTTTGGTGAAGAAAGTGATATGGGTTAGTGAGTCTTTGAGAGAAAGGAAATTGGGTTTGGTCATGTCTCGCTTGGTTTTTCTGCCACTGCTAAAAGTTCGAGGAAAGTGGAATCAATGGTTTTTGTCTCACCTGCAAGATTGCAAATTTTCAAACTTTGGTACGGTTTTGCTCCTGGATAGCAGACCGTGTTTGACACGATCTCAACAACAATTCCTTTTTTGAGGTCACTTTTATCAGTGATTATTCTGATCTTTACCAAATCACCGACACAGAATTTTCTGGATGTTGTGTTATTCATCGGATGTGTCAGTTTCAACGAGGGTCAACCTGGATTCAAACAACCAGATTTGTTGTCCTGTGGTTGAGTCAAGAAGGCAGACGAATCCTGCCTTTTCCTCACCGCCACCAAGGTTCTTCATGTACCGAACCTGGAGAACAATACCAGCGCCTTTGTACGAATATTCATCGTCACCAACCCCACGAACCAAATCGCCGGGTTTGAACTTTGATTCAGATTTCATGCCTCCTCGGATTCTTTCGTCAATTCCCAGTTTTTATGGAACAGTCTGCCATCATAGAAGTCTGAGTCGCTGAACCTTGTAAAAATCTCTCCGTGGTCTGGATGCAGCCATCGAAACTTACAACCAATCCTGTCAACACTGAGAAGAACACACAACTCTCCCGGAACAATCATCACTGATCTACTGGCAGGTAGTTTGGTGTTTCGCCCGCCAAAAGCAACTCCAACACGAAATTCTTGCCCTTCACGCTCGTAACGAACATGATTCAGACAGCGGAACAATCTACCAACCTTGTAAACTGAATTCTTGATCATGTTTGGTTCCCTTCCTTCTCTCCCCTGGAAATCCTCTTAAACCATGTTTCTGTGCCTTTGCAGGTTTCACTGGCGAAATACAACGAAATCTTAACTTTTCCGAGTTCTGGGCTCAAGAGCGTCGCCTGAGCGGTTTTGATTTCATGTTCGTCGTTTAAGATGGAAGAAAGAACAACAACCCGATTCCCCTTCTTGAGTTCGAGGAAACAAGTTCATACAACTCACCAGGAACAAGATCAAAAATCATAGATTCTTCTCCTCGTCTACAACAACAAGGATGAGTGAAAGCGGTTCCTTGTGTGCTTGAAAAAGAATCACTTGCCCGTGTTTGGGAGAAAGGAATGTGTATTCGTCGTACAACCCATAACCCTCTTCGACAACTCTTTGGCCCATGAAAACAAGCAACTCGTCTGCCTCCAACCGACATTGTTTTCCTCCCCCGTGCGTGTAGGCGAGGTTGTAGTAGTCGGGATCCAAACGATAAAGCTGGCCTGGAATGGGAGTTGGTTCACTCATCATTTACTTCTTCAAACGGGTGCAGTCCCAGTGAAAAGTCATCTGGTTTTCTAAACAGAAAAGTACACTCCACAGTCTCATCAAACTTTGGGCTTAGAAAAACAACTGTCAGAACTGGATGGTCGTAATTCTCAGACAGGAACACAAGACACTCGCCCTCGTTCAATTTAACTTCCTTCCCACTGTGAGTTAGGTTCCAATCCAACGCCCAGCCAAGTTTGTAAAGCCTCCCCAAAACCAAATTGGTTTTCTTAGTCATACTCCAACCACACAACTTTCATCGCGGCTCATTTGCTTGCTTAAACCTTCGTCAGAACAAAAACAACCTGACTTGCTCGGGTGCAAAAATACCACACCCCAACGACTGGATCCAGCAGAGTCAACTCTACCATCCCATTGTCCAACATGTCAATCCCCGTCACCACAAAGTTTTTGGAAAATGCAACACGACTGACACTAACTTTCTCCAGGTAGGCCGCAAAGGGATCAAGGCGCCGACAAGAAATTCTCGTTACCCAACAGCGATCAACAACCTTCTCCCACCCACACAAATCTCCAGGGCTTAGAACATCAACTTGATTTTTGCTGTTCATCAGTTGAATTTGGAACTGCTGCTTTTCGTTGCCGCGATTCATCCAGTAACCTCTTCGAAAAAAGAGCAAAGAAATTCCAAATGAACACGACCATGAGGTTGGAAAAATCCAACCTTGCCGTGTTCTGGGGAAAGAAACATTCGGTCAACACCACTCTTGGGCCACGCACTGCCCCCCAGATATACCAACAAATCTCCTTTGATGAATGTTTTTGGTTTTTCGCCGGAAGAAGTCACCGAACGAAGAACAATATATAACTTCCCGGTCTTAGAATCACTGATCATCGTCTGGGATCCTCTCGAAGAAAAGTTCCCAATAGTCCGAACTCAATGCCATGTGAACCAAGCCGCCTTGGTCCTTCGATACAAAAGACAGAGCTTTGAATTCCTTTCCCCAAGACACATACGACTTGAAGCCCACAAAAACAAGAACATCGCCCACTTTGGCAATTTTTGCCAAAAGTTGATCGACTGTGGCATCGTTCCAATCAACCTTATCACTAATCCAATAGTAACTTGTGATGAGGCGATATAAACCTCCTGGAACGAAGTAGTCAGTCATCATCACCACAACTCACAACTGGAACGAAGCTGTGTGAAAAGACCTCCTCCAGCCCTTCCTTGTTGGAATACAAGGAGGTGAGTGAAGTTTTTCCGTGGATTGGATCAAGAAAGTAAATTCGGTAAAACATGGGGTGTTTGTTATCGGAATCCAAATCGACACCAAGTCCCATAAAAACAACATTGCCACCTGTAACGGATTCGTAACAATCCATCCTGCGTGATTCGTCAAATTCCCAACCATAATACACAGACACTTTCTGGGTGTAAACAAGTAACGTTCCGATCTCTGGGAATGTGTTGGCGTTCATTGATCGGGTTCGTCGCTTTCTGTGTTTATTCGCTCGAAAGTGTCCAGGAAGGTTTTGATGGATTCAAGCCGATAGACGTAATGTGCGTGCCAGCACAAAATTCCCAGCCTCGGGTGAAGAACTTCAATGTAATGACGATGGGAATAACCGTCAGACGTGTAGCCCTGTCCCAAGTACACTACTACATCCTTGTCGTAGTCGGAAGAAAAATAGTAGAACGGCTTCCTGCTTTCCGCGATGGCGCGGTGTGTCCCAATATCAAAGAAGAAAGTGAAATCAGAATTCACTTCAGGAAATCCATCATCCTTTTTGGGATTTTGCTCTGCTTTGGTTGCAAATCGAAGAAGAGTCCCAACTGGAAAGATCGGAAAGTCTGGTGTGTCATGCTTCATCAGTCACAACTCTTTTGAAGGATTTTTGAATCCTTTCAGCGACAGAACTACTGAGGCCGTTTACAACAAAAACCGCCATCGTTTTGCCGAAAACCGGATGAAGAATCCTGAAAACAACATAATGCCTGTATTGAAACACCTCTCTTGCGGCAGGAAGCACGAGAATGAAATTCTCTGACTCTCCAATATCGACTTCATCATAATTGCCGGATTGAAAATCCCACGGATCTGGTGAATGAACAATGAACATTAGATCTTTTTTTGTCGCAAGGAGAGTCCCGGCACCCCAAGATTCGTATTCATTCACTTCGGTCAAGTTGTTATCTGTCATGATTACTCTTCCCCTGCTGATGTTGCAACTCTGAGATGTTTTGTGACACTTGCGTTGTAAGCAAAAGAAATCAACATCTTTCCACGAACCGGGTGAACGCACAGCAATTCTTTATCTTGTTTCACCTCGCACAAGAGAACCAAATCTCCTGGAGACAAAGAGATCCACTCAGATCCGGCACTGTAAGTGAAATCCCAGGGGTCAGAATGGTTGATTATTGCAGCGGTATGAATTAAAACCTCAAGCAAGTCTCTGGGTTTGAATTGAATGTTGTCACTTGTCATCTTCATCAACACCCACAATTTCCAAGTTTTTCTTAATCTCCTCGACTGAAAAATTCAAACAGATTTTTCCATGAGCCGGGTGAAGTGCCGCCAAAGTTGTCAAACCAAACAAATTTTCGAAAGGAGGTTTGCACAACATAACAAGATCGCCAAAAAAGACATGGAATTCTTTTGTTTGATCATCCGACTCATCAATCGGCTCCCAGGGATCTGGTGAATATTGATATCCTATGAGACCTTTTCTGTTGGTCACTCTCAACATTGTTCCTGGTTGTAGGGATGTTTTTTGATCATCATTCATCGTTTTTCACCATTCACATCCGTTACTGAACCGATTTGAGGAACAGTGCCACCTCTTTTGGATGAAACCTAAGAAGGATTTTTCCATGAGTCGGGTGGATAAGGTGAAACCTGATCAGAGAATCACCAAAACCCGCAGGAGATTCACACTTGTAAACAACAACCATTTCACCAAGATTCAACTGCTCCCTAACCAAGGATTGTTCATGACTAAACCAACCACAATCCCTCAAGACTTCCAACAAGGTTCCGGGTTGATGTTGGGCCAAAATTGATTCGAAATCACTCATCTGTGTTTACCTCGACAATATCAAACGTTTGGGCAAGCCAAGTGGAAAACAAAATAGTGCTAATTGGAATTCGTACCATGCCAATTTCTGGCTGGATTGCGAGTAGAAGTGTGTATGGATGATCTCCTTGATAGAAGGTTTTAATCGAGACAAAGCAAACAAAGCCATCGTTTAGCCGGGCAATGGGGCTAATGATTTTCAGCAGAGTTCCCGCTTTGAGGGGTTGTCCCTTGAACAAGTACGAACCTTCCGCCGCCAACTTCTTCATCATATTCTTCGTCGTATCCAAAAGAAACCTCCTCACCGTTCGGCATGAGAACAATCAAGTAAGAAAAATCGCCACCGCTTTTTATTCTGGAAGAGGCAATGCCAACCACGAGAACAGGGACTCCAGCGTCCAAGCACCTGATGCAGTTATCACATTGCATGAACTTCTCACAAGTGCAAACTGCATCACAACACCCATAAATGAAGTTCTCCACAAACCCGAAATTCTCTTCGTCTCTCAGGTCTGGGAGATACTGAACCAGATCGCCAACACGAATCTTTCGTTGCTTCTCACTCATCACTTTTCACCGAACCAGATGAGATAAAACGCATTTCCACAGGATTAATCGGGACATCCAACAGTCCATGAATCGGATGAAGGATGATAACGAATCCCTCGTGTGGATTGTCCAAAAAAATCCAAGGGTCAGTCGAAAGAAAATAGACAGGCTCATCTCCTTTTCTGGCCAAAACTTCCCACGCATAATCAGTTTCGCTGGCGAAACAAGCCAAATCCCCGGTTCCAACTTTTTACCGTTGCAATCGTGGTGCAATTCGCCAACCGGCCTATTCATTGTTGCCACCCACTTTCTCTTGACAGGGCTTTGCGGGACAAACCAACATAATTCTGTCGCTGCCAATTGGAACTGTCAGTTTTCCGAGGCTGGGGTGAAGGAGGACAATATCTTCTAAACTGTCGCCCACCACAACCACAGAAAAAAGGATCCAAAGGTCAGTGGATTCAAACTTGTGGATAGAAACCTTTTTCTCTGTTTCTTTTTTCCACGCACTAACCAACCAGCTTTTTTTCTGTACGGATGATGAAAAATGACACAAATCTCCTTTTCTAAACAATCTGCCATGCTTGGTTTGGATAATGTCCTTACTCATCAATCCTCTCCAGTGAAGTCAGACGAAACGTTTTGATAACCTGTTTGTCAATGGTGTTGCCAATCATTAGCACCTTGGCATACCAAGGACCACGAGCAAGACCTCCAGCACAAGTGCTGCGAAAAGTCTCAATGACCTCGCCCTCTTCACCCTTCTCAGCGTAAAGAATATGGGTTGGAACCTGAACAGGAACAACAATACCAGGAAGAGTTTCCTTGGTTGCTTCCTCCCAGGAAGCAACCCGATGAATGTCCTTGTTGACTCGAACCTTGTTACCCTTGACGATGTTTTTCACAACATACACCTTACCATAACCACAAAACCCTGTCAACACCCTTCCGGTCAAAACCCAAATCGCTCCAGGAAGCCCAGCAGTGCCCGAGGATTATTGGAATGGGTGAGAGGGTGTCGGAATGGTTCGGTGGCACAGATAAGGCTTCTGGGTGCCTTTACGTTGATTTGGGTGGGATGAGACCAAAGTCTCGGAAGATGTCAAATGCAATGCCAGGGACTGATGGACCAACACCTTGGAAACCTGGAGTCATACTACTTCTGTCTGGATTGATATACCATTCCCAATGATCTGGATTGTCTGGGGAAGTCCAAATTTCAAGATAGATTTTTGGGGTGATAATTTGAATCACGGGGCCAACGCCCCAGCCATCATATTTTGCGAATTCACAATTCGGATCAAGAATGTTGAAAATTTCAGCGGTTTTGTGGAATCTGGGGGTTGTGGTATAACCAACGGGCATATCAACAATTCTCTTCTGTGAGTTCTTCAACCCAGATGGGCTGCGATGGATGGACGTTGTGTTTGTGGTATTCAATCGTTCCGAGTATTCCATCTTCGGTGATGAAATTCGGCCAGTTGCACGTTCCGTGAGCTTCTTCCAAATCAAACTTGGGAACCACGAAAGTGATGATTGAGCCCACACGAAGAAGTTTGATGTCCAAAAACTCAGTGTTGTTTACGGCGGCGTAGGGAAGATAAAGGCTATCCATCCCCCCGTTGCTGGAACCACGGATTACTCTGCACAGCATTGATCGTTTGTATCTCCTCTCTGAATGATCTTGATTTCTTCTTCCATACAGAGGATGGCTCCCGAAATGCCATCCGAAGTCAGGATTGGAAAGAAGTAATAATGCAAAGGCTTCCTGCTTTCTTCCAAATCAAAGAATGCAACGAATGGTTGATCTTCTTTCAGTTCGCCAACAAAAACTCTGGGTGGCCCTAGCGAGTAAATGAATTGGATTGAGTCGCTATAACGACGAAGCAAACAAAGATGAGCAACGAACTTCATTGACTGGAGAAGCTTTCCAAAATGGTTTGGTCGATCTCATAGAGGAATTTCACGTTCACGAAGCCAACAAACCCAAGCGGGGAAACAACTTGTAAGAGATACTGATTTATGTTTGTGAGAAAGATGATCTCGCCCAAAGAAACAACAAGAGAACCATTGGGTATTTTGTTGTTGTTGTTGAAATTCCTATGGTAGCATAAAATTTCCGGGTAGCGGTCTTCTGACAAGTCTTTTCGTAGATTCCCAAAGTCGTCTGTTGGACTGAATGTGGACGCAAGTAACAATTGTCCTTGTGTTCTGGAGCGAAGAGTTCTTTTCTCGACCTTGCTGTATGAAAACCTTCTGATGCTGGGAAGCTGTCTTGTCCTTGATCGGGTTGCAGTCATCGTTTCACTCTTCTGTTTTTGTTAACCGTAACAGTTTGGCAGATATTTTTGATTTGGGGTTGCAGTGGATCCAACCAACCAAGCCGTCTGGGACCAGCAGTCGTGCAAAAAATTCTCCTGTTTTTCTGTGTTGGAAATCGAACATATACACATATTCTATCAAAACAACATTGCAAGAAAAGGGTGGATAGTATTCTGCCAGAGAAGGACCGAATCTGCTGGTATGTGTTCCCTCACTTCCACGTTGGAGGTAGGGGAACAGGATAGTACCATGATACATGGGGGTAAACAGAAACAACCCACCAATGTCATCATCACTCAAAGTTATCATTACAAAATCTCCCTACCCGACTTGGCTTCAGCAATCATTGACATTTGATTTCTCGTCTTCTGTTCCTCCGACAATGGTAAGTGAGTCAAGATAGACTTCCTGAGTTTCAAAAACCCCTTCGGCTGTCAAAACCTTCAAACCATAGCCAATGATCACTGAATTGTGCTCTTCTATCCAAATGCCAGTGTCGTTTGTGTCGAGAATGAGAAAGACGGCATTGTGAGGAATGCGGTCGTAAGTGTCACTCACCACTTCCAGCCGAATGACATAGAAAGATTTCACCAGCTTCCCTGTGAACTTTTCAAATGGATTCTTGTCGCTCATTCTTTCTGAATCAGAATTTTTTTTTGTTCATGCTGCCTCTGGCTCGTTGGCGTTGGATTCCTCGTTTGTGGAAACAATGGAGAGATTGTCTGGATACACCACATCAATAAACCCGGCACCGAATTTCGGATGTAGAATTAAAATTTGGGACACATCACCATCACCAGCATATCTGGCGTCTTTCAAAGAAAGAACAACAAACAGATCGCCTGGATCCACCCCGCCGCAAATAAAGAAGGTTCTGGTGTCGCCTCGTGCATTCCACATATTTCTCCCTACGCCATCTTTCCAGATCACCAACTTTCCAACAAACGGCTGAAAAGGTTCAAGGAACTCCTTGTCGGTGCTGTTATTCGTTTTGGTCATCGCTTGGCCTTGCAAGGAGTTCAAAGTTGGTGTGGAAGAAACAATCACTCGTCCTGATCCAGCCGACTGTACCATTCATCGTCATCACTTGCAACAACAAAACGTCATACTTGGATCGTTGAGGGATAACTCCACCAAGACGAGCATGTTGCCAATCAAGCAACATGAACTTCTCCCCCTTCCTCAAATTTTCAAGATGCTGAGAATTTTCCCAGGTTGTTTCGTCCGTTTGGATTAAACCGCGGCTGATCGTATGCGGTTTGCAGCAATTTTCATACAGTCCACGAACAATCCACATTTTCCTTATTCCTCTGTGACTACTTCCCCGAAATGGTGATACTCCCACCAAACATCCATCCAACCAGTTGTTCCATCAGCCAGCAAAACCAACTCAACCCCTTCCGGGCTCTTGCCGAGATAAACAAATTTGTCCAGCAAACCAATCTCCCCAACAAGACTTTCTTCGTGATCCTTGTCTGGATGGTCTGGATATTCGTAAACCTCGCAGGAATACTCGGAGTGGGTTGTGAGGTAATAGAGTCTGCCTGGGATTAGTGGATCAGAGAACGCCATTTGAACCGGCTGGGCTTAGGAGAGTTATGTTTAGGACTTTAAACCAACCGGAACTAAACCAACCGGAACTAATCGTGCCAGCACCCTCGAAGGTTAAGACTTTAATGTACCTGAAACCTTTCGGGAGATCTTTGGTGTCTACACTTTCCAAAAGAATGAATGAAACCGGCAAATCCAGCACGATGGCCTCCTCCATGTCAACATCCACCCACAAATTAAGAGACACTCGGTCTCGGTCGTTCAACGACTTTATCAACAGCAAGTCCCCTTTTTGATAGATCATCCAATCATTCCTCCCGGTTTCTCTAAACAACGGGTGTCAAAATTCTTTGCCAAAAGTGTAAAAAGGCAAATCCTTCTCTTCCGTCTCCTGTCAAGACTCTAACACTTGTCTGTTCATCGGTCCAGGAGAAAGTATCTTTCTCATCGGTCAACTCAACAAAGCAATCTTCAAGCACCAAAAGGCTTCTGAGAGGATACTGAAACTCCTTAATTTCCGAATTCCAACCACCACCGAAATCCCCAACGATGGTGAACCGCTCGGAAAAAATCCGAATAACGTCATATTCCCGCGGGGCAATTGGTAGGACCAACAAAGTTCCAGCATCATAAAGCTTTACTTTTGCATGGGGCATGGCTCTTCTTTCCCTCCATTGATTTCGGAAACAATAATCCAATCATTTTCAAGGGTGGAATTAACCCAGCCGTGGCGTCCCTCGCTGTTGAGAACGTGCAACCGAAAATGGCACAGATGTATTGGATAGACACCCAAAACCAAGACGGGTTTACACCAATCGTTATAGATGTATGTTGTATCGAAAAACAGAGCCCCTGGTGTTTGTTTCCAACGACCACAACTGTCATATTGAAAATTATACTGAACCAAGCTCCCGACGAACTTCTCCTTCAATCGTTTTTCTTCCTCAACCCTGTTTGTTGTCAGCCTGTTGTTTCCTCTCATTTTGTGTCAACAGATACTGCGGACATCCAGGCGATCTTTCCACAAGGAGTGATAACTTTGACCCAAGCATGATTGAATTTGGGATTTATGGGAATGTAATCAAGAATGTGGACGTAATCATTCTCTTCTAGCAAGATTCGTTCAACCACATCTTTTGGGTAAACTAATCCGTTTCGCGGTTCGTCGGTGCGAAGAATGTAAGCAGTTTTTAGCCGAAAATCGTAGGATGAAACGACTCGATACAACTTTCCAATTTCTGGCGATGGGCGCCGTCTCTTCGTCAAGTATTCAGCTTCCATCTCTGAAATCTTTTCTGCAATCGGATCTCTCTTATCCTCCATGATCACTCGCCTTCTTCTTTGATTTCTTCCAACCAAGCCGGGTCGCAACAATCAATCCAACCAACAACGCCTTCTGGAACCGTCAAGACTTTCAACATGAAAGCGTCTGGAAAGTTTGATTTGAAAAGTGTTGTTTCGTGCAATTCTGCTACTTCCAACACAATAAAAGAAGCACAGTGCAGCAAGTTTTTTCCCCTGGAAACAACATGGTTTACCGGGCTGTCGCCTAACACCACCGACAACTTGTCGTCTTTCACAGCAAAGGTGTAGAGTTTCTTTCCTCTGACCAGTTTTCCAACCAAAGGGTGTTGGATTACCTCTTCCTGTTTGTTACTACTCGTCATTGGCACTCACCATAACTTCCTTGAGGGTTTTGGTGTTGATGTTCATATTGATCAGCATGGCCGAACAAACTTCACCCGCAATGATGATTTCCAAATCGTAGCACAAGACCACAACACGCTTGTTTTTCGATTTTCGAAGTTGCACTTCGCGCCTTGGGATCACACGCAAAACAACAAAGAGTTGATCCGAGTTCAGAACGCCCGGTGTGTAACCACTTCCTGAACCTTTGTAACCGAAATACACTGTCAAAAGCCGTGTGGAACACATCAGCTTACCAACGAGGTTTTCTATTTTAGCAGGAGGTCTTGGGTTCTTCGTCTTTTTCGGCATTGTCCAAATCTTCCACCGACTCAGTTTCTACAACTTGGACCCTATTCAAGCGGAAGAAATAGAACTTAACTCTCCCATTTGAATCAATATACTCCCAGCACTCTTCATCCGGGAATGAAAAACGCTTTTCATGCTCAACCAAACGTCGGACTAAAACAAGAAACAAAGTATTCATGTGGTTATAGTCATACCGAATGAGCATTCCAGGTCGTAACTTCTCTGTTGCCACTTTTACTCTCCCTCCAAGGTGTCTGGTGTGAGGATGATTTCAAATAACGACACATCAAACAGATGCTGTTCGATATCCACATATCCAGCAGTGACATACTGCCATCTTTCAACACTATCACGACCAATTCGGGTATGGCGTGGCAGTTGCTGAATTAACAAGAGAGGAGTAACCTCGCCCGCATAACGAACAAGCATTCCAGGTTGCAGCTTCTCTGTTGTCATTTGAGTTCAACCCAATCCCCCTGCAAATAAGCATTGAACCAACCTGTCCTACCATCTTCCAACAAAACATGGAAAAGTAAGCAATTTTGTTCTTCCTTGAAGTTCGTATATTCAAAACCGACAACCAAGAAATTGCACGGCTTGATAACCAAGAAACTGTCTTCCCAGGAATAGGGAAGACGATTAATTGGCTTTGTTGTGTAAAACTCAACTCGGACGTTCTTGAATCGCGGGTCGTGTTTCCAAGAAAAACAAAACAGCTTGCCCACCAAATTTTCAGGCGTATTGCCATGTTTTTTACGCACAGACATTCCCCGTGGGGCGGATATGCTGGAGGATGGTCTGCTTCACAGCCTCTTCACCCTTCTTCCTCAAGGGAAAAACAAGGCTCCAAGGAATTTCCTTGCGGCTGGATTCTGACTTCAATGCCAAACCCAATTCCTTGTCAGAAAGGTGTTCGACCGACTTTGCAGCGACAAGAACAGCCTGGAAAATCTCATCGCGCTTCTGCATAAAGAAGGAGAGCATGTTGTCGATGTCACCCCAAAATTCTTCAGGCATCGAAGCCTTGTAAGAATCCATGTCATGACCAAGAACCAAAAGGTTCCAGATCGACAAAGGAGTGATGTTGGAAATCAAGCGGTGAAGAACACAATATTCCTCACCCTTCATCTTCACACGATCACCAGTCCCACGAAAACGAATAACAAAGCCTTCTTCAGTCCCAGGAAGAACCTTCAACACCTCCATGATCTGCTCAAAAGTGGTGTAGTTGTAACGCTCTGCAATTCGCATTCCAACCTTTCCACACAACTCATCAAGCGAGTCATAGGAAAGCTCGTGACCAGTGACACGATTGTAAGCTCCCAACATCACAAGACCTTCAAAGTCATACGAAATGACAATGCGGTTTGCCTCATAAATGACTTCACAAAGATAAGTCACATCCTTGTCGAGAGCAGCAAGGATTTCTGGGTGGCTGTTAATCCAACCCGTTGCCCAGACAGCCTGATCACTGTTCAAAGAGCCGCGAGTTGCAACACGCCAAGAGCCATCGTAGTGATACACCACACCAAGACTACCATCCAGCTTCTTGAAAACTTCAAAGCCAGAATCATCAAACCGAACGGACTTGGCGCCTTCCTGCTCCGTTGCATTGAAGAACTTCGGAAAAGGAAGAGCAACAATGCGGCCAGAAGTGCGGTTGACAGCCGACTCATGCTCCAGGATCAAGCCTCGTGCCATGACAGTCCACTGGTTCCAGGTTCGAGAGAACTGACAACCCTTGGAGTAGTTGTAGATTGAAAGAACCTTGCCGTTCGCCTGGATGGAATCCGAGCGAAGGATAGAACCTTCCTGAACCCAAGGCTCAAGGCCCTGGACCAAATCCTGGAAGGAAAGAGAAAGTGCGGGATGGATTGGAGTGGTGAACATGACCAGACCTTAGCATGGTTCTGGGGAGCCGTCAAGAACTAAATTTCTCTGGTTCGTGAATTGGGTTTATGAACTTTTGACCCACAATGTCGTTTCTCCGTGTTTGTTAACGTGACACCTAATTCTGTGTTGAGATACCCAACCTTCCCAAGTTTTTTCTGAAGTTGACAGCAAAACACGAACCCAAGGATTCCTGGTGTTTGTATACCTCTTCTCCAACACCAACAAAGACATTCCATCCTCCAAGTCAACACTTGTTGCTTTTTGCGAAAGAACATCCGTTCCAGCCAACCCAGGAACAGAAAACAGACTCATTTGGTCTTCTCCAGTCAAAACAGCGAACGGAGCACTCTTCCATGTGAAGAGTTCACCAACCATAACCGCAGGCTTGTCATACTCCCACGTCATCTTCTCATATACCCTTCAATCGCTCCAGGATGCTTTTTAAGGCTGCTGAATTATTTTGACGCCCTCTGACCCGTTCAGGATATTCTCGGGCTCTGTTAAGGCGTCTGGTGGCATTCGGAGGAGTTCTTCGTGCCAAACCCAAAGAGCTAAACCCACACAAGCAAACAAAACAAGAATCCACCTTTCCTTTTGTTTAAGAACAACGCCCAAACTATGGTCAGGAATCATCACTGGATCACCAATGGGATGAGTTGCATAACAAGTAATAGTTTTGTTCGCATCTCTGTCTCGTACTTTCGCTGCCACGAGTCCCCCAGTTTTAAACAGTAACATCGGAACTATTTTCCTTTGAGGTTGGTTGATGTTTTTCTGAAAATGAGTCTTCAACCCAAAGAAGTTGTCCGCTGCGATCCAACACGAGAAACTCTTTGAATGAAGAACAACCTTCTTCCTCAATTGTTCTGATATCCAGAACGGGCAGCGTTGTACCGCTCGGGATGTAGGCGATTCGCATATCATCATCCACTTCACTAATCCTGGTTCCGGGAATTCCCGCTGGAATTCCGCGGTTGTGGCCTATCCAGTAATTGCCCCAGGATTTCACTGACGCTTCATAGCTCACCACGATCAAATCACCAACCGCTATATTTTTCACTTTCACGGTTTGCTTCTACTGGCCAATTCTGCTTTGAGAAGGATGTTTTCTTGTTCAAGATGATTGACTCTGGAACGAAGAGTCCTGAACTCCTCATTCATTTGTTTCAGCCAATCATTAATCCTGTCAACCTGACACTTGACCAAGAATGCGTCATTGCAATTCCACATGTGTTATTGTCCTTCCTTCAGCAAGTGCAGTGAAGAACTTCACTGATGAGAACAGCGTCCCCAGCGTTGAGCATCGACGCACGTTCAACCAACTTGGACCTGATTTTTGGAGAAATTCCATCCCAAAGTGAATATTTTTTGAACTTATCCAGCTTGATGATTGGTTTGAACCATGTTGCTGGATTAGTGCTGATCTTCAGCAATCGTTTATCCGCACCCTCCGCAAAGGTTTGATGAAGGATCATTGGAATCGGACGCCAAAGCCCACTTGAATGATAGAAATACTGACTGTCGTATTTCTCAATCTCAAATAGATCAGTGTCCTCATTCGCCACGCTGTAAAACCTGTTTTTCAGTGTTGTTCCGGTGATATATTTCACAGACAATCCAGTGTTATGAGAAACAAGCTCAACCGGAATGGCAACAGTAAACTGATCGGTTCTTTTCCCGTAATAATCGAACACAGATAGCGCAATCGGTTTGTCAGCTTGCAAAGGCATTCCAACGCGGTTTTTGACTGCATCTTCGTAAGTGTGACAAAGATACTGCCAAAGATTGAACATACCCTTTGTCATTCCATAATCGGCAGCAACAAGTTTCCGATCAGTTTCTTCTTCGACAACAGAATCGGGCATGTCCACAATCTTTTTGGTTTGTTCGACAAACTCAAGAAGGAAGCGAGCCCAAGTCTGGATGGTTGTTGCATCAACAGTCCCAGCAAAGTGCCGAAATTCAACCGTTCCAAATTTTTCGATGGAGTTGAGATTCACCTTCCAATACTTGGAATCAATATCATAAGACAAATTGAGAGCATCTTCTTTCTCTCCCAAAACCCTCCGAAGCATCCTGGGGTCGTTGCAAGAATGAGCATATTCAAGTTTGTTTACACGACGATTTTCGGGAACAAAAGCATCGAAGATTTTTTCAGCCCTTGCATACCTCAGAAACAACCGTTGAACCAGTTTTAGGGCTTCTTTGCTTTTCAATTCCTTACCAAGTCCAATGTGGATATGAAGACCACAAGAGTAATTTGCGTATGCGCCAATCGACTGGAGATACTCACACACATGCTCAATCTCCTTCCAGTTAGAAGGTTTGCTGGCATCAAGAATCCTTGAGACAATCTCAACACCTGCATAACCCGCGCCATGAGGATGAATTGATCCATCCAGGCGCACTTGCCAAGAAGAATTATTTTCAGAATATCCGGCAGATGTAATCCGCACCTTCTTTTTTTTCATCGCAGGAACAAAACCTGCATTGAAAGTGTTGAGATGGTTTGGATCTGTGGGAGTAGTTGGAATCAAACACTCAATTTCAACACCGAACTTCATGGTCTTCCCTTCTCTATTCTTTCTTCGGAGGATGAAGAGGACGATACAAACAAAAGCTGCAATCGGGATCAGTGCAACGCTCTTCGGTCCACTCCCCACAGTGCTCACAAAAGTAAGCATCATATTTGTCATCACGAAACTCCTCAACCAAACGGGTTTCCTGTTTACATTCGGGACAGGTTTTAGACTTCAACATAGGAATACTTCCATTCAGGCTTGCTCGGGAAATGGTTGCAACCCTTGAGAATAGACACGAGGGTTTGAAGTCTGTTGTGCATGTTCATCACACTGTCCTCGGGAACTCCGTGGACATTCCGTGCTGCTGCAACCTTGGGATCTGCAACGACGTGAACCAAGGTTGGAATGATTCCGTGCTGGTTTGCAAACTCGACATAAGGAGCCAGAGCCTTGAGTTGTGTGTTGGTATTATCAACCACCACCGTAATCGCTCCAGGACGAATAACAGCAGCCTTGAAATTCTCCAAGCACTCAGAGTGTGCCCGACCCAACTGAGAGCCGTTAAAAAGGTACTGGCCCGTCTGCCGGTCAATGAAATAATGATCAGCCGACGCCACGACCACCTCTCCAGGAATCCCTCGAATGTAGGTGCTTTTCCCAGCACCGGGAACCCCCAGCATCAAAACCACCTTCTTTTCCAGTCGCTCCAAGTTGTTCGTCATCATGACCAAAAGGTACCATGCCGAATGACCATACGTCAAGAAAAATCGTCAGGGGGGCCTCCCCCGGCTTCCCCCAGAGAATCTAGGGGTTTCCTTGATCAACTTTCTTGCCTAGTGGAAGATAACCAGAAGAGGGATTGAAGAAGGCATCTCTTAAAGAAGAGGATGATCAAGAAGATGAGAAGGGTTCTCAGGAAGATGGTGGAGGATGAGATCAGGAGTTGTGAATTGTTTTCCAGAATCTTGTTGGACCATCGAGGAAATACTCTTCGATCTCTTCCAAGCTCCTAGAGAACCAAGGCTCATACTGAACAAGGACATTTGGATTCAGGATAACTTCTCTTCCCAAGAGTTTTGATTCAACGGTGATTCTGCTCCCAACATCAATATCTCTAGGAAAGAAGACAAGACCTTTGCTGGAACTTAGTTGTTTTAGGAAGTCTTCGTTGCTGAGGTTTTTCAGCAGCACGAACTTCATTCCATTTTGATTACAATGATCAACAGCATCAGAGGTTCCTTTGATCCAGCTATCAGAGTCGAGGATGCACCAATGGTTTTGTGCTGGAAGGTTTTGTTCTCTGACAGCGCGAATCTTTTTGATTGTGTCTGGATAGAAGGTGGATCCCTGAACAAAGTCTTGGGTTCGCCCAATCAGATGAGGATATTCACCATAGAACTTGTCTCGTTGTTTTCCAGAACACCAGAACAAGGTCTTGGCTCCGGTCATCCAGTAAGACATCCATTGACCGTGTTGTGACTGTGTGCAATCACAAGGTTTTCCAGTGATGGATTCATGTTTTTTGGTTGAGCGATAGACGCAGGGTTTGTAGTCGTACTCAAAGAAATGATATTCGATGTTGAGTTCGAGGAAGAGGTTAAGGATCCAGGGAGGGACTTGGGTTTGATTTCCGAACACCCATTTCTTGGCTCTGTGAGCTTTAACAAGGCGCTCGGTGAGGGAGCGTGAGTGAAGGTGGCATACCCTCCTGTCGGCAGCCTGGATAATGGCATCTGAGGTCATCTCGGCCCCTCCAAGAATCTCATCCACAAAGAAATCCTCAACGAAAATCACTTCGGCGTTTGGTGGAACGTAAAACTCGATGTTGTTTGGCATACCGAAGTATCTTTGTTGTTAGGGATTCAATATTTACACAGCAACACCATGTCCCTGAAAAACCTCATCAAAGATTTGATTGTGCTGGAGCAATACAGCATGACTCCTTCTCCTTCCGGCAAACAAGAGTTCTCAATGAAAGACTCTCCGGTTGTTGACACATTGAAAGGTGTTGCGCTCCGCAAACTCAACAACATTGGAATGACAGTCAGAAGCCCAAGCGCCAAACTTCAAGATTTCCAAAAGGCTTATGACGCTATTGATGATGTTGAGTCTGACATTGGTGCTCTTGGCTCCATCAAGTTCATGGGAGAACCACCAGGAATGAAGCTTGACAAGGATACAGCCAAACATTCTGGTACAGTTGCAAAAGCAGTTTCCGCAGGCAAACCTCCTCCTCCACTTCCAAAGAGTGACGTTGCAACAGCACCAACCATTCCACAAAAAAAAGCATTCCCAACAATCACACCAAACGCTGTTACAAATCCAGCAAGCAATCCCACAAAACACATGGGAACTTCTGAGCTTGGCGCAACAAAATCTAGTGAAACACAGCCAATGGCAGTGAGCCAAACCCCAGAAGAAATCAGAAGTGCTGCGCGGGTAACTCCTTCTCCTCCTCCATTTGGTGTTTCTGGAAGAGTTCCAAGGGCGGCTCCAACGCAAAGAATGCAGCAACAAGCTTTGAACTATGCTCAAAGCAAGTCAACACCAACTGGAACATTTGACCCCAACCTCGGCAGAGATCGTGTCAATGAGTCAGCAAACCTGAAAGATGTTTTGAAGAGGGTCATTCTCGGAGGAGAATGACATAGGCGGGAAAACTATGAGGAAACCGGAGTGAGGATTGAGGAAAAAAGAGCCTCAATCCTTTCTTTTTTGATGAGTTTGAGCGGTTCTCCTGGTTCAAACTCATAAATCCGCATATATTGAACGAAACGTAGTATCTCTTTTCCGGTGAAGATGTTTTCGGGGAAGAGCTTGCGGGCGAGAGTATAGCAGTAATTCACCGCCGTTTCGAAATCCATGAAAACACGGCAGTTTCCAACGTGAAGTTTTCTCTGGGACGCACTGGTTACAAGATACATTGTTGTCATTGTTTTTTTGTTTCTTCCTGGTGAGTGATTGAAATGCCTAGCGTTTTTTCCATAGCACGGTAGAAAACTTCCCGACAAGCAAAAACATCTGACTCAGCACTATGAGCCTTGGAATGCTCAATCCCAAGATGTTTTGTGACAGCAGTCAAACTCCTGCTTGAGATATGACCAGGAAAAACCCAATGTTCATAAGCCAAGGTTGCTGTGTCGATTGTGTGATAGAAGCTGAAATCCTCGTGCCCAGAACAACGAATCATTGCTTCTTCGATGATTCCTCTGTCATAGGAGATGTTGTGTCCAACAATCTCAGTAGCAAGACTTAGAATCTCAGCAACCTCATCTGCAATCTCGTAGAAGTACGGAGCGTACTTCCAGGCTTCTGGAGTGTATCCATTGATTGCTGCTGCCTTCTCAAAAACCTTGATTGTCGGTTTCACCTTCCTTGTGAATGTCCTGACGATGTTTCCACGAATGAAAGGGCGGGCGGGGTCAAATTCCTCCAGAACCAAACAAATCTCAACGATTTGATCCTTCCGAGTGTTCAGTCCTGTGGTTTCGGTGTCGAGAAAACAACGATATGTTTCGTTGCTCATCGGAAATCCCATGCGACAACAGAGCCGTTGACAGTCCAAATGGCCAAGTCAAAGCTGTCATCAACATCTTCGTGCTTTGATTCCAAAACCCAAGTCTTTGCCTTTACTGCCCCGACCAAATCAGATGGAGAAATGGAAATGTGTGACATACCACAACACCAACTGGGAATATCCAGTAGATCATTGAGAATCATTGTCAACTCATAGGCTGGGAGATCATGTGAATCGGCAACAAACCAACCACTTGGATCGGTAATGCAATTCCAAAGATGGTCGAGGTCAATCACTTCATCCTCTTGATCAAGGATCTGGTGTTCGGAAAGGATCTTGTTCTTCCCTTCTTCCAACTTTAAGAGAATGTTGGGGAGGAATGAGAGAATATCTGTTTCGGTCATTTGTGGTGCTTCTTTGAATTCTTACAACAAAAAACGAGCTAACAATTGTCCAGCAGTCTGCAACCGCTCGTCCTCGTCATGAATCAGTGAACAAGCGAATCCAGAGAGGTCTGGATTTTCTCCCCGGAACATGCCGGTCTGACGAATCTTTTTAATCAACGCATCAATGTGGTCATTGTTACCCAACGAGAGTGGAATGCGACCCGAAATTCCTTCAAACTGTTCGATGAAGACCTGTGCCTTGTTCGGAGAGGTTGCGAGAGCACCTACAAAGAAAGTGAGTTCTGCAATATCGCTGTACTGTTTAGTCATCGCGTTGGGAGATTCCTTCAAAGTATTCAACTTCGACAAACTGAAACATGCCGGATTGCTGGAACTTCAACAGCTTGTCAAAAACGTCCGTTGAAAGCGGGTTCTTTGCTCGTGTGACAAAAATCTTGTCGTCAAACCCAAGACCAGAAACATATTCGTAGTCTTGAAGTTCAAGGAACTTCAAGAGTTGTTCCTTTGTGGATTCCCCGTTCAAACGTAGAAGGATGTAGTTCCTGAAAGCGAGAAGTTTCCCGGAAGGCGTCTCAACAACCCGGCAAACCTCCTCCACTTCATCGACTGCATCAACGAACACAGGAGGAACAGTATCTCCATCTTCGTAAAAGAAAAACTTGGGTTGCTCGCTATCTTTGATTTTCAAGAAGAGAACTTCCAAAAAAAGCTTTGCTGTGGTGTTGCCACGGGCGCGAGGAAAAACGATTTCTTGAATCCTGTGCATTTTCATTTTCACTTTCGATTTGGGTTCAAAGAATCATTCACATATCGAGTGGCATCACACCAGAGTGATTCCCACAGCTTGCCACCCTCAAGCTCTTCACGAACATGGGCTGGGAGTTCTTCGTATTCTACCACGGAAGTCCTGGTGGTGCCAGAACAAAACCGATCAAGAATCGTCTTCTGCTTCTTCGTCAGTGCCATTGTCCGTACCCTCCTCTTCATTCTTGCTGTGCTTGACAATCTTGATGGTATATTCCTTCTCAAGCTCGATTCCATAAGGCTTGTCATCCCGATAAAGGATTTCAGCAAACCCACAGGCAATCGCAAACCCAATTTGGTCCAAACCAAGCTCTGCTGCCGGATGACCACGCTTCGTCATGTTCTGCAACATCAGAGAACAATCATCAAGGTTAACTTCTGTCACCTTGTAAGCTGTGTCATCAATCCCAACCACATCATCAACACGAAGAGTTTTGAGAAACTCTTGGACCTTGATGGGATCAGGGTCTTCATATCCAGCATTCAAAGCTTCAATTCGAGCCTTGAGATGATCTCGTGTCTGTTGGCCGCACATGTAATACATGTCTCGCGGATTGTCCTTGATCTGAACCTTGACCTTCTTCTCCGTAACCGTTGCTTCTTCACTCATCTTGTTTTTGTTTCACTCCTCTGAAATGTTGTTGGTGTTGGAAATATCTGAATCAATCAAGAAAACCCAGGAGTCGTAGTAAACGACTGTCTTGTCTTTTTTTCCATCCGGTGTCAAGTGCTCGATAAAGCAACGTGAGTCGTCTTTGTTTTTCCTGATCCTGTCAATTGCCTCATTCCACGAATAAAGAACCAGAAGACACCGCGCTGCTTCATTTTCAGATTGAATCAAATCTCCTGGTTTTGGCATTCGATGAAGCATGGCTGGACTCTACTCTGAGTCTCGGTCCATGTCAACCAAAATCAGTGACGAGGTTGTGATTCAGGTGGATGAACAAAAGATCATGATTTCTAACACTTGGAGCTTGTCTTCGGTTGTTTGTTTCCAAACAGACAAACATGGTTGGTTGATCATTGCAGCGACCAAGAACGATGAGGAAATAATTCGGGAAAACGGAATCTCGGTACAAACCACCAATCACTGGATCTGGAATGGCGGTGGTGGTGAGATTGGGTGTTGTCATGTTTATTCTTCCTTCTCTTCTGTCTTGGTGATTACAAAAATGTCCCGAAGAAGTCTTGTGGTGGCACACCCCATTTCGGTTCGTAGACCTTCTTTTGCCAACCAGCACTCCACATAGGAAACACACTTGTCACAGTTTTGGTGCTCGGTGCAAGGACCAACAATAACCATGTGTCCATTTCCTCTTGATGGTTTACGCTTGTAAAGCTTACCAATAACAAAATCACCAATATTCATTCACATTTATTCTTCCGGTGGAATGCGTTTGAAATCGTTTCTGTTGGCCTTCTGAATGACCACACACTCACCCTCCAGACGAACGTACAATCCAAATTTTCCATGTTCTGGTGAGAGGAACCGCGCAATCCCTGTTCCGAGTTGTGCTGAGTCAACTCCAATGAGTACAGCGGGAGTGAATTGACCATGATACTCAGAAGAAAAGAAGCCCGCTTCAACCAGCACGAGGTCTCCAATCTTGATTTTCCAGGGTTTGAAACGTGTGTTTGGTTTATACGGAGTTGCCATCAGGTTTATCCTCGACTGTTAGAACTTCTTGGAAATGCCAATCCCTTGATTTACTTTGGTAGACAAAACCTCGCTCACCACTCCCAGCTGCCAAAACTTTCAAAACTCGTGTTGATGTTGTTTCCTCAAAATCAAGTACAACAAACTTGTCCCCTAAGCGCAACCAGCCAGCGGCAGAAGCGGATAACGTTCGATTTGGATATATTCCATACTTGCCGCACCCGCGATCATATTCATACAACCCACCAATCTTGAATGTCATTGTTCCTCAATTCCTGTTTGTACTTCTTCAATGCTTTTGTTTGTAACGGCTCGGGTGAGACCGCCAATGAATCCACGTTTACCTTCTTTGGGAACTAAGACTTCATGAAAATCCGCTGCCACGTTATTGGGGTTGGATTTCAGAAGAACAAAACAATCCCCAGGGTACAAGTGAGAAACTATTCGAAAGTCATTGGATGCGTCATTCATCCAGACGGTGATTTTTTTGATTCCAACCACCCTAAACAAACTGCCCGCAATCATTCCTCAGCCTTTACTTCCTCAAACCATCCAAGACCACATCTTTTTTGCCGTTTGGCAACAAAACCCCGCCTACCATCTTTGGGAACTAGGATTTCAGTATAGAGTTCGTCATCGGCAACGACAACAAAAAGATCACCTTTTCTTAATGCGGAAGCAAAGTTTTCATTTTTCGGATCTGTGTTATCCCACACAATAATACGACCGATCAGTTCCGTGATTTGAAACAAACCGCCGATCTTCAGCATTTTGAACCTTTCACTTCCTCAATCCACCCCAATTCAACTTTCCCTTTCAACTGATAAAGAAATCTGATTTGCCCGTCTTTTGCAACCAGAACCTTCACAAACCCACCCTTCTTTCTATCCAAATCTAGCAAAACGAACAAATCACCCTCGAACAGCATGGAAACTCTGGAATGGTCGCTCCCGCTCCAGTTACTCCAAACGTTGATGAAATCGCCTTCACCAAGATTGTAACCGTTTTTAGTTTCACCAGTTACCTTCAGTAACGTTCCGGGTTTCATTGTTCGTTTTCCTCCGCCCGCTCAACAACCAATTCCAAAAATCTGAAGTGTAAATCGACAATATAGCCATACTGGCAGTTTTTGGAAACTAGAACTTTACAAAGGTATTTGCCTTCGATCCCAGTAACAACAACAAAATCACCTTCCACCAAGAAACAAACAAGCGTTTCATCGTTTGGACGACGATTCGCCCACACCTTAATTCTATCACAAACGAGTTGGCCCATTGCCCCAACAAAGGTGACTCGATACAATCCTCCAACCTTCAACGCTGTTTCCACGATCACTTTTCCTTCCCCTCACTCAACAGCACAACCGTTCTGGCCATGTCTCTGTCCCCCAGACCGTAAACAAATCCCAATTTGCCATTTTTTGGGAACAGAATCTCCCAACCCCCGTCTGCTTCGAAGCTAACGACAACAAACAAGTCATTCCTTCTCAAGCCGTTTATGTCGTATTGTCTCAAGCCAGTTATGTCGCAGTTGTTGTTGAGGTACACAGCCCAGTTCCCACCAACAAACCGATACAATCCTCCGACTTTCATTCCTCGATCTCCACTTCTTTGATGAGTGACATTACGATTTTTACGTTGAGTTTCGGAACAAACCCACGTTGACCATCTTTGGAGACTAAAATTTCCGTGTAGATGTCGTCAGTAAAAGCAATAATGACAAAAAATCACCTTGAACCAACTTGGAGGCAATGCGAATAGATCTTGAATCGGTGTTTTCCCATACGTCCAAATCATAATAAGATGTTAGCATCTGATACATTCCACCGATTTTCATTCTTCGATCTCCACCTTTACCACCACGCCCTCTAGCAACAACTCGTTCAGAGTGTGAAAAAAGCCACGTTGACCGTCTTTGGAAACTAGGATTTCATCGAAACCATTACGACCTTTGCCAAGAAAAACAAAGTGATCTCCACGGCATAACCTGCTGACTGTCTCAGCAGGGTCGTCGAGTTCGAGCATATCAGTTTCCCAGACGGCACGGCCATCGGCCCCGTGTTTTGAAACAACCCGATATAGACTACCAATCTTCATTCCTCAACCTCCTTCACCTCTTCAACCTCGCCATCTTCAATTTTCTGATCGAGTCGAGAAATAAATCCACGTTTGCCGTCCTTGGAGACTAAAATTTCCCAATAATTGTCCCCAGCACCACATGAATCTGAGTTGAGAAGAACAAACAAATCTCCCACATCCAACAAAGAAGCTTTGCTAAAATCATGAGGTGCGGTATTCAGCCAAACAGGCTGATCATAATCAAGATTCCGATACAAACCACCAGCTTTCAACATACCAACTCCTTCACTTCCTGGGATCGGTGATGTTCAGCACACCAAACTCATCATTAGAAATCGTGTAAGTCGCACGACGAACACCATAAGAGAACAACACAGCCTGACACATCGGACAAGGCTTTGCCATAGCAATCAAAGGATTCTCAACCGAATCCAAACGCAGACGACGAATCACAAACACCTTGCTACCAGTCAAATCAATCTTCTTCCGACAATTCAGAACAGCATCAATCTCTGCGTGGATGGTGCAAGGCTTGGAAGCACGATGCGAATTGTGTTGAGAATAACGTCGCTGGAGACCGGAGGATGCCTTATCCCGGCCATTGAATCCGACAGACAGAATCTTCCCACCCGAAACAATCAAAGCCGTCAGATAAGCCTGGAGACCGACATCATACTCATGCCCACGAGACAGCTTGATCGCCTCCAAAATGAACTTGTTGAAAACCATACCGTTCTTGTCAGTCTCAATCATGGTAGACCACCTTCCAGCCATCAAACGAAATCACCAGAAAATGACCGAATTGCGTGAGAACTTCACGCATCAATGGACAAGAAAAGTCACTGTTGATATTCAAGTGAAGCTCTTCCATCTCGAAATCAAGAAAACCAATTGTGATTCCGAGGTAGTTGAAGGATCGACCATCAAACACCAAGCCATCAACAGAAAATGGCTCGTTGCCACCATATCCTTGCACGAAGGCAAGAAGAGCAAGAGCCATCTTCCGAACATATTTTACAGTCTTGGCGTGGTTCATGGGGAGAAGGTACCACAGAGTCGCCAAAACCACAAGAGAATTTTCCTGGAGGAATTACTTTTCGATCACTCCACCGCCGAACACAGTGTCATCCTCACCATAAAGCACCAAGCTCTGACCAGGAGAAACCCCGTAGACCATTTCCTGAAATTCAACCACCATCCGGGAATTGTCTGGATCGCCAGGAAGGGGTCTAATCGCCTTAACAGGGGCCGGAACACCTCGGTACCTCATCACACCCCACAGAGGAATATCCGTGGCACCAGAAACGATCCTGGAGCGATTGATGACCACCTCCGTCTGTCCCATGTCCTCCTTCGACCCAACCAACACCTCATTGCTGGAAGGCAACACCTTCAACACAAAACGAGGAGAGGAAGAACCAGCAATCTTTGCACGCTGACCAGGAACAAAGTTGGAAAAACCTTCATGGATTCCAACAACATTTCCCGTGCCGTTGTCAACAAACTTTCCTGCGGCTGGAGGAATGTGCTTCTCCAAGAATTCGGCTTTGGTTCCTCCTTCAAAGAAACAAAGGTCGTGACTGTCCTTCTTCTTGGAAACAGAAGTCAAACCAAATTCTTCTGCCAATTTCCTGGTGTCATCCTTGGAAGGAATATCCCCAAGAGGAAAAATAAAACGCTCAAGGATCTTTGGATCAGCTTCCCAGAGGAAGTAGCTTTGGTCTTTTGCAAGGTTGGCAGCACGAGCAATCCGACCATTCTTGATCCGAGCATAATGACCAGTTGCAACCATGTCGCAATGAAGATGGTTGGCAACAGCAAAAAGCACGGGAAGCTTCACAGTGGAATTGCAAGTCACGCAGGGATTGTAAGCAATCCCCTCCTTGGCACCGGCGACATACTGGTCAATGACGTTGTTCTTGAAAACCTTCTTCCAGTTGGTAACGAGGTATTCAACACCAATGGTGTCACAAACCATCTGAGCATCTCGAATATCCTTGAAGGTACAACAGCCTTCGCTCTCGTCGCCCTTGGTTGTTTCCAGGAGTTTGAGAGTGTAACCAAAGACCTCGTGACCATCACGCTTGAGAAGAGCAGCAACAACTGCCGAGTCAACACCACCAGACATTCCAACAAGAATCTTCATGGAACGAAATTCTTTCTTCGAGAGTTTACGAGTTGCCAGCAATCCTGACAGTAAGTGCCAAAACTGCTTTGTTTTACTGGTTGAGTATCTTCCCCACAACTGGTGCAGGTTTTATCTGCCATTCTCTCCGCAACCCGAACAAGATCGTGGATGTGGTGTCGAAGTTGCTCGACTTCTTCTGGGAGAGGAACTCCTAACACGTCTTCTGGTAGGCCGTCAACCTCAATCACGAAATAAACTCTGAGACCTCCAAACTTCTCCTTGATCTGTTCAATGGTCACGATGTCAAACTGGACTCCGTAACCACGGACAAGTCTTTGTGTCTGTTCACAAAGAAACAGGATGATCTTGTGCCATCCCAGTGGAACGGAAGCATCTGGATAACGGTTGCCAAACAGGTTGGAGTAGTGAGCGTTGAGGAACTCATAGTATTCCTCATGTGTCTTTGGAATTGGTGTTGCTCGTGTTAGAATTGGCATTAAAGTATCTCCTCTGCGCTCTCTGTCTCGACTGGTTCAAAACGAAAGTGGAAGTTGCCACACCACAAATACGTTTTTCCGTCAACAACTCTCAAAACGAGGTACACATCGCCTCTTTTGAATTGTGGTTCATGCCTCAAAAACACAACCATCTCACCCAGTTTTGGAAAGGAGTAAGATCCATTCTCTTCACTGGGTTGTAGTTCAAGAACTGTTGTAATGGAACGGTATAGTCCACCGATCTTGGGGTCTGCAAGCATCACTTATCCAGCCTGTTTGAAATTTCCTGTTCCCAAACACTGACACCTCGTTCATCGGAATAAGGATACATGTCAATTACACCAACATTTCCTTCAGTTGTGAGCACGAGAATCTCAGCCGAGATTTTCTGAAAACCAAGAATAACGACTTTGACTCCACAATACAAAAAACGTGGCCGGTTTGAGACCAAATCAATGAAAAGGCGTTTTTCCCGCAACTCAATCAGGGCGCCAATGTGATTCTCACTCGTGTGATTCACTGGATTCCTCAGTTGGTTGCGGCTTTACCAAAAGACGAACAAAAGAAGACCAGAAAGCTGGATCCTCCTGGTCGCAGTTGTTCATATAGGCTTGATGCCCAACCATCGGAAGCAAAACTGCTATTCCGTTGCAAAACCCATAATCGGCTCTGTGATATGAGAGAAACACGAACGTTATTCCTGGACCCAAGTGACACATAAATTCACCATCGGTGTGGTATACCGCGAAGTTGTCACTGACGATTTCATACAAACCATTTTCGATAAATTCCACCGTTTCACTTCTCCTCGTCAGAACATTTCACTGGGGCAATGCCGTTCCAAACATCAGGAACTCTGAAGTAATACTCTCCAACCATTCCCGCAATTAAAATTCGTAGTAGATTCGTTGTTTGATAGCCGAGGCAAAGAAACATTGCCCCGGCTTCAAAATCTTCTTTCCACACAAAACCGTTCCCGTCCCAACAATAAACTGAATAGGTTGCGTGGAGTCTGACCTGATACAAACCTCCAATTTGCCATTCCATTGTTTTACCGCTCAACCTTCAATTTGAGAAAGTATTTGAGAAAATTCTTGTGAACGAGTGCGGTTCCGCCGTATGACTCGTAAGTCAGCCCACCCCTCCGCCGCCAAGCCTTGCGTTGTTCACTTAGTCGAACAGGCTGAACGGAGTAAAACTCGCCATCAAACCCTTCAAACCTTACCAAAGATTGAGGATCAAGTTGAGTCCAAACAGGCAATGCGTCTGCTTGGATTGGAAAGCAGGGGATACCAGTCATTTCGGGTTCTCCATAGAACCTACCAACAACTTGATAGACAATCGTCTGAAGGATTACAGTTTCAGGAGTGAGTGAGGAGGTAGTAATACCCATGACGAGTGAGTACCACGCCCTCAACCATCAGTCAAGATTCTTTTCCAGTCTTGCAATCAATCTTTTCAGTCTGGAACAAGTTTGAGAAAGGATGTGTCTGTTGGCCGAGCCTCTTTCATAAACACTCTTCAGTGCTTCCAAGTGCATCAAGGTCTTGCAAAGCATATCGTAGTGTTTCTTGGTTTCAACCCCAACAGTTTTGTCTCCGTAAACGAAGTCGTCTTTTCCTTGAGTTTGTTTCCTTCGTACGAAGGTTTTCTTGTAAAGAACTTCGCTCAGGGATTTCATTGTGCTGGTTGCGGTGGAGGAGCAGCGGCGACTTCGGGTGCTGGAGCGGGTGCTGGTGGTGCAGCGGGTTGTTCGGGTGTTGCTGGAGGAGGGTTCGGTTGTGCAATATCTGGTTGTTGGTTTTGAACGATTGCTCCGATTGTTTTCAGAGATTCATTCAGTTTGGTTTGTTCGTCTGGTGGAAGCTTTTGATACCAGTTTGAGAGGTTGGCATAAACGGCTGGATCCGAGAAACTCTTTCCAGAACGAATAATGTTCAGCCTTTCGAGGATGTTGTCAAGAGTAAGAGCTTCTCCGGTTTCTGCGTCGGTTGCAACGCCTGTTGGAGTTGGGGATGCACCAGCTTCTGGTGCCGCAGCAACGGGTTCAGGAGGCGCAGGAGGGGCCGCTGCTGGATCTGGTGGAGGTGGAGATGCTTGTTGTTCTCGAAGGGCTTGTGCGGCCTCCAGGAGCGTCAGGGCGATGATTGATTTTCTCAGAGTCATTGCCCTAAATAGCCATCCTCCTTATCAGAAGTCAAGCCACTGGCTTCTAACGCGACATATAAAATCTACTTGAAACAATCCAAGTGTTTCCTTGACTGGCGTAGCAAAAAACTGATGCCAGAACGCAAAACTAACCTCGAACACACCGAATTCCACTCCATCCCATCCAAAAAAACAGAGAAACAGCCCTCCTGTGCTTCCGCTGTTGTTAGCCTTGGCTTTGTAGATTTCGTTTAGAGACTTGGTGTCCACGATTCCACTGAACAAACAAACAGTGCAAAGGCTGTCGATTTCTTTCTTTTCGTCGAGCTTGAAACTGTTTAGGATTACTTCCGCCAAGGGAGAATCAAGAGAGACGGTTGGCGAAACAAAATCTCTGTAACCGCCGCCACTTCCCAAAGAAATCTCCTTTGATTCCTTCAACCATGCCCTGCAATCCTCAGCACTGTTAAAAAACAAAGCTCTAAGAGGCTTTGTCTCTGGTTTCGTAGGAGGAAGTGGCTGCTCTGGCGAAATGATTTCTGGGGTTTCATCAGAAACATAGAGGCGATTGCCCTGATCATCAATCTGGACTTTCATGGAAAATTGAATCCTGTTGGTTTGGGTTTAGAGGCGAATGGTTGGAAGTTGCGAAGAAGAAGGAAGGTGAATTGCGGAGACTTTGTTTGCTTGATCGCAGATGTCGTAAACAAGAATCTCCAGCAAATCTTTTGAAGCGTCTGGTTTGTGTTCCACGACAACCTGGAGAGTATCGTTCCCAACCATTTTTAGGTGAAGGTGAACGGTTTTGTCGTGGTGAAGGCCCATGATGTAAAACATCATGGTGTTCATGTCTTCCTTAGATTCAAATTTCAAGTCAAAAGAACAGTGTTGCCCATCTGACTGAAGATTGTGAAGCAAGGTCGTGTCAATCCCCTCAACCAAGGAGGGGAACAGACGCTTGAGAACACTTGAAAGCATACAGAATTTACTTTCTGGGATTAACGTTTCTTGGAAGCAAGATACGCGGCATATCGAGCATCACTTGCTGCTTTCTCTGCCGCTTTAGCTTCTGCTCTCTTGGCTGCTGCCTTTTCTTTCGCCGCCAGTTTTGTTGCAGCTTTCTCTTCCTCAGATTTTGCAGGTCGTCCAACACGCACGATTGTATCGAACAATTCCTTCCTTGCTGACTTCACTTCCGCATCAGCATCAATGAACTCTCCCAGAGAGTTGAAGTTGGTTTGTTTGCCCGATTCAGAAGCGAATGAAGCTTTCAAAGATTCAAAAGCCGCTTCCCACTGTTTGGAACTCTTGGCTGGATTCTTGGCGGTGAGAATCAACAAGTCCAAAACAGTAAACTCTCCGTGTTCCTTTGAAAGGGCATCAACAAAGACTGGAAGCTCGTTGTTGTTGAACTTCTCAACGCCGTGGTTCTTCAGCCCGGCAACAAAGTTTTGCACACCTTTTTCAAGTGCTGTGTAACGCTCGTCATCATTGTCAACATCCACAATGCCTTTCAGGGCTGGGAGCATGGAGTCAACAAACAACTCGGTGTAGTTTCCAGTTGCTTCATCTGCCAGAGAGTTGAGAACTTCAATGTCAGCAAGAGCATCTGCTTTGTCTTCATCAGACACGTTCTGGTTTTTGAGAAACATGAGGAGTTGAAAAACTTCTGGTTTGCTAAGGCGTTCCTTAGCTCGGTCCAAGCGGGCATGGACACCTCCCGTTGTTCCAATCTCGGTGGGATCCGCTGCAAGCATGTCGCCAACATTTCTGATAAGCTTATCGCCTTCTCGCCCACCCGGTCTCACCCCAGCATCTTCAACTTCTCCCGACGCCGTTGATTCTGCTTCTTCCTCTTCGTCGCCACCACGGAGCTTGTAGTTTGCCACAGCTTTTGAAGACAGGTTTTTCAGAACAGACTTGTCTGCAACATACTGTTGCAGCACAGTTGCCACTGGATCAGGCGAAGAACGAAGGCTTCCGCCACCAAAAAACAACTCACGTTCTTTGTTCAATTCCTCAATGAATTGATCTGGTTTATCCATCAATGGAGTCAGACGCGCAATGGCATTGGCTCGTGCTTCTGGTTCCAGGTAAATCCTGGAAGCTGGTGTGTTTGTTGGGCTGTTGAGTTCCTTCATCACACGACGAACAAAGTCGTGCTTGGTAACAGATGGAGTAACCTCCGTCGTCGGGGTTCCTGTTGGAAACTCATTCCAGAATTCTGGGTAGTTGCTTCCGCGATACACAGCTTCCTTGATAATCGCAAACCTGGAAACAAACTCCTTCCTAACCATCTGACGAATTTGTTCCCGATATTGTTCCATACTCATTTGTTCTTCAAATACTCCTGTTTTTGTAACTACTGTTCGATGAACTCAAAGAAATCTTGTCCTTGCTTGATCCAGTGTTGGATTCCTGCTTCGTCAACATTGACACAGTTAGAAGGCTTCGGCAAGAAAGAGTTGCCGGTTGATACGAACTTGGCTCTACTCGTCGTTAGTGGTTCGAGGTGGCTTTCTGGCAGGAGATAAACCCAGGCGATAGCTTCCCTCATCATTTCCGTTTCGTGGCAGTAATAAGCCACCTCGAACCGTTCTCGGGTATATAGAATTCCGTTGCTCTCAAGAATATCAAGGCGACGAAGAGTATTGCGGCTGACAGAATACAATTCTCCAGCAATGCCACTTTCACTCTCTCCAGCAACCCTCACAACCGCTGGACAAAATCCAAGATCAACCAGCTTTAGGTTTGAATCTTTAATGGTGCCAGCACCAAGAAACTGCGAGCCCTCCAACAAGGAATGATTTCCAAAACCCTGTTTGAGAGTTCCATACACAAACACAAACTCTTCATCTTTGAGAGCGGTATCATATTCGCCTTCCTCTTCTTCAAAGCGAACTTCCCGATATTCCTCCAACCAACCCTCAACCTCATCATCGTCAGACAATGACCAAAGTTCAGACTCCAGAGCTTCCAGCCGTGTCTTCTCTTTTCGGCGGATATGAGAATCGGGTTGCATCCTGGAACCACAATGAGGACACTTCACCGAACGTTCCTCAGAAGCATATCGAAACGCTTCATGCAAGGTCATTTCTGTGTAAGTTCCATCCTCTCTCGGGTTGGAATCAAACCAACAGGTTTTGGATGACTTGGTGTTGCAGTAGAAACGAATATGATATTCGTCGGATGGGACGAGAGTTTCCTTCATGACCTGGAGAGTACCAACAAGACCTGTCCATGTCAACCCTAATCGTCTACCAGCCTCATGCCCTCTTCGGCTGGATCAAAGTTGATTGGAAGCTTTGTGCTGGAATTGTAGATTGCTTTGGCGAACCTGTTTGGCAGGTTATCAGAGTATGATCCAAACAAAATCCAACCTTTCATATCCACGCCTCGAAGATCGGCTCCAACAAACCTAGCTCCAACAAACCCAGCACTTCCTTCCGTTTCAATTCCTCTCATGTCAGCATTTGTGAAGTTGCAATTGGAGAATGAGCCGCCAGAAATCTTCGTGCCAACAAACTTGGCATTCTCAAAACTGGTGAAGGAACTCAACGTGTCCATGAAAGAACAGTGACGAATTTCCGTGTTTGAGAAATCCGATTCGTTGTTGGTTGCTCGAACAAAGTTGCAATGAGCGAAATTTGCACCACGAGCTTTGGTCTGAAAAAGCTGCGAACCTTCAAAGAAACATTCATAACAACTCGCTCCAACAAGTTTGGCCTTTGAAAAGTTCGAATTGGTGAAAACGACATTGCTAAGTTTTGCATTGATGAACTTGGCACTTCCGAGGCGTGAGAAAATCATCTTGGAGTTTTTGATGGTTGAATTGGTGAAGTTGGTTCCGAGCACCATTGCATTCGTTAGTTGCAAGTCATCAATCACTTGGTTAGAGTAGTCATCGCCAGAAATGGCCGGTTGAGGTTTTGAAAAGAGTTTGTGGGCTGGGTAATATGATCCCTCCATATCCTGCTTCTCAATCACATCAACAATTTCCAGCCGCGTTGTGTTGAAAAACACTGCTTGGTTTGGTTCGTTGGGGTGGATGATTCCAGCATCAACGTTATCAACCACTCCATCATATCCAAGCATCTTCCAGAGAATGTAAGACCATCGTGTTGTTGGGCCGCCGCCCTCTTTCCCTGGAGGCAGCGGATTCGTTACTTCTTCCCCATCTTCATCTTCTCCAACCTTCGTCCCAGACAGAATCCTTGTGAGATCCCAAATCTTTTTGCCCGGCGAATCAGAAATCCCCGACAAATCCCAGAAACTTTTTGGTTTCCCCATTGCCTCATCAATAACAGCCGGATCAAATCCAGCAGCCTTCAATTTTTCTCCGTCTTGCTTCAACTGCTCTTCTGTATACCTCGACAAATCCAAAAGCCTTGCTTCTGGTTTTGGTTTGAAGATGATCATGAAGGGTCTTTCAGCCGCGAAGGAACTGATTGATTCGTCGATGAGTGGATAGGCGTAGAAGCCAACAGGAGTGTTATACGAGTTTTTGAGATAGAGTCCCATCTTTGGGAACTTGGAGAAGTGGATGAACAGATTCATGTCCACACGATTTTGTTGTTCGTATGCGATCAACCTCTCAGTCCACCTGGGAAGTCGTGACTTCGTTTCTCTTTTGAATCTGGTTGCCTCAAGAACGATTAGAGCTTTGAGAAGAGTTTGAAGGTTGTGTGGCTGGGAAGGCATTGTTGGTTGGAAGTAAATACCCGAAGTTACTGCTCGGCAAAAGACAAATCAACCTCCTCTAACCAACACGATCTTAACGAAGAAATGAACTGGTTTTCCATCCCAACCCTCAACAAATTCTTTTCATCTGCCATGAAACACCAACGAAAAATTTCACCCGATCCCGAAATCAAAAACGACTGCAATGGACCAGTGTGATCCATCACTGTGGGCGGAATGCAAACCAAGAGATTCCTTTCCAAATCAAGCTCAAAGGCTTGGAAGAACCTTTTTCCTTTTATTTCAACACAGAGGCGATAAAGCTTTCCAACTTCGGGAAGATTGTGTGGTATTTCTTTTTCATTCAACATCACAAATCACCTCTTCCAACCAAGCGAGAAAATTCGACGAGTATAGCTGTGCTTTTACCGCCACCCTCAACAACATATCTTTATTTGACAAGTGGCACCAACGAAAAACCTCACCCGTACCCGAAACCAAAAACGACTGCACTGGTCCCATACCATCTCTTATTGTTGGTGGAATACCAACCAAGAGATTCCTTTCTAAATCAAGCCCATAGGCGCTGAAGGGCCTTTTTCCTCCTCTTTTAACACAGAGTCGATAAAGCTTTCCAACTTCGGGAAGATTGTGCAGTTGTTCATTGTCACTCAACATCACAAACCACCTCCTCTAACCACATCAAATTATATTCTTTCGGACGCAAACCTAAACCAAACAAAACAACTGAATGGTGAGTACCACTCACTAGAAAAAAATCGTAGGGCTGGCGAATATGCTCTCTTTTTAGCTTTGGCAAGCAAAGTAAGAATGCTCCCTCGGGACAGAACTTAAACTCGCCTCCTCCATAAAGACTATTTTGGCTTTTGAAAGCATTGAGCGTCAAGTGCTTAAGAGGAGAACCCATAAGACGATACAATTTTCCAGGGATTGGTCTGTGGCTCTCGTTCACTATTCTTCCTCCTCTTCCACTTTTTCAAGCCAAACAGTCAAGTCGGGGTTGTAAAGATGGTACCGCCCGACAACCCCAGGCTCAAAAGCAACAAGATTGGGGCAACTCACTTGTTCACCACTCCCAGCAATCAAATACTCGCTGTTTCCAAGATAACAAACGGTTTTTCCATTCGCCATTTTCATTATAGTTGCGCGGGTGAAGCGATGGCTGGGCAGGCTGCGCACATGATAGAGATAGCCAATGACTGGGTTGCTTGCAAAAACTTCAGGTTGATTCATAATCCACTTCCACTTCAACCAACCAAACCCGTGCGCCTTCAGCATCTTCGTAAGTCTTGGGTTGATAACCTGCTGGAAGTACCTTCAAACGCCAAGTGAAGATTTCGCCCGAATCCGAACAAACAAAGGTTGGCATAAGCCAATTTTCCTCCTCTGTTTTTCTCGGCTCAGTGCAAAGAAGAAAGGCTTTTTGATCATCAAAGATGAAATAATGCCCGAATCGTCGCGCTTTTGGGTGATAGGATTTGATTCGCTTGTCAATGTGTCTGTTGGCAAGACGATACAACTTTCCAGGAATAGGATCGGTTGCAACAACCTTGTTTTTCTCCTTATTCATCGTCATTCTCCACTTCTTCGAGGTAATCCACATAATTTTTTCTGGGCATTGCAACGGTGACACCACCCCAGTCAAACTTGTTACCGTAAGGGGTTATGAAAACAGGAATGAGATACCCACCATCATCTCTGATTTCACAACAAAGAATTGGGGTTGTTTTCCTGTCCAATGAAAAGGAATTGGTGTTGACATCAACCAGTGTCAAAACTGGTTGACTGTAAGGGTGTTTGATCTCCCGGAGCCAATACAGTTTTCCCGCTTCGGGATCTTTGTAGAGTGGTGTTGTCATGTTGGGTGTTCCCGTTCCTACTCTGCTGTGAGAATGGGAGTGCTGTCAACCACAGAAGAATAAACCAGAATCTTTTTGCCTTCTGGTGTCAAGAGCAACACCATTTTCTTGCCCCATAATTCGGGATGGTCAAGAACAACAAACAAGTCCGTTCTGTTAAAGAAAAATTGACTGGCTGAAAGATAGTCAATCGTAGACATCTTTGGGTTGTCGGGATCAAAGGGCCGCCCACTCGCTCTTGCCCAAAACTCATCATCCAATTCTCCCACCAGCCGAACAAGCTGTCCGATCTCAGCCGGTTTCCTGTACGAGTTCTTTCTGAGAATTTGCATGGATCGTCCTTTCTTCATCAAGATCATCCGCGTTTACTAAAATCACACTTCCATCTGGAAAAAGCAAGGAAATGAAGTTGGTTCGGAATTTTTTTTTTGTTGGGTGGGTTTGAATGACAAGGAAGTAATCAAATGTGTGGCGCCCAACAACGGGGTCAATTCCTTCCCTGCTCGGCACTACGATCCACTTGTCGTTAACGTAATTGTAGATGCGGTAGTGACCCTTGTCACGATCTGAAAGTGTTGGAAGAATGCGGACTTCTCGTTCGTTGTGATTGCCCCATTCATCCTTGAAACAAACCAAGTCACCAACACGAATATTCATAATATCGGATTCCTTTCTGCCAGAACGATCAAATCAGAAAAAACTGGAATTATCAATCCGTTTGGGGTTAGGAGATAAACCCGATGTGGGGGGGCGGTAGCAAGAACCAAAAACAAAGCACCCTTTGCGGAATAAGCCCAGTCATGTTTGACGTGACTCCAGAGTGCTATCTCAGGCTTTAACTTCACCAAATCACTGGGCTCAAACTCCATTTTCATCTTTTCTTTCATTCATGGTGATAGCGGTTTGCCAATCAAAGAGCGATGCTCTACATGAAACTTTGATTCCATCTGGTGATAGGAGCAAGACAAAACCAAACTCCTCATACTTCAACACAAGGAACCAAGAAACATATTTGGCTTTGAAAAAGCACAACCTTCGAGGCGCGTCAACTTCGTAAAGATGATTCCTCATTTCGCAATGAGTTGTTGGGGTGCTGTTAGAAATTCGATCTGGTCGCACCAGTGTTCCCGGTTTTACCTTTCCACCAAAGAAATCATCAGTCATGGTAATGGAGCTTTCTTAAAGTCTTCGCGGATTGATTTGACTATTCGACCATCAGGGCAAACCAAGATTACTCCTGGGAATGAGCGGCTGCCGCAAACGATTGTAACGAATTCGGCAACGAGAAACATTGAGTCTTCTGGATAAGAGCAGCCCTCGGTGTTGGGACGTTGATAGTCTATCAACAACGCAAGCTGAGGGTCCAGAATCGCCAAATCTCCCACTTTCAAGGTCATTCAACAACCTTTGCTTTCCTGAACTTGTCAGTACGAACATGAATGACTTTACCCATTGGATCTACCAGTTCCAAATAACTCACATCTTGTTGCAAAATATTGCACCAGCGATAAAAACACCTGCAAATGAGAAATTTTGAATCGTGACGATACACGCCGATTGGTTTTTCCATGTTGTAGATCGCGGTGATAAAAAACCTGCCCGGCCCAATATTTCGCGCTGCTTCAACCAAGTCCCCTGGATTGAGGATCGACGAATCCAAATTTCTCATGTTGCAACCTTCCTGAAGAGGTGGGGCAAAGCCATTGAAGCTTTTCCGTCAGGACAAAGGATCTTGACAACCAACAAATCCTTAGTGGAAAAATCAGGATTTGAGACGAAAAAACAATCCAGGACAAGAAACAGGGAATTCATTGGATACGTTCGAGCGACATAATCAACAACCCTTCCTCCAGCACAATTCAGGTCGAGAAAGTAGAAGGATTTTTCACTTGGATTAAAGGTAATGGGCTCTAGCAAATCTTCAGGAAAAAATGGGATGGATGTCATGGTTCTTCTGAATCCTCGGGGGTCAATTTTACCGGAACTAGAAACTCTTGTTCTTCAACGGTGTATCTGTCAAGGATGCGGATTTTGCCTTCCGGGTCAACAACCTTCAACACTTCAACCGAACGAGCCCACAGAGCAGGTCTAACATCCATAACCGACAAAACCAAGAACATGGAATCCTTTCGAGCAGTATAGAGCTTGTCCTCCTTCCAACAAAAGAAACTCATAAATCCAGAGTCAATTCCATTGTTTCGTGCATTCTCGGGGACTTGAGCCAAGTAGGGTTTGTCCAAAACCGTTTCTCTTATGATTTCTGCAAACTCATATTTCATGGGATCACCACGATTTGAGGAACGCAAGCAGAATTGTAGAACTTCGTTCCAAACGCTTCTGCTGTCTCGCCACCGGAAGAATGAACATGACCAAACATGTGAACTTTGATGCTCGCAGCATTCGGATGGTAAGCGTAACATTGCCCGATGGTTGAGCAGCCCCATTCGCTTGCCAAAATTCCTTTTGGTGGAACATGGGTCACAAGCACATCGACATTTTCATGTTGAAACAGCTTCCTTGAAGCAACAGCAAGGTCATGTGGCTGCAACTCACCATTCCAATCTCCATAGATGTAAGGAATGAAGCTATGCCCAGTCCACCGCTTCCCACCAAACTCAGTTATTTTGTCCGGTGTTAGCAAATGAACTTCCCCAGCATATCCACACTCAGTCAGCATCTCAGCCAAACAAATGAAATCGTGGTTGCCATTGACGACAATGACGGGACGACCAGCTAGATAACGACAGATGTTTTGCGAGTGCTTTGCAAACCAATCCCTTTGGAATTTTGGTTCAATATTCCAATTTCCTCTGATAAGGTTTGGGAAAAAATCACCTGACGACACCACAACGTCCACATCTTTGTCGATGAGGGCTAACGGGTGCAAATCAGCGTGAAGGTCAGATGCGTGGAAAATCTTCATGGTGTTACTATCCGGGAACTTACCACGTCCGCATCGCAAGGTCAAGAAAATTCTCAGACGGGCTCAGGATGCTTTATAGAGCCCGCAAATAATTTGATGGGTCGGAGGTCGTCCAAACAATTCAGACGCCTGGATGACCCCTTCTCGTGTCAAGAAAGAATAACAACAGGTGAAAAAGAACATGGTTAAACAACAATATGGCAGACAACAGCAACAGCAGTCCCGGAATGGTGTGATGGAGTGCCGGGATGTGTTTGTGGTTTTGGAAGGATCGAAGGTTGGAGGGATTTATCGGTATCGAGATGATGCCGATGCACACGCCGAAGTCGTTGGAGGAAAAGTCATCCTTCAACAAATCAAAGAGGAAACGCCCGGTTGGGTGTCAACAATGCTTGAGGCTGGAAGGGAGAAGGCTAGGATGCAGTCAGGAGGAGGAAGATAGTAGGGATCAACCAACACCATCATAAACGATGACGTTGGAATAGGCATTGCTTCCAGTAAAGTAAGGATCTGAGCTGCTGTAAGCAAAAGAGCTTGTAAGATTTGGAATGCTGGCTGTTGGAATGCCTGTGAGCCCAGCGGCAACAGAGAATGTGGAACCAGTAACCCACATCTTTTTCACACGAACTTCAAGTGTCAACGTCTGACCAGAAGGAACTGTGAACTTATTGTTTCCCAGAAGTCCATTGCTTGTGAAAGCGATTGTGGTCGCTCCTCCGGTTGCAGCAACAGTCACAAACTTGGTGACATAAGGGAAATTCAACTGAATTGGTTGTCCTGCTGCGGCTGTCGAAGAAGTGACGTATGGAATGCCTGAGATTTGATAGGCAGGCGTGTGATTGTATCCAGGGTCAGGATATTGCATTTTCGTTGTCTGTAACTACCTCAAACATCTCAGAAATGTTATCATTGGCCGACAACAAACCAATCTCTCCGCCAGGAAGAAGAAAACAAAAACTGCTATAATCTCTCCCCTTGAATTCCCCAAGGAAAACAACTGGCTGGCTGAATTTCAACGCTTTGGAACCAGTGATTTTAACCGGCTCCAGGCTTTGTGAGGTAATCCAAACGTGTGCAGTTTGTTGCACAGAAGTTGGGACACCTTTCTTTCTTCTGGATAGGATGGGATTTGTTTTCCATCTAACGAGAGATCCTAGTGGGAATGGAAGTCCTTGGTTGTCATTCATCATGTTGGTTTTATTCTACTTGAATTGAGGTGTCAAGGGGGTTCAATAACTATTCCTCGAAGGAACAGGTAAACCACAAATGATCGAACTAGACTTGGAAAGATGCTGTGAAGAGGTTGCTGGGCTATTCAACCACGACAAATACACACCACTCGCAATCTTCTTGGCTTGTACGGAGGCTTTGCAAATAGTTCATCACTCTCACCATTGGCAGACTAACGGACCAGAAGCATATTCCGACCATCTTCTCTTCCAACGTCTCTACGAACAACTCCAAACAGAAATTGATCTTGTTGGCGAGAAGCTTGTTGGTGTTTCTGCGAAGCCAGCACTGACAAATTACTTCGCAAGAATCAAAGTTTGGCAGAAGTTCTTCGACATGGTTTCAACAGGAAAACCATATCACGAAGTTAGCCTGGAAGCCGAGCAAGCATATCTCAAGATCACTCACTTTGTCATGGCAAAACTAAGCGAGGCTGATTGTTTGACTTCTGGTCTTGAAAACATGCTTGCTGCTATCGCGGACAAACACGAAGAACACGTTTATCTTCTGAGACAAAGAGCAACACCGTGAAACCAATGAACCTAAAAATGGTTCCAGTGGTTGTTGGTGGTTCTGGGGAAAAGAAGGTGGAGTTGTCTGTGAGTTCTGACTATGTGATGGACATTGTTGGAACTCGTCTTTCTCTCTTTCCCTGGGAAGCACAAAACCTTGCCGACGTTCTTCAATGCGTTCTTCCTTCCCCAAGACTTGTTGATCTCATCTGGGAAAAGGCGGACTTGAAGTTGGAACCAAAGAGTCTTTCAACAAACAGAGGAAGTCAAGCTACGCTGATCCAACACAACAACCTCATCAATCAACAAATCAATAGCCGCGAATTCACTTTGGTTGCTGGACACAAGAAAGACATTGTGTTGAGCAGCAGAATTCCAGCAGGGAAGGTTGTGATTTATGGTTGGCACAAGTTGGATGGCAAACCAATCCAACCAGAAAGCTCTATACATTCAGCTTCCTACAAAGACTATTCTCACGGAACAAGATTGATCAGCAGGAAGGTTGTGGTGGATGGTGTTGGTATGGACATCTGGGATGCGGTCAACACTCCAACCTGGAAACAACTCATCGAATCAAGAACTCTCGTCCGAGCATATCCAGCCAACAAACCATGAAACTCTCTGAAATCCTCTTTCCCAACGAAATCACATCAGCACTCAGAGACTTCTTTGAAAACAACAACAAGGAATCGCTCAGGAAGGTGTTTTCCAGGCTTCCAAAATCCCCAGACGGACTCAGGGTCTATCGGGGAATGAAAGTCACAGATAAGGCGTATAGAGCCCTTAGCGACGATGTGACATTTTCAAGGGAAGAAACAGACCGAAATGGAACCGAATATAAACTCTTCAAAGGAAGGGGAATGGTTCCTGGTCCTGGAGATATTCAAAGCTGGACTACCAACCCTGGTGTCGCCATTCAATTCGCTGTTGACCCAGAAAGAAGTGGTGAAGAAGGCGGTGAGATTATCGTCGTCTTTGTTGCTGAGACGGGAAAGGGCGGAAATGATTTTGCTGGAGAACCTGGAAAGCTTGCTCAGGGGACTTCAAGAGAACACGAACGGGAAGTTGTTTCTTATGGTCCTGTGGGGTTTGTTGGCTTTGCTGTGTCTATCCCGGCAGACGATGGTTTCTTCGGAAGGAATCCAACACTTGTCAATGTTTCCGTGCTAAAACAGATGTTGTCACAATCCTAGTCTCTTCCCACCAACAACAACCACCCAAGCATCAGCAGCATCCTTCATCTCTGGAACAGGGATTTCTTTCCCCTTCATCTTTCCAGCTTTTGGAATGTAAGTCTTCCAAGGAAACTCAGGATGAAGTGTTTGAACAAACTCAAACACTTTGTCTTTTACAGGGCGTTTGTCCGCCTTGGTGTTTTTGAAACCAATCGCTCCACGAGCTTTGGTGACATTGACCGAAGAGACGTTTGGAGTGAATTGTTTGTAACAGAGATATGAGATGAGTGCGTTGAACTTTGCAAGAGTCATAAGCACATCTGCACTGCTCAAACCACCAGCAAACATCTTTGCGTTTTCCTCCACAAACACTTTCTCTGGTTTTTTAATCCCATTCCTCAACAAATAACCACAAACTTCATCAATCACATAATCGGCCTTCTCAAACAAAGAAAGGTCTGCTGGGACTTTGATGTAGTCCAGCAGAACCAGTTCTTCTGTCTTTGAGTCGATGATGCTGATTCCAGTACAGGAAGTGGAGATGTCAAGACCAATCAAATAGGACTTTTCGCTTTCAGGAGTGTTTGTCATTCTTATGTTGTAACACACTCTTCCAGGTTGATTTCAGAGATTCCTTTACAAAATGCTTGATCGTTCTTTCATTGACTTGGTTTGATGCCATGTCAAAGATTTTCTCATAGGTGAAGCCTGGATTGGCACGCAGAATTTCATTCTTCTGGTAGTAGTCAAACACACTCTTGAGACGCTCGTAAATGTCTGCGGGTGGATTTGGAAGGGTGGCGGAATCAACCTGATCCTTCAACACAGCTTCATGACCATTGGTGTAATAACTCTTGCCATTTGGAAGCTGGAGTAGGAAGTAAGCGTCATAAGCAAAACCGCTTGTTGAGGGTTTCTGAATCCTTTGAAACTTGACAGGATTCAGAAGTGCTTTCAGCTTCAAAGCTGTTGACTTGTTGTTGTATGCGTCAATCGGAGCATCAAGAACCTTGGAAAGATCAACAACATAGTCGAGGTATTCATCTTTTGGTTCTGTGCTGCCTTGCCCTTCAATCCCGGAGATTCTTTTCTCTGTTGGGGAATAAGTCGCAACGACATGAGGAGTTCCCTTGGGATCAAACAAGCTGATTATTGTTCGTTTTGGGTCAGTTCCCATAACGCCCACACTTCCACAATTTTTCATCTTCTTCCCAAGAATCTCGCACTTGTCCCCGGCATCAATCCACTTCCAGCCGTTTCCGTAAGTTTTGATCGGTGTTTTGTCAGAGAAAAGGAATTTCTCTTCGTATTTGTCACTGGCTTTTTCATAAGCCAACCTGGAATATGGAGCAAGATCGGTAAGCTTCCCGGAAACAATGTCTCTGACTAGTGGTCTTCCAAAAAACAGTTCCTTGAAAAACTCATCAGCGATGTATCCCTTTATCCTTGTCAGTTGGATGCCGGGATCATCCTTCTCATCAAAGGAAGCAAAATCAAGTCGATCCCGAATTTCATTGTATTGCTCCAGCGAAATCCTTCCCTCGGCAAATGATTTGGTAGCATCATAAAGCCTTGCCAACACAACCGCGTTCGCCTTCTCAAAACCATGAGAAGCATTTCTCCACCAATTCTCATCTTCTGGGTTGTGTGCATTGGTTTCTTTGTACCATTTCGCAAGCAATGGTGCCTTCTTTCCAAACTTCTCATAGAAGAGCGAAGCGATGACCTCTGGGTATCCCAGCTTCATCAGCATCTGCTTTGATTCAAAAAGAATGTCTTGGGAAGGAGAAGGGGTGGAGAAAAGGAGGGAGATAAGTTTCATTGGTGTTGAGCAGTAAATAACCACATAACAAGCCTTTGATCTTTATTCGTCTTCTGTTGAAGTTTCGACTTTCAAGAAGATTGCAGGATTCCCAGCAAAGTTAACAAAATCACCTTCTGGACCAAGTGCTGATACCTTCACCCGTGTTGTCACTGGGCCAGTGCGGACAATGTGAGATTCTCCAGTAAGAGAGTAAAGCATCCTTGCGTCTTGTTCCGACTGAAAGGTTGAACTCAACAGAAGGAAAGATACTTTCTTTTCCCAATATTTGGAAGGACCAGAACAAAGATCGGGAAATCCATAGTCAATCTGGAAAAGAGTTCCAGGAACAAATTCATCGTGCTTCATTTTTGATCTCCCTGTTCCGTGTCACACACTTTAAGGCACACAACCAAGTCCATACAAGTGAAAACCTTTCCTCTGGCATTTAACCCTTTGAACCACACCAAAGGATTTGATTGATGATCCAACCCATCATCACTGACTCTGTATTCAATCAAAGACAGAAACAGGAAAGGTTCTTCGTAAGCTGGGAAGTCTCCTCTTCCCGCTGACAAAACGTTGTAGGAAGTCAAACCACCAGAAAACTTTTGGAGATATACAAGGGCACCTGGAACCAGGGTTTTGATGTTTGCTGTCTTGGCCGCAAACGCGGGGGATTTTTTTGATGTGGTTCTCACACCACGTTATTGTTTCAACTCAACTCTCGGAAATGACAGCCGTAATACTTCTCCAACTTCCTCTTCGTTTCTGGAAGAAGGTTGGAAATCTTGTAGTCCAACATGCCAGTTTTCACAAGTGTGTCTTTGCTCAAGACAGCTTCCTCTGGATTCCAGAACTCAACACCAAACTGGTTCCTGAAAATCTCTTGAATCCTATCCGAGACATTGCAAGCAAGCAGCATTTTGTTGTTGTTTTTCTTCGTGTCCTTGGTTTTGGGCTTTCCAAACGGAACAGTCATTCGATGAGTTGGCTTTGTGACAACGAACTTGTTTTGGAAAGCCTTGAGATCGTTTTCGGTCCACTTTGCCAATGTCGATTCCAGCCAACTTGTTCCATCGGTTGTGTAGAAAACCATTGCGTCCGTACCAAAGCCCATTTGAATATACCAGGGAGAACCACGAGAAACACTCCCAAGCTCAAACATGTTTTCAATCCGATTCTTTTCAATCAACCTCTTACTGAGAAGATCAAGAGCGGATTGGTGAGAAGTGATTTGGTGGATTTCCTTGTTGGTTCCAACGACGAGGGGAATTGATTTTGCAACTGTTGTGGCTGTGCTCATGAGAGCAGGTCTAGCACCCGGCTTTTTTGGCTTCAACCAGTTTCCTAAAACCCATCACAACGGCATCAGTCCAAACCTCAAACTCCCATCCTTTTCCTTCTTTGATGATCCAGGAACGGACAGCAGCATTTTTCAGCATGACCTTTTTGGTTGCGAGCTTGTCTTGTCTTTTGACTTCAACAATAACGGTTCTACCTGACTTATAGCGGACCAGAAAGTCTGGGTAGTAGGTGTGACCCTTACCTGCCATCACATAAGGCACCATAAGGCTCTCATATTCATACGAGACCACTTCTGGATTATTGTCCAGAAACTCAGCGACCGTCTTCTCCCAGCCCGAACGATAATGAATCGGCGCAGCACACTTCGGAGAGTGATGGATTCCTGTTTTGTAGTGCTTCCGTTTCCGTCTCTTCTTTGATAAAGTCGTGATTTTCTTTGTTCTCAATTTCAACAATTTTTCCCCGAAAGCCGTCTGTTGGCTTTTTCGTGAATTCCTGGTGGAGAATCAACAAACTCGAACCCTTCGTCTTCATCAACCACAAATTCTCCTTCGTAGTCACCATTGTCGGTTGCATAGCGGAAGTGGAGATTTACAAACCCATTGATCACCTCCACGGAAACTCCAAGGAAGTTCACATCAACTCCTTCAATCTTCAACAACGCTCCAGCAAGACTGTTGATCTGTCCGAATAGTATTTTCAGATTTTTGACAGCTTTGAAGCGGTTTTTGGAAACTTCTCTGGAGTTTGATGCAGTGCGATCCTCGAAGTTTTCTTGGGTGGAGTTTGCTCTATCTACTGCATTCTGCAAGTTAACAAACTTTTGAAGTATCTCCGAATGTTTCGACTGCAACAACGGTTGATTCATCCTTTTCCATGCAGCGGAAAGGAACTCTTCGCGTATAGTATCTCCGATGAACTCTCGCAGATTCATGGTTTTTGTTACTTCCAAGCGCGACACGACCACTTTTTAACAATGTCGTAATTTAGTGACATTAAACTCTTGAGATGACTCAAACAACATGTCTTCAATTTTCATGTTCACAACGGCAACCTTTCGTTCCCATATCCAGATGTGAGAACAGCGTCTTTTGAAACAACAACGGGAACAATCCTGTGCTTCTCTTTGTATTGAGTCAGAATCCTTGGGTTGGGATCGGCTTGAAACCACCAAACCATTTTCCCATCGACCATCAACTTTTGAATTGGTTCACGATTGCTGATCCGAACAGACCAACCCTCTTCCTCACATTCCCGCAAAACCGCTTCCAAAGGATCTTCACCCGGATCCAACTTTCCCCCAGGCAACCCTATTTTCCCAGCTTGTCCTCGGTCTGCTGGACGTGTTGTGGCTGCATATCCACCTGACCCCACCCTCGCTAACGCAAAAACAGCAAAGGGACTTTCTGACCCAGACTCGGGAGGTGCATCCTCCACGACTTGCTCACCAAGATACAAAAAACGCTTTAGATTAGGCACTTGAACTCCTTCAGTAAGTATTGGCATGACCCTTGTCTCATCCCTCGTTAGTGGAAGATAACCAGAAGAGGGATCCAAGAGAGGGAACCCTATAAGAGAAGATGTTTTGGAACTTCAGGGGGGCCTCCCCCGGCCCGGCCAGGATAAGGTCAAAGAAAATCCTTGACACAACCTTCATCTCATTGTAGGATCCCAACACAACATCAAGGCAGCGAGATAACAAAAACATGAGTACGCACGAAGTAAAAGTGATTCGAGTTGAAGAGGTAAGGGTGCATCCGAATGCAGATGCACTTGAAATCATTCCTGTTTGGGGATACCAAGCGGTTGTTCGCAAGGGACAGTTCCAAGTTGGTGATTTGGCTGCGTTCATTGAACCAGACAACACCGTGAAGCTCTCTCGTCCCGAGTTCCAACACTTGGATAAGGGAAAGGGTCGTGAACGTCATCGTCTTACGGTCGTTCGTCTCCGTGGTGAACCCTCTTATGGACTTTTGATCAAAGCTCCAGATGGTGCCAACGAAGGAGATGATGTCATGGAACAACTGGAAGTGGAGCATTACGATCCTCCAACTTTCTTCAGTGGAACCAAGGCTGGAGTTGCAACCCAAGGCCCAGAGTATGTCGAAGCCCCAGTTTACAAACTGGAGAATTTCAGGAAGTATCATCGTCTTTTCAACCCAGAAGATGAAGTGAATGTTTCCGTGAAGATTCATGGAACCAACGCACGATTTGTTTTTGATGGTGAGAAGATGCACGCTGGGAGTCACAAAACTTGGAAGAGGAATCCAAGTGGAGTTGAGCCTCGTCAAATCACTTACACCAACAAGGAAGGTGAAGAAGTTACAAAGGTTATTGGACCCGAGTCTTGTCTTTGGTGGGAAGCTATTCGACAGAATCCTTGGATTGAGGATTGGTGTCGAGCGCATCCCAAGGCTGTTCTTTACGGAGAGATTTATGGTCCCAATGTCCAGGGAAGCCAATTTGCCTACGGAAAGAAAAATGGCGAATATGGTTTTGCTGCCTTTGATGTGATGGAGAATGGCCGTTGGGTTTCCAATGGAGAAATGCTGGATAATCCAGTTTACTCAGAGGGGATGAAGGAAGTTGTTCCAGTGTTGTTTCGCGGGAAGCTTTCCGAAGTGAACCTTTCGGAACTGGCAGAGGCGAAGGAGACTATGTTCCCTGGACAGGTTGTTCGTGAGGGTGTTGTCGTGAAGTTGAATCAAGCTGAGAGGTTTGATTCCAAGCACGGAAGGGTAGCCCTCAAATATGTTTCTGATGTTTACCTCTCCATGAAGTGAAACAGGCAACATGAAAGAAGGAATCGGCCTGAATTTCTCCGGTAAAGTCATCAAGAATAGAGATTTTTCTACTTGTTTCCTCGTTAGAGCAAACTTCCGAAAAACCGACCTCGTTCAGGTGATTTTCAATCACGCTGATCTTCGCTTTGCTGATTTTCGAGGATCGTTTATAGGTTATGCTGACTTTAGCGATGCTGATCTTCGTGGTGCGGCCTTAGATGGCGTGTATTTGAAATATGCAATCATTCGAGATGCGAACCTCATTGGTGCATGGTATGACAAGTTCACAGATTTTCCAGAAGGATTTGATCCAAAAAAGCCGGGATGTTTTGCGCAGATTAGCTAGATTTCAGATCCTCATAGATCACTCTGTTCTCACGTCCCCAGAACCTAACCAATTGGCCAGATTTTACATTTGCTGCGTCTTCGTATGGTTGCAAACCTTCATCATCATTTGGGAACACAACGCCCGCTTGACCTTGTTTGCAATGAGTCAACTCATGAGCCAAGGTTCTCAAGCAATCGGCCATTGCCCTGTTCTTGATAGCAACGAAAACTGTCATCCCATAAGGATCACAATATCCAGCGGTTGGCATTCCAGTTGTTTGTCTCTCAGATAGAGTGATGGTTATTTTTCCACGCAGCCCAAGTTCTTTGGCACAATGTTGAATGAACCGTTTGATGATTTCCAGGTTTTCTTTGGTGAGTTTCATGGAGCAAGTGGAAATAACTAGAACAAGGGATTCTGCTGGGGTAGGCTTGAACTCATGGCATATATTCATCCGACCCCTTCATACGAATATTCTGACGTTTTCATCGTCCCCAACCATTCCACTGTAACCTCCAGGAAACAAGTCAACACTGAGGTTCAACTGGCAAGTCCAAACAGTGATCTCTCCCTTTCCATTATGGTTCCAGTTGTTTCGGCAAACATGGACACTGTGACAGGATCAAAGATGGCAATTGCTTTGTGGGAAGCCGGAGCAATTGGCGCACTTCACCGATTCAATTCAATTCCAGAAGCCGTTGAAGACTTCTTAGAAGTCCAGCGTGCTCAAGCAAACTGTTTTGTTTCTTTGGGTGTGAATTCAAACTGGCAAGAGAGAGCTTCTGCACTTTATGAAGCAGGAGCAAGGTTTTTCATTGTGGACATTGCTCATGGGCATAGTTCAATGATGGAAAACACTGTCAAGTGGGTTAGAAACCGCTTTGGGCGAGATATTTTCATTGTTGCTGGGAACATTGGGACTTCTTGGGCTGTTGACTCTATGAAAGATTGGAAGGTTGATGCGGTTAAGGTTGGGATTGGAGGCGGGAAGGTTTGCTTGACAAAGAATGTGACTGGAGTTGTTACTCCAATGTTTACAACAGTGTTGGAGTGTTCTCAACGTGCTAGTAAATGGGGAATCCCAGTGATTGCAGATGGTGGAGCAAGGGAATATGGAGATGTTGCAAAAGCAATTGGTGCTGGAGCAACTGCTGTGATGTCTGGATACTTTTTTGCTGGATGTCCAGAATCTCCTTGTGTTGGTGGAACAACTGAGAAAGGCGAAGTGATTTATCGTGGTATGGCAAGCAGTGAAGCGGCAGTCAAAGTTCGGAGTGTTGACACACTTCCAACACCGGAAGGCGAGAGTATTTTCGTTCCCAAAAAGCCTTCAGCAAAAGAAGTTGTGGAGCTTCTCAAGGGTGGTTTGCAATCAGCGTACTCCTACGTCGGCGCAACATCCACTCATGAATTCCGAGAAAACATCTCGTTTGGTATCCGTGGAAGGTAACACTATGACAAAACAACCAAAAACAAATCATCCCCTGAAAGCACGTCTTTTCATTGGTGGACTCAAATCCCTCTTCGGAGACATGCACGACATGCTTGAAGAAGTCGAAAAGACTGGGCAAATGTCGAGAGATATGATTACCAGCCTTACCGATGTTCACGAAGCAATTGATCTTGCTGTTGATGAACTCAAGAAGGTTATGTCTCCTTGTTGCGATCATAGTCCAGACGCACATCAGTGTGATGACACTTGCAACGACGAAACAACAACTGTTCCGTACACGGGGAAAGTGGTTGGGGTGGAAGGTTCGCCAACACAGTCGCCAGGAGGCCCAGAAGCTTTTGTAATCGACGAGGATGAAGAGGATGACCAGGAACCCGTCGAAGAAATTCAAGGGCAAGGAAAAGCCTCCTGGAGCGTTTGTGATGTGTGTGGATGTGACGGTTGTTGCGAACCGGACGAGCAACGTGGATGCGACGTTTGCGGGTGCGGCTGTTTTGTGGAAGAAGATGCCACATTCACACCTTCTCTGAAAGGACCATCCCCAAGCGATTTCTCTTCAATAGTAATGGATCCAGAAGATATTCCTTATGATTCTAAGAGACACTTGAGAGTTATTCGTCACAACACTCCGAGTGGAACCTTTCCCACCGAAGAAGACCTTGATTGCAAGCAAGATGTTTCCGAAGTTCCTACAACTGACAAGAAACAGCCGAAGAAAAAGTCGAAGACAAAGAAGTAGTGTTGGTGTATGGTGCTCTTAGCATGAGCACTTTACCAAAAAAACCAAGATCAACAACCTCAGATTCCCCTCCCAACTTCACAAAGAAGCATCTCAAAATCATTCAGACAAGCACGGAAAACATTCGTACTTCTGATTCGATTGATTCTCTCCTTGAAGGAACAACAAAGATTGAACCTGTTGGATTGGACTTCTCTGCTCCAACCAACATGGATTATCTTTCAATCCGTGGCAACATCTCTTTCTCCGAGCTTTCTACCTGGAGAACGTGTGCTTTTCGTCACAAGCTGAAATACCTGGACAAGATCAATGGTGGAGCACTTGATGGTCCATCTGAACACACAGAGTTTGGTCATGTGATTCACACGGCCCTCGAAGTGTTTCTGGAAACTCGAAAGATGCCATCCTATGATGATGTCAAGGTCGGCCTTTCCTACGCATTCAGCGAACTTCCAAACGTTGCTTCTCTGAAAGAAGAAGAATGGCATGGTGTCGTTGAACCAATCCTTTCGGAAGTCCCAGCGTTTATGGACGAAATGTTTGGAAAAGACTGGAAGTATGTTGCCAGTGAATATCCATTGATGGAGCCAATTGAAGGACACAATCATCTCTTCAAAGGTTTCATTGACGGCGTGATCACTGCAATGAACAAAAGAGGTGAGGAAATCACCTATTTGGTAGACTGGAAAACGGCCAGTTATTCTTGGCCTGTTTCCAAGAAAACAGATCCAAACAAGACAATGCAGTTGGTTCTTTACAAACACTTCTACTCCCAGAAAACGGGTATTCCTCTGGATAAAATCCGTTGTGCCTTTGTTGTTCTCCGCAGGTCTAAAAAACCTGGGAACTGTGAGTATGTTTCAGTATCTGTTGGACCCAAGGCACTCAGCAACGCTCTGGAATCCGTTGACTCGATGTTGGGTCATGTGAAAAGGAAGATTTTCCCCAAAAACAGGCAAAACTGTCGGTTCTGCCCCTATGCCAACACTCCTCATTGCCCTTGAAAGAAAAAACACAAGACATGGAAACAGAATTTCTTGACGAATTGATCCCACTTCTTCCAGAAGAACCTATCATCATTTATCAGTCACCTCTTGGTCACAGAGAGAAGAGAGATTATTCAGGAAGCAAAAAGGAGCTTGTGATTCTCCTATCGGATGAATCACATCAGCCTGTTGATTTCAAAAACTGTTTGGTGTTTAGGAATTACATTCCCTCAAAACCAGCAGCCAACGAAAGACCAATTCCTCTTCCATTTGCCTCTGGATTCAAGAGTGATTTAACGGAGCACTTGTCATTCAATGACAGGAAATACATGATGGCCTTTGCTGGTTTTGTGGGCGATATGCGGAGGCAACAAGCTGTCAATGCCATGTCCACCATTGGGAAGCAATTAAATCGTGTCTATATTCGTCCTAGTGAGGGTTTCTCAAAAGGATTGACGCGACAGGAATATAGTGAAGTGATGTGCAATACCATGTTGGCAATCTGTCCACCTGGAGGAAGTCACGAATCATTCAGGATGACAGAGGCTTTGAAAGCTGGATGTATTCCTGTGTTGTTGAACAAAAAAGATCGTCAGTGGTATGACCCGGACTTCAAGACAGCTTTTTGGTTGCAATCGTGGGATGAACTTCCAGGGCTTGCTTCCTGGGTCATTAATACCGATCCAATGATTTTGAAGGAACGCTCCAAGGCTTGTAGAGAATTTTACAAGACTCATCTTTCACCAGAAGCAGTCGCAGGATATATCACAAGAGAATGGTACAAGGATCAAACCAAATGAAAAAAAACAGAGCGGCGATTGTCACAGGTGGAGCAGGCTTCATTGGAAGCAATCTCGTCGATACCCTCATTGCCAAAGACTTTCAAGTTATCTGCATCGACAATGAATCAGCAGAAAGCAATTCACAGTTTTACTGGAATCCAGCAGCACACAACATCAAAGGAAATGTCTGTCACCAAGACAGCATTCTTTCAGATGTTCGTTGGATTGCCAATGAACACAACTTGAATATTGAGACGGTTTATCACCTTGCAGCAGAAGCAAGGATCCAGCCTTCCTTCAAGAAAAAGGATCTGGTGTTCAGAACCAATGTGATGGGAACGGTTTCGATGTTGGAAGTGGCAAGGGAGTTGAAGGCAAGCAGGTTTGTTTATTCTTCCACTTCTTCGGCATACGGGAACGCTTCTATTCCTTTCGATCAATACACTCCAACGAAGTGTTCCACGCCTTATGCGGCTGGGAAGGTGGGTGGTGAGCTTGCTTGCTTTGCTTATGATACAACAGGTGCAGAAGATGAACTCCAAACGACTGTGTTGAGGTACTTCAACGTTTATGGACCAAGACAGCCAATCAAAGGGCAATATGCCCCAGTGGTTGGGTTGTTCTTGCGCCAAAAAGCAGAAGGAAAACCTCTGACGGTTGTTGGTGATGGAAAGCAAACCAGGGATTTTACCCACGTCGATGACATTGTTGCTGGAACAATTGCCGCTGGTGATGTTTCCAACTTTATTCCAGAGAGCATTAGGAAGAATCCAATCAACCTTGGGACAATGGAGAGATATAGCATCCTCTATCTGGCAGAAATGATCGGTGGAGAAATCGTTCATGTGCCCGAGAGAAGGAATGAAGCTCGGCATACCCAAGCTGACATTTCTGTCGCCCATGTTTGGTTGAACTATCAACCAACTGTTAAACTAACCGATTGGATCAAAGAGGAATTGAAGAAGGTGAAGAAATGACAATGACTGTTTTGGTAAAGTTTCCGACAAGAGGAAGGCCGGACAGGTTTTTCCCTGTGTTGGACAGGTATTACTACGGATCCAAGAAAAAGAATGCAACCAAGTTTCTTGTGTCGTGTGACCTGGATGATCCCAGCATGAACAATGATACTGTAAGACAGAAGTTCTCTCAGTATCAGAATCTTGAAGTGTGCTATGGTAACTCCAAAACCAAAATTGAAGCTGTGAATGCTGACATGGATAAAGCTGGGGAATACGATATTCTCCTGCTCGCCTCAGATGACATGATCCCAGAGGAAAGAGGATACGATGAGATCATCAGAGGAAAGATGGAGGAGTTGTATCCAGACACCGATGGTGTTCTTTGGTTTTTTGATGGGTACCGAAAAGACTTCAACACTCTCTGTATTCTCGGAAGGAAATATTACGAGCGGTTTGGGTACATCTATCATCCAGATTACAAGTCCTTCTGGTCTGACAACGAGTTTACCGAGGTTGCGAACTCTCTTGGCAAGCAGACTTTCATTGACAAGGTAATCATTAGACACGTTCACCCCGACTGGATTCAAAGAGATCCAGCAACGAAAACGCTGTTCCAACAGATTCATCCAACCACAACGAATATCGGGCTTGATGAAACCTTCATGAAGAATCTGCCCTACGAAAGACAGGATGCTGCTGTGTATCTCCAGAGAAAGGCAGCAGGGTTTCCTAGATGAAAAAGATCATCTCGTTCTGTCTCTGGGGAAATGATCCAAAGTACACGATTGGAGCTTTGAGAAACGCAGAGCTTGCCAAGACAGTTTATCCTGGGTGGACTCCAAGGTTTTACGTTGGTTCTTCCACTTCCCCAGCCGTAACAAAACAACTTCTTCGTGCAGGCGCAGAGGTTGTCAACATGACCGAACCTGGAGATTGGAGAGGAATGTTCTGGAGGTTTTATCCTGCTGGGGAGCCTGATGTCGAAGTAATGTTGTCCAGAGACACAGACTCAAGACTTTCCATGAGAGAAAGGGCTGCCGTTGATGAATGGCTCTCAGACCCAGAGAAAGTGTTCCATATCATGAGAGATCATCCAGCACACAAAACAGAAATTCTTGGTGGGATGTGGGGTGCAAGAGGAGGATTCCTTTCAGAGATGAAACAGTTGATCGACGAATATCCAGCAGGAGACTTCTGGCAGGTTGATCAAAACTTCCTCAGAGAGAAGATTTATCCACTCGTCAAACATCGTGCAAAAGTTCATGATCCCTTCTTTGAGAACAAACCTTTCCCAACACCAAGAATTGGAACAGAGTTTGTTGGTGACGTGTTTGATTCGACCGATGTAAGACACCCAGAATATTGGAAAGCAATTCCCCAACAATGAAAATCCTCATGATTCAAGAGCGTGGCAGGCACGAAGCAAACAGAGAGTTTCGTGAAAGTGAAAACTTCCGACGTTCCTTCGAGCGAATTGGTGTTGAGTCTGAGGTCTGGGGAATCAACCAACCAACCTTTTCAATCCCATTCCATGAAATGATCAAGGACTATGATGTGATCTTTGCGATGGAGAACTACGACGAATCTGGTTGGCTCCCAGACCTTTCTCAAATCACAAACAAATTCAAGGTGTTCTGGAGTATTGACTCTCACCTCGCTTTGGGTCAGCACGTTTTCTTTTCCAAGCGAGCCAAGTTTGACTTGCATCTCAACAGCACGGAAGGATACCTCAAACACTTCCTCCGTCATTCTCCGACTTGTCTCTGGTTTCCCAATGCTTATCCCGATGATCTGATTGATCATATTCCACATGCCTCTAAATCGCACGACGTTGGCTTTTGCGGGTCACTGATTGGTGGAAGGGGTCAGTGGTTGGAAAATATTTCCTCTGCCTCTAATAAGGCGATTAGACGGGATGCTGGGGTTCTGGGAAGAGGGATGGTGGAAGCCATCAACTCCTACAAGGTTGCCTTGAACCAAAGTCTTCTGGATGACATCAACTACCGAGTGTTTGAAACTCTTGGAGCAAAAACATGTTTGCTCACCAACACCGTTCCTGGGTTGGATAAGCTTTTCATCCCAGGCAAACACTTGATGACTTACAGTAATCAGCAAGAGCTTGTTGAAAAACTGCATTATCTTCTGGGGAAGCCAGAAGTTGTTGAAGAAGTTGCTGCTGCTGGGTATGATCACGTTAGAGCAAATCACACTTATGATGTGAGAGCCAAACAACTGATGGAGATTTTGAAGGAGAAGGTATGAAGATTTTGAAACCAGTGGTAGGTGGACACGATGGAAGTTCTTTCAGAGAACTTCTTGATATTTGGGAAGAAATGGGGCTGTGTGAGGTTGTTCCAGGACCAACGCCAACACAAACATATCCAGGGTTGGATCATATTTCACAATATCCAGAGTCAAGACCTTGGGTTGATCGGGTTGGAGGAATCCTTCTCTATGACAACCCAATCCTCGACAAACTATCTCAGCACTTGACTTGGGAAATGGCTTTGTGGGCCAATCAAGTTCACAAGGGAGAAAATTGTTTTCCTTGGACCTTCTGGGCAAAGCATCCAAAGGTCATGGAAAAGATCAGGAAAGAAGGTATCCCGGATTATTCCGGTCGTGCCTTTGAAAGCATTTTCATTGGAACATTCACAACAGGACTTCGTGGCGGACATGATTGGTCAAAAGCCATTCAGAAATACTGGATGGGGCAGCATAGCCAACGAATTGTATCCAATGACCAGTATCTCAATTTGTTGAAAAACAGCAAGTTTGGCTTGTGTCTCCCTGGTGTTGGACCAAAGTGTTTGAGAGATATTGAGTTGATTGGAATGGGAACAGTTCCAGTGTTTACCCCTGGAGTTTCTACTGATTACTACAACCCTCCACAAAAGAACGTTCACTACCTCTACGCCGAATCCCCTGAAGAAGTGCGAGAAGTTATTTCCAAATGTTCTCCTGCTCAATGGACAGAGATGAGTGAAGCTTGTCTGGAATGGTATGAAGCTAACTGCTCTCCTCAAGGTTCCTTCAACCTCACCCAAAAAATCATTGAAGACAACAGGAGGAAGAAGTGAGCAAGAGCGACAACCTTGTTTTTATTCCTCACATGGGGCTTGGTGACGTTATTCTGGTAAATGGTTTGCTGCGTTATCTTGCCAAATCTTACAAAACCGTAGTGATGCCATGCAAGGAGAACAACCTTCTCACCGTAAGACGAATGTTTGAGGATATGGAGAATCTGTTCCTCCTTCCAGTTGTTGGTGGTTTGAAATACACTTCTGCACAAGAAGATGTCAAGCAAGCTCAAATGCTGGGGAAGACCTACAAACTCTATGGATATGATCACATCGGGCTTGGTTTTTTTGGAAATAGGTTCCGTGAGTTCGAACAAACCATTCACAACAAAACAATGACTTATGAGGAATTCTTCTATCTGGAGGCTGGGGTTCCTTTTGAAGAGAAGTGGAATTCATTCAAACTAAACAGGAACCCGTGGAGGGAATTAGATTTGTTTGATAGGTTTGGCGTGTCTCCTGGGGAATATGTTTTTTTGCATGATGACCCGGATAGAGGAAGAGTTATTGACAGAAGCATTTTTCCTCCTGGGTTGCCTGTGATCACTCCGAAGGAGATGTTCTATCGTGGAGACATTCTGGATTACGGGTATGTCATGGAGAACGCCAAAGAACTTCACATGACAAACAGCTCATTTGCTGACTTGGCTGATTTCTTCAACCTCCCAGCAGACCAGAAGAAGTGCATTCACCTCTACGCTTTGACAGAAGGACACTTTCATTGTCCTGTAAAATACAAGCATAACTTCCAGACGATTTACAACTCTCCGTCCAATCCTTAGACGCGCTCGCAACATTATCGGGCATGACTGAAATTCTCATTCCCGTCTCCGCTGGTGAGCTTTTTGACAAAATCACCATCCTCAAAATCAAACTCCAAAAGATTCAAGACCAAGCCAAACTCAGGAATGTTCATTCGGAACTCTTGAAGCTGGAGAAGGTTGTTTCGGATAATGGACTTTCCATCCCAACAGAGCTTTTTGATAGGCTAATGGGAGTCAACAACCGTCTGTGGGAAACCGAAGACCTTATTCGTGAAAAAGAGTCCAAAGGTCTTTATGATGATGACTTCATCAGGTTTGCTCTGCTTGATGCACAACTCAACGATTTGAGATTTGTTGTCAAGCGAGAGATCAACAACCTGTTTGATTCTTCTGTAAAGGAAGAGAAGTCATACAGTGAAGAAGTTCTCAACAGAAAGAAGTGAGCTTGTGGCAACACCAATCATTCAAATTGAACCTTGGATTGATGAGATTGAGGAAGGTCTCCTAGTTGATTCAATTCGTACGAAGTATGTCACAGAGCACGAATTTACCAGCCGCTTTGAAAGACAAATAGAAAACCTTACAGGTGCCAAACACGCTGTTGCTATGACAAATGGAACAGCAGCCCTGTTTTGTGCCTTCAAAGCCTTGGGACTCCAGCCGGGAGATGAGGTCATCGTTCCCAATATCACCTTTGTTGCAACAGCCAACGCGGCGATTATGGCGGGCTTGAAACCCGTCTTGTGTGAGATAGAACAAGACTACTTCTGCATTGACACAGAAAAAGCTTCTGGGCTTATTACGGAGCGAACCAAGGCCATCGTCCCTGTTCACCTCTATGGCCAAAGCGCCAACATGGGCAAGGTGATGGCATTTGCCAAAAAACACAACCTCTTTGTTGTTGAAGATGCTGCTCAGGGCGTTGGAGTGATGCACAAAGGCCAGCACGTTGGAACGATTGGAGACATTGGAATTCTCTCCTTCTATGGAAATAAGACAATCACTTGTGGGGAAGGTGGAGTTGTCATCACCAACAGCAAAGAACTCAGAGACGCTTGCTACCGTCTGAAAAACCACGGCAGAGACAAAAAGGGAATATTCATTCACCAAGAGATTGGTTTTAACTTCGCTTTCACCGAGATGCAAGCCGCAGTCGGCTTGGCTCAAATGACAAAACTGAACAATGTCATCAATCAAAAGCGAAAAATTCACGAGAAGTATGTCCGTGAATTGGCTGGGATACCGGGGTTCCAGTTTTGCAAGATCAACCACGAAGTTACAACTCATCCAGTTTTTTGGTTCACTTCTGCGCTGGCTGAGAAAAGACAGGAGTTGCAGGATTTTCTCTCCGAAAGAGGGATTGGAAGCAGGTTGTTTTTCTATCCCATGCACCAACAACCATGTTATGCTGGAATGAAGAGGGAGATGGGGATTCGAGAGGATGACCCAGGACAGTTTCATTACAGTGAGTTTGTGTACTCCAGGGGAATATCCTTGCCATCCTCTTACAACCTGACAGACGAGCAGCAAGACAGAATTATCGGGGCTGTAAAAGCCTTCTACGAGGGAAACAAATGATCGAGCTTGTGAAAGATACCATCGACAAGAAAGACATCAACCAACTCATCAAGTGGTTGAAAACATATCCAAGACTCACCAAGGGTGAATTGACAACCAAATTTGAGGAGAAGTGGTCGAAAATGCTGGGAGTTGAACACAGTGTTTTTGTGAACTCTGGTTCGTCTGCAATTCTCATGATGCTCCAAGCTCTTTTGGAATCTGGAAGAGTTCAACGAGGAAGTAAGGTCGTTGTCCCAGCTTTATCCTGGGCAACTGACTTTTCTTCTCCTGTTCAACTTGGCTTTGAACCAATTGTTTGTGATTGCAACCTGGAGGATCTCTCTGTTGACTTGAATCAGTTGAAAGAAATCTTTGAAGTTGAAAAGCCCGCAGCCTTGATTCTTGTTTCTGTTCTGGGATTGGTTCCAGACATGGACGCTGTTGTCCAACTCTGTCAAGAACACAATGTTATTCTGCTGGAAGATGTGTGTGAGTCTTTGGGCTCAACCTACAAAGGCAGGCAACTCGGAACCTTCGGTGCCATGAGCATCTTTTCCACTTACTTCGGTCATCACATCAGCACGATTGAAGGCGGAATGGTTTGCACCAATGACCCAGAACTTAACATGGTTTTGAAAGCAATCAGAAACCACGGGTGGGATAGAGACCTCACAACAGAACAAAAAACAGAACTCAGGACCGCGTTCGGCGTTGATGACTTCAGTGCTCTCTACACGTTTTACTTCCTTGGGTTCAACTTCCGTTCAACCGATCTCCAGGCGTTCCTTGGAATGGGACAACTAGACAAGCTTCCTTCGATTGTAAAGAAGCGCAACAAAAACTTCTTGCAGTATAAGAAGGAGATTTACAATCTCTGGTCTCCGCAAAGCTCTGAGGGTGGGTTTGTTTCCAACTTTGCCTATCCAGTGCTTCTCCAGAACAAGGAAGAGGCATTGGTGAGATTAAACGCTGCTGGGGTTCAAGTGCGTCCTTTGATTTGTGGGAGTATGACTTCCCAGCCGTTCTACACGAAGAACTTTCCAACACCAAAATATGACACGCCAAATGCAAGGCTTGTTGACAAGCACGGCTTCTACCTTCCAAATCATCCAAAGCTGACACGAAAAGAAATTTCTGTTGTGTGTGCAGCTATCAAAGACCTCTGGTAAACCAAATGGCAATCAACATTTCACTGGAAACTCATAGACCTCTCTATGAGGACTTCTACGCTTGCCTTGATTTTCTTCATGGTGTGAAAGACGAGGATTACTCCTACCCAGACAGGATTGTCCCTTTTCACATTTACTCTGAGTTTAAGACCGACAAAGAGATCGTCAGCTTGATGTCTTACTTCGCCACACAAAACCTTGAGAAAACCAAGGTGATTGTTTGGTCTGACTATGACATCACCAACGAACCAAGAGTTCAGAGGTTCAAACACTTGGTTGATTTCAGAGTTTGGAATGCTGAGAAGGAAGCGGTTGGAAGTCCGATTGAAGGAGACACGAGAATGTTTCGGGCTGCTGATCAGAAACATTATCTCCAGAGTGATCTTTTGAGACTGCTTGCTTTGTGGAAGTACGGAGGCGTCTGGATCGACATGGATATTATCCTCCTCAGAGATTTCAAACCTCTTTTGGATCAAGAATGGATGTATATGTGGGGAAGTGAAACAGACTTCAAAGCCCAAGGAGCCTGTGCCTCTGTTCTCAGTCTCCAGCCAAAGTCGTACCTTGCAACAGAGCTTCTTGTTGAAGCACAGAAGATGCCAATTGTTCCCAACTCTACATGCTGGGGCAAGGATATGTTTGCTCAACTTTACCGCAGATTACCTTTCCAGGTGATGCCAGCAACGTTTTTCAACATTGAATGGTGTATGAACAAGCGTATTCCCGGAGCTGGCGACGCTGCTGAGTCCGGTTGGTTCAAGAGCCTTCCCAGCAACCACAAACACTTGTTCCCAGAAACGTTTGCTTGGCATTGGCATAACAGCAGCAAGAAGGATTTGATTGTTGAGCCAGGATCCAAGTTTGATCTTTTGACCAAGTTGACAGAACAGAAACTGGTTGATCGAGGTCTTTGAGAGTCAATACATAAACAACCCACAGAATCAATCCTTGTGGGTAAATGCCAGAAAACAAACAATGGGCAACAAAAGAGGTAGCAGTTCAACACGGTTATCTCTCCCCACCTTCCCAACCCCTTCCCAGCCATCTAGCAGCAATCCAAGCAATCAAACCATTCCTTCTTCAACTTCGCAAGTCTGATAAAGATAAACTCTACGTCAGTGACTTGGGCTGTGGAAATGGAAGAATGATCCTTGCTCTCGAACAAGTGCTTGGTCCTTCTGTTCCATTTGGTTATGTCGGATACGATTTCAACGAATCTTGCTTGGAGGAAGCGAGAAGGAATTTCCCAGATCGCTTTTTCATGACAATGGATTTGGATGCTTATGATGGTATGGCCCCAACCCATTCAGATTTGGTTATCCTTGACAGCACCTTGTCGATGGTAGAAAGACCCAAAGAACTCCTCCTCGGGCTTCTAAAAGCCAACAGAGCGGTTCTGGTGGAGCGTATCAGAACCGGAGAAAAAACAGTCAGAGAAGAATATGTTTGGGGAGGAATGACTCAGCCATCAGTCAACTGGGCATTCCACCCTTCCTTCTTCTTTGAAGTTGCCAATGAATCAGGTTGCATGATCGCTCACAGAAGCGACACACGAATCCTTTTTGTGAAAGATGAAGACGAAGAAAACAGCAATGATGAATAACAATCAGACAACAACAATCAGTGTGATCGGGAATGGATTTGTGGGTGGCGCAGTTGCCAATGGCTTCTCAAGGCTCAATCCAAAGGTTTACGACATTGATCCGAAAAGATCAACGTGCTCCCTAACAGAAGCTCTTGAATCAAAATTCATCTTTGTCTGTCTTCCAACCCCAATGGTAAGTGCAGAAGGTGGAGAAGCAAATCTCTCCATCATCGAATCCTTCTTTCAACAAGCATTCCAACATTCCATCAATCCCTCTTCTGTCTTTGTCATCAAATCAACAGTTCCAGTAGGAACAACCAAAAGACTTCAGAAACAATTCCCTGGTTTGAGGTTGGTTCACAATCCAGAGTTCCTGACAGCAGCAAGGGCCAACCTGGATTTCATCAATGCAGACAGAACTGTTTTGGGTGGTGATGACCAGGATGCCCTTCAATCGCTCCAGGAGCTTTATGCGGGCGAGTTCCCTCATGTTCCTACCCTTACCATGTCCAGCACCGACAGCGAGCTTGTAAAATACTCTGCGAACTGTTTCCTGGCAACCAAGACCATGTTCTTCAACGAGATCAAATTCCTCGCTGAGAAAATGGGTGCAACCTATGAGAACGTTGTCGCGGGAGTTGTCTCCGACAAAAGAATTGGTCCGAGTCACACAAAAGTTCCCGGACCTGATGGAGACTACGGGTTTGGTGGTACCTGTTTCCCCAAAGACATCAATGCCCTTGTTTCAACGATTGAAAGTTGTCAAGAAGATTGCTTAGTGGAAGATAACCAGAAGAGGGATCCAAAAGGGACTCATATAGTTCCTTCACCTTCGTCTAAGATTTTCAAAGCTGTCTGGGAGAGGAACAAGGAAGTTAGGAAGAACTGGGATTGGGCATCCAGTCCATCTGCCGTGAAAGGTCTGTCGTGAAAGTCAAGACGGCACTGCAATCCAAAACCGTACTCGAAAGACTACTATCATAAAGTCAAAGGCATTCCCGCCAAAGAAGTCTGGAAAAGGGACAAACAAAGAGTCAAAGCCTTGAAAGCTCTTGGTTATTCAGTCTTCGTTGTTTGGGAAAATGATTTCAAAGATGAGCGAACTAAGACACTGGAAGGTGTCAAAGAATTTCTAGGGAAAGAGAATGAATCAACAACAACTTCAACAGCCTGTTAGGAAAAACAAGATCCTGGTATTGAGCGACCATCCATTAAACTGACTTGTGACAGTGGATGTAAAATTGGGTGAATTGCTGGAAACTCCTGAGAGCAGCACACGCAACAGCAAAACTGGAAACGGTATGTGCGATTGCAAAAAAGATGTGTTGATTGGACAATCAGCAGCCAAGCTCCTGTCTGGAAACAGTGGAGAAGGTTCAACGACTACGGTTAGCCTAAAAGCTCTTGCTCATGGCGATGATCCGACAGCGCCCAGCAATTCGACAATCGAATTGATGATATAGTCTGTTCGTTGGTGAAAATCAGCGAGTAAACGTGTGTACTTCGGGTGTTGGTACCCAAAGCCGCTTTCTTATTCATGGTCTTGTAGCAACGGGAAGATATTCGTTCCGTTGTCTTGGAGGAGCGATCAAACACCCGAACTATGATCCAATCGTAGTAAACCCAGATTTCATCATCAAACCTGTTGATGGCTTCGGAGACAGGAATATGATCAGGAACCTCCTGATCAATGAAAGACCAGACGCGGTTCTACTGTTCACAGATCCAAGACAGTTTATGTGGCTTTGGGAAATGGAAGATGAGATTCATCAGGTTTGCCCTATCGCTTATTGGCACGTCTGGGACAATGATCCATACCCTGCATTCAACGATGTTTGGTATCACTCAACAGACCTGATCAACTGTCTTTCTCACAAAACCTACGAGCTTGTCAAACCTCATTTTCCAGAGAGAACAAACTACATTCCTCACGCCTTTCCGAAAGAGGTTTATCATCCTCTTCCAGCAGAGACAGTAAAACAACTGAGGAGTGTGAATTACAAGGAGCGTGCTGACTGGTTCATTGGAGCTTGGATCAACAGGAATGCAACCAGGAAGATGCCAAACGATGTCTTGATGTCTTGGAAGATGTTTTTGGATGATCTGGAGAAGAAGGAAGGTCACAGGAAGGCAATGCTCGTGATGCACACTGACCCACAAGACACAGAAGGACCAAACCTTTTTGCAACCGTCGAGAACCTTGGATTGACCAGTAATGTTGTGTTCTCAACTCAAAAGGTTGATTTCAACGACATGAATGCGCTTTACAACTCAGTTGATTTTATTGTGAACGTGTCGAAGGCAGAAGGGTTTGGATTGGCAACCTTGTCTGGTTTGATGGTTGGGAAACCGATCATTGCACTGAAGACTGGGGGAATGACACGTCAGGTTGTGGATTATCGAGATGGAACAGAGCATGGGGTTGCCATTGATCCAGCTTGCAGAGTTCTTGTTGGCTCTCAGATGGTTCCTTACATCTTCGACGATCACTTCAAACATGAAGATTTGTCAGCAGCCTTTCTAAAGGTTTATTCCATGTCTCCAGAAGAGAAAGAAGTGCTTACCAAAAAGAACATTGCTTATGCTGAACACGAGTTCGGTTATGAGAAGATGATCTCTGAGTGGGATAGGACTCTGGATAAAGTGATCAGAGATTTCAAGAGCAACCCACCAAAACGCTGGACATGCTCCAAACTCAACAACAAGTGAATAACAACACAATGAACACTTCATCCACAAAGAAAACTGTTCTGCTTAGGGGTCCATTGTTGGTACATGCCGGTTACGGCGTGCATACCCGTCAAATTGCTCGTTGGCTGTTTCGTGTTGCATCCGAACAACACGATCTTGACATTACAACCGAACCACTTCCTTGGGGAGACACACACCTTCTCGTAGACCCAGAAGCAGAAGATGGACTCATTGGACAAATCCTTCAAGCTTCGGGAAACAAGAAGTCCTTCTACGATGTAACAATCCAAGTCCAGCTTCCAAACGAATGGAATCCTTTCTTGGGAAATTTTAACGTTGGTGTGACTGCTGGAGTTGAGACAGATAAGTGCAATCCAGCTTGGATTGATTGCATCAACAGGATGGACATGGTTGTTGTTCCCAGCACCTTCACCAAAGAAACCTTCATGGCAACAGGTGAAATCAAAGTTCCTGTTGCTGTGATCCCAGAAGCGTTTCCAGACGCAATGCAAGACCAGAACCAACTTATTCCAGAGGATCCAGACTTGGATTTGGGGTTGACAACAAAGTTCAATTTGTTGGTTGTTGGTCAGTTGACAGGAACTAATCCTGAGAATGACAGGAAGAACCTTCCTTACACTCTCAAGTGGATTGCTGAAACTTTTGCAGGCAACAAAGATATTGGTGTGATTGTCAAGACGAATGCTGGAGCACAGACACAACTTGACAAGAAGAACGTTGAAGGAATTTTCAAGAAGCTTGTTACCGAGATTCAGCCTGCTGGTGTTCCTGGTCCAACCTTTTATCTTCTTCATGGTCACATGACTGATGAAGAGATGAACAGGCTGTATCGGCACAAGGAAATTGCAGCCCTGATTTCTTTGACACACGGCGAAGGTTATGGACTTCCCATTCTTGAAGCTGCTGCTTGCGGTCTTCCAGTGATTGCAACAAACTGGAGTGGGCATCTTGAATTCCTGAAGCATGGAAAGTTTATTCCGGTTGACAGGATGTTGGGAGAGGTTCCAGCTTCCAGGGTCGATGGTCAAATCTTCCTTGCTGGAATGAAGTGGGCCAACCCAGTTGAGATTGACGTGAAGAGAAGGTTGAGGAAGTTTTACGAGTCTTCTTCTATGCCAAAGCAATGGGCGAGGGAATTGGCTCGTGTGATTCAGAAGGAATACTCGTTCGACGCGGTATCCAGTATTTACTCAAAAGCCCTTGGTGGCGTTTTGGGGAGTTCCTGATGTTCCTGTATGTTTTTCTTCTGGCTCTTGTTGTCGCAACGGGGTTTGCGGCCTTCTTTGCTATTCGCTGGGCGAAGATTATCTTTCTTCTTGAGGATGATTTGTCGGAGGCGATTGAGATTCATGAGAGGACCGCAGCGACGCTAGAAGGCATTTTGAAGACGCCAATGTTCTTCGACTCACCAGAGATCAAGCGAGCTGCAACGGAGGCTCTGGATAATGTCAAGGTGTGTCAGACAGCCACCCAGAAATTGGTTTACAACTTCACACAACGCAGCAAGCAGCGATATGTCAGGATTGAAGAAAGCGTAGAATCAGAATAACATGCCACCAGCCGGAAGAAAAATCATCAAGCGCAAACCAAAAGGTGGCGCGACTCCCCAAGAGTTCTATTTCAACGCAGGAACACAAGACTCCATCGTCGAGTTCAACAACGAAAAAGATGTCAAGATAAAGACCAAAATCTTTGTCGAAGGAATCCTTCCAGCATTCAACAAACTGGTAGAAAACCTCATCAACGTCTATGGCTTCCAAATTCAATACGAAAGCAGACACGATCTTCAGGCAGAGACTGTTCAGTTTCTCTATGGAGCACTTGCCAAGTTTGATCCATCCAAAGGAACCAAAGCCTTTTCTTACTTCAATGTCGTTGCCAAAAACTTCCTGATTTGCCGTTCCAAGCAAAGTCACAGGATTATCAACACTTTCACTTCCCTCGATGATCGAGAGACTCTTTCCGCTCACGATTTGGAAACGATTGAAAACCACAACATCTCTATCTCCCCAGAAGAAGCATTGATCAATGAACACAATGCCAAAAAGCTTGCTCGTCTCCTTCAACTGATTCAAGACCAAACAACAACAGAAAATGAAGTGGAAGCTTTCAAGGGAATTCGTGTTCTGTTTGACAACTTGGAAGACTTGGACTTTTTGAACAAGCGAGCGGTGATGCTTTATCTGAGGGAGATAACCACCCTGAAAAGCCCAAAGCAACTCAGCAGTGTTCTTACCGTCTTGAAGAAGTATTACAAAACAGCAAAGGAACAACTGGAAATTCAGGAAGGTGAAAGGTTGGCCCCTGCTCAACCAGAAGAGGAAGAAGTTGAGTTGCAGTCATGACAGCAGAAAGCAAAACCATTCTTTCAAACATTGAATTGGTGGGAGAACTCCCTCATCCAAGTTCCAGCATGAAGAAAGCAATCAGAGATACGGACGAAGACCTGAACGACTTCTCTCTTCTCTTGGATTCAATCACAACGATTGATGAGAAGTTGAAGATGCTCTGGAAGCAGATTTATAGCAACAGCCTAGAAGATCGACGGAATGCCCATCTTATTTGGCTGGATCTTTATACTATCGTCATGGGTAATCCAGAGCAGCATGTTATTCATGGAGATCACTTGAGCAAGTATCTTGAGCGTATGGAAAAAGCAAACACGCAACTGTTGAAGTTGGCTGAGTTGGTTTACAAGGCCAAAGAGAAACAAGAAGCGGATGAGCTTCCTTCAAGTGGAAACTTGTTTCAGCAACTCAAGAGCAATATGCGGGGATGACGTTTTGGCTACTTAGGAGCCTTAGATGTCATCTCACACAAACATTAACGTTGGTCGTGTTTTAGCTGGTGCAACAACACCAGTTCTCGACCTTTCCAAACCAACCGTAGACCTTCTCTCCTCTGGGACTCCTCCAACCTTCCAAAAAGGCGTTGTAGAGGAAATCGTCTGGAATCCAAAGGCACTTAACTCCCTCGAAAAAGACAGACTTCGTGCTCTGGTTGTCAATCCAGAGTCCGTTGAAAACATTGCTGCAAACAGTGTTGTTGCTATGATAGTTTCTGATGGTGTCAGTGATGCCACAGCAACAAGGGTTCTTCTTTCCCCCTTCTTCCAAAGTCACTTCATGCTCCCAGTTCAAATTGGAGAGCAAATAACCGTTGTGTTTGAGGACTTCCACAAGTACGGTTATAGAAGTGGGAAATGGATTACAAGATCTCCAGAAGGTTTCATGGTTGAAGATGCCAACTTCACTCACGGAGACAGACGTTTCTTTGTTGAAACAATCAATGGCGTTTTAAGAACAAGTTCTTCTCTCGCAAGACAATCGACACAACCTGGAAGTTTTTCTCCTGGGTTTCCGAACGGTGGGGGAACAGCAGAAACAGCAACTCTTCCACAAGCAGGATCAACAAACCCTTTTGATCTTCTTTATCAGAAGTCGATTTCTGGGTCCATGAAGCACACCTACGAGGTTGTTCCAAGGTGGACAAAACATCCTCAAGAATTTGTCATCCAGGGAATGAACAACGCTCTGATTGTTTTGGGCCAAGACCGACCAGGAGGCTTATTAGAGCCCGCTGAGGTTCGTCCTTATGCTGGGTGCATTGATATGGTTGCAGGGCGCGGAAGGTACCTTCTCGAACCAGCAACGGCCACATCCACAACCTCCTCTCCACTCACAGCATTCAACTCCAGAAGCCTGCTCGAAACAGACAAGACACCCAAGCTGAATGGCAAACCAGGAGAGAACCTCAACGAAGGTGAACCTGATTTGGCAAGAGATGCTGTGAGACTTCATCTCTCAATGAGAACTGAAGGCGATAAAAACTTCAGGTTGCAGAGAACAACTTCTGGGGCTGCAAACAACGCAATGCAACCAGCAGGATTAAACTTCTCAACCAATAGTCTTTTTCCAATTCAATTCCCCTCTTCCAGCAACGGAACAGGAAATTCATATCTGGTTGGAAAAGCAGATCATGTGCGCTTGATCGCAAGACGTTCATTGCCTTCGGATAATGCAATTGAACCGATAAGTGGAAGTGTTTTGATTTTGAAGGAAGGGAAGAACAGAACACCTGACAGTGCAAATGCTGGTGCGCCTCCAAATGACTCGTTGGCTTATTTGTATATGTCTCCAGAAGGAAGAGTCCAGGTTGATGGGTTGCAGATTTTCCTTGGTGGAGCCTCTCTCAACCCTCTCAACAATGGAAATCAACAACCTCCACCTGATCGACCAAGAAACCCAGAAGGTTCAACAGCAGAACTCACCATTGGTGAAGAAAATAGGTTTGCTGGGTTGGAGCCTTATATCAAGTGGACAGAGTTCAAAAAGGTTGTGGAAGGCTTGCAACGGCAAGTTGATGCACTGCAAACAGCTTATTCTGCTCTTGTAGAAGATATGAAGACTGCTGGGCAGTTGAGTGTGTGTTCTCCAGGGGGACCAGATACCGCTTGGGCAACCCTAAACCCAAACATCACTCTCAGAAGAAACAACTTGAGAGCAGCTATCAACCAGCACAGAGTTTCAACCAACCAAGCTGTTTATCGAAGCCGTAGTTCCAAAATCTTTGGACAATGAAGGAAAAGGAAGTTTTCAATGTCACAAGATGACTTGGCAAGGATCAGAGCAGAATCAACTGCTCAAACCTTCAGGGAAACACAAAACACTGCAAATGTTGCTGCGAACACAGCAAAACTTGCCGCTGTTTCCACTGCAATAACAGCACTCCCAGCACCCGTGAATGCAGCAACAAGGATTTTGGGTGATGGTCTTTACGCAGCTTTCAAATTTCCTGTGACTGGAGTGAGGCAACCCGCTCCAGTTTCAGCAGATCCAATCAAACTGATGGCTTACGCAATGGCTTTCTCTATCCTGAAAGCCTTGTGGTGTTTTATCAAGTCGCTCTTGAACCCTTTGCCATTCATTGGATCTTTTTTCCCTCTGTGCCCAAATGACCCTGACGGGGTTGGGTCTGATAGTTCTGACCCGGACAACATCAAGCTGAACCAAGCGAGCATGGCATTTGCTGGCGCTGTGGGGAATATAGAGAGCCTCCAAGGGGTCCAAGCACCTCCGGGACCATCCGGGGATTTCGGAGGCTCTATTAATCCTCCTGGAGCGATTCTCGATGCCGGGGAATCTTTTGAGGAGTACATTTCAAGAACTGCTGGTTTTTCAGGGGTTACATCTTCGGGAGTGGAGGATAACCAGAAGAGGGATCCAAGAGAGGGATTAATACAGATTGTTCCCACTTCTCAAACTCCGACAATCAATCCACCTGCTGAACCTGAGAGTTCCAGGGGATCTGGGTACGGGGAAGAATTTGCGAATGATTTGCGGAGAGGATTTGGTCTATGACAACAAGGAGTTTCAAGAGTTCGGGTATAACTGGAGCTGATCTTACGACACAAAGGCAAGCAGTAGCTCCAGCGCCAAAACCTGTTGGCATCAAAACACCATTGCGACAAGGAACCAATGGAAGTGGTATCCTTGACATGCACTTCTCTGTTGCAGATCAGATGAAGAACAACCTCAGAGACTTGATTTTAACAAATTGGGGAGAAAGACTTGGATTGTTTGATTACGGAGCAAACCTTCTTCCGTTGGCTGCTGAGTATGAGAGAGGGAAGGATTGGTTTGATGATGAAGCGGTTGTGAGGATTAGGGCTGCTGCTGCAAAATACATGCCATTTGTTGAATTGGAGACTTACGAAAGTGTGTTTGTTGAAGGTGGATCAACCGATGGGTTGGGGATTGTCAGAATCACTGTTTATTACAGTATTCCAAGGGCTTTGGTTCCAACGACGGCTCTCCAAGTAACCTTTGCGGTGTCATAACTAAACCCGTGGATACACGCAACAACGCTTCTTCTCAGCCCATTCGGGCAAGAAAATACATCAACAAGGACTTTGATTCTTTCAGAGCAGACCTTGAAGAATACGCACGAACCTTTTTTCCCAACCAAATTCAAGACTTTTCTCCAAACGGCTTTGGTGGTTTGCTCATCGAACTTGCAGCTTATGTTGGTGACGTTCAATCTCTCTATCTCGATCATCAGTTCGGTGAACTTAATGCTGAAACAGCAGTCGAGTCAAAAAACCTTGAGAAACTTTTGAGAGAGGCTGGGGTTCCGATTGTCGGAGCCGCTCCAGCAGTCCTTCCCGTCACCTTTTACGCAAGGATCCCAGCCAATTCACAAGGTTCATACGACACAACAGCCCTGCCAATCTTCAAAGAAGGAACCATTGTCAACTCAAATCCAGGCATTCCCTTCCAGCTTCTTTCAGACGTAGAATTACACCTAACAAAGAGCGATGGAACTCCAGCCGCTGGAATTTCTTACTCCATTGGTGAAGTTGACAACAATGGGAATCCAGTCAACTACATCTTCTCAGCAAATGGAACATGCCTCTCCAGTACAACAACTTCTGAAACCTTCAGCGTCTCTGGATTTGAACCGTTCAAGACCTACACACTCACCAACCGAGATGTAAACGAAATCCTTTCCGTTGTTGACAGTGATGGAAACACTTACTACGAAGTTGAATTCCTAACACAAGACACCGTTTTCAAATCAATCGCAAATAACATTCCACGAGGAGAATCCAGCCCGACTCAACAATACGTCGAGTCAAACCTGGAAATCCTTCCTGCGCCTTATCGTTTCTTCAAAACAACATCTCTATCAACAAGGTTGACAACGTTGACATTTGGCGGTGGTTCTGGAGCAACGATGGATGATGATTTGGTTCCAGACCCAAGCGAGGCTGCTTTGCCATTGTTTGGCAAGACAAGTTTTTCCAGGTTTTCAATTGATCCAAACAATCTTTTGAGGACATCGACGCTGGGAGCTATTGCACCTGATGTTTCAATCACTGTGACTTATAGACACGGTGGAGGTCTCAATCACAACATCCCACCAAACAACGTTTCTGAAATATCCACATTGATCATGGAGTTTCCGAACAATCCTTCCGCTGCTGTTGCTTCTGCTGTCAGAGCTTCTGCCGATGCTAACAACAACACAAGAGGAAAAGGTGGAGATGATCCTCCAACTCTGGATGAACTTCGTCTTCAAATTCCTTCCGCCAGGAACTCGCAATCCAGGATCGTTTCGAAAGAGGACTTGCTGGCAAGGGTTTATTCACTTCCAGCAACCTTTGGTAGAGTTTACAGGGCAAGTATTAGAACCAATCCAGACAACCCAAACGCTGCGTTGTTGTTCCTGTTGTGTAGAAATGATTTGGGTCAGTTGACCGTTGCTCCTGACATGTTGAAGGATAACCTCGCAACGTATCTCAACCAATTCAGAATGATCTCAGATGCAATTGATATTCTGGATGGAAGAGTTGTGAACCTCCAGATCAACTACGATATCACAGTGGATCCCAGCCAAAACAGGCAACAAGTTCTCCAGAACGTTCAAAGTAAGCTGGTTCAATACTTCAACACGAACAACTTTCAAATGGATCAACCATTGTTCCTGGATGATGTGCGGAATATCATTTACAACAACATCGGTGTGCTCTCGGTGAGAGGAATCACAGTGAGGAACTTGACTGGGAATATTGGAGGCAGGGAATACAGTTCTGTGAGTTACAACGTTGATACCAACTTGGCAAATGGCTCCATTCTGATCCCTCCAATGGGTGGAATGTTTGAGTTGAAGTTCCCAGCGTTTGACTTGATTGGTAGGGTCAGTTAGCAGGGGGTTGTATTTATCGGAATAACCCGATGTACCGAAAACTCCGTGCTGACAAAGACTCATACGTCACAAAAAAAATCATCGACAGCAGCAGACCAACACTCTCCAGGTCAACGGATGCCAACGTCGGGCAAGCTGGAACCCTTGATCTGTTCAAACTCTACAACGCAACTCCAGTTCCCTCTGGAACTTCAGGGGTGGAACTTACCAGAGCAGTCATTCACTTCAACCTCGATCCGATTGCCTCCTTAACAAGTTCAATCATCAACCCCAACCATTCTTCCTTCAAATGTTTCTTGTCGATGAAGGATGTGAATGGTGGTCAAACTGTTCCCTCCAACTTCTCTCTTGTCGTCAACCCTTTGGGAAAGGCTTTTTCAGAAGGAAGAGGAAATGACGTTGTTGGATTTAGGGATTTGGATGCAGTGAACTGGTTTACAGCTTCCATTGATGGTGGAGTTGTTACCCCTTGGACCAGTGGTGGGATTGGCTATGGTGGGGAATCCTCCGATGGAAGTGCTGACTATATTACTCATCTTTCTTCCCCCTCTCTTGGTTATGTTCCACTAACCTTCTCCCAGAGCTTTGCCAGAGGTGACGAAGACCTTCTCATCGACATTACTTCTTTTGTCAGTGTTTCTCTTGCTGGAGCAGTTCCAAACTACGGCTTTAGGATTGCTTTTAGCGGCTCCCAGGAAACGGACACGGTAACAAGATTTGTCAAAAGGTTCAGCAGCAGACAATCCAGAAACAGTAACCTTCATCCGACTCTTGTGGTGAAATACAACGATACCTTCTTCGACAATCAAGCACACCTTCTTCTGGACAGAAACAATAAGGTTGGCGTATACAACTCGGTATTCGGATCCCCAGCCAACTTTATTTCTGGAAGCACGCCTGTTTCCGGTTCAGGAAGCATCATGCTCGAACTGGTTGCAAGTCAAAGTGCTTATGTCACGGCAACAACGTACAGCTTCAGCCACCAGAGAACGATCACCTACACTTCCTCAAGCTGGAACTATTTTTCCCAGAGCTTCACAGGTTCTCAAATCTCTTTTGCTGGGAATGGGATTTATCAGACCGGAAGTTATTATGCCGACGTGTTTATCCAGAAGGCAGCAGCAGGCTTATCTGGGGTCTTGAAGCCAGATGGCTCCGTTGATATGATCCCGGTCTGGAAGTCGCCGGATAATGCCGTTACGTTCGACGTAGGCCCATCCCTGACCTTCTTCCCCCAACAAGGGAAAGCCTCCGTTGCTGGATCGAGGAACTACATCACAAACGTTGTGAATCTACAAGAAGTGTATGGAAATTCTGATGTTGTGGCAATGAGAGTTCTTACAGTTGACTTTGATACGACCCTAACAAGCTTTTACAGTCCATACCAAATCAAACCAAAACTGTTTGAGAATATGCAGTGGAGAATTATTGATCCGTTTTCCAAGGAAGTGATCATTCCCTTTGATGAAGTCGGAACAAAGTTGTCTGCTGATGGTGAAGGCATGTACTTCAAGGTCTACATGGAAGATCTACCAATCAACAGAATTTATGAACTTGAGTTCTTGATCAAAGAGAACGGCGAAGCAAACCTCGTTCAAAACAAAGGGTTTACCTTCATGGTGATTCAACAATGACACCAATCCAGAGGCTTTTGAAACTCAAGCCAAGCCTTTTCAGCCCTTCTGTTGTTCGTGGAGTAACAAATCCCGATGGTGGTTTGTCCTCCTTCTCTTCTGAGAACGGACAATATGTTGTTGATTCCGCAATTGGAGAAACCGGATCATTCAGATATGATCCCATTGGTTCTGGAATCAAGTCAACACAACAACTGAATGTTGACTGGACTGCGTTCGAGAACCATGTGTTTTTTAACTCTGCTGAAGTGAAGGTGAATGCTGCCTTCAACAAGATTTTCGACAGGTATCCTTTTGATGGAACCAGGAGAGAAACGGAGTTGTTCTTTGATGGAATGACTGGATATGAAAACTACGTCTACACCAACCTTCCAAAAAACAAAGGATACCTCTTCTTCTCTGGATCAAACCCTGGAGACGCAAACGGCAGAGGAACTTTTGTCACAGTCAAAGACTCGGCAGGTTCTTCCTTTCCTCTGTTGACAAGAGTTCCGAATGGAGCGTCAAGGCTGGATCCCACAACAAGCTCAATCAGCTTTGAAATGCAGATTTGTGTTGCAACAGGCTCAAACCTGAATCAAATCGTGTTTCAGAAGTACAACCCAGCATTAGAACAGGGATTTGGATGTTTTCTTTCACAGAGTTCTAATCCACTCACAGCGGACCTTACATTTTTCGTTGCTTCCGGTTCTGTTTCAACCATGTCCACTTCTTTGCCTTTGGTGAAAGGAGTATGGACACCTGTTTCATTTGTTTGGAATCGTCGAAGCGGCAACAACAGGATTTTTGGTTATGTCAGTGGATCATTGGTTGCAAGCAGCAGTCAAGTGACCATCAGAAGCCTCGGAATAACCTCTGCGAGCTTTATCCTGGGCTCTGGAAGCAATATCACCACTCCAGTGTTCGAGCCACAACAAACATTTTCTGGGGCCATTGACGAGTTCCGATACTGGAAGAAGATTATTGCCCCAGCCGACATGGTTTTGAACCAAAGCGGAAGTGTTTATGCGCAGCCGGATTTGGCTCTGTACTTCAAATTCAATGAACCAAGTGGAAGCTCAACCAACCTTGTCTTGGATCACAGCGGGCAAGGAATGCACGGAACGCTGAATTCGTATGCTCTTTCAACTCTCAGAGTTAGAAACATTGCAACAGGAGCTTACTTTGGTCCAAGTCCAATGATCTATGAAGATGAGAGGAAGTGCCCAATCCTCTTTCCAGATCAACCAGATGTTGTTTCTTATAGAGAAACTCTGCTGGATGATGCAACCTCTTATGATTCCTACAACCCGAATCTCATCATCAAGCTTGTTCCAAAACACTTTCTCACAATGGGGCAAGAAGAAGATGCCCTGGAAACAGAAGAAGGTGGAATCAACACCTTGGAGTATGGTTCTGAACCAAACACGGCCAGATTGGGTGGAACCCAATCCATTCTATCTCTGCTTTATCTTTGGGCCGGATTCTTCGATGAGTTAAAATTGTTCCTGGATGCTTTTTCAACGTTGAGACACGTTGACTATGATTCAGAAGACACGGTTCCCGATGCGTTTTTGATGCAGTTGGCAAAGTTCTATGGTTTGGAGCTTCCTCCGTTGTTCAACAACTCCTCAATCAACCAATTCATCAATGGTTCAAACATCACCCCAGACATCGTGAATTCCGAGAACACCCTGCAATATCTCCAGAATCAAGTTTGGAGAAGAATTCTTGTGAATGCGAATGACATTCTGAAGAGCAAGGGAACGGTTCACGGAATCAAGGCATTGTTGAGGGCTGTTGGTATTGAAGGAGACAACATCTTCAGATTTAGAGAGTATGGAGGACCAACACAAAGAACTTTGACAGGACTCCGTGAAACCAGAAATGAAGTTGGAGCGATGTTGAGTTTCTTGAGTGGTGGGTATATCCGCTCCCCCGAACTCTCAGGAAGTAGAATAGAACCAGGAACGCCACTACCCATTGGATCATTTGTTTATGACTCAAATGGAAAGCCAACCGACACAACAAGTCGGCACGATGGTTTGTTCACAAGCGGCTCTTGGACCTTTGAAGCAATCTACAATTTTCCTGGATTGCCAACAACTAGTTCCATTCAAAGTTTGGTTCGTGTTATGTCAACTGGTTCAACTGCTGATGAAAACGTTCTCCTGAATCTTGTTGCCACTTCTGGATCTGGCTTGACATTGGTCGCTAGACCAAACTCAGCGATGAATGCAACTGTCCTTACAATGTCTCTTGGAGTCCCAACCATCATGGATGGACAGCCCTGGAATATCTCTTTTGGTAGAACCAGAGGAGATTTGATCGGTCAAGTGTCCTCTTCTTACTTTCTTAGGGCTGGAAGAAATAGTTTGGGTGTTGTTGCCGAGGTTTACACAACCTCTTCATTGTTCGACGACAATTTCAATGGAAATCCAGCCAATAACCTTTGGCAAGTTAGAGATGGCACGGGAAGTGTTCCGTTCCTTGCTATTGGCAGTGGAAGCAACGCTATCCCAACCAACACAAACTTCGCCAATGAAAACAATCTCCAGATTTTCACTGGAAGGGTAGGTCAGATTCGTTGGTGGACCAAGGCATTGTCAGTAGACGAATGGAGCGAACACGTCAGAGACTACAAATCCCTGGGTGTTTCTAACCCGAAAGTCAACTTCAACTTTGACACAACAATTTCGGGATCATTTGAAAGACTCAGAGGGGATTGGTCAACGGATCAACCAACAATCCAGACAACAAACGCCGGAACCTTGGAAGTGTTTGACTTCTCACAAAACAACTTTCACGCAACCGGATCAAGATTTCCAACAAGTAGCACTGTTGTGCTTCCTCAAAGGTTTTACTATTCCTTCCTTTCCCCAAGCTTTGACGAAGGTGTCACCGCCGAGAAAGTTAGAGTCAGAAGTTATCAAGATTTGACGAATGTACTGGGGGATGAAGCACAATATTCTTCTCTTGCTCCTGTCTATGAAATCTCTCAAGAACAGATTCCCCAAGACACAGGAAGGTTCAGCATCGACTTCAGTCTAACGGACGCTTTGGACCAAGACATTATTGGAATGTTTTCCTCTTTGGATGAATTCAACAACTACATTGGGAGTCCAAACCAAATGTTCTCTGAGGATTATGTTGACTTGGAGAACCTTCAAGACATCTACTTCCATCGGCTCACAAGCAAATTGAACGTGCGTGGATTCTACGACTTCTACAAGTGGTTCAACACCAATCTTGGAAGCCTGATTGAACAACTTATTCCAGGCAAGACTTCGTTTGATGGCATCAACTATGTCGTTACCAGCCACGTTCTTGAAAGAAACAAGGTGCGTTATCACTCCGAAGACATGTACCTTGGGGAATCAAACAGAAACAAACAAAAAGAACAACTCTATCTCCAGTTGTTCACAGGAATGCTGAGGAAATACTGACATGACAATCCAGCCGTTTAACGATATTCCTTTTCACTATGGAAAGGTCAACAGGAGGATGGTTGTGTCTGGTGGTATTGACACAACAGCGATTGACAATTTCAGGGAAGGTGTTTCGGTAAGAACAACCCAAGACATTTACGGATCCAATCAAATCAAGATCTTTTTCTGTGATCCGGTAACTCAACCCAACGGCCTTGCCACCCACGAAGCGCCTTTCGTCAACAGCTTTGGGCAACCTCCTTTGATCGTTGGCACCCCAACTTTCACCGATTCGACCCTTCTGATTGAAGGAGAAACCTCAACCAATCAAATCCCAAGGATGGTTGATTACCTCATCTCTTCCGACAAACCAACAACTGGTTCCTATAAGACTTACACCAACGCAGGGAATGGTTTTAGGGAAGAAGCAATCATTCCCAGCCCAACAACTCATGGAAACCTTGAAAATGGTTCCCTTTCTTCTGTTGGAAACCCGGAGGTTGAACAGATGGTTTTCAGGCGGAAGAATGGGTATGTCAGACCTTTCCTGGAGCAAGATGCTTGGGTGCTTTCGACCAACAATGTCATCTCAACTGGGCTGACTGTTTCCGACAAACTGATTCCAGAGATTGTTCCTTGGACTGATGAGGGTGAAGGGAATTATTTCCCGGAACTTCTTGGGGCTTCTGATCTTGTCAAGGGCAACGAGGCTTACAACCCTTCAGATTCATTTTTGCAGACGAGAGATAAGAAGAGTGCGACTGCTGGGTATTCGTACTACGGAGGCAATGCAGCCGTTTATGGAACTGATTCTGTGGCTTTTGGAGGGTTGTTTCGGGGCAGTTGAAGGATTTCCTACTTAGGGCATCGACATGGCCAGAACCCAAAAAGGCACGAGAGCAAGAGGTCTTCCTCCCAAACTCCTCTTGTCCAGAAAACAAGAAACAACTGGAAGCTTCCCAACCGTCTGGAGAACTTCTTCTGACAATCGAACAGGAAGGTATGGCAGGTTCTTTGATGATGCAAAAACCATGCCATTTGATCAACAAGTCACCTATGACACCAACCTGTTTGCAGCCTATGAAGAAAAAGAAGTCACAGTAACTTATCCTTCTTCCACAGCTTCGGTTGGATTTGATTATTCCTTTGGCGGCAATCCAATTGTTGTCATTACAGAACTCTCTGCCTCTGATGGAAGTACGGTCAACAGCTTTATTTCCTCCCTCTCGGGTTCCAGCTTTACAGCAAGTTTCTCGGCTCCCTTCGCGGGAAGTTTTGTTTATAGAGCACTGTATGATTCTCCTGTTGGAGAAGTGAGAACCGTCGTCAGGTCGCCAAGGTTTCCATCTTCATATTCCAAGGTGGTTGCCACATTCGCAGCTATGGGTGGAGTAAACACAGCAGAAGGAACCTTCTCCGACTTCGGTTCAACACCTTCCAGCAGCTTTGTTACCTTCTACGATCAACTTCAAACAGGTCTTGCAAACGTTTCTGCAAGTGTAACCTACCTCTCAAACACATCCTTCGCCCTGACTTCTAGCGCCAACACAGACGCAGAAGCCTATTTTCTTGGTTCTTCAAACGCAACAACGATTCCTACCCCGCAAGGGATTGTGTATCCCCTGGTTATGACACCAGAAGCCATCTCCAAGGGCCTTTCTGGAGAAGATCAAGCCGAGCTTTACAAACAAGCTTACCTTATCTCTGGAAGTCTTGTAAACCAACCCATTGTTACTTCTGGAAAAATGGTTCGGAACGTTTCTGATGCGTTCGTGACATTCACCCCAGGACAATATCTGGAGCCTTGGGAGGTAAGGGAGGGTAGATTCCCTTCAAGTTCTTTTTACCTGACCGGAAGCGCCGTTTCTGTGGCGGGAACGGGGTTCCAACAGCCTCTCTGGTCGAAGAATATGATTGAGATGGATTTGACTCCTTCAACAGGGCAGACTTTTTCAGCGTTGAAGGGTCCAGGGAATGGGAGTTATCCAATGGCTTACTGGAATCCCACTTCCAAGCTTTATGAGGGGATTGGATCCGGCAAAGGTATTGACAGTTATTCATCGGGTTTAACGGGTTTGAGAGATGCTTTGGCTGAACAGGTTTTTGGTTTTGCTCCTTCTGTTGATGATGGAGCAGCCCTGAAAGCGTTTCCACAGGGAGCCTACAACATCATCGGAAGACCTATAAGCAACTACGGTTTCCCATATCACTCAAAATTCCAACCAACCTCCTCTCAATTGATTCCAGCATCCAACATCATTTCCGAGCCGTTTCTTTTGGAGAAAGTTGTGCTGGAGATAAGTGGAACGCTCACCGTCCCAGCCGTTTCCTCCACAGCAGTGATGACTTTTTTTCTTTTGAATCGTCGTGCTGCGACCCCGAATCAAATCATTGGGCAACAGACGATTGGCTACGTTGCTAGCTCATCAGCAAACGTGCTGACAACTACAACATCCTCAGTTTCCAGCACAACGTTCTTGGACTTGGTGGATCACATGCAATTTTCCTTGAGTGCAAGTGCTGACACAAGTGCTTTCCTTCCAAGAAGAGAAGCGTTGCTGATCAAAACAACCCCTTGGGCAGGAATTATCAGTCAACAAGTGAGAATGGAATCGGTCGTGAAAAATCCAGTTGGCTACGAAGAGAGTTTTCTCATGCCGTTTAACGGGGCCTTGACAGCATACAACGCTGTCAAGTGTCAGTTGAAGTCTTCTGGTCGTAATCAATATACGGAAACAAATGGACGGGACTGGACCAACTCGTTTGTTAAACCCATTGTGATTGGAACGGCGGCGGAAAACCTTGGTGTGACGGATGATCGTTTCCCAATCAGTAGCACATACACAAAACCAAATCCCTACATCCTCCTTCCGGGCGATCAACTTGTATTCGGATTCCAACTTCCCGTTAGCAGGGTGAACAACGAAACAACCCACTCTTCTTTTCAGTTTGCAACCACGGGCGTAAACAGAATCACCCTCTACGGATCAACTCTAAGGTTCAATGAAGAGACAGGACAACTGGAAGAGTATCACGAAGACACACTCAACCAGCTTCTGTGTTCAGACATCATCCATGAAACCGTGATTGGAACAGAGGGATAACTCATGCCGCAATTCGACAACGAATCCAGACAATCACTGTATGGAACCTACACCGACAATATCATTGCTGGAAGCTCTTCGATCAATCCAGAAAGACCTTGGACAAGAGGTGTGTATGGAAGTGTCTCTTCAGGATCCAGTGAGTTTCAGCAAACAACAAAGCTGAGTGAATATCAGCTTCAGACTGTTTACCCTTTTTACAAGAGTGGAACAGCGAGATTTTTGAGGTTGCAGAGTGTTGGACAAGTGCTGGAGGATTCGATTATGCCCAGTATCCCTTCTTTAGTTTTGACTGGGACTTATGGTTCGGGGAAAATTGGACTTCCTGGAATCTGGCCAGGTTATACGGATGAACTTGCAATGGCGAACATCATCCTTCTTTCTTCTCCTGGGGAAACAAATGCTCTCACGTCCAGCGTTGGTGGTTTGAGAGTAAACAACATTGAATGGTGTTATTCAAGCCCGTTTGAAAAGAAGTTCTACGCCGTTCCAAAATTTGATACATGGCCTTATCCAATCACATTTGGGCCTCTGCAAAACTCGCCACCCGTTGATGAACCTCTGTGGAAAGACAGTTCCGGGGTTACTGATGTCAAAAAATACAATCTCATTTTCATCAGGCAGCCCGAATTGTTGGGCACGAAATATTATGATTCGTTCGTCGAACGCTCTGGGTCTGGTGGAGTTTTTGGAGCACCCAACTTTCCAACCGCAGTTACGAGTGACACTCCTCTTCTCGCAGCCAAAGTGTTTTTTGGTGTTGAACCAACAGCTATCTCAGCGGGAACCGTGATTCTCGGAACGGGTTCGGTTTACACTCAATGCTCGGGTGCAATCATTCGTGGTTGGAAATATGGTGTTGCAAGTGGTGTGCCAACCAAGTTCTCTTGCGTTTTTCGCAGAGATCGCTACGGACAACCAAGAGACATGCTAGAGGGAAGACCTTACACCAAAACCTATGCCAATCCAGAAATTGGTGGACCTTTTGATGAAGGTGGAGGAATTCGCTTTGTTTCTGGAAGTGCTCTGGCTGGGGAGAGTGACAACTGGCTGACAGCAAGCATCTATTCCAGCAATGATGTGGCAGCAGCATATCGAGCTAACCCATACGGCTCTGGGTTGTTCGACAAGGAATACAGGAGTGCCCTGCCGTGGTTCGACAATGACCCTAGAAGGGCCGGAAGGTAAAAGAACACAGTGGGACTACTCAACCAAAAGCAACGCCTTCTTGACACCATTCTGACCGATGAAGGACGTAGGCAACTTGGCACCGGAAAATTCGTGCCAGTGTTTTATTCCTTTGGCGACTCAAGTGCTGTTTATTCTCCTGGAGACACCAACGTCACAGGATCGTCTCCAGATCAAACACTTTCAACAATTGTTACTTTTGAAGCGTTTGCTCTTCCCCAAGACCAAGTGGCTTATGAAGCCGATGACTCTGGTGCCCTAAACGTTGTTGGAAACAACAACATCTTTTCCTCTTCTCAAGGTCCAGTAAGGGTCATCTCCGGACAACTTGTCAAAGGTTGGGAAACAGGAACGCCTCAGATCCTGTCGTCTTCAGCAGAGTTCGCATCAACAGCAGAAGGAATTGTTGCAGATGCAGCAAACAACTTCAGAAAGTTGATGATTTTGAAGAGCCCAGACCTTCTCCACTCCAACAGAGATGAATTCATTCTCAATAAGAACAGGATTGATTTCAGGGTTGATGACAACACGACTCTTCCAGGCTGGGTTACTGTTGGAAACCTGGAAGCAACAGAGAACCTTTTTTTTGATAGGAGGTTGAGTCATGTGGACAACTTCAAATTCCTTCCACCTGTCAACAAAGAAACAAATATACCTGTCGGAAACTATGCGGGATCCATCGCTGGAAACAGGCAAATTCTGACTTATGAGGATTTGAGAGCAGAATTCCAAAACACAGTTGTGAATGATGGGACCGTTCAGAGACGAGTTCCACTGCAAAGAGACACGATCTACTTCTCGGAAACATCAATCACAAACAGGTTGATGGGACAAGTCTTTGAGATTGCTAACGGTAAAATGAGCAAGCTGGATGTTGTTGATTTTGGCGTGTTTACAATCAAGAAAACAGATCCACCACTGTTTCCTGATGCTGTTCCTGTTCCATTGAACCCTGACATCATTGCTTCGACAACGAGGATTCATGTTTATTTTGTCGGAAAGGTTATGCTTGATGCAACTGGAAGTGAGAAGTTCCTCCAGATGTTTACACTCGTCTTTCAGGTGTGAAGAAGAGGAAGATTTGGGTTGGGAAGTAGTCTGTCACATTCCAGATTCAGTGATACCAGGAGATGCGGATTGGCACTTGGAACCCTGGGAACTCGAATTTTAGCTACATATTGGGATCATGCAGGTCAAACTTGGAACCTTGCCAGTTCTCTCTCTACCCACAGATTTCCTCACACTAGAAGAGATAAACTCCAAAGGGTTCTCTTATCTTCTCTCGGTCAACATCAACAAAGAGTTGGTGAAATCTTCTCGTGCTGCTTCTCTTGTTGTCAAAACATACAGATCCAATCCCAAAAACACATTCAGCACAAGTGTCCTTTCTAACACCAACAATTCTTCTTTCGGCAGTTTGTCTGGTGTGAGCAGCACGAGTCTTGTTAGAAGCATTCAATCCAGAGCAATCTCAACTTCAACAAAGATCAGTCAAACACGAAACGATTATCTCACCACAGACTCCTACGGAATTCAGGATCTCATCACCAAGTTTGGAACAGGAATCTCATACTCGAAAGAAGAATCTACTTTTTCTAGTGGTGTGAAGAACTCCGTGCTTGCTTCCACTTCTGGAGAGTCTGTTGGGGCAAGGCTGGAAGAAGATGTGACCATTCCACAACTGTGTTTGGAAGCGATCTCAAACCAGAAACAAGACCCAGCCTCTTTGGTGAGTCAAAGAGTTTGGGCAAGACCAACTGCGCTGCAAACCAACAATGGCACACCAAGTCAATTCAGCAGACCAACAAACTCCGTTGCTTCTTCCCTGATTGCTTCTTCTGTTGTTGCACAACCTCCAACGAATTCTACTGTGTTGGCAAGAAGTAAGTCGGAGTTGACCGTTGTGGAAATCGAATTACCACTGTTTTTCTATGAAACAGCGATAGGAACTGATGATTTCTTTCTTCTGGTGAGCCTTTTGGATGGGAATGGAGTCTTGATCCAAGAAGAGGTTGGCTTCGTCAAGCACAAAACCAACCAAGCCATTCTCACAAGGGTTCAAACCCCACCTTCTTTCCAAATTAGGAGAAGGCAGGATGGAATGCTGGTTGCAAACGTGAAACAGATGGACAGATATGCAACAACCGTGACCTTGTTCAAAACCGAAATGGACAGCACTCCACGGCAAGAAGTTGTGTCGGTTGTTGGTGTCCCATTCCCAGAAGAAAGAACAATACTCCTTCCAGACACATCACAAACAACTACGCTTTATCGTGCTGTCGCTTACAATGATCTTGGAATTGGCGGAGTGTTCTCTGGGCAAGTTCTCGAACCGGCAACCAGTTCCAACACACGATTCAAATTTGTTTCCCTCCGCTCAAAGAACACAGATACGGGACTGAACCTTGTTGTTTCCTCTCTCCCAGAAAACACTTCTGTGGTCTCTTTGTTCCGAGAAGAGGTCGGGAGAGAGGGAGAAGAAACACGACTGATGGATTTTCTGGTGGCTGGTGGAGCTTCAACAAGCCAACTGACTTATCTGGATACCAGCCTTATTCCCTGGAAATCATATCGGTATTTCTGTGAACTGACAGACACCAGAGGGAATGTCATTCCGGCAAATGCTTCCGTTGAGGTCGTGTATCGGCCAAAGACAAGAGATTACGCCGCCGTCTCTGTAACGCCTCCAGTTGTAACAACTGTTCAATTACCTGGAAATAATACTCAGTTCTTTGATGTTTCTTTCCAAGTCTCTTACGCTGTGACAAAGAAGCTGGAGGATGGGGTCAGGGAGTTTCTTCTCGGCCAAGGGTTGCTGGAGTATTATGGCGGAGACATTCAAAGAGAAAACCTCAAAGACCTTCTGATCACCAAAGTGGAACTTCGTGACTTGGAAACCAACGACGTTTCCTTCCTTGGTTATGTCGATGGAACATTTGTTCAAAGCACGACAAAATATGGGCTCCTCAGCAAGCCATCGTCGTATCAATACGAACTTACTACTTTCGTGAGAACTCCAGATACGCTCCTTTCCAGTGTTGAACTTACCAAAGAATCAACACCAAGAAGCAGTGGCGCAGACAAGGAATATTCTCTTGTACCATTCAACTCTCTGCACCCTTACGGCCTTCTCACAGGAACCAATCCAAAGAAGTCTGGAAATGAGTTTACCAACCTCATTGGACTCCAGCAGTTTGATTTTGGTGACATAACAGATGTGAGCTATCTCCAGGTTGAGTTGAAACCACCAAGCCCTTCTATTAACAATCAAAGAGCTTCGGTTTTCAACAAGAGATTGGTTGAAGTTTCATGGTCTGTGAATGGAGAACAGGAACAAATCAGTCACTTTATCGTAAGGCGGCAAAATGTTGTTACTGGTGAAACAGACCTCTCTGGAGTTGTTCATGGAATCAATCCAAAGAACGCTTATCTGTTTGTGGATGAAATAAGGCCCACGGACACGGGTCTGTTCCGTTATGTCATTACACCCCAGTTCTTTGAGAACATGATACTCGGAACAAGTGTCCAGACAAATGACGTGGAAGTGAGTGTTTGAAATAAATGGCAAAGACAACATCAAGAGGGACAAAGTTTGGTGGTGTGCAGATTCAACCTGCGCCACAAACTTCCGTCGTTACATTCACACCTTCAACAACACCTGGAGGATTGCAGTCACAAACCGAGACACAGAGAGGAACAGTCACAACCTTCACTCCACAACCAAGACAACCCGCCATTCAACCTTTGACTGAGGCACAGCAGGGAACGGTTGTAACTTTCACTCCACAAGCTCGCCAGAGAATAACCCTGGTCGATCAAAACGTTCAGCCACTCAATCCCGTTGTGGCAATGCAAGGCGTCAGAAATCCTCCTGTCGCCACTCCCGTATTTTTCCCACCAACAAGATCAGAACTCTCCCAAGTAGATTTTGAGGAAGAAGCTCTTTCTCTGGAGACATACACCTACCGTAACGGTCAGGTCATTTCAACGATCGCTTCTGTTAGACCAGAAATTCTCCTCAGTACCAACATCATCCCAGCCTTCTCTCAAACTGGGGACAGTCAAACTCGTTTTGGGGTTTACCTCGATGATCTTTACCAATCCTCATTGGTTCGAGACACATATCGTCGTTACCTCATCCTCAACAGAGCAAACAACGACAACAGCTTCCAAGGAACACTCGAAGCCGTTGGAAAAAGATTGAATGATGACATTGCAGCAGTTGAAAGAACCATTGCTGGGATGGATTCATTGATCGGGAAGAACAAAGAACTTCAACGTGCCCTTGATTTGAAATCAATCCTGGAAAACACCAACAGATTTGTCAGACCTTTCACAGATGTGAAGAGTTTTATGACTCAAAGACTGCTGTTTTCTGATAGAGCTTACACCAACTTTTCCGACACAAAGGTTGCGTACCAACTTCTCTCAGACCTCAGTGGAATGCTCCAGAAATGCTCATTCGGCTTGATTGATGGGTTTACAGACAATGATCGGTCAACAGAAACAAACACTCTGAAAAAACAGAATGCTCAAGATCCTATCACACTGGATTTGACTTATGGTGATGGGTTGAGATATTCACCCAGCCTTGTTCGTGGGAGATATGTCAACACCTATTCGTCATTCAACACCATCGTCAGCTCTCTTCCATCTGCAACAACAGATCGAATCAAGTTCATCATCAACCTGTTGAGCAGAGAACTCAAAGTCTCCAAAGGTCTTGGAAAATACAAGCTTCCGCAAGAATCAGAGTTCTTTGGGTTTGGTGACAAAGGAAATCCCTTTGACAACATCATTGGAGCGCCGCCATCAGACATCTTCCTCCAACCAGGAGGAAGAAACAGTCTTTCTTCCTTGTTCTTTCTGAGAACAGGGCAACAAAACGCTGTTGTTCTGCCCTATGAAAGCCGACAAGTCAACGGAGATGGTCAAACAGTCTTCATTCCAGGTTCTGTTTACTTCGGAGATGGTGTTCTCAATGGAGATTTCACCATTCTTCAATCCTATCGTGAATCTTTTTCAGAAAGGCTTGCACGGGCACAGACTGTTTTTAACAGACTCTTGTTGGAACAATCTAAACTTGATCAAACTTCCAAACTCCTTGATCCAGTTGATTTGTTCAAGAGTGTTCTGGAGTCATACCAAGCTGCTCAGGCTCTCGTAAGAAAAAACAACAACGATGCAACCGCAATCCTCTCCTTTGCCTTGTTCCTTTTAGGAGCAGACAAGCCAAAGGTTAGGTTTGAGGTTTTCAAGTTGTTGTTGCTTGTGCTTCTGTATGACACAAGACCTTCTGTGACGGTTGATGCAACCAACACAGACAAATTCCGCGACCTTCTCTTCTCAGAACTATCGCAGGAGCCACTACAAGGCTTTTCTGAGCCCTTGAATGAGTCTGGTATACCCAAGGCCATAGAGGTCCAAATGGAGGCCGTAAAAAGCCTCCTGGTGGCAAACACAAAAACTCTGACCGACTCCTTCCAAGGAAAGACCAATGTCGCCCAAATCCAACTCCAGCAATTCGAGAGTTTGGCTTTTTCCCTGAGAACAACTCCAAACCTGTTCAAAGGTGTTTCGGATGTTGTTAAAGCTGTTTTTTCTGCTTGCAGTGGAAACGAGGTTGTCTTTCACTTGGTTGAGGGTTCCTCTGTTACAAGATTCAATGGAATCACCACGACCGGCTTGGTTCTCTTTGTGTTTGAACTCTTCTGTGCTGTTGCACAAAGGTTTGCAAACAAGAACATGTCATTCGGGCTGAGAGATTCCATCGGAGGCAGACAAGAATCCTCCAGGTTCCTCGAAGTTGACTTCAACCCAGAAGAACTGGCAACCATCAACACCAACATCTCCAACTTTGTTGCTGGGAATAAGACGAATGAGAAGACCCTAACAAATGTTTCCAGTGCTCTTCTTCAAGAAGAAGCAAACATCGCCAACATTCTTCAGTTCTTCACCCAGTTGAATGAATCCCTTGGAAGAGTGACGGCTCCAAACAACCTTGAGATTTCCTTGTTTCGTTCCACAAATCCAGGAGACGCTATCACTGCAAACACAGCAAGGTTGGCAAAGGGAATTTTGAGGAGTGTTGTCGATAAGAGGGCTGGATATAATCCGACCAACAACCGAGCACTAGAATTTTACCTTCCGAACACAAAACCAATCTCTTCCAACTCTTGGACGGTTTTGAAGTCCGCTCTTCAGTCAAACAACCTCTTCAAGCAAGAAAGAGCAAAAATCCTTTCTGTTGGCGTTCCAAAAAACTTCGTTAACTCCGTCTTGGGAATGCCAATCAAACCAGAGGAAGCATTTACAGGAAAGCTCAACACCAACACCAGTAACGATCTCGTTTCCTTCCATGTTCACAGGTTGGATAAGGTTGATGAAGGCATCATATACAAGCCATTGACCAGAAAGTTTGATCTTTCTCTTTTCCCCAAGGGATTTGATTCTTACCAGCCCGTCTCCTTGGCTGGGAAACCTTATTCGAACTTGGTTGAGATGTTTCAATACTATGACTTTGATGAAGACTTGCCATATTCCTCAGTTGTTGCAGAGTCTCTCAGTGACAGAGTTTCTGGAACCAGTAGAGAAGCAGTGGAAAACCTGTTTCTTAGTTGGTTGCTTGGTCTTTATCAGAACCTTGCAACGGGGCTGAATCCCTCAGAAGAAGTTTTCATTGAATACACCGAGAAAGAAACGGATGAGTTCTCAAAGCAGTTGCTGGCTGGGAACCTCTCACTCTCCAGGTTCATGTCTCCAGAGTATGTTCCACTGCTCAATTCCTTTCCAGATGGATCGGATGCTCAGAAAGTCATCTTGGGACTGACCAACGATATTCCAAAGACGGTGTTGCGTGGGAAGGAATATGACCGTGTGTTTTTCATGGCTGTGAACCCAGACCAATTTCCAATCGACGTTGTTGCTATGAGACAGAACAAAGACACTCAGAGGATTTTGGAGGGCTTGTATTCATCCAGACGGGTAGTAACCGATCCGATCACTGGAGAGGTCTACAAAATCCCCGAGGCTTTTTCTATGGATAGCTACTTTGTTTCGGTGGAAGTATGACCAACAACATTCAATCCTTGCCATCTGTTCCAGTAACAGCAGCAGATACCCCAGAAATCACAACCTTCACTGCGGAGTTTGTTTACAACTTCTTCCGTGCTGACGAGTTGACTAACTCATCTCAAACCACAGCAGCAGCCCAGAACTCTGTTGAGTTCTCCAGAACTGTTCCGAGATACGTTCGGTTGAAATGGAACAAAGTTGCCAACAACCAACAAAAATTCACAACGGTTTCTATCTCAGACAACCAAGCCAAAATCATTGACGAACAAGATCTGTGTTCTTCCTTCTTCGGAAGATACAACCAGCAAGAAATGAGCTTTGTCTCTGAAAGAAGGAAATATCTGAGCCAGTTGTTTGAACAGCTTGGAGTCAATCGTTCTGGAGCGGGATTGGTTGATGCTGTGAGAGACCTTCACAACGCAACACCAGAAGGTGTAAGTCAAGAATTCCTGCTGCGTTACCTGAACTACGCTCAAAGTGAAAACACATCCACCGAAACAACCCCAGAAGAACTGTCTGACAGCCTGGAGCAAGTGAAGGTTGGTGTCTCTGTTTCCAAAAAAGTTCTGGGAACATTGATGCACGACAAGACAACAACAGATACCCTAACACCATCAACCAACGGAGTCATTTCCAGCGTTTCTTCCTTGTTTGATGCTCAAAACAGCATCAAACCACAGATGAATAAGTTGGCTGGAAACCAGTACGATCTAAACCTGCTCACTCCTGTTCGTCTTACATCGGCAGAACAAACCCAAGAATTTGGCACAGTGTTCGGAACACTTGGATACATCATCGAAAGACACAGAATCTTGGATGATGGAAGTCTTGTGGAAAAGACAGAGTTTGTCATCGAGGAATCGGACACAACTGAGCACTTTGACACCTTGGTTGCATATAATCAGAAGTATCTCTATCGAATCAAGGTGATCACTGGGGTTCAGACACTTGCTTTTGACTCATCCAGCAGAGTAAATGTTCTTGCTCTTTATCTTCTTGGAAGCCAAACGACTTCGGTTGTTGTTTCTTGTGTGGACAGGAAGCCATCAGAGCCACCAACGGACTTTTTTGTTCGCTGGGATTATGGGCTCAACAAACCAGTTCTCACCTGGAACTTCCCAATCGACACCAGAAGACATATCAAATACTTCCAAATCTTCAGGCGGGAAAACAATGACAGACTCAGACCTGTTCAGCGTCCATTTGAATTGATCAGGATGTACGAGTTCAACGATCTCCAGAATGGGGAGGGAACATTCTTTTCCAGGCCACCACAAGGCTCAGGAGGCGTCTTCAAATTCCTTCAAGGGGAAGACGCCATTGAAGCCGATTTGGTTGTCAACGAAAACAACCTGAGAGGATTGAACGCATTCACTCCAACCTGTTTCATTGACGAAGACTTCAACAAAGAGAAATACTACATCTACGCTGTTGCTGCTGTTGATGCTCATGGAATCACAACTGGGTATAGCAACCAAATTGGTGTGAAGTTCGACAAACGCAGGAACACAATTGATCGCGTAGACATCTCTGGCCCAGGTGCCCCAAAGCCATATCCAAATCTTTATCTGAACAGAGATACCTTTGTGGATACGATCAAGAACGAAGGTTACAGCCAAATGACTGTTGTCTTCAATCCTGAGTTTTATGAACTTTCAAGACAAGGTTCTTCAACCAACACCAAACTCATTCAGTTTGGACCTGACAACAAGTACAGAATCCAGTTGATCAACACTGACTTACAAGAAGATCAATTTGTGGATGTTGTCGTAACTGATGGAAGAACCTCTTCGTGAGAAACAGTCGGGTCGGTATTTACAGCTACAAAGAAAGAATATAGGAACAAAAATGGGTTTCCTCCAACAGGACCAACAGAACATAGTCGTGGACGCCGTGTTGACAGACATCGGTCGCCAGAAGCTCGCACAAGGAAACTTCAACATCATCAAGTTTGCTGCTGGGGATGATGAAGTCGATTACGGAATGATTGTTCGCTATGGCAGAACAGTCGGGCAAGAGAAGATTGAAAAGAACACTCCTGTGTTTGAAGCTGTTACCAACAACAAACTTGCTCTTGTTCGCCCACTGGTCTCCCTCCCAGATCCAAACAGATATACCCTTCCCAAATTCGCCCTGGCTGCAACACAAGGGTTGACTGGAAATGTTTTGTCTCTTGGAACAGGAGCAACCAACAAACAAACCGTCATCGTCCAGCAAACTTTGACAGGTGGAGAAACAGTTCCGCAAGAGCTTGTTGACAATCAATTCATGGTTGTGTGTGATGACAGATTTATTCGAATCATCGGCAGCACACCTGTGATTGATAGAAACAGAATGGCTTCTTACATCCTCACAAGAGATGGCTCAACTTCCAGCCAAGGTGGTGCAACCGTTTCTATCGCCGTGAATGCCAAAGCTATCACAGATGCTCAGTTCTTGATCTTTGGTCAGCCGAACGCCAAGACGATTATCAGAACGGTTCTGAGGGTTACTGGAATGAGTTCTGGTGCCAGTGTGGACTTCGTAGCTTCTATCACCAAAAACGCATAAAGGTAACACACCAACATGGCAACATTTGAATTTTTCAACCCCGCTTCCGACAAGAGAACACAAAGCGATGTTCTTGAGCAACTCGTTGACGTGATTGGAGATGACGTTTCTTCTTCTCTCACCAGAAGGAAGTATCAGGTTTGGGTTACTGGCTCAGGAGCAAGTGCTGGAGTCACCAGTTCTCTTTTTCAAACAGTCTATGATCAAGATTTCACTCTTCAAACAGCGAACCCTGTTTTTGATGTGACCATTGGAATCCACACAAGCTCTGTTCTCATCCCAGCACTCACAACCTCTTATGACTCTGTGAATGATCAATACTACTTCCCTTCCTCATCCATGATGATGAGAGAAAAGATTGATCTTTACCGAACATTCGCCCAGCAGCTCCTTGGCAACGACAATCAAGCCTTTGCCTTTGTCTCAGGTGCTTTGGCAGGAACCACTATCAAAGAAGCCGTGTTTCTTTCTTTCAAACGCCTGTTTGCAAGAGATCAAGTCAAAAGGGAAACCTTCGCTCTTCGCGCATTTCAATCAGCTTCCCTTTCTGGTCTTGTGAACCTGGAGAGACAAGGCATTGGTGAAGCGATTTATACTGACCTTGGTTCAATAATCAATGTGAACTATTCTTTCCCAGGAGGATCAGTTGGAACTATTGTCAACACTTCCAACACTTCTTCCGTTGGTTTGGTTTGGCACGATCAAGGAATTGTTGTGCTGGATGCTTCGAGAGTTTTTGATTCCACCGAACAAATCACCGGATCCATCAATAGTATCAACCTAACCAACGAACCTTTCACTGGTTCCTTGCTTTATAGTGGAACTGGCCCATGCAACGCACTGTTCGCCAGTGCTTCCGTTGATGATGTTGTCGATCATATCTGCTCCACAAGGTTCACTGGATCTGATGCAACCGTGATGGCCTTCCAAAACCAAACAAACATCAACAGTTCTGTCTTCTTCTGCAAGTTTGAAGCTGACAGGTTCAATTATTCTAGCAACCCAACCTACACCGATTCTTCTGGTCGTATCGTCGTCATTGATCCAGGACAAGAAGATGTTCAACGCTCCTTCTCCTTCATCACTTCTATTGGCTTGTATGACGCAGACAACAACCTCTTGGCTGTCGCCAAAGCCTCTCGACCTATTTTGAAAAACTATCAACGTAGTTTCACAATTAAAGTTCGGAACGATTTTGCCAAGAAGCCACGATTTTCAAACTCCAAGATTCGGAAATAGCGGTTAGTCGTCGTCGAAACCACATTTCTTCCTCTCCCCAATTCTTTCCCAAGACCCCAGTCCCAGCTCACTTACAAATTGATACATCTACTTATGTTTTCAACAATGAGACAACAGAAGATGTATGATTATCGGTGTTTTTCTTGTGGAAAAGAGTTTGCACACAGGAAACGAAACAAGATTTACTGCTCCCGAGATTGTTACTTTGCAGAGAAGGGAAAAACAAAGGAGTGGAGAGCACAAGAGAGAATTTGTTTGTTGTGCGGTGAGTCTTATTTGCCTTCGCACAAGGAGCAGATGTATTGCGGAATAAAGTGTTTTGCTGAGAAGAAGTTGAAAATTGACCTAAGCAAATCTTTGCCAGTTGAGTGTTTCAAATGCGGCAAGGAATTTCTGAGAAGGCCGTCTGCATTTTCGGAAAAGAACTTTTGTTCTAGGGCATGTATAAAACTAGATCCCGAGACGAGAAACTGCCCAGCGTGTAAGGAAGATTTTGTTGTTAATTGGCCTGGAAGTAAGAAGAGATTCTGTTCCAAATCTTGTTCTCGCAGCGGGGAGTTCCATCCAATGTATGGCAAACGTTTTTCCTTACCAGAAGGATATGAACCTTGGACGAAGGGAAAAACGGCAGAAACTGACGAGCGCATCGCGGCATTGGGTAGGAAAATTTCGGAAAAAATCAAAATCCAATATGAAAACGGTCTAAGGTGTGTTGATGGCCCAAAAAACCCGAACTATGGAATCACACGAGATCAACGAACACCCGAACAGTTGGAAAGATATTCAAAGGCCGCCGCAAAAAGAGTTCAGGAAGGAGTGCTTGATAAGGCACACCCGAGATTTTTGCGGGGCAAACATCGAAGTGAAAAGATAGGCCGGGAAATCTTTTTCAGGTCTTCTTTGGAGAAACGTGTAATGGTTTGTTTGGACGCGGATCCGACTGTCTTAACTTACGAGTACGAGCCCGTTCAGATAAAGTACGACAACGGCAAACGATACATCCCAGACTTTATCGTATCCTACTCGAATGGAAGAAAGGTTCTTTTGGAAGTCAAGGGAGGTCAGTATTTGGAAACCACAGCCACTCAACTCAAGGCACAAGCCGGACAAACTTACTGTCACTTACACAACTTGAGTTATGTGGTCATGGCAACCAAAGACATCATAGTCCTTGAAAACTCTCTTGGAATCAAGTTTTCTTACCACGATCTAAAGGAATCTCTGAAAAAATGAATGTGAAAATAGGAGCGCGTAGCTACGCTGTTAGCTTTGTTAGTTTGGAAGACGAAGAAAACAAGATTTGTGGTTATACTGACTACCACAAAGGAGAAATCATCTTGAACGATTCACTTGTTGATGATGCAAAAATGGAAGTGCTTTTGCATGAGATGCTTCATTGCCTGCTGGACAACGCAGGTATAAACGAGATCGCAGCACAACTCAAAAACAGCAAAGGCGACGAAGAACAAAATCTGGCTGAGTTAATTTGCAACGTTTTAGCTCCAAGGCTTCATGCTTTCCTGTTGGACAATGATGTCCAACAATTGCTGAACTTTTGCAAGTCTGGTACTTAGGACTACTTTCCTTTTTTGACGGACAGCAAAGCAGTTTGAGAAAACGAGAAGGGCAGCATGTCCATTCAAAAGTTCAGACCGGGTGATATTGAGTTCTTCACAGTTCAAACAACACCCGGAACATCTTTCATTTCCAGCAGCATCACTGGCACAACCGGATCGGCTTATGTCTACCCACGCCGTTCCTCCATTCTCAAAGATCAATTCGCAATCGTAACAACAGCAACAGGAGCTTTCACCAAAACTTCAAACGTTGGTGAAATACTCCAGTTTGCCAAACTTGCTCAAAACACAACTGAACTGACGGATAGAATCAAAACATATCTCGGCGTTGTTGGAGAGCTTCCAGAAAATCCAAGGAATCAAGCAAAGCAGGAAGTGGTGAGGTATACACCAGGAGTCAACCTGGATCTCAACATGACCAGGAAGTTCGTAACCACAAATGTTTTGATGCCTTACTGTGCTGCGTATGGAACAAACTACAACTTCGGGTTCACCAACTATCATTCCCTGAACTTTTTGACAGCAAGTGGTCTTCCCACAGGATCGGCTTTTCTGTACCCTTCAAGCGGTTCAGCCACCCTGGGGTCAGGAGCCGTCGTCTCTGCCTCCTATATTCCTTCTGGTGCCTTTACCTTCGACTTCTATATCAACCCGAGATATTCCATCGACCAAGAAAGCTCAGAGTTCAAAGCTGGAACCCTTCTTCACATGTCTGGAGCTTACGCTCTTTCACTTGTGACAGGCTCCAGTAGAGATCCAAATGGTTTGTCTGACGGTTACAGAATTATGCTGCAACTCAGCAGTTCTGCCACCAGACTTCCATCGACCATTGATCCAACAAGTCCTCCAGCACTTACTTTCCTCTCCGATGATAACTCTCTTTCAAGAGGAGCATGGCAGCATGTTTCTATTCGCTGGGGAACAGAGTCTTACAACTTTGGCTCAGGCTCCTTCCTCGTCGATGGAACAGAAAAAGGAACGTTCTATATTCCTTCTGCCTCAGTTGCCCCCAAAGAACAAACAGGAATCCTGAATCCTTGTGTCTTGACAGTTGGAAACTTCTTGGAGTGTGCTCAAACAGGACAAGCGGCGCTGTTTTTCTCTGACAGAGCACAAACACGTTATGGAATTCCTGTCAATGGTTCTCCGCTGACAACAGATCCATTGTTAGATGCTCCCAGCGTTTATTCTCTCAATCATCCTCTGAATGCAGAAGTGCATGAGTTGAAGATTTACAACCGTTACCTCTCTCAAGAAGAAATTCATTCAAGAAGTCTGACTGGCCCTTCCCTTCCAGACCCTTCTCTCCTGTTTTACCTTCCTCCATTCTTCTGTGAAGAATCTCCAACGAGGTCTGTTGATTCCATTGGAGGAGTTGGCGGTGTTCTTGTTCATCCTTTCCAGGCTGTTGATGGAACCACACGTCATCCTTTCAATGTTGATTTGTCTTTCGACACTGGTGGTCATTACATCAACCTTGAAAACTTCTCCAGAGACTTTGCAACTGGGAACTATCCAAGGCTTATCAACCTTTCAGGTCAAGCACTCAATGGAAACACAGAACAGTTGACCTGCAATGGTTTTCTATATGCCTCTGGATCGAACAGAAAGGCGTCATTAAGCGTCTTGCCGAATGATAACGGGGTCTTTATGCCAAATTGGTTTGCGGCCCTAGAAAAGCTTTCTACGGGCTCCTACGTTACCGATAATGGCGACAAGGCACTCAACCATGTCTCCCTCAGAAATCTTTATTCCCTTGACAGCATCTACGACCTCGTTCCACCATCTTCTGGTTCGGCAACCCTAAACACAGACACAACCTCCAGAAGTTCAATCATTGCCTCCATCTCTGGATTCGATGTGACAAGCTCTTTCGGAACCTTGAGTCCACAAAGAACCCCGACAATCCTTCAGAGAACTCAAGAAAACAGTTCTCTTCAAGTTGTGATGTTTGATGTCAGCAACCTGTTTTATGGCAACAGGATTTTGCCAGGAACATTTGTGCTGAGGGACACAAACCTCTCAAACAGTTATGGCAAGGTTGCAATCACGCTGAAAGATGATGGTTTCGGGAGTTTGTATCGTGCTGATTGCACTGGTTCTCAAGCTGCTTACAACCATGTTGGCAATGTGTTCTATGATAACGGAGTTGTTTTGATCAGCAATCCCAGCCTTTATTGGTTCGGGGAGAATGGGTTTGAATGTTCGTTCAAGGGAGAAAGAGGTGTGCATGTCATGAAAGCACGTCTCAGGGCAAATCCTTTGGAGCTTGTCTCTTCTTCTAATCCTGGTTGGTCTGCTTCGCTGCAAGCCACGGATAATGCCTCTCAGTTCGATCAACGATATGTTTATATCACCGATCTCTACCTCCACGATGACAACCTGAATGTGATCGCAAAAACCAAACTAGCTCAACCCGTTCTGAAAAGATCGGGTGAGAAGTTGGTGTTTGATGTTACGCTGGATTGGTGAATTATAGTTTTCGGAGGAAGGCTTTGAGGAGGGAATGTGATGTTGCCAGCATAGATTTACTGGCAAATAACTAGAAAAGAATCAGTCGTGGAGGATTTCTCTAGCGCCCTGCTCCATCCTCAACGCTTCCATTTCAGCGGCAGAAGATGTATCAACAGAGGCAATGGTATGATGCTCTTCATGGTTTGACTTCATGATAAAGGCAGCATCCATCAAGTGCATCACATAAGGCAAAAGGTTCGGATCGTTCAAAACCTTTGACTGGAAATCAGACTTGTAGAACTTCACGTCTTGAAAGATTTCTCCTGTTTCGTGATCTGTTACCAGAAGGTTTTTCCAGGCTCCTGTTCCTGCGATTTCAACTTTCTTTCCATCCATGAGGACTGGATCGGAAACCTTGTCACAGTATTGCCGAAGTTCATCGAAGAGTTGTTCAGATTCCATGATACCTCTTCCAAAGTGAATTTCGAAGGAGACTTCACGCCAAGGACGAGCGACTTTGTTTTTGATGGTTTTGGCTGTGACTTCGATTCCGATGACAGCTTCTTTCCCATTGATGGTTTTTTTGAGTTGTTGTCCTCCAGTGAGTTTGATACGGACGGAGGAGTGATATGGGATTGCCATACCCCCAGGGGTTGTGTGCGGGTCTCCGTATAAAACGCCTATTTTCTGGCGCTGCTGATTTACCAAGAGCAAGCAAACGTTTTTGTCACCAATCACATGAGTGATTTTTCTGAAGCCCTTAGAAAGCACCCTGGCGGCAAGACCAATGGTGTTTTGATCGTACTCACCATCAATCTCAGCCTTGGGAGCACTCGCAGCAACAGAATCCCAAATCACAGTAACTGGAACGTCTGCTTTGAGGTTCCTTGCCTTCTCAATCGTGCTCTCAATAACCTTGAAAATCTCTTCAATACAAGTCTCTTGAATGAACACGAAACGCTTGCGAACATCAACACCAACAGACTCAAGGTTTTCAACAGATGTAGCGTTCTCTGTGTCGATGTAGACAACAATCCCACCCATGCGCTGTGTTGCCTTTGCAACCTCATAAGTCAAGTGAGACTTGCCGATAGAGGTTGGACCTTGAATTTCGATAATGCGACCTTCTGGGAGACCACCGTTCCTTCTGTTGGAAATGATGTAGTCAAGCTGTCTGGAACCCGTACTGATCCAGCGTTTCACGGTCGTTGGCGCTTCATCCGTTCCAAGGTTGAAGGCTTTTCTCATTCCAGCTTCTTTGTTGACTTGCTTGATAAGGTCAGCAGAGAAGTCATCATCTTGAATATTAGATGATTGAGTTTGTGAAGAGGCAAAAATCGTTTGTGTTTGTTTGTTGGATGCTGCTTGTTGTGGTTGTTGTTTTTTTGGAGGAGCCATTGTATTTCGCTTTCCTATTCTTCAAACTAACAGAACTGTTTTCTGGAATCAATGTGATTGCAGAAACGGAAAGAACCCTCCAGAGGGACAGGGTTGTCGTTCTCTGGAGGGTTCTCTTAGTTTTGGTTTTGTATCAGGTCAAATCGCTGAAAGCATCATCAAGTTGATCTTCTGCTTCGGAAGTGCTTGCTGGATTTGCACCTCTTGTTGAGTTATGGTCTGTTCCTTCTGCGGAAGGTTTGGCAGAACCACCAGAGAGACCGGCGACAAAGTTTTCCAGGATCTCTGTCAATTCTTCGTTGGTCTTGCATTGCCGACCAAACATCTCTTCAAACTTCGGAGTTGCAGCGAGCCATTTGGCAGCCAGAGCCTTGTCTTTGGAAAGAGGACTTGGCTTTTTCCGAGGTTGAACGTTGATGTTCTTCACTGGAGAACCATTCCAGAGCTTTGGCTTTCCACCTTCCATTGCTGGAGTGACAGTCAGAGTAAAATCATAACCGTCAGTGGTTGAGAGCATGTCTTCATCAACGTTGTCCTTGTGGGTGAGAATGCCGTAAATGGCATCTCGAATTTCCTTGCTGAACTCCCAGACTTGTGGACCCTTGTCTTCCTCACCACGAACGATGATTGCAGCGTAAAAACGATCCTTGCTGCGGAGATGCTTTGCGATTGCCCAGCCGTCTGGATGTTTCTTGGATTGACGAAGTTCTTCGTATTGCTCCTTGATAAAGTCAGGCTTGCCCATGCAGAAGGGAGCAACGATTCGCTTCTCAACGAGAGGCTTGTCATAATAAGCGACCGTCATAAACGGCTCACCCGTTGAAGACTCGATTGGGAGAAAACGAATATCGTGTTCGCCCATTGTAGCCTTCCAGTAAACAGTCTTGGTGAATCCTGCACCAGAGTTGGAGTTGGAACCTTTTTCGCCTTTTGTGAGAGCCGCTTTGATTGCACTGAGATCGTATGTTGCCATGATGTGTTTCTCTTTATTCTTTCTTGGTTTTCTTGTGACCACTATTGTCTTTGTTGGTTTGATGCTGGGACCGAGTGTGGTCTATCCTCATTACCAGCATTTTCGGGTTACTGATTTGATTGATGTTATTGAACCGGAATTGTTCCTTCTTTGTTTTTCCCTTGCATACAAGCGGCTTTTACTGCTTGTGAAAGCACAACTGAAAGCCAAGTTGCTCCTGGTGTTGGAAGATCCTCTTGAATGTTTTTTGCTCCGATTGAAGAGATGGCGTACCACTCGTCCATTTCGAGTTGAACTCCAGCATTGTTCAGCAGCATCAAACTCATTTGTGATACTGGCATGTGCTGGAATCTCTCTTGGATGTTGTAATAAACACCGAGTTTCTCTCTATGCCAATCAGACTCATTGTGGACGTAATAGTCCTTTGTCTGTGTTCCCATCTTTCCAATGTCGTGGAAGAGGGAGACAAGGATCAGACTAGGGATTGAAATTACCTCAGTCAACGAATAAGCCTGACGGAGTTTTGCTCCGTTTTGAAGAACACGAAGAGAATGCTCAACCAAGCCGCCTGGATGGCAGCAGGTATATTCTCTCCGCGTCGAAGCTGGAGCAACCATGATCCTCTCAGCATTCTCATCAATCACAGAGAGAAGGTTGCCGAGTTTTGGATTGCCAATTTTGGCTGCTTGAGTCTTGAAAAGCTCAAAGTTCTTGATGATGGTTTTTTCGAGGTCGTCTTGTTTGGTTTTGTTTGGTGTCATTTATGGTTTGGGATGGTAAAGTTTTCGTCGATGGCCATAAAGAAACGAGTTTCTGGGAAGCCTTCAATCTCAACGCTTCCAACTTTAGCCAAGGCAAAAAGACCATTCAATGAGTTTGGGTGACAGTCCAGGACCACCGCATCGTGGTTGAAAAACAATGGAAAAACTGTGTTGTGGAGCCTTCCTTGTTCTTCTAAGTATCTGATAACATTAGTAAATCCGAGAAAAGAGATGTCAGCAGCGGTGCTTTGGATGTAGTGGTTGACGAGAGTATGCCTAGTCTCCGTTGCAATCCTCCGACCATAGAAATTCGTAATAAACTTTCTATTGCTGGTTTCCCATTCGATCTTTAGTTTTTCTTGAAGAAGATCCAGCCCGAAAAATTCTCTTGCGCTGGAGATGAGATCTTCAATTTCTGATTGAGAGAGGCCGAATGGGAGGAGTTGCTGATTGAGTGCATCTAGTCCGATCCCATAAAGCTGGGAGATGACTGCCTTCTTCACGACCTCTCTGGGAAGGTCTGAGTTGAAATCGCTGTATATGTCTGGATTGCATCCCTTGGATCCCTCTTCTGGTAATCCTCCACAAAGCAACTCTCGTGCCACCCTCGCAACCCTTGGTTCCAAGCACTTATAGTCCAGTGCCACAACCAAACCACCCTCATCCTTCCACCTGGACTCCAGCAAACCCCTATAAACCTTTGGGAGATGAAGCAAGGCAGGCCCAGCAACCGTGTGAAGCCTTCCAGTGACTGTGGTCACACGATCATATTCCACAACCCTTGCAAACCCATTCGAATCAGGCTTGAAAGTCCCAGTGTGCCCCGTCTTATCCAACCCAGAAAACCTTTCAAAAGCATCCAGGTTGATTTTGGCAGGACGCAGTTGATCAAAAACCCAAGAGGTCGGTTCCCAGACTTTTTGAAGGTAACTCGTGTCGAGGGATGCAACCTCCCGATGGTAGTCTTGGACATGCCCCGTAATCGCTCTATACGCCTTATCTGGGCAGGCAAATTGCCAGGGCACCCTGGACCCTTGGAGAGATGGTGCAAGCCCCCTATAAGCCTTCTGGATGGCTTCTGGTGCAAGGGGGGGTTCGGGGATGAGAAAGAGTTTACTGATGAGAAATGGATCCATATACTGGCGAGGGGTAACACTCAGAAAATCAAGTGGCAAGCGAAAAGATATTACCGTCTTGGTGGATTCTCTGCTGCTCTTGGAATATGAGCAATGGTTCTTGCACCAACATTCAACTGACCAATCAGGTTTCTGTATTGGCCGAAAGCATCATTGGCTGTGAGTTTGATTGTGGAGTCAAAAGAACCTCCCTCAAACTTGTGTGTGAGCCCAGTGATGTAATAAATGTTGTCAGCAGTTGTGTTGGTGTTGAAGTCAATGAAAAGTTCCTGGCCGTAGCGAAGCATAGGACAACCAAGGGAAGTCATTGAGAGTTCAACTGGATAAATGGAAAGAGGAACACCTCCGGGTTGTTCGCCATTTGGAAGAACAGGGTTAGCGTTCAAACTTCTTTGCATGTTGATTGTGTTCAGTGCGGGGTCAGACATCGTACTCAACTCAGAAGATTTAATCGTTGTTCCCATGCAACCATAGATGATATGAGGAACATTCTTCATCACAAGCTCTTTCAAGCGTTGTGGACCTCCAACAAATCTCCATTGCTCAACAGTAGCTTCTCTTCTTGCTTCTGGTGAAGCATCTTGACTCATGGATAGAGGATTCACAAGAGCAATCAAACCCCTGGAAGATGCTTCTCGAACGACACCCTCATGCAACTCTCTCCAGTTGTTTCTCAACTCATCCCTAATCTCATTTTGTCTTTGAGCACTACGAACACCTTCAACAGCAGAACTTTCATTTGCTGCTCGCTGCGTATCGTCCCCAGGAAATGTGGAAAGAGTTGCCATCAGGTTGTTTGTTGACAAAGACAAGAGTTCTCTGAAAGAACTGTTAGGAGAGCAAGCCTTGTCATAAATGTGGATTTTGAGGATTGTTTTTCCTCTTCCATTCTCAATGCTTCCTTGTAAATCACCTTTTCCTGAGCCAATAACGGCTGGGACAGCTTCAAGATCGAAGGTGAGTTGAGGCATCATGAAGTCTGTGTGCCTTCCGATGTTATTTGCCCGCATTCTAGCAAGCATTTGTTGATCGAAGTTTCTTGGGTTTGCAGCCGTGAGTTCGTTTTGATTCCTTCTATAAAGGTCTGAAATCTTGTAGGCTGGATTCATCACATCATCAACAATCCTTGTCGAAAGGAAGTTCATGAATTCCGCAACGCTGAGGTTGATTGTCCTCCCAGCGTTTTCCATACGGAGTCTGGAGTATTCTCTAATGAAATACTTCACGTTTACTGGGAATTGGGAGATGTTGCAGCGACTCATCAGGCTTGCTTTGTTGTTGAAGTTGTAAAACCAAAGCTGAACCTCATCAAATCTTGGTTCTGTGGGCCCAGCAGTCATTTCCGCAAGAGGTTTTGCAACAAAGGCAGAAATCAAAGTTCCAAGAGAAACAACCTTTTTCCCAGACCATTGCTCGACTGTTCTGTTTAGAGCACCAGCGGCGTTGTTTCCACCCGAAGGAGCATTTGGTGATGCAAGCTGTCCGACGACAGCATCTTCGACTCTAACTCCATCAAAGTGTTCATTGTCGATTGGTTGTCCTTGTTGGCTGGAAACAAGTTTGGACCAAACATCACTTGGAATTGATTTGAGAAAGGCATCGCCATAACGACTCTCTCTCAATTGCGATTGGTTCGTATTAGTTTCAGCACTGTTGATTCGGTTAAGAGTGTTTCTGATTTCGTGGTTGATAGAACGTTGCAAAGAACCAACAGCAGAATTTCCAGAAGGTGCTCGATTGGTTCCAGTGTTTCCAATAAGATCGGTGATCCGGTTTTGGAGTTGAGTTGCTGCTGTTTGAATATCTCTTCCCAAACCACGATCTCTTGCTCTCGCTTGGAGAGTTGAACGAAGATCTCTCATTTGAGTCAAGAGTTCTCTGGTGAGAATAAGGTTGTTGGTTGCATCACTTGCAGCACTCAATCCTTGTTGCCCCCTGATTTCTCTTCTGTTGGCTTGTGCTTGAGCATTGCCGACTGTTTCTGGTGGTCGTGGAAAAGCTCGTGCTGCCAAATCGTTGATCGTTCTGGAAATCTTTGAAAGCTCACTGATTTGGTTTTGAATTCTTCCTGCTGCACCTGGACCAACGATTGAAAGCTCACTGATTTCAGAAGCACCTCTTCCCATGCAAGACAGAGTGATATTCACTTGTCCAACATCATCGAATTTGAAGTTGCTGGAGACGATGTTGAAGTGTTCTCTGGAACGAGTGAGGTTTAGAAGATCAGCAAAGGGGTTGTTGTCGTCTAATGTGTCTGGATGACTCCAGCCATACTCAATTTCCAAGAAGGCAGTTCCATATCTGTCTGGTTTCACGAAGTCAACGAAGTCACCGAGGCGAGAACGATCATGTAGGACCAATTCAAGAGTTGCTGTTCTTGTTCCTTGAAGACCATAAGCACTTCTCACATCAATCGTAAAAGACTTCAGAGATGCAAGAGGTCTTGTTGGATCAATGATTGGAGCCAGATGGAGAGAGGAATCTTTCGCCGCTTCGTAGTTGATAAGAGTTTGAGGAGAGCGGAACAATTCAATTCCGGTGACAGTGTAGTTCTCAAAAGCCTGATCGGTTTGTCCAAACAGAGAAGCAGAGACCTGACTCCCCAGCGCAATAACATTCTGTGTTGGATCAGCAGAAACTTCAGAAGTTCCTTCAATGAATTTTTGGAGGGTGATTGCAGCCAGTTTTCCTCCTTCGATTGCTGGTCTGGCGGAATAAATGGTGACATTCATCACCGGAGTTGCCCTTGTCATCTCCAGTGTTGGCATTGAGTTGAAAAACACTGAGAGAAGTTCTGCATTTTTCTCTCCCGGTGCAAGGACGGGATGTTCCAACCTCAAGGCAACAACATTTTTCTTGGCAAATGAGTTTGGATCTTCGACTTCGACGGGGAGAGCACCACCAAGATCGTTCAAAAAGATCCCATTGCTTCCTGGTTCAATGGACACTCCTGCTTCTGGATGAAAGTGAATCTTCACACACCTTTCAACCTGTCTTGCTCTTGTTTCAATCGTTGTTCCCAGGTTGGTTCCACGGAGAAGAGATTGAAGTGCTTCCTTAATGGTTGCTTCTCTTCCTTCACCAACATCAAGAACCTTTTTTGCTCCATCTCCAGGATCCAGAAGCTTTACAAACACAAGAGACAAGCCAGTGTCAGCACGAACACCTAGAAACCTTCTGTTTCTTGCAACGTCACCGGGAACAGTGGAAGCCCCAGCTTCTGGTGTTCTTGCGGTTTCTTCTTGTCTGTTGTTGAAGTCTCCAGTTGCCTGTTGAAGAGCAATGGCGGAAGCAACATCTTGACCAGATGTGAAACCGTAATAGTCTCCCAGAGTCCTTTTTAGCTCGGAGAGTCTTTGGTTGCGGAGTGCTCTTAGAGCAGAAGGGCTTTCAACTCCTGTGGAGATTGGTGGTCTTTGACCAAGTGTCAGCATGTTCTGTAAATACAGAACCTTGGATTAGCCCAAATAAGCAAGAGCTTGCTGGAGATTTGGAATCACAATTCTTGTGTTTGGTTTCAGTTGAAGTCCCCAGCCAATGTCACTTGCCGCTGCAATGAGCCAGTAATACCTTCCATCTCCGTAATACTGACCCGCAAGCACATCCAGCCGAATAACTTCTTGAAGGAATATGACTGTGGTTTGGATTCTTCCAGCTTTGACAGCAGCACGGATTTTCTGAACAGTGTCAGAGGTTCCATACCTGAATCCAAACTCAAGTCTTGGTGTTTGTGAATATCTGCTGATTGCTGGCATGACCCTTATCCTTTCCTGTTTACGAAGAGTGTCTTGCGTCCAGGATCGTAGTAGTCAACAGGGCTTGGATTGCCAGCAGTGGGCCTAGAAGGATTATCCTGGCCGTTGTTGGCAAAGAAGGTAGAACGATGACCAACGGGCCAAATGGGCGCCCACATAATCCCTTTAGCGTCAAGACCAGGAGTGATGTCGTGGATAACTGCCATTGCCATTGTGACTGTGACAAACTTTGGAGCACGAAGATAGTCACCGCCATCAGTTCCCCATTGTCCCTTGGCTTCTGAATAATCAACCTTGAAACTCGTCACAACCCCGGCAAGACCTTTTCCTCCCGAAGATTTGAAAGCACGAACGATTGGGTTTTTGCTTTCATCGTAGAACATTGCCGGATTCATGTCCGCTGCTCTGACTTCTGAGACAGCTTCGGGATTGTTTTCATTCGTTTGCTGTGTTTCTGTGCTTTGAGAAGCTCGGAACAACTCGACTGCTGTCATTGTTCTGTTCAAACACGCCTGGGCGCCGTTTAGCTTCCCTATTGGAACTATGATTTCGTCACTTCCTCCATTTGATGGAGTGATGGGTATTGGTGTTGAGTTTTCGGAAGCAAGATATTGAAACGGTTTCAAAACGACGGTGGCTGTGGTGTTGGAATTCCCCAACGTTCTTCGACTTCTCACTCTCTCACGACCGACTCTTGTTCCAACCCACCTTGCTTTAATACGAACTCCTCTACCGCCCCGAACAGGGACGGAACGCCCGTTTATTGTAACTCGAAAACGATTTATTCCAGGTGTGTGCGCTGGATCCAATACAACAATGTCGTCAGGTCTGAAAACGTCGGAAGGGTTTAGTGTTCTATCGTTTGAAACCCCGGCAGTGAACGGTTTCCCTGAACGAAGAAGAGCGATGCTCTGAGTTCTTGGTGCCGCATCAAGGAATTCTCTCTCTGCTGTGGAGGTTTGAGAATTTGTTGTTGGCTGAGAAACATTTCCTGCCGTCCTGGTTCTTTGGTATTGACCATTGACATTGTATTCTTCGTCCGTAGTGATACCAAACAACCTAGCAACAGCCATCTTGCTGTAATTTGACTTGAACAAGTCTCCAAGTCTCAAGCGAATAACGGGTGTTGCTCCTGGAATCTGTGAGAACGGCTGGATGAAGTGAAGGTTGCCAACTTCAATCTTTCTTCCTTGAGTCCATTGAGGGTAAATGAACATGGCGAGTCTGTTCAGCTTGTACCACATCAAATCATGGTCTTCTGGGTTGGTTGCAACCATTTTGAACGAAACGTTGATGTTCCTGGTTGCACCCTTGTAGATCTGGACCTTATCCATGCGTCCATAACCTTCTTGAGCACTGTATTCCACACTGAAATCATCAGCAACATCCTCCAGAAACGCATGAAAAGAAAGGATTTCATTTGTTCTTAGGTCTTGCATGTAGAACGGCATGTAGTCAGCTTCCAGAGTGTCTTCCATTCGTTTGACAACTTCTGCTGGAAGTCTGTCCTTTTGAAGTGTTCTCGTTTTTTCGTCTGCGGAAAGGGTTACACCACCAAGAGTATCATCTCCAATGGGAACAACCTGCAAACCCATTTCCTGCCAGTGTCCAGCCCTTGAAGGTTGAGAACGATCAACACCAGCACCAGCAAAACTTCCATTGCCTCCCCACAAAGGAATTTGAAGCATTCCTGCCGTTCTGTTGCTCCAAGCCATCTCACCAGTGCTCAACCTGGATTTAGCAACGAGGAAGTCTCTTGAGTCTGGAAGGCTGTCAACGTATGACATCGTTCCTCCATCTCCAGACCCTTGAGGATTTTGAACGTTCGCTTGTGTTTGCTCTTCAAACCCAGTCTGGAACAGTACCTTGTCACCAACCTGCATCAACACATTGATAAACTTGGTGATCTTCAAGTCACGAATCTTACGAACAAGGTTGCCAATTCCAGTGATGCCAACACCACCAGAAAAATCAGAAGAAGCAACCTCAACCAGAGTGATTCCGCTTCTCAAAATCTCTCTGAGGATAACGTTGAGTCTTCCACTTTCGGAGAGAACACGCAAAGAAGTGTTTGCAACCGCGGCATTCACAGGACCATTCCCAGAGAAGCTGAATCCAAAGAATTCACGGATTCCTGCATTGAGAGCGTCTTCCGCGTTGTGTCTTGTTGTTGTGAATATGCCTTCAACACCAAGGAATTGAGTGAGAACATCTGTTGCGGAGTTGGCAGACGTTGGATATACGCTGGAGTCTTGAAGCGTTGAGACTCCGAGCAGTTGTCTTTTTTCTTGTGCGGTGAGATTGACGAAGTTGCTTTCTTCATCTGTTGGGTTTGCAACACGAACAAGTGCCACGATTCCGTTGAGGACTGTGACATAGGAAAGGATCATTGCGATGGCAAGTGCGACTTGTCCTGTCGGGAGGAGGGAATCAAATTGAGAGTAAGCATTATAGAAGCTGCCATAGCTCATAACGGCATTATCCGTGTCAATGAATCCAGGGTTCGAGGGTTTCTCTGCTCCGGTCATCTTCTTCAACTGATAAGCCGCTGTGAACCGCCCAAGCGATACTCTTTTTCCTATCCTCTGCTCAGAAGGAATTGTCATCCTCCTGGCTTCAGCTTCAATCACCGAAGCAGGATCTGAACTCTTGACAACAAAATCAAGTCCTGCTGCTCCTTGAACACCCTCAAACATCATGTTCAACCCAATGTCTTTGAGAGATTCAACGGTCAAAGCCCCAAAATCAGTTGGGTTCTCTCCGTTTGGAGTAGAACGAACATAGCTTCCAGTTGCATAGGTTCCTGGTTGCTTGTAGAACACAGAACCAAGTCGGATTCTGTTGTCTGGATTATCAGAACTATCCGTTGGTTGGAAGAATCGGTTGTCGCTGTTCTGTCCACGGGTTGCCAACAAAACACTATCCAGCAAATCCCCATGTGCTTTGCCAGAGTTACCATTAACAGCAGTTCTGTTGTAGAAAGCAAGCTGGAATGCTCTTGTCCCAGGCTCCGTTGTCTTTTGGTGAGTTCCAAGAGTGTCTGGAAAAGTTGTTTGCTCCGGGAAGAAGGTTGGTTTTGAATTTAGTTCATTCTCGGCGTTTGGAATACCGCTAACAACTCTATCAACATACCTTCTTTGCTCCGGTTCTTGAGTGACACCAAAAGTTGCTGGGATGATAGGGAGCCCAGCGATTGGAATTGAGTTCCCTTGTGTTTGTTGTGTTGCATATTCAACCATTCTGTTGATGGTTGATTCAGCAATGTCGTGTCCGTCGTCAATCCTTGGAGAAACGGGTGTTTCTCCATTGTCATTCCTATAAGAAATGGCGAGCCTTCTCCTTGTGGGATTGGTTGCAGCTTCGTAAAGAAGTTCAGGATCGACAGGTTGGATAGGCACCCAACTAACTAGCCAATCAGGCTTTTTTGAAGGGTTTCCCCAGCTTTCTGCATAGTTTGAACCAAATCCTCAATCGCCCGGCGAGCTATTTCCCTTTGTTTCTCATCCGTAATTTGGAGAAGAGCCTCCTCCACGATCGGGTTGGTTAGCACAGAAGGTTTGGTGTTGTTGTTATCCATTGTTTCTGATTGTAGCCACTGGGTTGAATGCAGCAGCAGCAAGTCTTGCTGGAGTTGGTGATGTGGCATTGGTTCTTTCTGTTTGTGTCTTCATTGCCATCACGATGTCAGCCGCACTCATTTTCACTTCAACGTTGATTGTGGCATTTACAGCAGCATTCCTGATTGTTGCTGTTTGGACACCGCCAAGACGATCACCAAGAGCGTTCAGTGTCACTTGAAGGGGTTGTGTTCCTTGTCCAAGAGTTGCAAGATCTCTGGAGAAAGTGTTGTAACTCTCAACCATTGCTCTGACATTGGCAGTGAGCCCACCGACAAGGTTGTTTTTGACTTGCCTGATTGTTCTTTTGCTCTGGGCAAAAGTTTTTGAATCATCAGAGAAGAACTCACCAAGTTGACCGATGACACCATCTGGACCAAGCAACGTTGTGAGATGTTGATTCAGCGTTGTAACACTTCCTGCCGGGATTGTCAGAGTCAATCCAGCGATAGTGGTGGTGGAAGAAAACATTTCGCTCATCGCTGAGGCGATTGTAGTGAGTTTTGATCCTTTTCCTCTCAGGTTCCTAGCGATTTGTGGAATCCTTTCAAAGAAACTGGCATCGCTGAGAAATGCACTCGATCTAATTTCGGAGATGGTGTTTGACAGAATTTGAAGAGGAACGCCAACAGAATCGGAGGAAGAAGATGTTGTACTTGTTCCGGCAAGATCTTTGAGGGTCTTGGTTGCTTCCACCATAACCTTGATGGATTCAAACGTCTGCTTCAACATTTGAATCTTGCTTGAAAAACTACGAGGGAAAGTCAAGTCGCCAATTCCTTTCAGAACGGCTTCAAAAGATCTTTTGTGCCCACCAGAACCAGGAACGTCTGGAAGTGCTCTATCCAGAACAAAATAAGACAGTAATGCCAAGGTTGGGACAAACACCTCAGACCAAACATTCAGTTGTCTTGAGTTTCCTCCACCAGAAGGAACTCTGAAGCTGGAGACAACCGATCCAAGCTGTGTCACCAGATCCAAAACAGATTTCACCGCTTTGACTTTGGTTGAAAGAGAAGGAGGAATGTTGATTTTTTTAACTGCTTCAACCATTTGTGGAAGTGTAGTCACCAAGTTCTGTATTGTTGAGGAAATAGATTGGATCATGAATCCAATTTGGAGCCCGATCATTTGGATTTGATCAGTGTCTGCCCCATTTCCTGCCTTGACATTCCTTGTGAGGTTTGAAACGGCTTCGATTGTTGGGGCAATCACAGAAGTCACCGTTTTGATCAACTCAGAGACAACAGAAAGACCTCTGATCTTGGCTGGGTTTGTTGGTGCGGCAGCAATCAATCCATTCAAAGAAGAAATGATGCCCTCTTTACCTTCGGAGCCAACAAGCAGAGATTGAATTGATGAAGCAAGCTGTCCAATGAAGTTTTGAACGGTTGCCATCTTGTCTCTCAACACATCAATGGAAGAACCTCCACTGATCACGTTGACCAAAGAATCAAACCCTTCCATAAAACTTCCCGAATCACTTGACAGCAAACCAGAAACTCCTGTCAGAACACTGGAGACTGTTTCAGAGATTGCCGAGAGAACTGGGCCGATCGCTTTGACGGCTTCTATGTTCGTAATTCCTGATGCAAACCCCAGCACAGAAGTTATCACTCCAGAAAGAGCGCCTTGCAGGGAAGGAAGAACGGTTGTTGCAATGAGTCTGAGAGCATTAGATTTTTGTTCGATGACATACTGGTCAACTCCCATCAGCCAATTACCGGCAGATACATCGAATTGGGTGAGAAGGGTTCCAACTCCACCCAACAACGATCCAAGACCAGTGCTAACCGCTGTAAACACAGCCGCAGAAGTCCTCATCCTCTCCGAATCAGCACTTCCAATATTCATTCCATCCAACTGTCTAATCAGTACCGTAATGACTCCATCGGTTTGGTTTGTTAGCACGCCCAACAAACTGGTAAGATCGCCAACGGTACGCTGAACGGCATCGGCGGTGTTGTGTGAAAACACACTATTTCCCACAGAAGACAAAATATGCGTCAAAGGGGCAATTAGAGCCGAAATTCCTTGAGCAACGACTTCAAAAAGCCTTGCCTTTGCCTGCAAGACAGAAACATCTCCAGGCATGTTATTCAACATGCCCAGAATGTCAATCGCTTTTGCGGCAATCAAACTTACCATATCTTGCAAAACATTGAGAGGATTTGCATTCCTGGAAAATATTCCAGCAAAGCTACCGAGGGCGGCGAGGGGTGCAGAAACAGCCAACAAACCGATTACGGCGGCCATTCTTCCAAAAATTCCAACAAAGGTAAGAAGAATTTCGGTTGCTTGAGTTGCAGCCCCCATTTTTTCTGGGCTGATGGCCGCGATGAGTCCACGAATTGTTACCCCGGCGAAAACTGCGACTCCCGCAAGAACCGCACCAACAGTTAGCAATCCCCCAAAAATGAACCCGAGGCCCATGCCACCCGAAGCTTCAATTGCCGCTCCCAAACCAGCAAGAATGGGCATTGCTGCCGCCATCCCAACCAACAACAGAGTCATCACACCAAACAGAGCAGTAACAACAGCAACGTCTTGTGGTGAAACACCCGATTTCTTGTAAAGAAGAGACAGACCAATCACGGCTGCTGCCATCAAAGAAACACCAGCAATCAAAATCAACATAGACCCAGCAAGCCTCATAAGGGATTGTCCCGTCTGCCTTGTTGTTGTTGCTTGCTTCATGATGTCTCCTGGAGACATTGCCCCAGACCCCGCTGCTCCTCCTGCTTTAGCTGCCGATGCTGCAACCGTATTCACAGACCTAGCTGCACCAAACAAATAAGATCCAAGAGCTTTGAACATCAATGCTCCTGTTCCTCTGACAAGATCTGTTACCAATCCAGGAGCAAAGTAAGCAAGAAGAATTTTTCCAAGGTTTGGTTTGATGTAATCTTGGTAGAGTTTATCTGCCATGAGTTTTATCAAGCCCCACAAGGCACCAGCAGCCTCAAGAAAGACCGGCTTCAATTCTCGCTCCAGATACCCAGCCATACCGGCAAACGACCCGGAAATACCCTCCACGGTCGATTGCGCGGTATCCAAAAAGGCTCTCGGATTCTTGATAAACTCAGTGATCGTTTTCAGTGCATCTCTGAGAGAAGTCAAACCATGCTTAATTGCCGCAACGGAAATTACAAAGATCGCATTCCAATAAGCCTTCAATCCATCAACAAAACGTCTTCCTGCTGGAGAACCTGAGTTGAAGAAGTCAAAGAAATTCTTCTTCATGTTCTTCATAAAGGTTTCGACTCCACCGCGAGGATCTGTTCTCAAAGCTCTGAAGAAGGTTTGGAATTCTCCCACAACCTTTTTCATCAGGCTTCTGAATCGAGCAGGATCAAACATCTCTTTCAGAGACTTGAGGATTTCGATGACGCCTGGGAACTCTTTGACGAACATGCGTCCGACTTGTCGTCCAGCCATGAAGACAACACGCATACTTCGCTGCAACGCAATAACAACTTCTCGAAACTCACGAGTTCGTTGCATTCCTTGCAAGAATCCATCTACAAACATATCAAGGAAGGAACCTTTTAGAGCTCCTCCTGATTGAACCAGTCTCTTAATCGACTCAGCCAGGGTCTTCATTGCTTCCGCCTGGGAAATCTGAGTTTTTTGTGCTTTCTTCATCTGAGCATCGAGTTGGGCGCCACTCAACGCTCTGTTCTTCTGAGCAAACGCAATTCTAAGAGTTTCTTCGGTCATTCCTGTGGTGTCAGCAAGGTATTTCCTTTGCGCCACAGACATGCTTTCTATGTTTTGTCCCGTCTTGAAGAAGGCTTGGCGATACATGTCCATTTTTTTGGTTGGATCTGTTTCGCTCATCAACTTCATCGCATCAATCTGGATGTTAAATGCTTCAGAAAGTTTGGCAGACTGGGAGGCAGCATCCTCGAAGTTCAGAGTCTTCTCCATGATGCCTTTCAAGGCTTCCATCGAGATTCCGAGCTTGCGAGCATACACGCTCACCTTCAACATCTGTTGAGGTGCCAAAATACCAAAACTTGCCGTCTCTTTCATCATGAAGTCAAGGTCTTTGCCCATTTCCTTGACTGAGATGCCGAAAGCTCTTTCTGCCCGAGCCATGTCTTTGACCATGTTTCGGATCGCAGTTCCAGTTCTTTGACCAGAGTTTTCAGCAGTTAGTTGTATTGATTTGAATGCTTCCGCACCAAGACCTGTGGACTTGCGAAGCACAGTCATTTCTGACTCTGCACCTCGAATTCCAGCAGCAAACCTGTTGAAGATTGGCCCCATGCCCTTGGCCAACTCCATGTTTTCAGTCAAAAGCTTTGCAAGACCCTCCCTCCCATACCCAAAGACTCGACTCATGCGAAGGCCAGCTTCACCCAGTCCTTTCATGTCCTCGGTCATCCTTCTCACAGACTGAGAAGTTCCGATCTTCAAGTTACCAAATTCTTCTCTGAGATTTTCCAGAGCTTCTCGGTAAGGGTCAACACCACTTCCAGCAGCCTTCTGGAAGAAGTCCATCAATCTTCCCGGAAGAGACAGAAGAAGCATTGCGATGTCAGCCGCCAAATCCTTGATTGGCCCAGCAAACGACAAAATGTTTCTGAGAAGATTGTTTGAGAGCTTGATTCCAGACTTGAATCCATTGATAAATTCAAGCGGAACTGCAAGAGTTCTAACAGCAACAGCAACCTTTTGGGTTGCTGAACTCATCTTGTTGATTTGTTCTTCGGTAACGACTGCTTCTCTGCCAAAGCCTTTGGTTTTTTCCTGGGCTTCCTGAAGGTTTTCTGTGACTTCCTTGAGTTTGGAAGAGTCAAGGTTGTTGAAGCAGTCTTGTGCTTTACAAATGGCTTCTACGAACCCTGCTTGTTTCGAATAGACTTCAGCTTGCTTTTCCAGTTGCAGAGTGATCTGCTGCATGGTTGCAAGAAGCTGTTGAGTCAGTTTTAGGTTGTCAGCAGTTGCCATGTTTTGCGAAAATAAGTAGACAACAGACGTTTTGGAAAAGCGTACTTATGACAACCATGACCGATCCAGCAAGCCCAGAAGCAGAAGAAACCAACGAGGTCTCAGAAGAAATCCTCAAGGAATATTTGAAGGTTCTTCCAATGCCAACAGGCATCGAAACCTATAAAATGACAACGCTGGGCAAGTTGGTATTTGCAAGTCTTCTTGCCTCAATGGCAACAGGACAACGTTCACCTTTCAAGCTCTCTGGCGATCCAAAAAAACTGGAGGTTCTTGCTAAGGTTGTTCAGTCATCCAAACGTTTTCAAGATGAGATCAGGAAGCCTGGAGCTTCTGTTGACTCAGTGATTCGCGCTATGGATTTGAAGAATATCGACGCAAGAACATTCAGAGCACACTTCGGCGCTCCTTGGCCTTTGTGATCGCTGAAGAGGGTTTATGTCAAGATCAATTCCAAGAAGGCAAGCACGAGTAGATCAAACAACAGCAACAGAATTCATTGTCACGGTTCCAACAACCATTGAAGGAATCAATGTCAAGACAACCATTGAAAACTTGATTGCTGAAAACAGAAGACTCACTGCCAGAATCGTTGAACTCGAAAGAAAGACAGCCGCTCTTCCCTGAATCAACGCTACGGGGTCTATACGCCTTATTACGGGCTTGGAATTGTTTTGATGGGTGAGAGGGTGTTCGGGGAATTTGCTGGCACTGCTGAGGCGTATAGAACGATTTGGAAATGGATCAGTTGAAGAACCTGAGTTTTTCTTCTTGACCTTGAACCCAGTGTGTGAGACACCTTGGTTCGTAAGTCTCAGCACCACCAATCAAAACCTGTTCAGTGCTAGAAGCTGAAAGTTTTCTGAAAGTTCTTGTTGCTGTTACTTCTCCACAGACAGAACAAATACCAACAAGTTTGAAAACGCTGTTTGCAATGGAAAGAAGTTCTGGCATGATCTTGAATGGTTTACCTTCACTGTCGAGGTCAAGACCAACCGCGATCACATCAATTCCAGACAAGAGAACTTCTTCAATCTTTTCTGGGAAGTGAGGACCAAAGAACTGGATCTCATCAACCAGGAGAACGTCAATATTGGTGAGGAGTTCTTGAGATGGGAAGCTGTCTGTTTGGATTCGGTGAACGAAGTGTCCTGTGTGTTTCTGGAGTGAGACGCCATCGTGCGAAATGACATCTTCATCGCTGAAACGATTGTCGATTGATGGTTTGATAACAAGAACTCTGTTTCCGTCTTCAAGACTGTCTTGCAATTCAGCAATGAGTGCTGTTGTTTTTCCAGACATCATTGGTCCAGCGTAGATCGTCAAACGCCCAGCTTGTTTTGGTGTTGGTTGTGTTCTCATGGTTTGAATTTGTACTCCAGAATCAGGTTTGGTGCTGATTTGTTGAAAGTGATAATCCCAACATCTTTGTGTTCGATAACACGAACGAGTGTTCCTCCTGCGTCATATTGACGAATGATCAAGCAGGCAAACCTTGTTTTTGGTTCGGCAAGAAAGATGTGATTTGTTTGAATTGGCGCCAAAGGTCTTGTCAGCCACAGAGCAGCGAATGGATGTTCTGGTGATGATGACAAACGTGATTTGGAAGCATCGAACTCGTAGAGTTCTGGTGTGTTGGGAAGGCTTAGTGTGTAGGTGAAGTGGTTTGACATGCTGTTTGGAGTGTTCAGAGTTATGCTACAAGATGTTTCGGTTAGAATCTTGTGGTTTTTCCGTTCATTCCAAACTGTCTGGGTTTGCCGAGCATGGCTCTGAGGTTGGGATCGTTGTGGTGAGCACCTTTGGTTGGAATATCGGCGCCTGCTTCCACAGCTTTTGTGACTTCTTTGTTGATTCTTTCAATCAGCCAGCGGCGATAAGCAACTGGAAAGTTGTAGAAGGTAGGAATGTCCATCCCGTAGTAATATCCCAAAAGAAACATTGGTTCGAGAAGGACATCAACAATATCATTTGGCGTTAGGCCAAAAAAAGGAAGGACCGAGCGTAACGCTCATAACCTCCTGATGACCACAGCCATCACATGAAAAGTCTGCTGTCATATCCAGCCCAGGCTCCGCTTCGTCCATCACCCTTCTCAGAGCAGAAGAATCCATCGCAGGCATGTGCTGACAAAACTTGTTCACAAAACTTCTATCAGAAGAACCATCAACAGAAAGAATTGAGTTCAATAGCTTGGTTGTGACTGGGCTCTCCTGTGTGAATCCCTTCTTCTTCCTCGCTTCCATATCCTGAAGGATTCTCTCTTCTTCTGCTCCTGTGAGAAACTTGAAAACCACAACCTTCTTTGTCACTGGAAGTGTGAACTCAAAAGCATTCTGAAAAGGTGCAACCTGCTTCACTTTGTCAAGATCCAGCTCCTTCACTGGAAGGTTTTCAAGATCAATTGTGTGGTCTTGCTGGAGTTCACAGGATGGGCAGGTGACTTTGCTTGTGTAGGCAGAGCCATAACCAGAAATTCTGATAGCAACCATCAAAGCGTGTTGATCCCCAGAAATCAAAGAACCAACCTCAATGGATTTGTCCATCAAACAGGACTTGATGAGTTCCTTGATAATGGTTCCTTTGCGGGCAAGAGTTCTATTCATCAGAATATCTTCTTCTCTTGCGGTCATTGCTTTGATGTCGAGGGTTTCAGAACCTTGCAGTGGTTGGTCTGGATAGACAAGTCCTCTGGATGGGAGAGGAACAACGGCCACGGGAAGTTCAAACCCGAGGTCTTTCCTTGCTGTTTGTGTTGCATCTTGGATTGCAACACCTTGCAGGGTTGGAAGTCCTCCGGCAGCGGCTTGCTGTGCTGCAAAAACACTGTTGCGATATGCCCTAAGCTCTTCTTCGTTGGATGTTGACATAGAAATTCTCTCTTATTGATGTTTGTGGATAAAGGTTTTGTGTGGAGGATTTAGAGGGTTGGAAGTGAAGAGTGAACAGTGTTCCCAGAAGATGCAACCGCGGCTTCTCTGCCGCCCTTGTTTGACTTCTTGTCTTCTTCTTCTGCTGGGCGTTCGGAAAGATCTTTCACGGTTCTTGAAGCTTGAACAACCGCTTCAACCATTTTGGCGTGCATGTCTGCCATTGCTGTGGCGAACACGGATTGCTCAACATCAGAAAGATCATCTGGATCTTTAAGGTTCAATGCCTTGATAATCTCTGCTTCAAATTTCAAGGCTGTTTGCTGCGCTTGAATCGTCAAAGAACGAATGGCGTTGAATTTCGTTCCTTCTTGCAACATTTCCATCTTCTTGTCAACAACAAGTGCAACAAGTTTTTTCAGTGCTTCCTCGTTGAGTTTCTGTTTTGTTTTCATTGTCACTTGGTTTTCCTTCCAGTCTTTTTTGAGTGTTCCATAACAAAGTTTGAAATCACAGTTTTCACAACGTCCTTCAGTCCAGCCTTAGAAGTGTCATCTGAATTATCAGTGACAGTTTCTGGAGTGTTTTTGCAAGAAGGGATTGCTGCTGAACCACCTTCTTCTGTTCCAAGACCAACATCACTCATACCTGGAAACATTCCGGGAGTGTCCGAATTGCTAGATGGTTCATTAACTGCCACTACCACCGCTTCCCGAATCATTTCTTTCAACTTTTTAACCGTGAGTCTCATGCTTTATCACTTGCCCTTCTTGGAAAAGGTTTGCTTTAGATAGGATTTCAGGTGTGCTTCCATCATCAAAGCTTCTTCTTCACCCTTTTCACCATCTTCTCCTTTTGATTTAGCTGGAAATGTGAAGTGAAAGGTTTTTTCAATCTCACCAACGGCTTGTTTGATATTGAATGGAACCTCATCATCCCCAGCCTTTGCCTGGGCAATCAAATCCTCGGCTTGCCTTCTTTTATCTCCAGCTTGAAGATCAGCAACCAATGTCTTTTTGATATCGGTGACTGTCTTAGCCCCCAAAGCACCAATCATATCTTCAATTGGATTAGAAGATGACTCTTCACCTTCAATTCCTCCATCCACTGCACCTTCTGGGTCAAGGTCTTCCATGCCTTCCATCCCAGGCATTCCTGGTGGAGTTGATGATGTTTCATCTCCTCCAATCCCTGGCATATCCGCCAGTGGATCAGAAGGTATTTCTGGCACTGCTGGATCAGTTGGAATTTCAGAAGGTTCTTCCGCTGGGGGGGCTGGGGATGCTTCTGGTGGTGGTGATGGTGTGGAAGATGCTGGAAGAATGCCTTGTTCGAGGAAAAGCTCGATTTCTTCAAGGATAAGTGCAAGGATCTTGGCTTGCTTGGGTGTCTGAGAGTGGGACATGGTATCCATCTAAGTAATGCCCCTTTGAATCCCTCTTCTGGTTATCCTCCACAACCTCATCCCCAAACACCTACAAACAAGCCCATTCGAATCCCAGGGAGACCAAAACTACCCCCCGATCTGCCTGACCACCCTCCGAGCATGAATCCAGTTTGTCAAATCTTTGTAAATTCCCTGCTCCCAACCAGATTCATCCTTCAAGTCCTTCCTCACCCAAGATTTGAACGGCCAAGTCCAATAGTAAAGCTTCGTGCAAAGTTGTTTTTCAACCCACTCATAATGATATTCCATCTCAGAATCACTCAGCTTGTCTTCTTTTCTGGCAAAGAGGAGTTGGGTTCTGTATGCCTTCAACTCAAACCAATAACGGAAAGGAGCAGGAAAAGGAGCAAGGAAAACCAGGAAGCCAAGGCACCAAAAGAACATGGGGTTTAACAGGCCCAGGAGGCTTAATAGCGCCAGTGGAGCAAGTGACTGGGGGAAGAGATATAGGAACCCGAAGAGGGCACTAGAAAGCCTCCTAGCGTCATCTGCGTGTACCGTCTCGTGTGCCAGTGTTCTGATAAAGCTGGAGGTGTTCGTGTTTTCCAGAAGGTTGTCTGGGACGTAGATCGTACTGCCGAGGGTTGTGTAGTAGTTCGTCATGAACTGCGGAGAAATCTTTGTGATACGGAAGAACCAACCAATCAACTTCATCAAGACTGAACTTGATTTGGGTTTGATTGTTACTCCTCCATACTTCGCAGAAACATCTGACAGAAAAACTTGAATTTCCTTTGAAAGAGCCATGATTTACCTCGTTACCGTTGCTGTTGTTCCGTGCCGTTAACTAGAATTCCTTGACGGTTGTTTTTCCGGTGTTTACAGTCAATCCCCGAAGCCGCACAACAAATATATCAGCGGTAAACCAACACAGAAAAGGAACAGAAACATCATGGGAATTTCAGATACAATGCGTTGCGAAGACTTCCTCAGCATGAGGAACCAAGAAACACAACGAAAATTGGAAGAAGAGTTGAAGAGGCTTTTTGGTGGAGCAGTTGACCTTTCCGGTGTCTTTCTTCCTGGGTTTACTGAGTCGGAGAGAAAAGGGCAAGGATTCCTGGAATATCGAGTTGGTAGAGCAACCAAAGAAACTGATTCGCCCGTGAAAATTACGGTGGATGTTCCTGGTTGCACCAAAGCCGATGTAACCGTTGAAATTCAAGAAACAGTTTCGGCGTCAACAAAAACCAGTTTCAAATCTTTGAAGGTGTCTGCAACCAGAAAGGACATTTTCCAAACTTCAAAACTGGAATTGAGCGTTCCAAAACTTGATGCGTCTCTGGGAGGTTATCGCTGTGACTTGGAGAAGGTAACGGCAAAGGTGGAAAATGGAGTTCTGACACTGATTGTACCTCTGCTTTCCCCGCAGGAAAACAAGCCTTCTGTGACAAAAGTGTCGGTGCTGTAAAAACCCTGTTGACCTTGGGAGGGAGCCGTGGTAGTGTTCAGAACATGAGGACTACCACAGTGAAAATGAACGCCAAGGCAAGCAAACACTCCAACTCCAACGGTCCCAACACCAAGGACCAAGTTTCCGATTTCATTCATTACAAGTTTGATCCCAGTGTTCCACCAGACGAATATGTCTTTGATCGGGAGCGGCTGGACCTGCTCCAGCAGGAACCCTTCATGGGTGGTATTTCCCTTCGCCTGCCAATGCGGGCTGATTGGAATGTTCCCACTGCTTATGTTTCTTGTGATCGTCAGGGAAACATCATTCTTGGTTACAACCCCGGCTGGATGCGGTCGCTGACTTACGAGCAGCGAAAGGGTGTTTTCAAGCATGAGGTTTTGCACATCGCCCTGATGCACGTTGCTGGTCGTGCGGTTGCCGATCCTCGGAAAGCGCGTCTTTGGAACGTTGCCACCGACCTTGCTATCAACAGCATCATTTCCAATGGCGGAAGCAACATGGCACCAATTGCTGATTGCCTTCTTCTGCCTGGGCGTGAGCCTAAGACGAAAGACCAAGGATTGAAGGCACTCATCAAGAGTTTCCCGCACCTGGAATCCAGTGACTTTTATATGGATGCTCTGGAGCAGTACGCTGAATCCCAGGGAAACCCAGAAGATGGCGACGGAAACATCACGATTGACATTGGTGACGACGGTCAGTTTGATGGTCACGGCGGTTGGGGTAATATCCCCGAGGAGCTTCGAGACATCCTTCGTGAAAACGTCCGAGAACTTGTTTCTCAGGGTGTGAAGAATGCTCACCGAGCTGGGCAGTGGGGGTCCATCCCCTCTTCCACGAGTGCTCAAATTGAGGCGCTTCTCAAGCATGAACTTGATTGGAAGGCGATTCTTCGGATGTTTCTTGGTCGGGCCCGGTCGATGGATCGGAACAGCACGATCAAGCGAATCAACAAGCGTGCGCCTTACATGATGCCCGGCGTGAAGCGCAGCACCGTTGCCAACTTCCTCTGGGCGATTGACCAGTCGGGCTCTGTGTCTGACGAAAACGTGCAGCGAGGTCTTGCCGAAGCTTTCGCCTGTTCCAAGGAAGGGAAGATTGACATTGTGAACTTCGACACGGAGATTGACATGTCCAGCTTCAAGACCGTTAACAACGGGCAGGGTTTCAAATGGGAGCGGACTCGGTGCGGCGGCACTGACTTCAATGCGGTTTCTGGATTCTTGAATCGTCAGGAAAACCGTGGGAAGTATTCTGCGGTGGTGATCTTTACCGATGGTTACGCTCCGACAATGAACAATATTGTCGGGACCAAGGTTCTCTGGCTTATTACCGAAGACGGCACAATGGAAGCGCCTCGGCCTGGAGATCTCGCAGTGAAGATGGACAAGCCGAAATCCATCAAGCGGGTCTGAAAACAAAAAACAAACGGCAGAAATCCCAGAAAACATCTCGGTCGCAAAATCTAGGCTGGGATGTTTTCTGGGACTCTGAGCAAGAAAGTTCTTGACTCTCCTGGATGACTCTGATAGAGTCTGTTCATCAACTGGCTGGGAACGAAAGGAGTGAAAATGAGACTGATTCAACAAAGGTTTGCAGTTGGTCACAAGTGTGACAGGTGTAAGGCTGAGGGCGAGGTTGGTTGTCTCAATCTTCTGAATGGGAAGCCGATTTTTTTCACTTGTCATCAATGCCAAGAAAACGACTTTCAAGTTTTGCTTGTGGAGCTTGGAGTTGTCGATGATTGTATCTCCGCAAGCGACTGACAAAAACGACAGGGACAGAAAAAAGTTCTTGACTCTCTCGACTGGTTCTGGTAAGGTTCAAACAACTTCAACGGCTACGAAATAAGAAAAGGATACAAAACACAATGTCTCACGGTGCAATTTCTCTCGACATCAAGTCCACGGTTCGTCTGGTTCAGGCGTTCTCCCCCAACCGCGCCATCATGCTTCGTGGTGCTCACGGTATCGGGAAGTCCCAGGTGGTCTATCAGATCGCCACGACTGTCAAGAACGATTTCTACAAGGATCGTGGCAACTGTGAGCGGGTCACTGCTGCTCTCGGCAAGGATTCCGGGTTTGTTCGGGCGATGGCTGGGTTCTGGAGCAAGAATGGTTCCAAGGAGGAATACAAGGATTATCCTCGAAACCTTTGGCACTACGACATGGGCACTCCGGTTGTGGAGCGTCGCCTCTCCCAGCTTACGGAAGGTGACATGACGGGTCTCCCCTTCGAGGGCAACCGCGGCGGCACGGTGTTCCGAGCGTGTGAGTGGCTTCTGGCAACGACCGAGTTCCCTTGTTTTCTCTTCTTGGATGAGCTGAACCGAGCTATCAAGGGTGTTGAGCAGGCGACCTTCCAGCTTGCGGACAGCAAGGCTTTTGATGGCAACACTCTTCACCCGGACACCCGAGTGATTGTGGCCGTGAACATCGGTGATGAGTACGATGTGCAGGGAATGGACCTTGCGGCTCTCAGCCGGTACGCCACCATCGACCTGGAGCCTACGGTTGAAGACTGGCTCGCCTGGGCGAAGGACAACTGTCATCCCGCCCTTGGGGAATTCATCCGAGGCAACCCGCGATTCCTGGAGGTTCGTGGCGCCCAAGAGCCCAACAAGAAGACCCCGGATCGTCGTGCCTGGGGCAACCTCGACGCCGAGCTTCGCCGCCTGGAACTGTATGATTCCGAGAACTGCAAGGATCCAATGTTTGTTCACATGGTTGCTTCGATGGTAGGGTTTGAGGCCGCAAGTGCCCTCTGGAAGTTTGTGAAGGAGCGTGAAGCTGATATCACCGCCCAGGATGTTCTTAAGTCTTGGGAGAAGGTGCAGAAGCGACTTCCGAAGGATGACGAAGCCGAGCGTCATGGAAAGTTCCTTGATATGCTCGGCAAGCTCGACAACCTTCTCAAGACTCACCTCTTGACGAAGGAGGAAGCCAAGAACTTCGCAGCCTTCATGGAAGCGGCCCCGCCCGAGATCATGATGAGTGCTTGGAAGAGCCTGAACCAGCAGGCTGCCAACCTCGTGAAGTGTCACCCATACTGCGGCAACCTCCTTGTGAAGCGTGTCGCGGGCGGTTCGGCAAACACCGAAACCACCAAGTAACACCAACAAAATCCCACCAACACTAAACCCCAAGCGGACAACCAACAAGTCCCTTGGGGTTTTCCCTTTTATCCCCTCTTTTCATCTTGTTATCTTCCATGTTGAGATGAAAAAAGAACTCACAATCAAATTCCGCAAAACACTCCCAACCGCAAAACTTCCCACACACGCACACGAAACCGGAGATGCTGGCTTCGACATTTATGCGGCAGAGCAAACAGACATTCTCCCAGGCCAAGTGAAGATGGTGAGAACGGGTTTGCAGTTGGCTGATTGTCCTTCTGCTTTGGAGTGTGGATCTCAGTATTTCTTTGATATGCGTTCGAGATCTGGGTTGTCAAAGTTTTTGGTGCTCCCTATCACTGGAACAATTGACACAAACTATCGTGGCGAGATCATAGTTGTCCTCGCAAACTTCTCTGACAAACCATACACGATCGTTCCAGGCGATCGTATCGCACAACTTGTTATTCAGAAAATTGTTGCTGCTTCCGAAACTCAGGCTGTTACATTTTCCGAAACAGATGTTGTGACAGAAACCACCAGGGGCTCTGGTGGTTTTGGGAGCACTGGACGATGACACCAGAAGAATGGCTTAGTCTTCCTGCTGGAACCCTTGTTCGTGGTTGTGAATCCATTTTGGATGAAGCCACTGGTTGTTACTTCCTCACACCCAGCCTGAAAAAGTGGTCTGTGCCAAAAAACAAACACCCTTACTACTCGGAGGGGATCTATTTTTTGTCAGAAGGATTCGAAAGGGAATTCGGTTTGCTGGATTCAGTAGAGGCTATGAGAACTTTCACAAACAGCCAGTTTTCAACAAGGATGACCGATGGTTGTTTTCCTGCCAATACGGGTACCATAATTTGGGATGAAGTTTTTCACATCAAAGATGTAGACCAAACGAAAATTCTTGGAATGTTGCTTGGAAAGCATTGCATCGGCTCAGGACCACAAGATTCCCCAGTGATTTGTAGCTCCATTCTTATGCCATCTGGCAAAACGTGGGCATTGATGCTGACCACGAAGCCGAACACGGGAGAAGACATAGTTCTTTACTATTAAACCCATGACAAACTCACAGAATCTCTCCAGACCAATCATGGTTATTGACGGTCTCAACCTTTTCACCAGAAACTTTGTTGTAAACGAAACCACAACGGCAACAGGAGAACTCGTTGGTGGAGTTGTTGGTTTTATGAGGGCGCTAGGCAACCTCATAAACCAATTCCATCCAGCTTCTGTTTATGTTGTTTGGGAGCAGGGCGGACCATCCCAGCGAAGAAAACACATCTGTCCAGAATACAAAGCGAACAGACTCACAACCGGGCAAGGGTTGAAAGAGATGTATCGTACCGATGGCAAGTTCCAACCATCAAGCAATCCTCAAAACAAAATCTTCCAGCTTCAGCTTCTCACCAAGGCTCTTGCAACACTTCCCATTTGTCAGATTTACGTTCAAGACACAGAAGCAGATGATGTGATTGCTTATCTTGTAAAGAGGAAGTTCCAAACAGACAGCAAGACCAAACTGGTTGTGTCAAACGACAAGGACTTCTACCAGTTGCTGGAAGATCCGAACGTGAGAATTTTTGATCCTGCAACCAAAATGTTGATTGATTCCCAACACATCAAAACGAAACTGGGAATCAGTCCCAGGAACATCACACTGGCAAGAGCGGTTATTGGTGATCCCAGTGACAACTTGAAGGGTGTGGAGGGAATTGGTTTTAAGACCCTCGCAAGCCGGTTTGAAGCCTTTTCCAGGGACGACATTGACTTGGACAGGGAATGGCTCATAAAAGAATCCAAGGCCCTGCATAATGCCTCCAAACGTCCTCTGAAGTGCTATTCCCAAATCTTCCAGGGTGAAGAGATTATCGAGAGAAACTGGAAGCTGATGTACCTCGACACCTTTTGCTTGTCTTCTCAGCAGATTGAGAAGGTGAATTTCAAGGTAGAAAACTTTGAGCCAGTTTTGAATAAAATGGAATACCTCAAAACCTTCACAGGAAACGACATTCCAATTTCACTGGAGATCGAACAGGCGTTTACGGCGGCAAAAACGCTGTTTGGTGCCTTTTCGGGTTCTTGAAAACTTCCAATAGTTAGCCCCACCCCTTCCCCGGCCAGCAACCGTTTGACCTCTGGTTAACAGTCCCATACATTGGGCAAAGGTATATGACGCAACAACAAACCGCACAAAACCCAGCCGTTTTCAACAGTCTTGGTAAGTCCTTTCAAGAGAAAGTTCTTCAAGCCCTTCTAACTGACCGAGCATGGTCAACCCAATTCATCGAGGTTTTCAACGTTGATGAATGTCTTGAACCAGCGTACCTGAAACTCATTGCAAACAGGTACATTGGTTACTACCACGAGTACAAAGAGTTCCCAACCATTCCCCTTCTCGTCACAATCATGAAAGATGAGTTGAGGGAAGCAAAGGATGTTGTTATTCGGGAACAATGTCACTCTTTTCTCCAAAAGGTTATTCGCAATGAGGAGATGAATGACCTTCCTTGGGTGAAAGACAAAGCATTTACCTTCTGTCGTCAGCAGCTTCTCAAAAAAGCTTTGTCTGACAGTGTTGATATCATTCTAACTGAGAAGTACGAGAAGGTTGTTGATATCATGAAGGGGGCGATTGCCGCAGGAATGGCAACATCTCCTGGTCATGATTACAACGTTGATCTTGCAGCGAGATATAGCACGACTTTTCGCCATCCAATTCCCACTGGGATTTATGAGTTGGATGAGAAGAAGATTATGGGTGGTGGGCTTGGTGGAGGAGAAATTGGAATTGTTTGCGCACCAGCGGGTGTAGGGAAAAGTCATATTCTTACCCACTTTGGAGCACAAGCCATTCTTCTTGGAAAGAATGTCATCCATTACACAATGGAATTGAATGAGCGGTATTGCGGAGTGAGATACGACTCCAACCTCACAGGCATCAACTCCAGTGACTGCTCAGATAACCAAGATCAAATTCAACAATTCTTCACCTCAAACGCAGATCGTTTGGGCAGACTGATCATTAAGGAATATCCGGCAAGATCTATTACCTGCAACACGATTAGAGCACACATTGAGAAGATGTCATTGAAGGGCGTGAAGCCTGACATGATCATTATTGACTATGCTGGCCTTATTCGTTCCACAGAGAAATACGAACTTCCTCGGCTGGAAATGCAATACGTCATTCAGGAAATTCGTTCTCTTGCAAAAGAGTTGGATGTTCCTATTTGGACTGCTCTCCAATCTAACAAGGAAGGAGCCAAGTCGGATATTGTTGACTTGACAAACCTTGCTGAGAGTTATGGACAAGCAGCCGAAGCCGATTTTGTTTTGGGTTTGCAACGCATCAGCACCCAGAAGTCAACAGGACTTGGAACTCTCTTCATTGCGAAGAACAGGTTTGGAATTGACGGTCTCCAGTTCAAGATTCACCTGGATACCGCCCGCTCAACTCTTCGTGTTCTCTCTGCTGATGAAGTTGAAGGAATGCAACAAGACCAAGAAACTCACAGAGAGCAAGTCCAAAAATCTACTCTGGACAGTTTCAAAGAAGCCATCAAAAAAAGCAAAGCAGAGTTTCAGATGAAACCTCTGCGTTCGTGAAAGGAACAAAGGAACAATGATTACAGACAGCCAAGGATTTATTGCAGAGCCTTACAAGAACTTCATTCACATTTCCCGTTATGCCAGATGGCTTGACAAGGAAAAGCGTCGTGAGACCTGGACAGAGACAGTTGATCGTTATTGTAACTTCATGTCTAAACACCTGGGAAGCTCCATCGAACAAGAACTTCTTTCCAGGATTCGTGAAGCGATCTTGAATCATGAAATCATGCCTTCCATGCGTGCCCTGATGGCTGCTGGGCCTGCAATGGAAGCCGATAATATCAGTGCTTTTAACTGCGCTTTCGTCGCCGTGGACTCTCTCCGCGCATTCGACGAAACGATGTATATTTTGATGAACGGCACTGGTGTTGGTTTCTCTGTTGAGCAGTCTTACATCAACAACCTTCCAGTCATTGCCGAGGAGTTCCATTCAACAGAAACAACAATTGTTGTTGAGGATTCAAAGCTTGGCTGGGCTAAGGCGTACAAAGAGTTGATTGCTTTGCTTGTTCAGGGACAAATTCCTCGTTGGGATACAACCAAGGTTCGTCCCAAAGGTGCTCGTCTGAAAACCTTTGGTGGGCGTGCTTCTGGTCCTGAGCCTTTGCGTGAGCTTTTTGCTTTCACGGCGCGAGTGTTTTCAAACGCAAGAGGTCGTCGTCTGAAACCAATCGAAGCTCATGACATTATTTGCAAAGTGGCAGAAGTGGTTGTGGTAGGCGGCGTCCGAAGAAGCGCGACCATCTCTCTTTCCAACCTCGATGACTTCGAGATGGCAAAGGCAAAGAGTGGACAGTGGTGGGAAACACAACCACAAAGAAGCTTGGCAAACAACTCTGCTGTTTACAACTCCAAACCCAACACTGCCCAGTTCCTTCGTGAATGGAGAAACCTTTATGAATCCAAGAGCGGTGAACGTGGAATCTTCAACATGGATTCCGTTCGCAAACACATTGATCGGTTTGGTCGTAGAGACTCCAGTAAAGTCAAAGGCGTAAATCCTTGTGCTGAAATTCTCCTTCGTCCAAATCAATTCTGCAACCTTACTGAAGTTGTTATCTCCGCATCTGATACCGCAGAAGACCTTTTTAGAAAGGTAGAACTGGCAACAATCCTTGGAACTTGGCAATCAACACTGACCAACTTCAAATACATTCGGAAGGTCTGGAAAACCAATTGTGAGGAAGAAAGACTTCTCGGTGTTTCTTTGACTGGAATCTTTGGAAATTCTCTTACTTCGACAAACGGCCCAGAGCTTAGGGAGCTTTTGACCAAACTGAGAGAACATGCTGTTGTGGTAAATGCGGAACACGCAAAGGGTCTGGGGATTCCCGTGAGTGCTGCTATCACTTGTGTGAAGCCTTCAGGAACAGTGTCTCAGTTGACGGGTGTTTCCAGCGGCATTCACCCCTGGTATTCACCTTATTACATTCGCACAGTCAGAGCAGACAACAAAGATCCTCTGACTGAGTTTTTGAAGAACCAAGGGGTGCCAAATGAGCCAGATGTCATGCGTCCAGACTCCACAACTGTTTTCTCTTTCCCAATCAAGGCTCCAGAGAACGCTGTTGTAACCTCCGATCTTTCAGCGATTGAACACTTGGAGATTTGGAAGTCTTATCGTGAGTGCTTCACAGAACATAATCCTTCAGTGACAATCAACGTGAAAGAAGACGAGTGGATGGATGTTGGCGCTTGGGTTTATAGAAACTTTGATTCGGTTGGTGGTATTTCCTTCTTGCCAGCGACAGAACACACTTATCGCCAAGCTCCTTATCAAGCAATTGACAAGGAGAAGTATGAAGAATTGAAAGCTGCTTTCCCAGAAGATATTCAGTGGAGTTGGCTTGTTCACTTTGAGAAGGAAGACACCACAACCGGAACCCAAGAGCTTGCTTGTGTTGGTGGTGTTTGCAGCGCAGATGATGATGTGTCCAAACTCCTAAAACAGTGACCACGAAATAACCCAGAAGGGTGAATGAGAAGAGGGGAGAGGCTAAAAACCTCTCCCCTCTTCTGTTTGGATAGTGTTAGAACCTTCTGGAAGGTTTATCTGTGTCAGTGGAACATGAGGTAGACACCAGCAACGTGAATATCTTTTGCTGGTCTGTCATTTTCTCCTGGGAGGATGATAACGTTCACTCTGTCATCATCACCAAGATCATCTTCGACTTGCTCATATTCTGCCATTGTAAGCATTGGGAAGCTGTTTTTGAATTTGACCTTTGAAGAGTTCAAGATCGCCATTTTGACTTCCTCCTCTCTGTTGGGCGCATAGGTCCATGCCGAGTCCCCTTCCACGCCAGATTCTTTTTTGCCCACCTCACTCTTTTTGACGATCGCTCCAGTTTTCATAAGCAGTGTTTTCACAGACTTTGGAACAATTTGGGAGAACATGTCCTTGGTTGGGTCTATTTGGCGTTCTTCTTCTGGGGTGGCACCAAGGGATTTGCGAAGCAAGAGGTCTTTGTGTGGCATTTTTGCGGCCAGGGATGGCCGCTTTGTATAAGCGTAAAACTTAACGAAATTTTGGAGAGATGCGGGGAGTTCACTCTTTACTCTGTCGATGATGTGGTGGGCGAGTTTAAGATAATCTTCCGAATAGAAATCCCCGGAGTCATGCCAACGAATGACAGTCCTGATTTTTTCTTGAGCATATTTTTGCACGTTTTGAAGGATCTCGTTCACCAATCTTTCCTGATACATTTCTGGATGGTTGTAAAGCATGTTGAGAGTGATGTTCCTGTTTTCTGAACTGCCCTTGTATTGCACATACCCGCCTTTCGTGGCATAACAAACCTGCATACAACTTCCGGCACCCGGACAAGTGTTGATAACCTTGAACTTGTTATCCCGTTCGTCGTATACAAGACCCATGATGGCCGGGATGCCGATATTGAAAAAGGCTTCAAGCTCTCCGGTAGTGCTCTTTTTCATTTTGTCGTTCTGATTTAGAAGAGTAAATTTTGGTTTGTTGTAGTTGGTAACAATGGTTTTTAATACCGAGAGGTCAATTTGTTTTTCATTTTGATCAACAACTGGAACAGCCCCCGTTTCAGTGTCCCTGTTCCTTCTGTTGAGCGCCGAGGCAGGAACAATGGTGTTTGTTGCTGTTGATGGGTGAAGATACGGAAAAGCATTTGGCAATCCTCCAGCCACTCCTTTTACAACTTTCCCCTTCTTGTTGATTCTATCTGGCCCCCTCTCAGATCTTTTTCCCAGAACCCCAGCCAAATATGCTGGGTCAACTTCCGTTCCGCGAATATCACTCCCTGGAGTCAGTGGTTTTTGTGGTGGCTTTGGAAACCTCTTAACATAAGGCGCTTCCGAAAGCAACTTGTCCAGCAGTTTGGTTTGGACTCTGCGGGCGAACATCTCTTGGATTGTTTCGGATTCACCAGGAACTTCTGGTGGCATGTTTCCTGAATACTTTTGGACAAACTCTTCTGGAGACATAACCTCGGCATTTGCGAAGATACCAGCACCTGAAACTGCTCCCTCGTTCAAGATCAAATAACGAAGTTTCTTTTTCATTGTCATTTTATCGTTCCCTCTGTGGAAATGGTAGTTATAGGTATGACATCAACACTCGTATCTCTCTCCTCCCTCCTGTTCAAAGAAGCTATGGCTCTATCGACCGGAGGTGCCTCATTAGGGGCCTCAAGCCAAGTCGTTGGGGTTGGACCCGTTGCAAAAAAAGGAACGCTCGCAAAAGCCTCCCAGGCCCCTTCCCGGTCACTTGAAGAAATCACTGACGAGGAGTTGCAGGAATCTTTTGGTGCGATGCACGAACCTGATTTTGATGGACCTTCGATGCCTGGACTTTGGGCTGGACTCGAAGATGTCAACGCTCCAGTGAAAACAGACTCACCAGAGCTTCATCCAAAGCGTTCAAGAAACAAACGATAGGCAGCTTCCTCTATCTCAACAATCACACTTCCCTTTGTCCTTCCAGCAGCAGAAGCAAGAGCAGCAATCATTTCCTTCCCTTCTGAATAAAGGGAATCAGAGTTCAGTTGTTTCTTGAGTTGATAAGCCCAAAGATTTCCAAGAACACCTGAATCAATTGTTGCTGCTGGAACAAACCTTCTCAAGGTTTCTTCGTCCATTGGGGAAGACAGTCCCAAACTGGTGTAATCAATCATCTTCCTGAAAGCTTCGTGGATTTCTGGTGGAAGTTTTGAAGCTCTTACCGCCGTCATCAGTTCCATTGGACCGAAATCCCCAAGAAACTTTCTGTCGTAGAGATCTTGAAGTTTGAACATCTGAATCCAGATGTTGGCTGCTTCTTTGGAAAGAAAAACGTCTGATCTGAGCCAGCCAGGATGAACTGCTTTCATGACAAGTTGATAGAGAAGTGGTCCATATCCCTTCTCAGCAACAGAAGCTTTCACAAGAAAAAGTCCTGGAGTTGATTCCGACTCTCTGTATCCGATCATTCCAGCCAAAGCTTCGCTGGGAATTGTTCCGTCTTCTGGATTCAGGACTGCTTTATCAGAGAACACGAGTGTGATTGATTTTCCTTTGAGTGATCCTCTTGGAATAGCAACAACCTTTTCTTTGGAAGTATCCGTCAGAGATTTTGGTCCTTCAAAAAGGATGTCGGAGAGAGATGGATTTTTGAGGAAGAGCCTCTGGCCCTTTATTACGCCCTTGTCCTTGCACCAACCCCCTCTGACCTCAACAACATTTTTCACAGCCCGCATAAAGCTCCTAGAGGCCGTATCATTTGCCTTGAGGTGCATAACCTCAACAACCCGATCATCCTCATCAAACCCAATGCAGTCCAAGTCAAAAGGAACGTTCTTCATCCAAAAAGATTGAGGTCTTACCTTTGAGTTTTGGAACAACAGCCCGAATCCATCTGGGGGAGGCGTTGTCGAACCCATGAAACCCTTCTTTTTCTGCTCATTTGTGGTGAGTGGCTCAAGGGTTAGTGGAACATAACCAAGAAAGGCAGGGAAGGGCATCTTATTTCCAGAATATGTATCCCCAAGCACTCAAGATGTTTTTCCAACGGTTTTCTAAGCCAAATCCTCAACCAAGCTCTTCCAAACTGGCTCCGTTGAAAACAAGACTGCTCGAACTCAAGGCTGGAGAGTGTGTGAGATTCATCTTTGCAGAAGAGATGGTTTCCCAACTTCTTGCTGCCAACAGTCCCAGATTTGACAAGGGAAGCCTTGAAAGAGGAACGTTTCTTGCAGTGGTGAAGAGTGTTGGAACAACAAGGATTGGAATTGTTGTTGTTGAGGTAGTTTGTGTTTCTGGAGGGAGAGTGAAGGAGACTGTTGTAATGGAAACAGACTTGTGTGGGATGGAAGTGATTGGTAAGCCGTGAAAGACCTGATTCAATTGTTGGTTTTGGAAGCGGCTTATGACGTTGGGCTGTTGAAGCGCATGGGTTACACACACCTTGGAAAAAATCATCGTGTTGGCTCTGATGCTTTCATTCACACCAAGGACGACGATGACCCAGAATATCACAAAGGTCTCCAAAACAAGATCAATGCAAACCTGGACAAAAAAGATACTCTGAAAGATCCACCAGCGGTTGGTATATCTCTTCCGAAGAGGATGAAGGGATAATGCCTTGATCCTCAAATCTTTTTTCTGATACATCGGTCTTATGACCGACACATCCACAGACCAACCATATCACGTCGATAGAATCTACTTCTCCCTCGTCAAAGACGTTCTTGAAAACGGAATTGACAAATCAGATAGAACAGGAACAGGAACAAGAAGCGTCTTTGGAAGGCAGGTTCGATATGATCTTTCCAAAGGCTTCCCCATTCTCACATCAAAACGAGTTCACTGGAAATCCGTTGTTGGTGAGCTTCTCTGGTTTCTCCAGGGAAACACCAATGTCAAGTGGCTGAATGAGAATGGAATCACCATCTGGGATGAATGGGCAGACAAGGATGGAAACCTTGGACCTGTTTATGGGAAACAATGGAGATCGTGGGAATCAGACGACGGGTTGAATGTGTATGATCAAATCAAACAAGTGATTGAACAGATCAAATCCAACCCAGACTCACGAAGGTTGATTGTGAGTGCTTGGAATGTTGGAGATATTCCTCACATGGCACTTGCTCCTTGCCACACCATGTTCCAGTTTTACGTTGTAGACGGCAAGCTTTCGTGTCAACTTTATCAAAGAAGTTGCGATTTGGGATTGGGCGAGCCCTATAATGTTGCTTCCTATGCACTTCTAACACACATGATTGCACATGTGTGTGATCTGGAAGTCGGAGAGTTCGTTCACACCTTTGGTGATCTTCATGTTTATTCAAACCACATTGAAGCACTCTCGCAGCAGCTTCACAGAACACCTTATCCAATGCCAAGGTTGATTCTGGATCCAAGCGTCAAGGATATTGATGGTTTTGGGTTTGACAATATTCTGCTTGACAGTTATCAGCATCATGCTACAATCAAGTTGCCAGTGGCAGTATAAGGAGCAAAACCAGTGAAATATGATTGCAACAAATTTAACAGAGAGCGGCAAGTGATCTTCCGGGAAGAAAGTTTGGACGATCATGTTACCATTCCAAATCTCTTGAAGATGATTGGCGATGCGGACAACCAAAAAGACGCATCCATTCGGTTGAGCTATTATGGTGACAACCCCGAAATGGTCTTGGTCACAAAATCACTGGAAACGGATGAGGAATGGGCGGCTAGACTCCGAGAAATGGATCGCAAAGCAGAAGCCAGCAGGAAACGAAAAGAGGCTGCTGAAAAGAAAGAACTTGCAGAACTCGCAAGATTGAAGGCCAAATACGAATCAGGTAATCCTGGAAAGGAAAATGGTAATGAGTAAAGCCAAGGCAAATTGGCATCTGGGTCAAAGCCGAGAGAGATTGGTGAGTGTGGAACGCACGAAAGACATACTCTCTGGCGACACAACAATCAATGACGTGATCAAACACGTTAAAGAAAACGATGGTGATTTGGATTCTGTTTACTTTGACATAACAACTAGTTGGAATGGTCCAACCATGTTTTTTGCCTTCACCTCCCCAGAGACTGATGAAGAATGGGCATTCCGTCTAAAACAATTGGACGAACTCGAAGCTCGTGAAAAAGCAAGGGAAATGAAAGAAGCCGCTGACAAGAAACTTGCCAAGCAAAAGAAAGAAGAGAACGAGCGAGCAGAATACGAGAGACTGAAAGCCAAGTTTGGCTAGCCAACACCAAGGTTTCATACCTATTCTGGATGAAACTCTATCAGTTCCTATTTGAAAACTCTGTTCCAGAAGTCGAGTTCGATCGTGCTGGAACAGAGTTTGTCCCGCCCACCAAAACCATCAAAGCCTACAAACTCTTTCGTGTGAATCCAGCAAAACCTGGAGAACTCTTTCCTCTGTTCGTCAATGCCAACCAATCCTTGAAAATTGGTGTTTGGTATGAAGCAGAAGAAGGAGAAAAAGTTATTGACTCCAAGACAGGAAAACCCGGAGTCAAGTCGAAGTTGGGAAGGTTGGCTTATAGACCAGGATGGCACGCAGGGGATTATCCCTTTTCCACACACATTGGAATTGAACCAAAACCCAGTGAAATTTCTGGGAGGATGGCACCTTCGGCCAGGGCAGACAATCAAGTGTGGGCAGAAGTAGAAATGCCAGCAGATTTTGATTGGCAAGAAGTTGCTGATAGCAGAGCGGAAAAGATCAAGTCTGGTCCCAAGAAAGGACAGATTAGATCTGATACTGCTCACATCACCGATCAAATCCCCAAAGGCGGACATTATCGGTACAAAACCAATCCCAACATGACAGGAAACTGGATCATTGGTGGTGCAATGAAAATCATTCGTGTTCTCTCCGATGAAGAAGTTGAGAAGATCAACTCCTCTGCCGGATACAAAGACCTTCCCAGAAAATCTCCCTTCGATCTAAAACGTTACGGCTTCTGATCTACCATCACCCCTTTTCTTCCGAACAGAATCGTTCCAGGATGCCCCTTCCGTGTCAGAGAATCATCTGAACGGGTGAGAGTGGCTTGGAACATTTGGGGGCCGCAATAAGGCGTATAGAGCGATTTAGGAATCTTGGCTGCTGACAACGAATGTTGTTGACCCTGAGACGTGGAAGTGGTAGAGATAGGGCATGTCATACATTCCAGTAAAACTGAAAGTTTTTCATCCGAAGAAGGTTGTCTCTTACACGGTGGAAGATGCCGACGAGAAGCCACAGCAGATCGACGTGTTTCCAGGGTTCGCCACTGATGCTGTTGAAGGGAACTCCCACGAGACAGCAAGGAACTGGGCTGCTGGATATCGGTGGCAGCAAAATGAATATGGCGAGACAGAGTTCAACAATGAACCTGTTGAATCCATTCGTGTTGTTGGGCTGGAACATCGTCGCAACGGTGGGCGTGCTTGGAAGATCGTTGACCGTGGATTTCTCTTTGATCTTCGTGAACAAGCTTTGCTTGATCTAGTGATGAATGGTGCTGGAGTATTTTCCCAGGGAATCGTATCTGGTCCTTTTATTTGGATCAGCAACTCTGGAATGCGCCTTGTCCGTGTGGGTTCAACCCAGCACTTGGAGGCAACAAAGGGAAAGCCAAAGGATCCAACTCTGTCTCTACTGAGCCAGGGCGATGTTTTCAAACAGAAGCCAGGAAAGTTTTTGGTGTTGATTACAGAGCAATCCCGAAAGGAAGAGATGTGGTTGACCTTTAAGGAAGAGCCGACCCAAGAAGACCTTTCCCCAGAAAAGATTGCGGAACTTCTGATTACTGGGAAAGTGTTTCAGCCGACAAAGCGGCCTGTTCTTCCTGCCAATTCTCTGATTGGGAACTTGAAGGTAGATTTGGAAGAGGTTTACTGTGTCATTACCAGGAAGGTTTTGAATGAGCCTGTGAAGTGGGTGGGGAACGGGCACAAACTGTTCACTCAACTTTCCAAAAAGACCGAACTGCGTTATTCGGCTGGGGTCGGCTCTTTTGTCAACAGTGTTTCCACACTGCAAAACGCCATTAGCAGCATTCTTTTTCCAAACAAGAGGGACGAAGGGGTTGATCAAAGGAATTACAAGGTTAGCCAGTATTACACTGAGATTGAGAGGGCATGTGATTTGATCGGTCATGATTCTTACGGATACGGCACCCATTTCGCAAAATCCAAATCCATCAAGGTAAAACCGATTGATTTTGTTTGGATGATTTGGAAGAAAAAAGAGCAATTGGACTCCGCTGGATTTCAGTCATACTCAGGGAATGAATTGGCCGACATGCAGTTTGATTGCCCCGAATGCGCGAAGACTGCTAAAGAGTTCGTCCTTTATGATCAGGGTCGTGGTCAAAACGGCTGGGAAAAGCGTGGTGTTTTTCTTGAGAAGGTGTCAAACCATTTTGTTCACTGTGGCAAACAGACGGCAGAGAATAAGATGAAGATTTTTGAGCAGGCATTTCCAGGAGGCGTTGAGCGGTTTCAACTGAAGCCTCATCACTTTGAGGATATTGTGCCGCCTTATATCAAAGGGCAGTTCACATATAACGATTACGCTCGTCAGGTAAAGGAAATGATGGGAAGCATTTGGGCTCGGGATCTGGAACCCAAGCTGATTTCATCCTTTGATTACCCAGAACTCAAGAACAAAGAGTGACCAAAGCAATGGATTGCCCGTTTAGGATTGGTGGATTGTATCGGTGGAAGGGATTGACTCCTCCTTACAGCCCAGAGAATTTTTTCCACCTTTACCCTTGCGGACACGGAAGCAACAATTCTCGCAATTCTACAAACTCTTCGTATCGAGCCGCCCCAGGCACATGGTTTGTTTTCTTGGCGGTGATTCCCAGCGGACCAAACTTTTTTGCAACTTGTTTGGCACCCGATGGAACCGTTCACGAAGCATCTATTCCTCACAGTGGATTGTATTGTTGGGAAGAAGTAACGGAACAAGAAGGAATGGAAAAACAATGACATTCAAATATATCACAAGAAACACAATCCCGAATGTGACCAATTGTCCATCGCATCGAATTGGTTACACAAATCCCGACGGTTCAAACAACACCATTTTCTATGCCTGTGAGTTTGTAAACCACCGCGATTCTTTCTTCAAATTACATGCAAGTGAAGAAGAGTTGGTTGAGAATACACTCACTCTAATGGAACAAGAAGGTTTTTTGAGGTGGACATTGGAACCATGTAAAATCCAAGTTGTTTCATTCCCAAACTCTTTGGTTGACTGGTATGCTCACGAAACGGAAACGGAGGTGTATCGTCTTGTGAAAGATACAACATTACACCGCGCAGTGGACTACTACAACCAATTTAACAGACTTCCGAGCGGGTTCTCCTTCACCAAACCAAGCCAATCCAGAAAATTACGGCTTGCAGACAAAAAGCGAATGTTGGGATTTCGTGGCGCTAATGGCGGCCTCGATTTTTACTGCAAAGAACTCTGGTTCAATGGAGACAAGAAAACATTGCTAAAACGTTTCCTTTCAAATTTTACGGAAGGAAAAGGAACAGGGGGTGTGAGAGTCGAAACAGTTGAAAGGCGTGGGAAACCTTCGCTCGCTCCACAGCCAATAGTTTTAGAAAATGTGTTCGCAGTGCTAGTAGAAGATTATCCAAACCACATTGATTATGTTCCCAAATGTTCATACCACCCCGTTCTGATTGATTGGGGAAGAGAAACAACGCTGAATCACGAGCTTCTTCAGGAAGAATACATTTTGTTTTGGTTTGAAAAACTGACGAAATGTGGCAACGCCAAACAGAAGCTGGAAGCTGAATATGAGAAGCTTGGGGCGTTGGATAGGGAGAGGAGGCGTTTGGAAGACGAAGAGCAGAGTCGAAAAAACAACGACGAAATCAAAGAGTTTTTTGGAGAAGGAGAATAGCAAAGATGACTAACAAGAGCACAAAGCTACACACAATTGTTTTCAGGGCTGGGGATTCTAGTGGTGATGGCCATGAGAAACACCGCGATTGGACTGTTTGCAGCAATCTTTCCAAAGCTGAGATCAATGACGCCTACCTTGCTGCTGTTAAAAAGCTAAGGTTTGATCCAACGGACAATTTTGACGAATACAAGGCAAATCGTCTGCCATCGGATCAGGCAGAGAAGTTGATTGCAAGCGGATTTGTGCCAAAAGACAGAGACGAAGACGGAACGGTCTATTTCTATCCACAAGCCCTACTCCACCTTTTCCTCTTTATGGTAAAGCTTGGAAACCCTGAGTTTGAATATGAGGAAGTGAAAGCCAGCGTGATCTACATTGGCGGATATGGATTGTTTCGATAATCTTCGGCTGAAATCTCAGTCAAAGAACTTCAGATACCCTTCGGGTCCATTCCTTTGGATCCCAATGTTCCCTTCGTGAAAATCTGTTGGAATCTTGTTCTTCACCATATGAACAATGTCTTGTGCTAGCTTCACATGCCAATCTCCTGCCAACCTCAAAGCAGCTTCCACATCTAACCCAATCATTTTTTTGATCGGAATTGAGATGGCTTTGATGAAATTTTTGTTGAGCAAATCTGGGTTGACTTTGTAGTATTTGAGTTTGCTCGGGCTTGGTTCAAATCCATCGAAATGGACTTTCAAAATGTCCACCAAACCATTCAATCTTCCGAACATATCAGCAGGGAGAATGTTCTCCATCTTGGTTTCACCACTTCCAGTTTCCAATCGTTCGGTCAAGAACCAGTCAACTCGCAATGCTCCTTTGAAAACCTTGAAGGTTCCGTGGTCATAAACCATTGGCTGGGAAGTTCCGGCTGGGTCTCCGCTCCTTTGTTGCTGAGCGCCTGGAATCTTTTTGTGCTTGGTTGCGGCGCCGTGACCAGAATCGGTTTCCATCTTAAAAACATATTCGTGTTCATCTGAGTCTTTGACGAGGAACGCAAGACCAATTACTCCTGCTCCCATAAAAGAAACCGAAGCTGCATCTGAACCAACCGCTTGCATCAAGTAGGGCGTTGCTTCTTTTGTGAATGTGGCAACGCATTCTTTGTCTTCCTTGCAATTGGCAAAGGTTTTTCCATCATTAATGATCGCGGTCATTGTGTCATTGTTATACCATTCTCCATAGGCTGGATGATGCTTCCTGGTACGTTTGAGAGCTTCCATCATAGCATCGAACCATTCCGCCCAAGTAACTCCACCATCCTCTGGTTGCACCTGCTCAAGAAACAAAATTCTGGAAAGGCTTGTTCTAAACTCTCTTTTCTCAACCAATGAAACGAGCTTGTCAACTTTTCCTGCCAAGTCACCAACCCTGGCAGACAACTCTTCTGTACCTTCTCCAGACCCAGGTGTGATTGTTCCTGGGCCTTTTGGAATTGATGTTGTTGCCGGTTTGGTTGCACCAGAGGTTGATCTTGCATTTGTTGGATCTTGTTTCTTTTGTCCTTGAGCTTGCTGGATAACCTTCACATCATTCCCGATCTGTTTGACTTGTTTTGTCAATGGTTCAAGAGTGTCTGTGATGGTCTTTCCAATGTCAGAAAGAGCAGAAGTGTCTTCTGGTGCAGGTTGGACTTGTTCTGACAAAAACAGTAGTGAAGAGAGAAGATGTTGTTTCATGGGGAGGGTGTTGGTAAATACCAATATTCGTGGGATGGAGCATGTTAGACTGCTGGAGTCTAGCAACACCAAGAAAGGGAAGCCACAAACAATGTTTGAAATCACAACAGATAGCCCCAATTTTTCAAAGCCAGAACAATCTGAAACCGGAGATATTCTCCTCCGATACCGTTCTCCTGGAATCATCTATGTCAACCGATTCAACGAGGAAGCAGCTAAGGAGTTCCACCAGGAAATGATTAACGCTCAAAACACTGGGCAAACCGTTATTCCCATTGTGGTTGATTCTTACGGTGGGGAAGTTTATTCCCTTCTCAAGATGATTGATGTCATCAAAGCTTCAAAGATTCCAGTTTCAACCATTTGTCTTGGGAAAGCAATGTCTTGTGGAGCAGTTCTCTTGAGTTGTGGATCTCCAGGAATGAGATATGCTGCTCCTTATGCAACAGTCATGATTCACGATGCTGCTTCTTACGCTGCCGGAAAGTGTGAGGAAATCAAAGCAGAAGCAAAGGAAGTCGAACGTTTGAACAAGATGATTTTCAGAATCATGGCTGAGAATGCCAGTAAGCCAGCGGATTATTTCTCAAAAATCGTTCACGAGAAGGGACATGCCGATTGGTACCTCGAACCAGAAGAAGTTAAGGAACATGGTCTGATTGATTTTGTTTCTGTTCCCAAGTTGAAGGTTGAGTTCAAGGCAACGGTGAGTTTCCAATGACCAATGCAACTCCTGAAAATCCTGATATCATCCTGATTGCCGCCGCTTCTTTGGATGGTTACATCGGAATTGACAACAAGTTGCCCTGGCATTCCCCAGCCGACATGAAACACTTCCGCCAACAGACAGAGGGTCATGTCGTGATCATGGGAAGAAAAACCTTTGATAGCCTTGGCGGAAAACCACTGAAAAACAGGGTCAACATCATTTTGACCCGGAATGGAAATCTTGAGACTCATGGCACCGAACCCCTGTTTGCCAGCTCAAAACAGCAAGCATTGATGATTGCAAAAACACAATGCGAGTTCTTAAACTCGAAAAAAATCTTTGTCATTGGAGGCGAAGAGATTTACGCCCAGTTCCTTGAAGATGCCACAGAAATTCTTCTAACGACATTCAACGTGCGATTGGGCCCGCTTGGACCTCTTATCGACGCATACACATACACTCCCAGACTTTCTAAGTTTCCCAATTGGGAAACGTTTCAAAAGGATGGCGGCTGGATTCCTTATGCTTATTGTTCCGATGAGTTTGATTCAAACGCAACACTGACTCCAAGCGGGGAAGAAGTGTTTGAAACTCTTGAAAAAGAGAACAATGGATTGAGTTACACAATTTCTCCTCTTCAGAAACTCGTAAGAGATGTTGGATATCTTGTGAAAGAGAAGCCAACACCAACTCCTGAGCTTGGTCAATATGAAAAACTGGCTTTAGAGATCGGATCGTTGGTTCAGTCCAAGAACAAGACTTATGGTTCTGCTTTTGACAAGGCTGGAGAGTTTTTGTCTGTGTTGTTTCCGAACGGTGTTCCTGTTGACCGATACAAAGACATGCTCTGTTTGGTCAGGATGTTCGACAAGATGATGAGGATTTCAACCTCTGAGTTTGAAGGAACAGATGAAAAGAGAGAAGAGGCTTACCGCGATCTGGCTGGATATTCTCTTCTTGGTTTGAACTCTGAAAAGATGAGCAAGGAGAAGAAAGCATGAAAGTTTTGAACGAAAGGGTTTTGGGGGTTCAAGGGCCTTGGCTTATCAAGGGTCGCTATGTCCAATACTCAACAAGGGAACAAGGAACCTTTCACAGGCCCGAACTTGTTTTTGAAAAGCAGCCTGGGATTCAGCAGGGCCTAGAGGTTGGCTTCTCCCTTGAAGATATTGGAAGATTTCAAGCATTGTTGAAACAATATGCTGCTGAGAACTATCACTCCACTTCCTAGAACAATCCTTCCAACTCACTCCTGATCTGCTCTCTGCTCTTCCTAATCGAATCCACAACCTTCCTCTCTTGATAAGAAAGAGGGGAAACAGGAATGGATTTATCTCCCAATCCCAGAGAAGCAGGATACCTTAACACCTTCTCTCCATTCTCTTCTGCCGCTTCCAACAAGGATGTTGTTTCGTAGTAGGTGCAAACAGGTTCATTTAAGAACCATTGCTTTAACTCGGAGTAGTGTTCCAGGTACCCATCCAGGGTATTTCCGATCAAGTAGCTGGAAAACATCCTTCCTCCAGACTCCCCTCTTTTCCTTGTGGTGTCGATACTCAGTTCTTTTGGTGCATACACGGAGAGGTACAACAACTCATATCCGTTCACCTTGCAGAACTCAATTTCGTCTCTATACCTTCTCTGCCCTGTGCCTTCGATAACAAAAGACTTGAGCTGACTTTCAAACCCTCGCTGAAGGCCCTTGGCGTGTTTTCTGGAGTCGTCTCTGTATCTTTTCAGGGTCGCATCCACATCGGGAGGTTATCGCCCAGAAAAGGCGTTTTGAACCGTTATGCCCCTGCTTCTCAAATCCTCATCCGAGTTAATCAAATCCTCTAGCTTTTCATCCAGGTTCACAAAACCCACATTGGCCTTCTTCAAGATTTCTTTGACGAAGAATGTTTTACCTGCCCCCAGTGGTCCTTGAAGCAACAAGATTTTGGGTTTGGTATTGCTTGAACTCTCGAACAGAAGGCGTGCTAAACTGGTATTCACCAAGTTAGATATGAAAAAACACAACCACCTTTATTCCATCCTGGGTGTAGAACCATCTGCAACCCAAGAACAAATCAAAACCGCTTACAGAGCAAAAGCTCTCAAGACACATCCTGATCGCAACCAAAACAATCCCAAGGCAGAAGAGGAATTCAAGGAAATCACTTCGGCCTATGAAACTCTCTCCAACCCAGAGAAGAGAACCGAATATGATTTGTTGCAAAATCCACCTGTTCATCCGTTTCCAAACACTGATGAGTTTTTCTCTTACAGGTGGTCAACGCAACAGGCTCGCAATCGCTCAGAAAGGGTCCATGCGGGCGACGTAAGGATTGGTATGGGTGAGACCCTAACAGAACAAATCCGTGACGTAGAAATGGCGATTAGAGCCTCCTGCACCAAATGCCTCGGTCTTGGGATGAGAGGCATGGAAGATTTCTGCTCCAACTGCGAGGGAAGAGGTTGGAATTTTACCAATAGAAGCTTCCCTGTGAAAATTCCCGCTGGTGTTTTTGACGGTTATACCGTTTCAACAAAGGTTCCAGGTGTTGGAGAACTTCAAACCAAGGTGTTGCTGGACATCCCAGAAAACATCAAACTTGGGCCAACGGGAAAAGTTGTGATGTCCCTGGATATTCCTTATCATCTTGCAGTGCTCGGTGGCCCATTGAAGTTGGACTTGTTTGATGGATCCAGTGTAACTGTGAAAGTTCCACCATTGAAGAAGCCAAAACAGATGTTGAAGTTGGCTGGGAAGGGGTTGGTGGTCCAGCCAGGAGGGAAGAGTCGAGGGGATTTGTTTTTGAGTTTTGGGATTGAGTACCCACCAACGAACTTGTCTGACGAGTACAAGACAACCGTTGAGAAGCTTGCCACATTGTACTCACAAGAACAGGAAGGTAACAAATGAAACAGACATACAAACTCAGTTATAGATTCATCGCTCAATTGGCAAAACTGGTTCAACTCAGCATGTTGACTGGTGAGCCTCTCAAGGAAAACATGCTGCAAATGCGTGTTGAGGTTGGTGGAGAAGATGGAAATGAGATTGTTCTGACTCCAGAATACGAGGAGTATTTCGAGAACTGTCTTGAAACTCTGCTCCAGCAAGCTGATGCAATCCAAGAGAATATGCGAAACACTCCCGCCGAAGCCTGATCTATTTCGTTCGTTTCATCACAAGCCCAAAAATCAGGGCTGCAAATCCAAACAAAGAAAAACACAGGAACTCACCGTTACTGATCTTTCCAAAATAGTGAAGGAACATGACAGTGATCAAAATGACAATGCCAAAAAAACCAGTTAGGAGAATAATTGCGTTCTCCTGACGGTCTTCTGGGGCGGTATTATTGTCGTTGTTATTCATCGACTGTCTCTCCTGGAAATATCAGTTCTTTAATCCCAGAGGTGAACCACAAGCCAAAAATACGAGTTGTGATCCTATCTTCACACAGCAACTCGCATTCGATGCAAGTTTTTCCGCCAGGAAGATGAATGGTTCTCGAAGAAAGAACCAACATGTAACTGGATTCGAGATAGGGCGACTCGTACAATAACAAAGTGCCTGCTGGATATAAGTCGCTTGTTTTACTCATAATCATTTGGGTTTACTTCCCTCAAACCGAGGGCAACCCAACCGTCCCCTTTTGCATTTTCAACATTTCCATCTGGAGACAAGATGTCGTACTGAGTAAGGGATTCTCCATTTTGGAAATTAAACACTTTTGAAGAAAGGATTAGATAGAAACCTCTTGGGAACACATGCTCGCTGTATTTCAAGGCCCAGTCCGTCAACTCCAGCAAAGTTCCAGGTGAATACAGCTTGTTTGGATCAGTCATCATAATCCGTTGTTTCCACTTTCTCAAAAATTTCAAACATGCCTACCACGTCCCACACCATTTCCTTTCCCGTTTTGGCAAAAAGCAAGGTGACTTGCTCAAAAGTTGGATGGTGTGCAACTACCACACAGTAATCTCCAAGTCCTTCATCTTCCCAACTGCTTTCTTCGACATCTTTGACACGCAAGAGGGTTCCGATGGGAAATTCTCGAAACGTTTGTGCCCACCATTTGTCAGCTTTTTTCATCACTGTTCAACGTCTCCATCTTCCAACTCGACAACCGCCATATGTTTTACTGGTGAACCATCCCCGTATGTCAGGCTCCAAGTTTGGACTTCCCCACACTTGTCCAAAGCAAGGATAGTTTTGTGCTTTCCTTGCGGTGGTAAAACCATTACGACGAGAAGAAATCCTTTTCTGAGAGAGTATGGATGAGAGTAATCCAGCAACATCCCAGCGATTAAATCTTCATCAGATCCTATTGGTCTTGTTTTCATTCTTCATCCGTTGTCTCGACTACAACAAAACCTTCGTACTGCATTAGTTTCCAATTCCATTCATGCAATTCCCCCGAAGGTTCCAAAAAAGTAAACAATTCAAAATTTCCTGACGAATACCTCCCGTCCGGTTTGCGATCTACTAGCAAGTAAAACCCCAAATCCCAAGCAACAAGACAGGTGGTGCTGGCCTCCTCACCTCCACGATACAGGAGAATCCCCAGCCTGGGTTCAACTTTTGATAACGGCTTGGTTTTCATTCTTTATTGTTCTTCTGTGTCTTCTGGGAATGCCACCAACAGAGTTTCTTTGATCAACATTTGTACGTTCCAAAAATAGACTTTGCAATCATCTTCCAAGACACAAATCTCTCCAAGTCTAAGATCTTCACCTACCCCAACAACGAGGTAGAATTGCATTTGCCCATCTTCTCTCGGTGTGTAATGGTAACTCGTAGGATTAGCCATCAATAGCACCCCCGAAAAGATTTCTTCCTCTTTGGGAGGCAGGAATGGTAAAGATGTTGTTGGTGTCATGTTTGTGATGCTGGGGTGTAGGCATATCGCCAAGTGTTGTTGCTGCAAATCAACCTGTTACCATTCGGATCTAAGAACTCTTGAAATCTAGCAGAAGTCGGCGCAATGACTTCTCTTAAAAAAACCAAGTGGTATGGGAGTGCTCCACAAAGATAGCCATAAAGATAGCTTTCCCCGTAGAGGATATCAAAAAACTCTCGCTCGGTTAGTTTAGAATAGTCGGCTGGGAGTTTAGAATTATACCATACTCTAAAGACGAAATGTGTTTCCTCTTTATAGGCATTGAGTTCAAGGAGTTCCCCTGGGCTTAGGCGTTGTACCATGCCTGTTTTTACCACGAATCCTCAAGGACTTCAATGAAAACAGGGGGATGTCCTGGTCCGGGCGTTTCTTCTCCGCCCATAGGAACCAAACAATCCCAGTCGAACCACCTTTCTTGACCTTCTGAGTTTACCACCTCACCAGGAAAGTTGGGCTTGATGTAGCCGAGGAATTTGAGATATGCGCCGGTTTTTTTGGCAACAATTCCAACCATCTCAGTTCGATCAAAATACCCAGCGGGGAAAAATACAACACGAACCAAAGCTCCTAGTTTGAACTTGTCCGGGTTCATGGATCTTCTTGCGGCTCTGCGATCTGAACGATTCGATAATCAGAGTCAAGGTATCTTTCCGTACATGCCATTGGGAGATGAGTCGGACTAATCGTGTCAATCATTTTTGACACTTCTCCATTCCTAAACTTATGCCAACCCAGACAAACACGAAAGATGTCGGGGCTGTCAATATTTTGAAGTAGGGTTCCTGGAGGGTATTTTGCGGGAACTGGTTTCATTCCACAGCCTCTTCATCATCATCGCAAATAATTTCTTGCTGATAAAGTGCGCTAAATCGAGTTTCCATGATCTCTCCTTTGTGAACCCACAAAGACCAATATACTCTTCGTTCTTTGTCCACTCTGATAATCGTCTCGATTTCATCTGTTGGATCTTCTACATCCACCAGCAACATACCCGGATGGAGGTCGTCAAAAGATTTGATTGGCCTTGTTTTCATTGTGAATCTTCATCCTCTTCCATTGGAACGATCTCATACCAATCTTCCACATAGTTTTTACTTACCACAATGACATTGAACCCATTGGAGTCTGCTGCGAGAAGGCGAACGGTGTTTTTTAGTGGATCTTCGTCAAGATATACACGGAACCGCGAAGGAATGTTGTACTTGTTTTTGAGCAGCGTTCCTGGTTTCATTATCGGCGTGGGAAGGTGTGACGGCCACGATTGTAGGAATAAGCGGGGAAAACCGGCATGTTGACCATTGAAGTTTGAATCTCTTCGGTGAAACAAAAGCCAGCAGCTTTGATGCAATCGAGCACAGATGCCTTTTCCGTGGCACGGAACACCCAGGTGCGGGTAGAGTCCACATAAGACCGATTGGACGCCTGGATATTCTTCTTGAGGGCTTCCACGAGCTTTGGAGTCTTGCCAGCAACCCAGGGAACGTCCAGGGTGATAACCGTGGGCCAGCAAACCACCCTTGCACCATCTCGGGCTGCTGCAATAGAGTTTTGCTGAGGATTTACAGCGATCCACTCCTCACACATCTTGATGATGTTGGGAACATCCCCCTCAAAGCACGGCCAATACTCCATCACAACTTCAACAAAAGCCTTGTGAGACTTCGCTGGACAAGTGAAAGTCCGACCGGAGAGCTTGGGAAAAACAACTCCGGGAATCTTGCGCATCGCATTCCACCCAGCCTTGTTCTTGCTTCCAGTCAAACTGATAAGGCCATTTTCAAACTTCAGGGTTGCTTCACCCGTGCTGCTCTTTCCAGCAAGCACGCCAGCAAGGCCAGGATAACCCAGAGACTTGACAACTTGAATCAAGCAAGTCTTGTTTTGGGTGCTGATTCCAACGAAGGAGAGCATGAAGTCTACGATCTTGACAATGGGACGATAATCCTCACCAGCAAGATAAAACCCACTGTCGCCCTCGTTCTTTTCCTGGAGCTTCTCGTTCTTCTGCATGAGGAGTTCGAGGGTTGCAGCCCAGATGGGTTGAATGGCGAGGGGAAGTCCGTCAGGAACCACAGACATTCCATAGAGTGTGGCTGCTGAGAAATTTGCGGGAACAGTGCGAGCAAAAAGCGCGGTGTCCTTCTTCGCGCAGATGGGGCCGATGCCACGCTCCCAGGAAGCGGGATCGGTCAATGCGGCGAAGCATCGAGAACAATGACGGACATCATTGCAACTCCGAGTGATGCTCGGAAACATGTTGAGGATATCTTGAAAGCTGGTCGTGGCGTTCTTCATGACCAGACTCTATCACGGCTTCTCGGGTGGGTCAAGAGCCTTTATCTGGCCTGTGCGATTTTTTCTGGGAGGGCTACATTCCAGAGATTTGCCTTGGCTGTCCTTGACTTGGTAAACCCCAAAGACTCCAACTTCTTTGCCATTAGCTGAGGCTTATAGTTCGAAACATGAACCAAGCATTTCTCTTCCTTCAAAAACAACATCCTCGCTTGGATAATCTCCTGAAGGGAAGACTTGGGCTCTTTATCTGTCCAGGGTCGAAGGGAAGAAAAAAACTCCCGGTCCCCATCCTTCAAAGCTCGAACCTCTTCCAACCCAATCTTCAAATTAGGCTTGTTCTTCTTCAACCAAGAGAAGTAAATCTCATTGACCTTCTCAAAAGATGTATTGAATGCCGGATACTTCGTTACCGAGTCAATAACTTGTGTAGCTTCATCAAAAAATTCACAATAGTTTTCAAAATGTTTTAGGTAAGCGGAGCAAAGTTTTTCTAGTTGAGCACGTTCTGCCCCTTTGGCTCTGTCAGAGGAAAGAAGTCTGTGGAGAACAATGTTTCTAACGCCAACTGGGACGGGTTCGGTTTTCATTTTTTCTCTGACATGCTCGATTGTTCCAGTTGACCAGTCAGACAGAGAGGACTTAGCCGCCATCTTTGATTTGGTCGTTGTTGTTTTTTGTGTCTTGGTTGATTTCCTTGATTTTAGTGCGTTGAGGAATTTTTCTGGTAGGTCTTGAATTTCATTCGGACAGACTTCGCCATAAGTGCCACGAGTATGTTTGCTTGGTGGAATAACAACATAACCGTCTTGGCCTCGTGTATCTACCTTGTCCGCCAAATGGGATGCAGTGTTTTTTGTCGGGGTCGATGTCCAAAACCAAAAATGCCACCCACCAGATCCAGTCCGATAGTGAAAAGTCGAAGAAAGTTCCTTTATGATTGGGTGATCTGCCGCATCAACATCAACAACAATAAGATATTTCCCAGTTTTTTCAGATTTTCGTCCTGTTGCGAGGCCAAAGTTCATTTTGTGACTGAGAGAAAACCACTCTTCAACCTTTTCTGGTTTATTGCTGGCAATGATTTTCCAATTGTAACGAAAGAGTGGGTGTTTTCCAGGAGAAGCGCAGTTTTGTTCGCCACACGAACAAGTGTTGTTAAGCCGAATCGAATAAAGTGGAAGTATGTGAAATTTGTTTTCCAGAATGATTTGTTTAATTGATGATGGCATTTCAACCTCAAAGTATCAGGTTGAAATGCCATCATCAAGAGACTCTTTCGACCACCGCGCCCGCAGGGATCGCCCCCGCGTCCGTGGTGGAGCCGCGAGTGCCGCCGCTCGTGCGGTAGTAGTAGGTCGTCGAGGGCGCGGGAGCGCCGACGCGCGGGGCGAAGGCCCCGCGGAGGGGCGCAGGGATGGGCTTATACAGCCCAGGGGCGATCGATGGCGAGGGCGGGGCGAGGCCTGCGGTATAGGTGCTCATGGCGGCACCTCACGAGAGCGTCGGGGTCGAGGAGTCCCACCGCAGCCACAGGCCCGCGGCATAAATCCAGTACTCGGTCGTGCCGTCGAGCGTCTGGCCATTGGCCCGGCCCGCCACGGTGGCCCACCGGATGCCGCGCGCAAATCCGACCCACCCCGTCGTGGTGGACGGCGCGCCCGCACACATCACGGGGACCGGCAGCGGCACCTCGTACCCGCTGCTAGGCAGCGCGCCGCCCTGCTCGCCTTCGGGCGGCGCCAGCCGCCCGTAGGTGCCGAAGAGCGACGCGAAGGTGACCCGCTGGTTGCTGCCAGCCCCGACGAATCGCTTGTAGATCAGGGCGTAACCCGTCTGGAGGGCCACCCCGGCTGCCGCGTAGACCGTCAAACCCGTGGCGTTGTAGTACCCGACCCACAGGGGTGGGTCCGTGTCGCTCGGGTCGGGCGAGTCGAGGGGTACGTCGGCAAGGAGAGTGCGGACATTGCCGCCACCGCTCGGGAGGCACATGAGTCGCCAGCCGAAGTCGTCGATGTCGTCTGCCGAGATGAAGAGCCGCCCGGGCGTTGCCGTGAATGCCGACGCTGCCGAGAAAAGCTCCGTCGCGTCCGTCGCCGTAGGCAGCACCGTAGCGGTGCCACCCGTGACGAACCCCGCCGCGCTGCGAGAGATGGTCCACGCGGCATCGCTCGCGCCGCGCTGGAAGAGCCACTCGCGGCTTGAATCCGGCGAACGCACGGTGAACCACGCGGAGGTGTTGCCGAGGTTGCCCGCGCCGCTACCGCCGCTGCCGTAGGGGTTGGCGCTGAGCGGTGGGTTGGCGCTGAGCGGTGCGCCGGTGCGGTCGGTGTAGGTGGTCGCGTCCGACCATCGCGTGATGACCCACCCCGCGGAGAGCAGGGTGTCGATGAGCGCGTCGACGGCGACAGCGCCCGACGCGGGCGAGGATACGTGTGTGATAGTGGCCATGTGTCAGCTCCCGATCATCGAGGCAGCGGCGCAGATAAGCCAACGGTATGAGCCATCGGTGGGCAAGAGTTGCGCCGCCGAGATGAGGGTCTGCTGGTCGGCTGCCGTTGGGGCTGGTGTAGTGAGATTTTCCAAGTATGCCATTGTGTTAAAATCTAACTACAGTTTCACCCAAAAAACACGGCTGAAAATAGCGCATAGTCGGAAATGCCTCCTCCGCTCTTGTTGACCCTCAATTCCAAAACTCTTGAAGAACCAGTGGCAACAAAAGAAGCTGTTTTGTGCGTTGGGGTTGTCTCAGTCCATGACAAAGAAGAAAGAGATGATGAGTTAACAAGATCATACAATTCCACACTTCCAGTGACTCCGGCTACGGAAGCAAAACCAATGCCTTCGAGTGTGTAGGATGGAGAATTTAGATCTGTAAAAAGAGCGTAACCCGCGATGGTGCTTGCAGAAAGGGTTGTTGTGACAACCCCAGCCAGAATTGGGATTTTACTTGAGGCAGAGAGTTCCCACTGACCAATTGTGTTGTAGTTTGCTGTAATGCCGGAACTTCCTGTCAAGAAAGGATTTCCGTTTGTAGTAGTGTTCAAAGAACCCGTTATGCCACCAAAGACTTCAAATGAACCTGTTACTTGAACGGAGCCGGAAGCAACTCTAAAAACATCGTGCCGATTAAAACTACTATCCCCGTCCCCGACAACAAAAAGAGAGGAAGCATCTTGAATGTTGAATTTTCCGAATGCGGCTTGTGTCGTTGTGGGGTCAAGATTCCCAGCGGTTTCTCCTTCTGCGATTGTTCCAAGCCCCGCAGCGAAGCTTCCACTGCCATTCGCAATCGTTTGCCAACCTGTGGTGTGGGAGGCTGGGCCGTTCGTTAAAGTGTAGTAGCCTTCGGCGTGGGAATAGCTGCCGTTGGTTGATGAACCAACCCCTTCTGCGTGGGAATGCTCTGCGCCAGTGGTTGTTCCATTTCCCTCAGCGTGAGAAAAATTACCATTTGCTGTTGAAAAAAAGCCTTCAGCGTGCCCACCGAGAGCGTTAGATTTTGCGAAATAACCTTCTGCGTGTGCAGCGTATGCTGCTGCTGTTGTAAACACACCTTCCGCATGGGAAAAGAACCCAGATGCTTGTGTGCTTGAACCTTCGGCGTGAGTGGCTTGGCTTGATGCAATAGTGTCTTGGCCTTCGGCGTGAGAGTTGTCACCGGATGCAATGTTTCTTATTCCCTGGGTTACGCTTCCAGTGATTTCGGCCCCCAAAGAGGCACTTAGTTTTGCAATTTCGATAGAGCTGGTCGTGTAAATGATTGTGCTGTTTATTTCAGACCAGAGGCTTGTTCCACCAGAAGAGCCAGAAATTTCCCACTGGCCGTTTGTGTTGTAGACTGTTGTGATACCCGGCCCACCAATCAAAAACGGACTACCATCGACGGTACCACTCAAAGAACCAGTGATTTTTGAAGAGATGAACGACCCAGTTACTTCAACCGAGGTGTCATTAACTCTGAAAATATCAGATCTGAGAAAATCATCATCATCTGTTCCGTTTCCAACAACGAACAATGAGAAATCGTTGTTGCGAAGATTATACTTTCCAACTACATTTTGTCCAGAGCCAGATGCGATTGTTCGGATACCGGAAGCGTGTGAAAAGTCGCCTGGGGTGTCGGTGTAGGAACCTTCGGCATGTGACCAGTTTCCAATAGCGTTTGTCTCAAATCCTTCAGCGTGCGATCCCACCCCAAACGCTTCTGCGCCTTCCCCTTCTGCGTGGTTATAATCGGCATGTGCTCTTGTCATTCTCCCTTCTGCGTGGGAATAATCGCCAGAAGCAATTGTCATTGTGCCTTCTGCATGGGAACCAAGACCTGAAGAAGTCGCCATTCTCCCTTCTGCGTGGGAATTGATTCCACTGGCGAGTGTACCATCTCCCTCCGAGTGACCACCAGCACCTGATGCCGTTGTTGCAAAACCTTCTGCGTGCGAATGATTTCCAGAAGCAGTAGAATTGTACCCTTCCGAATGAGAATAGTCGCCCGAAGCGACTCCATATTGGCCTTCCGAGTGACTACACAAACCCGAAGCCACTGTTTCTTCTCCTGATGCGACAGAAGATCCGGTGGCATAGCTGCCAATTCCAGCGATCACACTAGATCCTGTGACAACGAGACTGATTTCCCCAACAAATTCATTTCGGATTTGAACAGATCCAGTGGAGTAGGTACTACCTGAGATGTCTGAGAACCAGATTTGGGCACTGCCCCCACTTGCGCCAGAACCATCAACAGACAGGTTCCCAGAGACGTGTAGATCCCCTCCAAAAACCGCAATAGTAGGCGTGCTACCTCCCTTGCCCCCAACCGATCCAGAGACGTAGAAAAAGGCGTCAGAGCCGATTGGCGAGGTGTCAAAAATAGCAGGGTTGATATTCCCCTGGTTGGCTGGAGTTCCTTGAGCACTCAAAGGATAAACAAGAAGGCATTCGGCGGAACCCGCATTGGCTCCGCTGACAATCAGCTTGTTTACTTGAATTTGATCGGAACGAAAATCTGGTGAGTTTGGCATAGTTTGTGTGGGTAACTATGCCAAAACAAGGCCAGAAAGGTTTTAGAGGATTTCGGAGGAGATCGTTGCGAGCGACCAGCCTTTCGTGGATTTGCGGCGCCCTTTTAGAACCGCGCACAATTTTGTTGGCGCAAGACCGTACAAACGACAAAAAGCTGCCAAGCATTGAATTTCTGTTATCACAACCCCATCGGGGCCGATCAGTTGTAATCCCAAATAGGTTTTTGAATTATGATGTTCTGTTCCCATCTTCTTACCCAAATGGGCCAAACGATTTTTTTGCTTGGATTCTTCGGTGTGATGTTTGTTGAAATTAGGATGCTTCGAACCTTTCAACACATTTTTTGGACCAAGCTTTTTCTTTTCCGTGCCAACCAAAGTCCACCCTTTTGTGCTGGGGGCTTGTCGATTTAGCAACTTCCACAAACACTTCGGATTCAAATGGTGTTCTTCTGCAAAACTTGTAACGGAATCGACACTTGTATACAGAATTAAATCCGGTGAGAGTAGTTGAATATTGCTGTATTGTTTTCCCACCTTCTTGGATCCGTGCGGGGAAGAAGCATCTTTTCTGAGATTGTAACACTTGTTCTTACCAAAAGAAGAATCAATGTAGCGTTGTTCTACCAACAAACGATCTTCCTTGGTACCACCAACGACTTCCAGAACCTCAAACACGAATACCTCTTCCCCGCATTTGTCAAAATCGGCTTGCAGATAACGGTTAGAATGCTTCCCTCTTCTTAGGGAAGCGGTGTGCTGATTCCAGCGGACCTTGAAGCATTTTGCCGAACCAACATAGACTCTTTCGTTGAGTTTGTTTCTGAGTCTATACACACCGCCTTCATTCGATTTCCCTCCGAACTTGTATTCCACAGGACGTAACCTTTCATGGAATACATAGTTCAAAAACCCCTGTTTTCCAGGCTTCAGAGGATTTCGGAGGAGATTGTTGCGAGCAAACTCCTTTCCCCGCGCAAAAATGTCACATGTCCGGCAATATCTTGATCTTTGAAGCGTTCAATAACAATTGAGAGACCATTGGAAACTGAGTCAACGTAGGTGTTGTCGATCTGCTCCAAGTCTCCAGTCAAAACAATCTTGGTGTTTTCTCCAACACGAGTCAATATTGTTTTCATTTCGTGCAGGTTCGTGTTTTGAGCTTCGTCAATAATCACGAAAGCGTTGGCGATGGAACGTCCACGAATGAAGGTCATTGCTTGAACTTCAATGATTCCTTCGTCGAAGTAACTCTGAAGAACTTGCTCGTCATGTCGTGGTTGTTTTTTCTTTCCACCTTCTTGCATTGAATTGCCGATGAGAAAGCGAAGGTTGTCTTTGATTGGAGCAAGCCACGGTTCCAGTTTTTCATTCAAATCTCCTGGAAGGAACCCAACGTCTTTTCCGAGGGGCATGATTGGACGGCAGATGAGCAGACTTCTGTACCGTTTTGTGTTCAAGACTTGTTCAAGTCCAGCGTTGATTGCGCTAAGTGTTTTTCCCACACCGGCTTTTCCAGCAAGAGTGACAAGTTTCACGGCTGGGTCAAAGAGAAGGTCGGCAGCAAATTCTTGTTCTTTGTTTCTTGGTTGAAGTTTTCCAGGAGAAGGGGTCAATTGTCGCAATGGTTTGTTTTTGGACACGAACCTTGCAACTGCGGACTGTTGTCCGTCTTTGATAACAACAAACTGGTTAGGATGAAGGTCTTGTTGGAGGTCTTCGGGAAGTGTGTAATCATTTTTGTTGTCATGGAAGTCATCAACCACAGTTTCATCGCGGCTGGAAACATCAATCGTTTTTACGCCCGAGTAAAGACTGTTCACGCTTGTTGCGACATTGAACTTACGGTAATCCTCACAGGGAATTCCGAGGGCCTGAGCTTTCAATCGAAGGATTGTATCTCTTGTGACAAGGAATGCGGTTTCACCAGCAGCTTTTGCCATATCCAAGTAGTTTTGACAGAAGTGAACAATGGTGTTGTCACCGCTCTTCTTTGTCTCCAATTCAGATGGCAAACCGATTGCTGTTTTCTCATCGGCACACAAATCGGAGAGTGCAAGGATACGGAGGGTTCCCAACTTCTTTCCGAGTGGAATTCCAGCTTTGAAATCTTTGTGGACCTTGGTCAAGTCAGCAAGTTTTCTGACAACTTCTCTGGCGTTTCTGCCGACTTCATCTTGACGGTCTTTGTGTCTGTCAAGTTCCTCCAGCACAATGAGAGGAATCACCAAGTCATGCTCTTCGAAACCAAACAGGCTGTTGCTGTCAGTCAACAGAACGTTTGTGTCAAGAATGTAAGTCTTGCGGGCTTTTTTTGTCATTGGTTTGTGCTTTTCTTTCTGTTTGTCACTTGACGGTTGAAACTAAAAAGGGGGTGACGTTATGCCACCCCCTCCATTAGTTAGACTACCTTTTGTTTGAAATCACTCGGTTTCGTCTTCGTCTCCGTCGTCTGTGGGAGTCTCAACAGGTGCAACAACGGCTTTCTTGTGTTCGAGACGTGCGAGTCGGGTTTCTTCCCTTGCGGCCAGAGTTGCTTTTCCAACGAGCACACCCAGAGTGCGCAGAGCCCTCGTTCCCTTCCTCACACGAACACCGGCAGACTGATTTCCCTTCACCGCAAGCTTGTTGACTTCTGCATCAACCTGCTCAACCAAAACCCTAAATTCAGTCCACAAGTCCAAAACTTGCTTCTCACCAGCAGTCATTTCCCTAGCAGCCTTTGTCTTCTTTGCCATGTTCTTTCTCTTTTCTTAGTGTTTCCCAATGGTTCGGGATTACACAAGAATAAATTCCAAGTAGAAATGGCGTTTGTATAGGTCGTGGAAGGGTTTTGGGGGGAAAATTAGCGGCGGGTGATGACTTGGTAGAGAACGGAACCGACAAAGGCAAGAACGCTAGCAACGAGCGTCCAGTAAATTCTGGAAAGGTGTTTGCGGAGCCTCACAAGGTCATTGAGTTCTTCAAGTTGTTTTCCAGCGACACGCTCAATGGAATCCTTGAACTTCTTCATGTCTGTGACATCGACAACAATTGCGGGCATCTCTTTAACTTTTCCTTCGAGATCGCTGAGGTTGTTGTCGAGCTTTGACTCAATCGTTTTGACTCTGGAGAACAAGCCGTTGTCCGGTCCGTAAAGAGCTTCTGCGACCTTATCCAACTTTTTCCCCGACTCCTCTTGTTTGTCCTGGATGTGTTCAATCATAACACACATACGGTCAAACCCACCATTCAACGCCTTGGATTCCCTTATTTTCCTAGCGATACTCTCCAGAAGTTCTCTTTCACTTTGAGTCATATCGTCACCTCGCCGGAATAAATACACCAGGAAAAAGGTTGACAAAAATGTCGCACAATTATTTCGCTGAGAAACAAGAGGTTCAAGACAATCTAATTCGGGCTGTTGACAAGCTGGAGAGACAAATGAGTGCGATCACTCTTGCTATCAGTTCTCCAAACCAAACATATCTCACCGAAAATTCTTTTCAACTTCTTACCAAACTTCTTCTTCCGTCCAACCCTTGGGAAAGAATGCTCTATCAGGAGCTTGTTCAGAAGTGTTATCAATTGGAAATGCGTTGTCAGGGTTCATCCCCGATGTTTCTCAGAGCCTTTGCTGCTGCTGCAAGAGAAATCACGAGGAAACAAGGGTCTTACCGTGAGCTTGTGGAGGATAACCAGAAGAGCAACCAAAGATACTCTCAAGAAATACTTCCTCACTGCTACCCTTCCTCCCCATCTTTCATCAAAGAAGAAATACAAAAAGCCTGTCAAAACCTCTCAATCCCAGCAACCGCTGTCGAAGAGGCAATCAAGTTGGCTGGGGTTGAGGGAAATATTGTCTTGGCAGAGGAAGAAGTCCCATCTGTTCTGGTTGAGTTGCAATTTGGCTATAACTTCTCAATGAACCCATTCAAAGGTTTCATCCCAACAAATGGAACTTGGACGAGAGCGGAAACAAAAATCATGCTGGTAGACGGAATGCTAGAATCTGTTTCTGAAATTGACAAGCTTCTAAATGGCTGCTATTCCAGCAAAATCCCGGTGATCTTGATTGCACAAGGTTTTTCAGAAGAGGTAGTTGCAACCCTTCATGCAAATTACTCCCGAGGTTCTTTGGATGTTTTTCCTTTGAGAACTCAACAGAACTTGGAAGCAATCAACATTATGAATGACATTGCTGTTGTTTCTGGAACTGATGTTATCAGCACGCTCAAAGGAGAACGTTTGGGAACAGTGGGTTTGGATTCCCTTGGTTCGGTTGAAAAGGCTTCAATCACCGGAAACGTTTTGACAATTCACAATTCCAGAACCAGAGGAAATGTTCTTTCTCACCTTGGTTATCTGGAGAAGAGAAGGGTTGAGCAAGCAGAAACATCACAGGTTTCAGATTTGGCAGATTTGACTTCAAAGAGGATTCAGAATCTTTTGGCACATCTTGTGAAGGTAACGATTCCAAAGGGGGACGTTAATCGCTTCAGGGGGATTATAGACAACGCCATTCGGGCTTGTCGTACTTCCATCACCTACGGTTATTGCAAGCCGCTAGAAATCAACCTGGAGCGATTGGAGCCCATGTGGAGAAAAGCTCACCTGGGTGCGATCAAAAATCTGGAAGGTGAGAAAGTTTCGAGTGTTGGTTTGTGGTTGTCTGTGAGGATGGGAGTGGAACTTGCAACGGCTTATTTCACTGCTGCTGGGGCATTGGTCAGGAACTAAGAACGGTCTTTGCCAACTCTTTGTGTGTCTTCATTGAGACATAAAGCTTCATGGATGGCATTGACTCACACAGAACTCCCAGATCCAACATTGTCATCTTTGACAGTTCTTCAGCGATCATTGAAACAAGTTGCTCGGAACCAACCAGGAAGCTGTGTGAGTTCGCTTTGGAGATGCAAAACTCCAGAAGTTTTTGTGAATCTTTTCCGTAAGCCTCTTGGAGTGTTTGCTTTGGACTATGTTTTTTCTGAAGCATCTTGACGGCTTCACCAACACATTTCCCGACAGCTTCAGAGACAAAGGTATAATTCAAGAGAGTGGATTCAACCAAGGCTGGATCCCTTCTTGACTCACTCAAATTCTTTCCTGTTTCCATTGTAAGGTGAAAGAGGGTTGGAATTTGTTTTTGGTATTTGGAAACAACCTCCTCCAGCTTCTCGATTGATTCTGCTACGGCCAAGGTTTCTGTTTGTTCGTGGAGGAAGAGGTCAATTGGGTAGATTCCTTTTGAAACCAGAGCCTCTTGTGCTTCAACCAATCTGTTTGCGTATTCTTTCCACATTGCGGGGTTTTCCTTTTTCTCGTGTTTTGAGAGTGCTGGTAAGTATCTTTTGAGACCTGAACACGTTTTTGCTTGCCTCGCATGAAAGACTGTGTTAGAAAGGGTAAGCATGAAAATCCAGTACAAGGGTTCTGTTTCTCCAGAAGTTTTGGAGTCAGAATCAACCAGATCGGTTTCGGAAGAACAAGTAACCTCTTCTGAAGCTTCAATCAAAACCCAGAAGGATAGGTTTTATCTTCCTGTGTTGAATATCAATCACAACCACGAGTGGCCTTCAAAGCCACTGGAGGATCGTAAGCATTTTACTGATGAGGTGGCAACTGAAACGTGTCTTGGGAATTGTTGTGGCGTTGAAGGTTTGAAAGGTGCTTGTTGTCATCTTGATCCTTATGATACCGAACACGTTCTTGGACCTTTGAAGGGTTCAGATAAGGATGAGTGGATTCGAGACATTCTCGCTTGGTTCAGGAAGCGGGGATTGAATTTGACAAGAGCAGATGTAGTGATTGACTACGAAGAGGGAAAAATCATTGGTGAAACACTATTCAAAGATGCACCAAACAACGGTATTTTCCAGGAGCCTAGTGCATATCCGATGCTCAGGTTTCAAGTGATTGGTCCGAGATACGCTTGCAAGTTCATGAATCCAGTGACTTACAAGTGTGGGATTTACGCAATGAGACCAAATATGTGCAGAACATATCTTTGCAACTATGTCTTGACGAACTTCCTTGTTAAGACAAAGAGCAAACCAAACACATGGCAGAAGGTCCGATAGAAAGAAAGGGTATTGAGAGTTGAACGACAATGAAAACCAGTACATCAACAGTTGGAGCAGTTTGGAAAGACGCAGACGGTAAGACCTTAACCGACGAAGGACTTTATCAATGGGTGAAGTCTTCTGTCCTGGGCATGGACTCTGAATATGAATTGATTGTGGGTGTTGACTCACATCGTCACAAGAAATTCTTTCAGTTTATCACGGTTGTTTGCATTTATCGCAAGGGTCGTGGAGGTTACTACTTTTACAAGAGATCAGCACGTCCTGCGTCTGATTACAAGGGAACGTATCCAGTAAGAGTTAGAACCCGCATGTTTTACGAGGCTTCCTTGGCTCTTGAAACAGCGCAGAACATTTTTGATCACACTGAGGCTTTGCCTGTCATTCACCTTGACGCATCTCCTCCAGGTGGAACAGAAGTGACTTCTGCTTTCTCTGATCAGTTGAATGGTTACATTGTTGGTTCAGGTTTTGAGTGTGTTTTGAAGCCTTGGGCGTTTGTCGCAAGTGGAATTGCTGACAAACATAGCAAGTCTTCGTGCTGGGTTATTCCAAACACTTTGGACATCGGAAACCCAAGAGACAAAGGTAAAAACACGATTGCTAAGGAAATTCAAAAATGAGCAAAGATGAACGCAGAGTAAAGCTTGATACCGCCATCGAAAGAAACATTCACCAACTGGTCAAAAACATCTCCGAAGGAATGTTTGACGCCGTTCAACTGAGTTGTCGGAAGAACAACATTCCTGTCGAACCAGAAGTGCTAACGCATATTTTGAAGACAGCCCAGATTGTCATTTCTGGGCTGGAGCTTCAGAACCTCGATGCTTTTCACAGAAGCATCAAGACATTGCTGGATGATTATGCTGGAGAGGATGGGGAAGGCTCGCTTGCAAAACTTTCCGAGGCAACCGTTCTCCCAAAATCCCGTGGCAATCAAAAATCAGCTTGAGCCTTCAAAAGCTTGAAAAGATTCCCTTCCTCTTGGCATTTCTTGCCATAGTTCTCTTTAGAAACGCATGACAACTTCATCCTCTCCACTGGTCGAAGGTGTGAAACACCTCGTCACCTGTACCTGCACACTTCCACAGTTTGAATCGCTGGATCCGCCAGTCTTCCACAAATTCATTGTGTTCTCGTTAATCAATGCAGACGGAAGCATTCAACCAAGCATTGCAAGATGTAACAACTGTGAAGGGTTGCATCGAGTAACAGAAGTTGGACTTTCTCAAAAACTCAAGAAAGAAACCTCTGCCGTTCTTCCCGATGTGGAGGAAATAAAAACAGGATTGCCTGAAAAACTCGTTCAACTCGTTGAACGCTACAAACTTGACCTGCCTTCCTGGCAAGAGATTCAGTTTGTTTTTGAGAATGAGAAATGGGGCAGACCAATCATTCTCACCAAAGAACAAGGAGACAATCCAGATGATGTCTCTGGAAAATACCTCCTGATCTCCAGCAAATCTCTCTGGAGAATTCAAACCTTCTCAACGGAAAACCTATGACAACAGACAACAACAACATCCCAGAAACAGAAAAAGCCTCATTTCTTACAGACGAATCAGAAAAAGAGGAAGGTGTCTCTTACGTCGTTCCAAACTACATTGAAACCAAACTCACAAAAGCGAGCAAACAAAAGTGCCGTGGCATTGTGAGAACCATCAATGATTTCGGAATCTCTCAGAGAGAGAAACTATTCCTCATCTATCTCTTGAGTTTGGAACTTGAACACCGAGATTCGATGTTGAAAATTTCCAAAACAATTGGAGAATGTCAAGCTTCGATTGAAGCACCCAAGGTTATTGTCTCTGAGGACCAGCCACAGCAGAAAAAACAAATCCTGCTTGGTTGACACCAATCTTCTCTGCCACTTGTAAATCAATTCTCGTTATCACTTTCCCGTTCTCTTCAATGGTAACAAACCTAGTCGTTACCTTCTCTGGAAGAATCCCAGTTCCCCTCGAAACATAACAAACCTCAGTAGATGTTTGGATCATCAGAATGGCACCTATAACCTTCGCCCAAACAGGGCCTATACGCCTTATCTGTGACAGCAAATCATTTCGATGGCTCGGAGGACGTTGGAGAAATTTGGAGCCCGTATAAGGCATCCTGGAGCGATTTAGGGGATGGTGATAAGTGTGTCGATGGTTCTTGGGACAATCATCCCATGTTTCTTACCAGATTGCAGAAGAAGTTTTGTCGTTTGCGGTCCTGGAACACCATCACATTCTTCTGGTTTCAAACCGAGTTTTAGTTGTTCGGCTTTCCAAAAGGCTTTGTCTTCGTTTTTGTCGAAGTTGAAAGGAAGGTATCCAGCAGCTTTGAGTGCTGCTGGAAGCCAAGGACCACAATCTCCTGGACCTCGGTTTGATGTTTGGTTGCTGTGATTGTAAACACCAACGACATCTCTTCCCTTTCCATCCCCAGAAATACGATTAACCAACCTCAGCATTGGTTTGTCTTTCTCGGTGTCCCAGGGAATTTGTCGTTGGATGCCAAGAATGGCAGTTAAGAAGTCAATGAACAACACTGCCTTTTGGATTTGATCTTCATACAGATCGCCATTGTCATGCTGAACCATTTCTAGTCCACAAGTGTGGGCATTGACTGCTCCCGCTTGCCAAGTGAAGAATTCCAATGGATCATTCTGGATGATCCAGTCGCCGCTGAAATCTTCAGTAAAATCCCAACTCACTTGTCTTTCCGTATTGGTTTGATATCTTGCATATCTTAAGTCCAAGTCTGTGTTTGGCCCATAGCCGGGAAGAAGCTTTCCCAGTTTTCCATGAACAGTGTGGCAAACGATGGATCGAATCCATGTTTTCCTGGGACTTTTATCTGTGACTTGTTTGATTTTGAGGGCAGGAGCTTCTGGATCGAGCCAGGATGTTGTTTTCAACCCTGGAATTCCCAGCTTTCTGCCTTTGATGATGATGGACATAAAAGAGAATGCCTCCGGCTGTAAATAGCCGGAGGCATCTCAGGGGTTTAGAATTGGTGTTGTGTTGGATCAGGTGCCGCTGATAACAACGGAACCGGAAGCGCCAATGACGAGGAAATTCTTTCCGTCAGACATCAAAGCAACGGAAGGTCCGCCGCCAGTTGTTGCACCAGCCAAACCACCAACAGGGAAGGTCAACTTGGAGCCTTTTGTTGCACTGGAGCCGGAAGCAAGAAGGGCAAACACTCTTGTTCCTTCTGCTTCTTGTGAACCTGTCAGAGCGTGTGCGTGGTTGCTGAGTGTCCTGATCGCAAAGATTGCACCGGGGCATTCATCAGCTTTCGGCATCACGAGTGTCAGAGCTGTTGAGCCGGACACAGTGATGACACCAGCTTCGGCTGGTGTGAGTGTCACTGCGGAGGTTTTTGCTTTGATGTTTGGAAGCTTGTATGGAGAGAAACCGGAACTGCCTGCTTGAGCAGTGTCCAGATCTGTCACAACACCGTTGTCGCCAATTGTTGTTTTAGTTGCTGGCATGATCGTCTATATCCTTCTACCCAAGTGGGCTGGGAATAAATATACAGGTTTTGCTGGAAAATCAGTCTGCTGAGGAAGATGAGGGTTCGGTTGTGGTAGTGGTGGCCGAAGTGTTCTTTTGCACTTGATTCTCATTCCAGCGTCTACCGAAGTAGAGAGCAAGAAGAGGAGTAAGAAACCCAGTGGCAATTGTCACATCAAACGCACGAATGTGTGGCGTAGAGAAGATGTTGAGAATGAACCAGAGAAGGGTTGCGGCAAAGGAAGTGTAAACCATTGTAAAGCTCAAACTGTCCTTTCCTTGGCTGTTTTTGAGAAGAAGTTTCATGTAGTCTCCTACTGGCTAAGTACAATAGCAGCGGAAACACCAACACCCAACAAAACCCCAGCACCAACCAATCCAACATAAACCCAAGGAGACCTTTGTCCTGTTCTCTCCAAAGCTTGGATTGTCCTCTCTGCACTCGTAAGTTCAATATCCCTTGAACGAACCTGGGCTTGATAAAAAGCTCTCATCAGCCTCATGTCCGAATTTAGAATGGAAACGTCTCTGATTGCTGTGGTAGCAAGAGTAGCAATCGCAAGCCTGTGGTTTGCATCTATTGTCCTTGTGATTTCCCCCAGAGAAACAGTCAGGTGATTGATGGCCGGTTCGTTCAAACAGATTCCATTCCAAGGACCATAAACTGTTTGGTCGGCTGGAGAGGTTTGTGGATTCCTGAGCATTGGGATAGCAAACGCTCCAGCATCCCTAGCCCTCTCTTCGTTGAAGATTTCTCTCAATGAAACAGAAGAGCCTGATTCTACTGAAGAATCGAGGATTTGTTGATAAGGTGTGAGATCAACACTCGAATCTTCTTGAAGAAAAGAAGAGTCCGGGGAAGGCGTTGATATGACTGGAGTTGTTGAAACTGTGGAGGAGCAGCCGAGGGAGAGGAGGATTAGGATGGATGCGATTCGCTTCATGCGAATCAGTTTTGTGGCTTGAAGAGAGGAATGCCGAAAACTTCATTGATGGTTTCAGCCATCTTCTCAGGATTGTCGTGGTGTTTCTCGACCAAAGCACGAATTTCTTTGCTTCGCAGAGAGGCAATCTCTTTCAAGGTTGCATCGTGTTGTTCACTGATCTGACGAACAATGTTAGCGTGCTCCCTTTCAATGTTTTGTCTTCGCTGGATTTCCTGTTCAACTTGTTGCTGAAGGACTTCCAAGTTTTTCTTGTGAGCTTCTCTTGTTTCTTTTTGCTGTTTGACAAGCGATTCAACAATATCATTGCGTTGTTTGACAAGAAGGATCGTGTAAACAAGAGCAGCACCAAGAAGAATCTCTGTTCCATAAAGTTTGAGAAATGACCAAACCTTCATGATGAAGGTTTTTGTTTTCAATAGGATTAATTCCATTTTTTACTTTCTTCGCTAAATGGAGTTGGGTTGATGTCAGCATCTGGATAATCACCATCAGCTTCATCGTCGATCAGACCAGACATCTCTTCCCCGAAAAAGTATTGAAGTTCTTGAATGGAAGTTGAGAGATCGTTCATCTGCCCAAGGATTTCTTCAAGGAGTTTCTTGTTTGCCATTTGTTGTTTGTTGGTGATAGTCACCATGCGTTCTAGGACTTTCAGTCTATCCAACAACACCTTGTTTTCAAACTCCCTCATTCTCTCCAGAAGCTCGGCTGCATTGATTGTGGTTGAATCAACAATCAGTTCATCGGCTTGTTCGTCTGGGGAAGGTGGTGGGGGAAGAATGACTTCGGTTCTTGGTTTTCTTGACATGACACTACTCCTTTGTTCTTGTTTTCAGGGGATCATCAGCTTCCATAGCTGCGTACAACGAAGCTGGAGTGCTGAACACATACGTTCTCTTCACATTGGCTATCTTATTCTTCTTCGCCTCCTCTATGACTGCTAGAATTTTCGGATCGTTCCTCTCCAACATCTCCAGCACCTGTGAAAACATTTCCTGAATGTTCAGTCCGTTCTTGTAAAGTAAACGTTTACAAGCAACGAAGCTCTCAATGGGAAGACCCACTTTCACGGATTGAAACACACGGCTGGAGAAGTTACGAATTTCCATTGTTAGCTCGTTGAGGATGATCCTACGCTACCACCACCAGAAGGAACACCGCCACCATTATCTGGACCAGAGTTGCCAGCCCTTGGAGCAGCAGGATAATCACCTTCAACCTGCTTCTTCGTCTTGGCTGTAAGATCAAAGTCACGCTCCAAAATATTCACCATCTCTTTAGCAAGTCTTGGCGAGTAGTTCTTTGAAATGTAAAACATTGCTCGATTTAGAATCAAGGATTTTGGATCAATGAGTGTTTGATAGTTGTTCACAAGCCTAGCAACGCCTTCAGCAAACTTCCTGATGTTGATTTTTGGAACGGGAACAACTTCTGGGGGATTGCTTTCAGTGTCGTCTCCTCCATCGTCACCGCCACCAAACGGATCATCTCCACCACCCATGTCCATATCACCAGCATCATCGACAGGTGGTTCTGGTGGAGCTTCTTGCTCAAACAAGAACTTTCCCATCGAGAACAAACGTTTTCCTTTTTTCCTTTCGGTCAATGGGGGTGTTTGAATGTTGTCTTTGACTTGTGCAGGATCAACAGGAAGTGCCCCATCCGTTTCCGGCATATCCAGAGGGACTGACTCTCTTTCAAACTGCATGAGATACTTGTCAATCTTCTGATCAACAGAAGCTTCTGTCTCTGACAAGGAATCAGAAACACTGGGAAGCTGAAGAATCTGTTCTGGGCTGGAGACATAGGGCTTTCCATCTCCACCACCCTCTTCCTGTTCTCTCAACAAGAACTCGCTGAAACGTTTCTTTCTCATAATCAAAGGATCCTTCCACCAAGAACTTCAACTGGAGGAGATGATTGTGGCAATCCAACGCTCGTCTCCTTCTCATTTGAAACAACAGCTTGGACAGAGTAAAGCTGGTGGAGCTTCGCCATCTCAGCAATCAACATTCTCATTTCAACAACATTCCAATTGATTTCTCGCATGGAGCGATTGAGATATTCAAGCTTCTCTCCTGGGAAATCAAGGAACCAAGCGTGGTGCCATGTGTCAAGAACCAGCACTGGAATTGCCATCAATGGAAGATGAAGGGTATGACCTTCAACAAAAGTGTTGAAATAACGTTGTTTGAACGGATCGAAGTAACAAACAGCCCAACCTTCTCTGGACGCCATTCCGCAAGCTCTGAAATCCAATTGCCACTGGTCGAAGGTTCCCCAATCCCTTGAAAGACGCATAAAAGGAATGCTGTCAGCACGAATCTCGGAGTTCAAATCTCCCGTGTTGGTGAACAACAACTCGTGGAACTTCACTCCGTTCATGTTGTGAGTCTCATCAATCTTCAACCTTCTGAACTCTGAATCGTTTGGGTTATCTGCATCTGTCTTTGGAACAGAATCCAGCTTCGCAGAAATTTTGTTGTGACTTGTGACGTAGCTGTTATACAGCTTTTCGTGGTTTTCCTTTGTTGTGGGGGATGAAACATCGCCCTTCAAAATAAATGAACGAGGCATCAACACAGCCGCTTCTGAAACAACAGCTTTTGCCGCTTGTGCTACCTTTCCATCCAAAACTGTTCCAACAGCTTCTCGAATGATCTTCTGGAGATCTTTTGCATTGAGGGTCGTCATGTGTTCTTACTTCTTCTTCCTTGATCTTACAGTCTCTGTAAATAGACCAGAAAGGGGTGCATGAGCATCATCATCCAATCCAAGCCTGTCTGCAATGTTCAGCATTCCTCTATCTTCCGCAGCATCCCCAGCCCTTGAAACTCTTGTGTCTCCGAGGGAAGGGAACACCCCCTGATAACTCGGACCCGACTCCCCAAGAGGGAACAGGATTTCTCTTATTGATTCCCCTTTGGATCCCTCTTCTGGTAATGTTCCACTAGACAACATCCCTGACAACTTTCTCATCGGGTTTTCTCGTGTGTTCTCCAAGAAGACGTAAGCGAGGGCATCACACGTCACGGATCCTTTTGCGAGCACCTCTTGTTGATATTCGTAGGTGTCCTCCCCGACCTCCAGGTACTTCGCAGCCTCAAACATGTTGAAAAAGAAGCTGTTTTCCTCGGTCTTGCACCTTCCAAGGACAACAAATCCCTTGGGAATATCACCTTCCATGCGAACCTGACCAAAAAGCTTGGGCATGGACTCTTCCCTCCTGGACCAACTGGTGATATTATTCCCGGCTCTAGGTGACATAATAGCGCCACGAACGACTCCTTCCTTACCAGGAGTCGTCAAGCCTGTTAGACGCCTCAGATAATCCTCCTGGATGCCAAAGAGAACCCTCCAGGCATATCCCTCTCTCACCTGAAAGAATTTCTTGTACCAACCCTGCTCCTTCATCTTCCACATCAGGTCAACCATTTTTTCCAGGCCATCCCTGTTGTTCCATGAATAGTAGTTGCCAAGAGCAGCAATCAACCTCTTTTCTTCGGGAGAATCCTCTTCCTGAATATTTTCCTCGTAAACGTTCTTCCTCATCCACCCAAAAAGATATTCCCCAAAAGGTGCGTCTTTCGGAGCTTCTGGTGGAGGAGAATCCTTCACAACAGCAACCTTCTTTTTTGGTTTGGGTGGCAGCCAAGGCTTGTCTGGATCAAACTCCCAATCATCCCATCCGTCACTTTCCCATAAAAACCTTGAAATTCTAGGCGTCATCGAAATAACTAGAATCCCTCAAATACCCACGCCACACTCGTTCCCATGAAGTTGAAATACCAAAATCAGACAGTAGACATCGTTCTAGGAATGGCCTTCGGTGATGAAGGAAAGGGAAAAGTGGTTGACTATCTTGCTGAGAATTATGACTATGTTGTTCGGTTCAATGGAGGGAACAACGCTGGGCACAGTTTGAAGGTTGGCAACTTCAAGACTTCCGTTCATGCACTTCCTTCCGGGGTTTTGCATCCACACGTTTTCAACGTGATTGGGAACGGCTGTGTTGTGAACCCAAACCAATTGGCAGATGAGATTCAAAAGATTGGGGCTGGGAGTTTGCAAGGGAGAGTTTTTGTTTCAGATGCTGCTCATGTGATCACACCTCAGAATATTGAGGAAGATTGCAAAGGTGGAAGCAAAGAGAGGATTGGAACAACGGGAAGAGGGATTGGTCCGACTTATGCAGCAAAGATGAATAGAACGGGACTGAGAATGGGAGACCTTCTCAAAGGGGAAGGGAGAGAACTCTTTTCCCAAGATGTTCTGGATGTTGTTCTTCCTTTGATCACAAACACCACGAAGCTGCTAAGAACAGCTTGTGATTCTGATGCGAGGATTTTGTTGGAAGGAGCACAAGGTTGTGCTTTGGATATTGACCACGGGACTTATCCATACGTCACCAGCAGCAATTGTTCCGTTGCTGGAGCACTTTCTGGCACTGGGCTTTCTCACAAAAACATTCGACGTGTGATTGGAGTTACCAAAGCTTATTCAACAAGAGTTGGAGAAGGTCCATTCCTTTCTGAAATTTTTGGGGAAGAAGCAGAAAGACTTCGTGCTGCTGGAAATGAGTACGGAACAACCACTGGAAGACCTCGTAGAGTTGGTTGGTTGGATGCCAAACAACTTCGTGAAGCTTGTCAAATGAATGGTGTTGATCAACTCGTTGTAACCAAACTTGATGTGCTTTCAGGATTGCCTTATGTTGAAATTGATCACGGTGGGCCAAAGGAAACGAAATCGGGGGCACTCGTTTTCAAAATGAAAAACCCACAATATTCTAGCTGGGTTTCTATCCCTGAAACCACAACGAAATACTCTGACCTTCCCAAAGAAGCACAGAACTTTGTTGATATCATTGAAAGTGCAGCATCAGTTCCAGTAACACACGTCTCCATCTCTCCAGATAGATCTGGAACTCTTCCCAGACCATGACAACAACTGAAGATTGGTCATTCAAACCAGGAGACATTTTCATTATCCCCGCTTCGCATTCATCTGATTGGCAGAATCTATACGACAACATTGGTCGGTACTCTGGCAGCAAATACTTGCAGTTGACCTATCCTGCTGAGACTCGTCAACAGCCAATCCTTTCCGAAATTGAGATTGATGAACTTTGTTTCTTCTTCAACACCAGAACCCTTGGTCCGAATGGGAAAATCGTCTTTCTAGGCTTCTCACAGAAAAACCCAGAGACAATGGGTTTGTTCATCAACTCAGAAGGAGCAGTGATTGAAATTGAATTGCTGTTTTTCGAGGAAGATGTTGTTGGATATCTCCAGAAAATAGAAGTGGAAAGTGATTAAGCCCGGAGATGTTTTCGTTGAGATCATCGGCAAACGCATACGAAAGTCGCAAAGAAAACTGAGAGTTTCTTGGTCTGTCGAAATGAGAGACGATATGAGGGCATTCTATAACGTCATCGGACCAGTGATTCCCATTAATTTCCTTCACCCAGAAGGTTGTGAAAACAACAAAGTCGTTTTCTTGGGATTTAGTAAAACCAGACCCAAGACAACTGGCATGTTCATCAACTCTGAAGGTTCAATTGAGGAAATTGACTTAGAGTTCTTTGTTGAAGAGATCGTTGGCAAATTCATAACAAAGCTGGAAACAGAGGATAATGAAGATGTTGAATGAAAGCGAAGAATCGTTTCTTGGTGTTTTTGAATTGAATCCGCAAAGAAAGTTTGGTTTGGAAATTGGTGCGGCGGTCATGGTTGCGGTCATGGTTGTTGCTGACCAAGATGTTGTTGGAACAAGTCCAGAAGGATTTCCTCTTGTTTTGAGAAATCTACAAAGCGTTCAAATTCCAAGTCGGCTGATTGATTTTGTTCTTGGTTCTCCGATCACGGCCATCACAAAACATCCAACATACTACATTTGCATCAACAAAACTGGCGATACAATCGCCATTGAAAAACATCTTTGGGAAACCACGGTCAAACAGAAGTTGCAACGAGTGGCAGAAACAACGAGCGTATAGAAAGAAAAAATGGAAAACGAATACAATCTCACCCCTGGAAAAGTCTTTTCAGTCGAACCAAACATTTCAAAAAATCTATTCAAAGCCTTTCATAAACCGGGAACGATGTCATGTGCCATCATGGCACATGCTCAATTGTCGCCACCTGGATTTGCTGAGAATCTTGTGAAAACTGGGAAGCTGTTGGGTGGAGCTGATGCGATTACCTTCCTTGGTTTTGTGGATGATTCATTCGAGAAAGGTTTGTTTGAAAATTCTCGTGGAGAAAGGGCAGAAGTTTTCTTGGGACCAGAGATTGACCCACACCTCGAACTTGTTTTAACGGACAAGGCAGAAACTCCTTGACCGGATCGTGGGAGTGTGGTAGAGTCCACACATGCCAGAGAAGATTCTAGGAACAGTAGTCTTCAACAAGGATTTTGACATCTACAAACAAGGTGACACGGTACAAATCACGAAGGCGATGTATTCTCCCTTTGGAGAGATGTACTTCAAAATCTCTGGGACAATCTGCTGGGTAAGCACCAAAGAAGTTACGAACATCGACGTTGTAGCCGCACGTCGTTGCCAGTACATCAACATCTACAAAGACGCGGCTTAGTTCTCAAAGAAAGGTTTATTTCAACATGGAAAAGGTTATTCTTAAGTCGATTCTTGATCCTGAGTCCAAGCAGTATTGTGTCAAGGATGGCACTGCTGTTTCTCTGGAGTTTCATTCTCCCTTCAATGTTCTGGATGGTGATTACATTGTTACAGAATCCAAAGCCGGTCGTGGTCGTGGAGGCAGCCGCCTCCTCAAGATCACTTCTGTTTCTGATCCTGCAATGGTGATTGACACTCTCCAGGTGGAAGGTGAGCCCAAGGCACTCGGTACCCCGACCAGTGAGTATTTCAAGTGTGTTGTTGTTGATGGCACTCGCTATGAGGGTGAGAACATTCAGACTCCTGCACCTTCACCCTTTCATCGTGAGCCAACTGGTTTTTTCCAGCGTTCAGATCAGCGTGTGAAGGCGGAAGCTCGTGTTGCTGGTGCCACTGTAACCAAGAGCCAACTTGCTACCAACGCTCTCCAGAAGATTCTTTCTGAGAATCCGAATGCTCATATTCTTCTGGGCACGCACAGCAACAACAAGGCTCATCCCCTGAATGGAGAGTGGGTTGTCGAGAGTTCAACGGTAGAAGGCAATGCGATGGTGCTGAACCTCCGAGGACTCAACAACGCCAACCTCACCGCTGAGTTCGATGTCCAGCGAGACATTGGCCTGATTGATCGAATCGACACCATTCGCTATTCGTAATCCAGCCGCCTCATAATCCACTCACCTAAACAAATCCTTCATCTTTTGCTTCAATGCCGAGGATGAAGGATTTTCCTTTTGTCCCACTTTCTCTTCCTTCTCAACAACAGCGGGAACATTCCACAGGGCATGTCTCACAAAATCTGCATCTAACTCTTCCAGGGTTATTTTTGGCTTGGTTGAAGCTGGCTGAATTGGCAGTGGGGCAATAACATCCAAAGCCATCTCAAGTTCTGGGTCGGCAGCAGCCAAATCTTGTTGGTTTGATTCGGAGGCGTTATACGCCTCATTAGCGCCTTCCTTTTTCTCAACGTCCTCTGACCCGTCCAAACTTTTCTCGGGCTCTAATGAGGCTCCTGGAGCGATCTTGGTGGTCTTGATAAAGGGAGTTATCAGTTGGGATGGAAGGATCAGTTCCATCTTGATGAGATATGACAAGTTGGGAGAGAAGATGCAGAGTTGATCTGGGAGAGTGAAGAAAAACTCAGAGAAGTTTTCTGGATTTAGGAATGCTGGGATAAGAACACCAAATCCAGCCTGATCAGAGATGCTCACACGACAAACAATCAGTTCTTTTTCTTCTTCTGGGAGAGAAAGAAGGAGAGAAGAAATCGTGTTTGGGATTGGGAATTGATATTCCTTGTCTGGTTCGATCAAAACCAAGTCAGGATCTGCTGGAGTGTTGGGCATGTGATCTTATCCTTTGAGGAGGGTTCTGCCTTGTGGCTGGAACCTTCTATCATCAGTAAGAACGTTTCGTTGCTGTTGTTGTTGATGGTGGAACTGTTGTTGACCTTGGATGTTGATTGCTTCTCTTTGAACGAGCAACGTACCAATCCCAGACATTGGAGTTGAATGAATTTCAACAAGATTTGTTAGCAACCTTGGATTTTGTTGAATCTCCTGGATGTTCACTTGTGTTTGGTTAGGAGGAATGACATAAGCTTGGATTTGATTCCTTGCAACAAAAGGTTGAGAAGCCAACCCTCTATCAACAACACCAGCAACCCTCGCCAAAACAAAGGTGTTTCCAAACGCTTGTTGGATTCCTCTGTAAACAGGATAACCCTCCTTCAAAGAAACCGTTTGTTGCTGTTGGACTGGCTGATATTGTTGTTGTTGGTATTGAGGTTGTTGGGAAGCCCTGTTGTGAAGCATCCGGTCAATATCAATTTCTGTGACAGTGCTTGGGTCTGGGACTCCTCCAGCTCTGGCAAGTAATGCTTGTTGCCTGGAAAAACCATCCAGATCAAAGTTTGAAACTGTCTTATCCAGAGGAAGAGGAGAAAAGTGTGGAGCTTGTTGTGTTTTGGCAACAAGATCTCGAATGAATGGATCTTTGATGGAAGAAGGGTCTTGAGGGGGTGGAGGCGGAACTCTGCGGTTGTTGTGTCTGTTCATAGCAGCTATGCTATGAAATATCAAGCAAGTTTGATAAATCTGCGTCTGATCAAGACCTGCTCCAGCAGCCTTTCAGAAGAAGCAGGAGCATCAAACTGGAGTCTTGCAAGTGAAGCATCAATGTCTTCTTTGATCACTCTAACATCAGGAAGAACGGAGCGAAGTTCTTGCTGGAGAGCAATGAAGTCTCTATGGATGTCTTCTCTGCGAGCGTGACTTGGGTAATGCTTCTCAAAGAGATTCCCAGGTTTTTGTTGCTTTCTCTCTGATGGATCTGGATGGAATTCAGACTGAAGTGGTTTCAGGTGTGATCTCATTTGTTTTTCTTGCTTTCTCCGATAAGAGTTCTCAGCTTCATAACATTTCCAATCGTGTTTCTTGTGGTTCTGAGATAACCAATCAAAGTCAACACGAGCCGCTTCCTTTCTGAAGCAGCTTGGTTGTGAAGGAAGTTCTCAGTCAAAAGACTTTCCCCTTCATCAGCAAGCTCATCTGCTGTTGCAAAGGTTTCATCAAGAAAGGTTTGAACCTTTTTGACAAATGCACTGAGTTTCTTGTCGCCGTCTTGAGCACCAGTCAACAGAAACTCATCTGCATCCATTGCTTCAAGAAGGATTTTTTTCACCACAGCTTTTGTGAGTGGATTGGGTGTTGATTTATCGGTCATGGCCGTAAATATGGCCCGCGAACAACCATTGGATTATCCTCTGGCAACACCTTCCAATACTTCCTCTCCAAAGGAGGTTCTTCTCCCTTCTTGAAGAACATAAGCTTTCTTCCTGTTGGGGTTGTGCTGGAATAGACACCAATGATTGTTATGTCGCCAGAGTGAACAAGGTTGTGACAAGTCGCACAAAGAACAGCAAGGTTATTGCTGTGATTCGTTGAACGACTATCGCATCTGGGGATTATGTGGTGGAGATGAAGGGCCGCTGGAATGTCATAAAGACAAACCTCACAGAATAACTTCTTTGGCTTTTTGGATGCCATTTAATCGTCACAGGAGGTATTTTGCGTGACAGGCATTGAGTGTGTTGAGGTGAAGGTCCAACACCTTTTTCAGAGGCGTCTGATAACCTCCTGCGAGGTTCCAGACGATGGGAAGAAAGAGCTTGTTGGCAACCTCAAAAACAATCTCATCGCGTCGTTTCATCTGTTCTGTGGTGAGATATCCTCCATAAGGATCTTCAACATGAGGATCCGCACCAGCTTGATAAAACAACACATCACAAGTTGCAAATTGTTCTGCAAGGTCAACAGCAAGACCATCCAGCCAACGATCAAAGTTCCGCCGCTTTCCAGCTCGCTCATCCTCATTGATCATCTGACCAAAAGTCAAGTGTTCAACGATCTCTCTTCCATTCGAGAACTTGTCAAGAATATCATCCGTTCCATTCCCGTAATGACAATCAAAATCAATGATCCCAACGCGCTTCACCTTCTGCTGCTTCCACAACAGAAAAGCTGAAACCGCCAAACCATTGAAAGTACAGAAGCCTTCACACTCCTTGAATCCAGCATGATGAAATCCACTTGTTGGACTGAAGGCTGCTGATTGATTTTCAACAGCGTACAAAGCAGCATTGTAAAAGCTTCCCTGGGTGTAAGGAAGACTTGCTGCTAGTTCGGGAGAATAATTCCCAAATCCATTCGCAATTTGCAAATCAAGAATACCATCTACAAAGCTAGAATTGTGAGCAACTTTGATTTGTGGACGAGTGAGTGGCTCCCAATCCTGCTTCAACTCAATCAGTCCTGTTGGCTGGAAATATTCCACCACTTCCTTCGGTTTGCGTGCAGAAGGGCTGAAAGAGTGCATGTTTGTAACGGTTTGTTCCGGCTTGTAAAATGTTGCTAGTTTTTTCATTTCTCACCACCAATAAAGAACCGAAATGCACTCATCTTCATCAAAACCGCTTTCTGTGAAAACTTTCTTGAAGGCATTTAATGCCTCTTCAGCCTTTTCATCTCCCTCGCAGTCGTCATAGCATTCAACAAGAACGAAATTGACCAGAGAACCGTTGCTGGTCAAGTCTTTCGTGAAAGTGTCTTTGAACCATTCAACGTATTTTCTTCCATTGGGAAGTTCCATCATAACCTTTTTTAGTTCTTGCCAATCAACATATTGGTATTTCGTCAGAGCCATTAGTTTGCCTTTCTTGATACAGACTACCACGGGCAACCGGCGTTTGTCAAGAATATCTTGACCTTTTCCTCATGGTGCCATAGGGTGTTGATATGGAACAGCAACGACGTTTTGCATTGGATGAGTCTGGAGAGAATGATGAAGTCTTGGCGGTTGTTGTCACAGAAGATTGGATTCGTGACAACTATTGGCCTTTCTGGTACGAAAAGATGGTTGAAAAACTTGGGAAGGAAAAGGCGGACACCTGCACCTTCCAAGATTGCTTGGATGATTGGGTTGTCGGACAGTGGGCTTGGGTTCTAGGAGAAGATGGAGAGTGGAAAGCTTACGGAGAATAGAGGAAAACTCGGCGTGCTGTTTGTCTGTTTGTCGTGTTAAAATTGCATCACAATGTTATCCGCACGGATCGTCAAGGTGATATCCGCGGTTGCAGTGCCATCATCCATTGACAAATCTCCGAAAGCGGCTGTTGTCACGAATGCACCCTTGACATCCCAGAGTTGGACGACTGTTCCCACGGGATCCAACATCTTGATTTGGATGTCGCGTTTATAGAAGTCTGGATAACCCGCACGCCCAGAAACAGACTCGTAGCAAAGACGAATCCATTCCATGACTTGTTGAGCACCCGAAGGAGCAATCGCGTCATACAGCGTAACAGAAAGAGTTCCAAAGGTTGTCTTTCCGGCAATGTAACGTGTGGAGTTGATCCAGTTGAGTGCAACTTCTTCTGTTGAGACTTCTGGTCTTGCTGCGGTTTTGATAAGGAAGGCATCAATGCCTTCGATAGCAAACACGAAGCTTCTTTTCATCAGCGGAGTAAACTTCGCTGGGAGCATTTCTGAAACTGAGAGAGTTTGAGCCATGATGTTGTTTCTTCTTTCCTCTATTTTCCGTAACTAGCTGTTTTTCTCAGGATTTAGCCGCCCACGAAGTTGTCGCGGTTGGTAACAACGAAGTCGATAGCAAAGAACTCAAGACTTGTTGTAGGAATCAAGAAGATCTTGCCCTTCATTGTCTTGTTGTCGAGGTCAGCCTGGGTTGTGGTTGTTGTGTCGATAGCAACCTTGTATCTCTCGACACCACCAGCAGCTTGATATCTCGCCAGGATTGGTTGAACAGCAGCGTTGAAAGCAGCCAAGGTTGACTCTCTCGCTGGTTCAAACAAGAATCTTGTTGCGACTTGACGAACTTCCCTTCTAATCGTAATCAACAAACGACGAACGTTGACTCGGTTGAGCAAACTGTCCTTGTTGAGCAAAGTCTTTTGTCCCCAAACCACTGGGCCGACTCCTTGCTTGGACAAGAGAAGGTTCAGCCTTGCCACATAAAGGGCATCTGCGTTGGCTTGATTGAGTGCAACAGCAAAGTCTGTGACGTTGCTGAGAGTGCCCCTTGTAAAGCCAGCAGGAGCGTTAAATGGCTGTCCAACCGTATCGTTCTTGGCATAAACACCAAGCACTGCAACAGAAGGTGGAACCTTTTCAACAACTGTTCCATTGGGCAGAGCGATGTTTGTGTCTGGGAAGTAAGCTGCTGCAAAGGAGCTATTCACACCTCTGGAGACAAATGCTTGCGCGGTTTGAGACACATTCACAGATTCATAGCTTCCAGTGATAGAAATTCCGTTCACATCATATTGTTCTGGATCCATGATGTAGAAGCAGTCAAATCTATCTTGTTCCATTGCATTGACAACCGTGTCTGTGACGTAGCGAACACGGATACCAGGAACAGTCAGAAGCTGGATGCTGACTTCGTTCACGTCAGAAACAATGTCGGTTGCTTTCAGGTAGCTTTGAACCGTTGGACCGTTTACCAGACCACGATCAGTCCTTGCAATTTCTTGAGCAACAGCGGCATTCTTGAGATAACGTGTGTCTTGGTTGAAGATCCTCACACCATCGAATCCTCTTTCAAGGTAGAAGGAGAACTTGGCAAGAGATTGAACTGCGGCATTTTGGTTCAAGTCACTGACACGCAACGCCCTTGTTTTTGTTGTCTCGTCTGCTGAGATGTTTCCACCGCGAACATAACTCCAGGACAAAAGAGAGGTGATAGAGGTGTCTGGACGATCTCCGCTTCCTGTAACAACCTTCACCTTCTCCAGAGAGAAAAGGTTCTTGTTGAAAACGTCACAATCCAGAATGCCATTATCCACGGTTGAAGCTTCTCCTGTGTTGGCATAAACCGCAGGTTGCATGTTGGTTGCATCGCTGAAGCTTGGGAAGTATTTGCTGTAACCAACGAGGCCAGAGTTAAACTGAGTGCTTCCGTTCGGATCAGTGAGACTTGTCACATTTTGAAACTGAACACCCCAGAAAAGAAATGTGTCAACACCAGAACTTGCATTGGACTTTTTCAAGTTCAACCGCATTGGAATTGGTGGTTGGGAGGCACTAAAAAGTGGAACCAAACCGATAGAAGATGTTGCGAAGTATGGATAACCAGGATCCAACAAATCTCCGTGGCCAAGGTTGTAAAGGCTGCTGCTTCCTTGTGTGACAAGGTGTTGTGGACCTCTAAAACCAAATGGGATGGAAGAAGGATCCGCTTCACCTGAATCGACTGCATCAGACACTTCAACGCGAACGAACCTGGAGTTGACTGGATAATCCCCAGTTGTCACAACCTTCTGGGAATCGAGGTCTGTGTCGAAGTTAAAGAATGTGTGTTGCGTACCAATGATCTTGGCGATGTACCTTGGGTTGGTTGGATCCAATGAGAGATTTGTGTATGTCTCCAGAGCGCCTTCAGAATCCAAAGAGTTCATTCTCTTCACGAGAACGGTAAAGGTTCCGTAAGGCTGTGTAGAGTTTCCAGGTTGAATGTTGGTGATAGAGATTTTCACATCACCGTTTCCAGCTTCACCATCAGAAAGGTGATGAAACCTGAAAAGGTTAATTGGGTTTCCACCGAATCCTTGGGAAATAACCCAAGGGGACAGAGCGGTGCTATAACGGTCAGCAAAGCCCTCAAAATTTGGAGTGATGGTAGACCCTACATTGGATGTATGCGTGGCGTTAGAACCCGATCCTGGAACCAGGAATGCCACGTTTTCAACCGTTCCATAAGCCGAACCGGACTCGGGATGAATAATCCCAGAACCCGTTGGAACAGCCAAAGCAGAAAATACATCAAAGTGAGCATAGAGCAAGTGCCCTGCCTGATCTGTTTTCAGAGGATCTGTGTTCAGAACACTGGGGAAGTAGTTGATGGCTTGTGGGTCAAAGCTGGCTGTGATGACGTTTGGATAGCGTGTGTCTGTCCCCTTGTGTCCATTCAGCAGCAAAACAAAGTTCTGTTGTCCGTTTGCAAGTTGGATCGAACCGGAGAAACCTCCATTGAAAGTTGACTCGGTTGCAACCAAACCGGATCCGGGTGCTGGGGAAGGTTGAGCAGCAGAGGACAAACGAAGAACAACGCCGGATGGGGCAAAAAGGACGCCACGAACAATTGGGGCTGCATTTGTTGAATTTTGCAGACCTGCATCAGAGAGAAATGTACTTCCAGCAGACTCGGACATAAAGGCACCGAGCATGTAAACGCTTCCAGTGACTCCACCATAGTTCGCATAGATGTTGGCACCGATTGCTCCATCTGAACCACTGATTTGTTCAGCACCAACAACAAACCCAGCTCTTGCCACGGTTCCATCGGCAGCACGGGCAGTACCATCTCCAGCACCGAGCACCCTGACCTGGATCATTGGAACAGAAGTATTTCCAAACCATTCTCTCGCAGAGAGATACCCAAGAGGAGTGTTTGCGTTCATCCCACCGAAAACAGAAACATAATCGGAAAGGGTTGTTGTCAGAACGGGAACGAAGGCTGGTCCTTTTGTGGTTGGGGAAATTACGCAAGCAGGCACGCCGCTTGGTGTTCGGGTTGTTGGTTGACTAATGTCGAATTCTCTAGCTGAAACACCTGGGCTCAAAAGTGCCATGTTGTTTATCTCCGTTTCGGTTGCTGATTAAATAGAACAACCCAGGAAAACGACTGCTTTCCTGGGTTGCTGAGATGGTTTTGAACTATGGTTCTAGTGTGTTTGGACTATCCCAGAGTCACTCCCGAAGGAAGAAGCACAAAGTCCATTGTGATGTATTCTACTGCTCTCGTTGGAAGAACCCTGATTTGAGCATTCATTCTGTTGCTGTTCACGTCGTCTGCGGTGTTGTTTCTTCCATCACAGATAACAGCGAATTGCTCGATGCCCTGTTGGAGTTGGATGGCAGAGAGAACCAAGCTGGCTTCGCTGACGAAACGTTGGCGAAGGGCTGGAGTGTTTTGTTCAAACAACATCCTGTTGGCGATCTGAACCACTTGACGCTTCAACTCAAGAATCATTCTCTTGACGTTGATGCTCTCCAGAGCACTCGTTGCTTGTTGCAGAGTGTTCTGAGAGAAGAAGACGTAGTTTGCGCCAGGGAATTTGACGATTGGGTTGATATTAGCATCAAACAGGGTGTTTCTATCTCCTTGATTGACTCTGACCGAAGTCAAGACAACGAAGGAAAGGGAGCCACGATCAAATCCTGCTGGGGCGAACCAGGGGAATTTCACTCTGTCGTTGTAGCTCAAAGCGGCAACCGCAGCGATGCTTGCTGGGACTGTGACTCTGCGACGGTTCACTGAGTCATCCATCACAATGTTGGGGAAGTAAGCACCAGCGGCATTGTTGTCCAAAGCCCTTGTGATAAAGGCGTTTGCTGTGTTCTTGATAGAAGCGTGTCTTGTTGTTTCGCCATCAAAGATACGCAGGCTGTTTTGGTCGTATGGTTGAATATCCATTGGGTAGAAGGAAAGGCCATAAGCCAAGTTCTTTTCAAGGGCATAGTTCGTGACCAACGGATCTCTTTGTCCTGGGATTGCCAAGATGTTGTTGTTGGCGATGTTCGGGTTGGTTGCAATGTCGATTGCGGTTCTGTATGCAACCACACAACTGTTCGCTGTCGAAACCCCAGTATAGTTTCTTCCAGACACAACGGGGACCGTGCTAAAAAGTGCTCCTGGGCTAATGTAGTTGCTGTTGGCCACCCCATAGGTTCCCGCCAAGCCAACCTCTGTTGAGGTGGACCTGTCGGTAAATCTGGTTGCTTGTTTGTCGAAGATGTTGACACCATCCCAGCCACCTTGCATAAAGGTTGTGAACTTGGTGTATGGAGAGTAGTTGTTGAACACAACAGCACTCCCACTGTTCAGCAGAGAGGCAAAGGTCAAGCGGTCGCTGAAGTTCGTTGCTGCGTAGGTGTTTGAATCAATTGCTGCGTTGCGGAGATAAGCAGCCTCTCTCAGTAGCGTTGCGGGAGATCCAGTCGTCACATCGGTCATGCTTGTTACATTCAATGCAACCTTCGCAAGAGAGAATTTGTTGTTGTTCAACAGATCGGATTGAGAACCCGTTGTCAAAACTCCCTGTTTTTCAATTCCAGCAAACTTTGTATAGGAAGCGATCACTGGGTTGATTTCTGTGTTCGTGTTAACGTTCAAAACGTCGTTATTATTTCTTTCGAATTTGACACCCCAAAACAATCTTCCATCAAACACGGTTTGAGATGATGGAGCACCGAACTCGGTACCTGAAGCTGTTAGTTGGTTTCTGGTCATCGTGAATCTAAAAGGGACAGGGGGAACGATAGAACCAGAAAGCAATGCCCCTCCAGGAACCAAACTGGAGGAAACACCGGAAATCATTGAACGACTGCGAGAGACATTGTTGATTGCATCGGTGAGAGAAACGTTTGTCAGAGGCATTTGATGCCCGCGGAAACCAAATGGAAGAGCTTTTGCAGGAACTTCTCCAGCATCCAGTTGTGAGCTTGGGATGACACGAATAAGGCGGCTACGATTCCCATACTTTCCTTCAACAACCAACCCCCTGTCGTCAGAATCAACCGCATCAAAGTTGAACTTGGTGCGTTTGTCTCCAATCACCTTGATAATGTAATTGTCGCTGTTTGGATCCAAACTGAGGTTGCTGAACTGTTCAAGAATCTGTGGATCTGTGTCGGAATCATTGAAAGCACGAACCATCAAAGAGAAGGTTCCATAGTTTGTTGATGGGTTTGTTGAAGCCAGCAAGTTTGCAATGCTGATCTTGTATTTGTCATTGGCATAAGCACCATCATCCCTACTCTCAACCTGAAACAAATCATATTCAACATTGCCGAATGGTTGAGAAATGAAGAATGGAGTTTTCGGTGCTGTGTACCTTGTGTTAAACAGGCCAAAGGCTTCGCCAAAAGTGGTTCCAAATTGATTTGTGTATTGAGAGCCTGAGAGGAGAGCAACCGTTGCAGTTGAGTTGCTTGCTGACAAAGCAGCGACTTCGTTATCAACGGCATAGTCCAAATACAGCAAGTGTTTCTTGGAATCGAAGTCGAGAGGGTTTGTGTTCAGGATCTTTCCAACATACTTCTCGCTGTTTGGATCAAGAGAAGCTGAGTAAATTCTCAACCCAGCAAAGCCATCATCAGAACCAAACGTGTTTCCAGCAGAGGAAGAAAGAACAAGCTTAAACAGCCCATTCATCAAGCCTTCTGTTCCGACTTGAGCAGCTTCCCCAGTGCCAAGACCGCTTGCGTAGGCAGAAGGATTGTAAACACCATTGGAATCAGAAGCACCACTCAAAACCATAAACCTGGAATCAGGAGTTGTGAAAAGTGTTGCTCTGACAAGGTTTACTGTTTCACTAATTCCGGGAGTCAACCCCAAAACAGAATAACTGTCGTTGTTTGTGAACATCGGGAAACCAAAAGACTCGTTGGTTTGAACGTGGTGATTGGCAACAAGAAATTGAACACGACCTTGCAAAGCGCCAGATACAAATGTTGCCCCAGCACCAACCACTTTTGTTCCGGCGTTGACAACCGTTCCCTGTGTTTCAGTCAATGAAATGTCAACAGAACTACTATTTGCTCCGCAGCCCAAAACGCGAACATAGTTTGCCGATGCAACTTCAGATCCTTTTCCTTCGAAGAACTTTTGAACGGCAAAGGTTGCTGGGTATTTTGCATCAACGGTACCGAACTTGTTTTCAAAGTCCAAGTAACTGCCGACGCTAATGGGGACGAATGCTGGGCCTTTTTCGGCAGGGCCAATAATTGTGGCTGGGGTGCCTCCAACGGGGGTTGTCCTCTCTGTAAGGTCGAACTCCCGGTCGAAGTAGTTTGGAGCCTTGAATACTGTTTCTGGCATGATTTCCTCGCTTTTTGTTGTACGAAAACGTAAAACCTAACTAGCGGAAGGAAATCGGAATACTGACCTGCTTAACCCTTGCTGTCTGCGAAGAAACGCAAAAGGGTTTCTTGATCACTCACGGTGTAAATAGTCTCACCCTGTTTTTGATCAATGTCGGTTTGTTTCACATACTTCGTCAAAGTGGCCCCAGTAACAGGATCCCTGAATTCCCGTTGAAAAACAACCTTCTGTTTATCTGTTGGTTTTTGAGCGGTTGCTGGATCTGTTTCAATGTCTGTCAGCACAAAAGGATTCGTTGTTGTTGGATCCAGCTTGGTGCTGTTGTACTGTTCTTGATTTCTTGTCTCGAACACAGAACCTTGTGCCATATCCACTTCAAACGAAATGTTTACGTTTGACAAATACCTTTTGAATGGAACCTTTTGTCCAGGCGCAGATGAACCCAACAGATAACCCCGAACAGTCAAGTTGAAACTGTATTTGATCAAACGTTCCGCGTCCGTAATATCATCAGAGTTGTCTTGGGCTTGCAGCCCCGATTCCATGATAGCTGTAAACCAATAACCCTTGTCAGTTGTCAACTTGAAACCTTTTCCTGGGGCATTCTGAGCCCCGAGAAGAGTTTCCACCATGTAATTCATGTGTGCCGTGTACGAAGACCAAAAAACAATCTCATAAGTCGCTGTAAAAAACTGAGGAAATGGGATTGCGATGATCTCATAAATGTGGTTGGCCCTCTGAGGATCAAGGAGCATTCCAGCACGCACGCTAGGGCGTCTAGCAGCCCCATTAGCGCCTTCCCTTAATGTTGATGGGGGTGAGGGTGTTCCAGGTATTCCAAGGGCGCTGATAAGGCTCTGGTAGTCTTTATCGGATTCATCAAATCTTCTTTTGATCGTCAACTCTCCTGGAAACACATCCCCATGTTGCTGCTCAAGTCCAGTCCTTCTAATGGCAATAGCTGGAAGCAACAAGGCGCCTGTCTTCGTGTCTCTGAAAGGCTTGAGTCTTTTTGCAAGAGCAAACCTTTCACCTGTTGCAAAGACAACGAAGGGCTTTTTGATGTTGATTTGTTTTTGTTGACCTGTGACTCCCTGGAACTCTCTGAAGGGGATTTGTTTATCAAACAGGGAATGGACCGAGATGTCAACATCTTCCAGACCACAGGAAGGGATGTAGAAGGTTGATGGATCATTTCCTTTCAGATCATAACCCGTTGGAAGTTGTTCGACTCCTTCAAGTTCTGGGATGTTGTATCTTGTTGTCATGGTCTACCAACCTTATTCATCATAGATTCCGAGCTTTGGGGGAAGAGGGTCATTGTTGAAAGAAGCAGTTTCATCTCCGTTGACATTGTTGCTATCTGGAGATGGTTCAACTTTCTTGGCACCTGTTCCAAGGGCGATTGGAGCCATTTGGTTGTCCAAGCGTTCTCTCATGTCACGTTTGTCTCCAGTTGACTCACCTGTGCTTGTGACTGGCAAACCACGTTGTTGTTCGAAGGTGAGTTGTGTTCCTGCTGGAGCAGTTCTTGGAATGTTGATGTTTGGAACAGTGAATTGAGAAGCACGAACATTTCGTGCTGTCACTTTCCACGCAACATTGTGTTCGGCAAGACCAAAGACGTTCTTGTCTGCATTCACCAGTGTGAGAATCTCGTACAAGGTGTCGTCATAAGAGAACATATCTCCTTCACTTAGCGTAACACCTTTGTCTTGAAGATCTTTATACTGGAACAAAACATCTACCCTCGCTTCAATGTCAGGACCAAATGATGTTGTTTTACTGGAGAACTCCGGCATTCCTACAAGCGCGGGAATTTTGATTGGGTTCTCAAAGATCTTTTCAACAGCTTCGTTGTAAACATCATGCACAAGGCTTTTGACGTAGGAGATTGGGTAATAGTGAACAACCTGACCAACCACATCCTTGATGAACTCCTTGGTTAGATCGTTCACAAAGTCAATTTCCTTCTGACCGATGAAAAGCCTTGCCATGTTATCAGTTCATTCTTCTTGTTCTTGCCGCTGGAATAAATGGTGAGGAGGAAGCTTCTTTGTTTCCCTTCTCAAGGTTTGAAAAGAATTGATCAGTCTTTTCTTCTCCCTCTTTCCTCTCTTGGGCGAATACACCAGCAACTTTTTCAGCGGTTGTTGGTTCAACTCCCAGCTTGGCAATATCTTGTGGGGAAGGAGATTTCATTGCTGAAAGCAGGGCTGCTTTGATCTTCTCTCTCACATCTGGAGAGAGTTCGGGTGCGGCTTTCAAAGCTCTGTTGGCAGCAACCATTGTGTTGAACTTGAACAACTCAACAGGGTTGATTGCTCCCCTCAGTGCTTCTTTGATGATTTGTTTCAAAATTTTCTTCATTGTCTTCCCTTAGTAAATGCCAATCGCATACTTCGGAGGAACAGGAACATAAGAGAGTTGCTTCACCATCTGCTCTGCTTTGTTTGCATCTCTCTCAGCAACCTTGTCAAAAGTTAGGTTGTCCAGCGTCTCTTTCAAAGAAGTGAGAAGCTTGTCTGCATCTTCTCTTCCTTGAGAAATGAGGTCTTCACCATTCAAGGAAAGATCAGCACCTGGAATTGGGAGAGATTTGAATTTGGAACGAATCCTTCCAAGTTGAATGGTTGAAAGAGCCAATGTCATTTGAGCAATCCAGTTCCTGCTCCAGACGTTCAAAGAATTGTAGTTCAACGGACCAAATGGTGTGTTGAAAGGACCATTCACTCCATAAATCTTGTCATCCTGATACGATCCAGAGACACCAGAGCCAACTGTGGAATAAGAAGAGCCGCTTGCAACGAGAGTGGAAGCAAGTGTTGGAAAGGGTTGTCTGCCGAACCTAACACGCATCCAAAGCCTGTTGTTGTAGGTCGGAACCATGTTGTTAGGCGTCGGGAAAATACGAATCTTCCTGCCAGAAATCCGATAGGAATAGTGTGATCTTCTAACCTTGCTGGCAGCTTCCAACATCCCAGCCCTCAACACATCTTCAAACAACGGAAGAACATAAAATCTTGTGTCTGGGATATAACTTTCAACTGGCAAACCAGAGGCAACGAAGTTGCTTGCGAGGTTGCTATTGAAAACGTATTGGACAGGAGCGTTGTGATAAACCTCCAGCACTTCCATTGATCCAACAGAGCCAGAAGGCTGCAAAGACCAAATTGTTGCTCCGTTGGAGTCAACAAGCTCCGTGTAGAGATCGTAGTCCTGCCTCCCAGAAACCATCGGGATATATCCAGAATAAGTCTGCTCGTCCTGAGAATATCCAATCATTCCTGCATAAGGAGAAGCAAGTGCTCTCAGAAATTCCAGGTTTGGCTGGACGTACATGTCGGTGATGTTGATGTTGTTGACATTGTTTCCGTCCAAGGAACCTGTTGGCATTCCCATGAGAGAAGACAGGTTGCTCTTGTTTTGATATTCAACCATCAGGGCATTCAACTCTCTGGTTGCCCTTTCGAAGTTGTCCCAGATCATTGGCTTTGTCAGTTCAACACCGAGAACATCTTCTCCCAACGCTCTGAGAACAAACGTGACCATGTTGTCTGCGTCTTGCTGGAATAACGTGTACTTGTCATATAAACCAAAAGAGGTTGGTCTGAGAGTCGTGTTGAAAGTCGATGCCATGCCTTGTAACTAGAAAACAAGAAAGGGATGGAGTCCAGCCGACTCCATCCCTTTCAGGGGTTTTGATTGTTGTAAGACTTACTTCTTCTTGGCAGGAGCAGCGGGTTTTGCTGGGGCTGGCTTGGCAGCTTTGGCAGCAGCGGAACCACGACGATAACCTTCACGGAAAGCCGTCGCAACAGCTTCTTGGAGTTGTTCCTCCATCTTGGCATCACCACATTCTTCCACTGGTTCAACTGGGGAACCTTCGGTGACTGTGTGGTTCATCTCTGCCATTGCTTCTTCGGCTGCTTCCCGAATAAGAGTCTTCAACTGTTTGACTGTAATCTTCATGTTTGTTTTCCTCCGTGGCTTTATCGCCGTACCGGGTAACTATCACTTCCAGGGCTATTTACACCCACAGGTAAGGAGAAACAAAAAATGAAAGCAAAAGTAAGTGGTCAGTACCAAGGCTCAGGCGGCAAACAATCCATCGAGATTGATGGTTCTGTTGAAATCATTGGTCTCTCAGAACTCTTCGTCAGAGTGAAGTCCCTTGAAGAAACAGTTGTTGATTTGACAGCCAAGCTTCAAGCTTCAACATCGGCGCTAGAGGCTCTGGTGGCCCGTGTAGTCCTCTTGGAAAAAGAAGAGGAAAGAGAGTCCAAGGAAGAAGCTTCTGCCCAAGAAAAAGCTGCTGTTGACGCCAATAGCAAGAAACCCGCTAAGAAATCCTAATTCATCTTCCCGAAACAATAAAGCTGGGGAAGTGATCCTTTCCTAGTTATCCCACATGAGTTTCGGGGATGTCAAAACAGAGATCGTTCCAAAGGGTGTTATCAGCACCCTCGGAGATGGAAGCCTCAGAATCACAGTCCCAACAACTTTTGAAAACTCTGTCACATCAACACATCTTAGCGGAGCACAACTCCCGATCGTCCGTCAAATCCCCACCTCAACGCTACGGCACTTATACGCCTTATTAGAGGCTTCAAATCATTCCAAGCCACTCTCACCCAACCAAGATATTCTCGGGCGCTATAAAGCATCCTGGAGCGATTTAGGTTTGGAGGAATTCGCATAGTGCGGTCTTTGGGAGTTGGTGGAAGTTCTCAAGCCCGTCCCAATTTCTCTTTAAGCTCTTTGATTTTTTCTTGGTATCTGGATTCCAGTTTCAGCAAGATGTTTTCTTGAATATTTTTGATGATTCCTTGCACGGATCGCCCCCAGGTTGCATCAACCCATTTGGGTGCGCTCAACGCTGCATGATTCAGTTGGGCTTTAAGACTATCAATCCCTTCTGTGTTCATCCCAAGCTTTCTTGCCAAATTCTGCAATGCAAGCATGTTGCCGTTACTAAAACCGCCAGCATCGTTTGAAAACGCTCCAAGCCATTTATTCCATTGACTCTCATTAAATTCCGATCTTGGCGTTTTTGCCAAGTTATAGGTAAGAACATTATACAACGAATTCAGGTTGAGAGCTTTGTTTTCTTCTCCGCTTTTTTCCTTGTATTGTTGGTAGGCATATTCCAAGCTGGCCAATTCATCCTTTTCTTTTCCCCGCATACCAACACCAGCAGCCACCTTGTTCCCAAGGCTAGAAAAAATACCTTCATTGATGAATTCGCCTTGAAAACCAGCTTTCAAAAACTCCTTCATTTCCTGGCGAAAAATAGCAACCCTTAGACTTTCAGAAATTATTTGGTTCAAACTCTTTTTCATTTTTCTCTACTCCAACTTTTAAGTATTTAGTTGATGGTTCCAAAATAGACAAGGGGAAGGGCTGAAAATTCAGCCCTTCCCCTTGTTTGTTGGTTCAAATCCTCTCTTTTAGAGGACCATTTTTCTAACTTATAGGATTGACATGTCGAGAACTGTGACCGTTGCGTAGAAGTCGGAGCGAACCATCTTCTTTCCGTAACGGGTCATGATTCCCTTACGAGGAGTGAAGTCCTCTTGACCGTAGATCACAGGGGTCAGGATAAGAGGAACGTAAGGAGCGTAGATGTATCCAGACTCCAGGAAGGTTGAACCCTTGAGGCCCAGAAGAATCTTGTTCACTGGGAAGTAAGGGTCAATGAAGACCGAGTAACGACCGTTCACTGTTCCTGTGGCTTCTGCACCGATGCTCATGTTGTCACGAACTTGTCCATCGCTGTCGATTTTGTAGTTCGCACGGTAAGCAACTGTTGCTTCGAGGATTGTGCCGACTTCTGGAGAGCACACGATGAAGTTGCCAGATCCGCGAAGAGTCTTCTTGTGGATGACGTTTGCAGCGTCGGTGATGGTTCCGATAAGTGTCTCGTACCATTCACGGGATGTTCCAGCGAATTGTGGACCTGGGTAAACAGTGCTTGTGCGAGCAACTTCTGTTCCGGTTTGCTTGTTAACAAAGCGGCCTGGAGCGCGGCTCCAGAAGTAGTTGGCAGCAGTTGCCTGAGTCAACAGGTCGTTCAAGATTTCACGGTCAATATCCAGAGTGATCATTTCACTGAGGATGTTTGTGAGTTCTGCTTCCACGTCGAGGGAGTAGAACGCTGTGAGGTCTTGAGCCATTTCTGGGGACCAACGAGCGCGCAGCTTCCTTGTGGTTGCAGTCACAGAAACGCTGTCAATCTTGATGTCAACGTCTGGGATCCTTGGGCTTGCATCAACCGCGAAGTTAGATTCGAAGCTTGGGATTGTCAGAGCGGAACCATCGGAGTTGACGGAGAGTTGGTCAGCAATTGGGCAAGAAGCTGTGATTGCGGAGAGACCACCACCGAGACCTGCGTTTGGAGTTGCACCCACTGGAGGTGTTCCACCTTGAGGCAGAGCCATCGCAAACATCAAGTGCGTTCCGTTAAATGGATCAGGAACGAAGGTAGAAGCTGTGCCGTTATCTGTCCAGTTACCACGCTTTGTAAAGCGGCGGAAGTTCAAAACTCCTTCACCTTGTTGGTAGGTTTGTGGAACGGAAGTGAAGTTGGAGCTAGAAGCACCCAAACCAACCACTGCGATTTGCTCAACGGAGTTGAGGTCGGCACCGTTAACGGCTGTTGTGAGAGCAGAAGCGGAAACCACCATGAAGGTGAAGTCCAGAGCGTTCACATCAACGTCTGTGGAGAGGGTAGGATCGTAGTCAACGAAACGTGCGTTGTAACCAACAAAGCCTGCGGAAGCGGACACGGAAGAACCGGAGAGCCAGGAAGTACCGCCGCTCCATGAACCCAGGATGACTTCATCTTGAGCAAGAACGCCACGAACGTGAACCTTGGAATAACCGGAACCAATCAGGTTATATTGACCACCAGCAGCAAGCGAACCGCTTGTGCGGATTGTGGAACCAGATGGGTTGGTGTAGATTGATTGGCCACGACCGTATGTCGCTGCGCCGGGATCAGAACCCACTGCAAATTGGTTTGCGCTTGCACCGGCATCACCACCGACATAGGAGCCGTAGGTGTAGTCCAGATAGAAGAGCAGACCAGAAGGAAGGCTCATTGGCTGGACGGAGACAATTTCATTTGCAACGAGGCCAGCAAACACTCTACGAACGATTGGGAATGCCACGTTCGTGAAACCAGCAACCTGACCAGAAGAGGCAAGGCCAGCTCCACCTGTGGACAGGGAGAGGCTTTCGTTCAACATTGAGCTTCCGCCCTTGAGAACTTCGACTGCTTGGTTTTCAAGCAGTCTTGCCATCTTTTGACGACCTGCAACGGACAGACCTTCGAGAAGACCTGTTTTGTTCCATTTGTTGACGATTCTTTCGTCTGCGGTGTTGGCTGTCCTTTGGATACCTTCTGCCAACTGTGAAAGTGTCAGATTTCTTGACATTGTTTTATTACTCCCTTTGTTTCTTTCTGTAAATGCGTGTGAGCCTAACTATGGCTCATTTTGTGGACTTCTTCACACCAGCAAGCAATTGCCAGCGGGAAGTATCGAAGCTAGGTTCAGCCGCTTGTGCTCCGAGCATTCTGGAGCCTCTCTCAGCAGATTCGGACAGGGTTGTTGTGCCCTTGGCTTTGTCCAAAACTCTGGAGATGCGGTTGTAAACTTCCTTGGCTTCTTGGATTGTTTGGGCCTTGTCGAGGTACTCAACGATTTTGCGCTTTTGCGCCCCGGACAAATTGTCACGCACAAACAGTTTGTTGACATACAGAGACCTTGCAGTCAGCACTTGGGTTTCAGCCAGTTGACCACGAAGGATCTTGTTTTCTTGCAATGCGGAAACAGCTTTTGGTGTTGCTTTGCCGTTCTTCTTGCCCTTGGCGGACTCAGCAAGCATTTCGTCGGATTCTGGTTCTTCACCTTCGCCGTGTTCGGAACCTTCTTCTCCACCCATGTCGAGATCAATGTCGTCCAGGCCACCTTCTGCACCAGTGGAATCCATTGGTTGACCATCGACAGAAACATTCACGTTTTCAACGCTGCCACCGTCAACACCATCAAGGTCAATGGTGAGAGAGAGATGATCAGCAATGTCACCTTCGGAATCATCCATTGAAACTTCTGCTTCCTCGCCACCAGGAGCTTCGACTTCTTCCTCGGCAGCAGCAGCAGCAGCAAGTTCGGCTTGTTCTTTGAGAGCCTTCAGGCGAGCACGAATCTTCTTGGCTTCAGCAACAACTTCTTCATCGGAGATTTCGAGCATCATGTCATCTCCATCAGAAATGACTTCTTCGCCCTCACCTTCTTCGCCCTCACCTTCTTCGCCGTCGTAACCCATCTCAGCCATCATTGCGGCAACTTCCTCTTCCAGTTGTTCCAGAAGAGATTCACCAGAAGGCTTGCCCGGCCAGTCTTTCTTTTCCTTGGTTGGGAAAGGAGCCTTCTCAGCTTCTGCCTTTACTCCGGCTGTGTTTCCAGAAGACTTCTTGGCGTGTTCGTCAGAACCACCTTCGGATTCACCCGCAGGGCTAACTTTGCCTACGTTGTGCTCAAACCCTTCTGCCCCTTCGAAAAGTTGACGAAGCAGAGCTTTTACTGATGTGTTTTGTGTTGCCTTAGACATTGTTTTTGTACCCTTTACAAGCGGAATTGCGAGATAACTATTGATAACAGCGAGGTTTTCCCGCAGAAGACCAATGCGGTGCTCCTCAAGACGAAAAGTGCTGTTGGAAATCAACTTCGCTTTGTTGAGACTTTCCAAACCTTCATAAAGACGGAACAACTCTTTTTCTTGAGCCTTCACTGCTCCTTCTGACAAAGGAGAATTTCCTGGTTTCCTAAGAGCCAAGATTTCTTCTTCCTTTGCTTCGAGCATTCCTTTCAAGGCTTCGTAAGCCTCACTCATCATCGGAGCTTGTTCCCCTGGAGCAGTGACATCTTCCGCATTTGCAGCAATCGGAGGTTTCGCTGCTTGTTCTTTGATGAACTTGGCAACAACCTTATGGATCTCTGCCAGAGGACTTGGGGCGGGAAGCTCTTCTTCGGGTGATGGAGGAGGAACGGCTGTGTCCATCCCTGGAACGGGTGGAGTTGCTGGGGGAGGCATTCCTTCTGTTGCAGCAGCCATAGGATCCGCAGCAGGAGGCGTTGCATCCATTCCTGTTGGTGGAACTTCCGAAGTTGCTGTCATTGCTGGATTGGTTTCTTTTTGGAAGAGAGCATCCACGGGAATGACAATTTGTTGTTCCCCAGCGGGACCAACGTCAATCTTTCCAAGAACGGGAGAACCAGGGGAAGCGATTGGAGGAGAAGCTGCTGAAACGGCTGGTGGCATGGAAGGCATTCCAGTTCCAGACATTGGAGGTGGAGGTGCAATTTCCGCAGAGGTTGGTGTTGGGGAAATTGGTCCTGTTGCACCAGCATCTGGGCTTGGGGCAGGAGGAGCGGGAGGAGGGAGTTCTTCTGCTGGGAGTGATTCCTCTTGTTCCAGAATGATCCCTGAAATTTCCTTGTCGATCATTTGTTTGATGACTGGGGCAACGGCTTCAAGCACGGCTGCTTTTGCTTCTGCTGTTGCTGCCTCACGAAGTTTTCTCGCTTCAATCAAGGCTTCTTGAAACAGTGGGGTTGTTGTTGACATCATGTTCTCCAAAAACTAGGTATTTCTCAAAACTCACACAGGACGTGGGAATTGACCTCTTGCACCTTCAGGAGAAGTCCCAGTTGTTGCACCTGAGCCAACACCAATTCTAAAACGTCTAACAGCACCAACGTTTGTTACTCTGGTAAGGGCGTCAGTATTTCTGTGCGCCTCATTAGCAGGGTTATCCAGTGGCGCTGCCCCTTGCTCCAAAACCTGCAAAACCTGAGTGGACGTACTCAAAATGCCTCGTAGAGCGTTTGGATTTACACCATTTCCTTCTCCAGGAGAAGCGATGGTTGGAGTAAAAGCATTTCCGAGTTTCAACGTGTTTCTTTCTTCTTCAGTAAGAACAATTGGCTTCACTCTTGGATCTGTGTATTCTGGGCTTGTTGCTTGTGGACCTTTTGGAATAAAGTCTCTGGAGTATTGAGGGAAATCTGGGTTCTGACCTCCAGCACCAGGAGTTGCAAAGTCTTCTGGTCTAACCATCAGAGCACGAGCATCTTCAAGCGCAACTCTTTGTTGTTCAGCAGTGATTGCTGAACCGATAAAAGCTGCTTGGAGGCTTGTTTGATTTCGGATGCCAAGAGTTCCAGCCGCTGGACCAGTGCCAAATGGCCTGGATGGAGGTGAAACGTTAGATTCGTATTTTGGTGGGGACATGTGTCATAACTCCTTGTTTGTATGGAGTAACTATGACAACAGGGTGGGATTAGAAGGAATTGGTCTTGTTCATACCTGGGAGGCTTCCACCACCAGGAGCAAAGCCACCAGGAGGTCTGTTCACAATCGGCTTGTTGAAAGCCAACCGTGCCCAAGGTGAAGCCGCTGCTTCATTCAGCATTCCAGCAGGTTGAGGAGGTTGAAAGTTTGGATCCCTTGGAGGAAGAAGATTCCTTGGCACAGCTTGTTGCTGTGGTTGAAATGCTTGAGGCATTGGAACCTGTTGCTGTGGAAAACCAAAAGGTTGCTGTGTTGGAACCTGTTGTTGCAAGGGTTGCTGAAACATTGGGAATTGATTCAAGCTCACACCTTCCGCGATATGATTCTCTTGAGCATCTCTCTCAGGAATGGTTCTCATCATTGTGTCCATGAAAATCTCATTCATCACAGATGCTTGTTTGGGGTTTCCTCTTGCAGCAGCAATGGCAGCAGCTTGAATTCTTGGATCAACAGCAGCCTGCATTTGTGGCGGCATCATTCCCATCTGTTGTTGACTTTCCATGACAAGACTGCTAAACATGTTGTTGAAAGCACCTTCGGAAATCAGTTCTCTGAGACTTTCCTTGACAACGGCTTTGAATTCAGACCTTGAGATTTTCAGACCTTTGGTGTTGCTGGATGTTGGTTGGGCTGGTTTCATTTTATTTCTTCCTCATCGAGAGAATATCGTTTGCTACTCGATCTACCAAATCAGCTTTAGTGAAAACCTTTCGAACGACTGATGGGTCATACTCTTTTGCTTCAGCAAGATACATGAAGGCTTGCGGAGTCGATGGTTCACTCACAAAGTCCCAGCAAATAATCTGAAGATCTTCTTGAACAACGTTGACGTTGTTTTCTTTCTGAAGAGAACCAAGTGCTCGGCTGGAGATTCCAGGTCTGCACTTTCTGCTGATAAGAGCTTCAATGATTTTGCCGGAAGGTGTTGGGAGGATTTCAACCTTTCCATAAACCACATCCCCTTCCATCCAGATCTCTCTGATGACGTGTGAGATGTTTTTCATGTTAACGATTGGTTCGTTGGCATGATCCAGTTCCCCAAAGGCTCTGTCTTCTCTGATGAGCTTCTCGTAGTTCCGAACTTCACGCTGGAGGATGTCTCTTGGGTAGACTCTTCCGTTTTGGTTCAGGGTGTTTGCCTTTTGAAGAATACCCTTGAGAATGAGTGGTTTGCCTTCAACGTAACTGTTGACTGCTTCGTCGTCATATTCAAAACTTGCAACTTCTTTCAAGAGAAGAGTTTTGTTGTTTGGGGTTGTCATGATTTACTGTTTCTCCTTGAGTTCTGATTCCAGCTTGGAAAGACCAAGGTAGAAACCAACCGCTTCTTCAGAAAGAAGATCGGTGTTGCTATATTCCTTCATCAACAGACCGTTGATCGTGTTGAGTTTCTCAGTGAGAATCTTATCGTTTGAGAATTCATGAAGGTTCGCAGCCAAAGTTCTTGAAAACCTTGTTTTCACAGCGGAAAGACTTTCGGACAAGGCACGTCTGGAACTTTCATCCTCTTTTGCGAACACAAACAGGTTGATGATATTTTTCTGTTCTGGGCTTAGATGAGCGTACTTCGCATTCACCTTTTCAGTCATGATACTAACAACAAGTCTGTCAACATCCCCTTCTGTCATGTTTGTTGCGGTTGCTTCTGTCAGAGTTTTTGTTGTCTGCTTGTTTGATTCCAGCATCCACTCAACTAAGCGATTTTCCAACTCAACCGTTTCAGCAACCAAGGAAACAGATTCTGTGAGAACTTGATCTCTCCAAGTGTTCAGAAGCACTTGGATGGTTGCTAGCTTCTTGTACTCAGTGATGTTCTCATCAAAGAAGTTGGGACAGTTGAGTTTGTTTGTTACCTCAAGCACAAGTGCTGTCTTCTCCAAATCAAGTCGAGCTTGGCTTTGGTATTTGACAGAGCCTCTAACCCTTTCAATCAAGTGATAAGCTTGTTCGGGGGTTTTTACATTTGCTTCTGACAGTGCTTTGACCAGCTTCAATTCTTTGAAGATGTCGGTGGATGGGTTGAAACTTTTCTTCAACAGCAGCTTGGCTTTTTGAAGATCAGAGTCCCTCCCATCCAGCACAGCCTTTCCAATGTATCGAACAAAGAACTCATACAAGAGTCCAGTGTTCCGCTTCTTATTGTGCTTGAGTTTTTGCATGGTCTAAATGCGGATAACTAGAACTATTCGCTTGAATTCGTAGGATCCTGTTCCCCAGCCAACCCAAGCAACTCGTTCAACATATTCTCTTCTTCTGTTCCCTCTCTTTGGATCCCTTTCTGGTTATCCTCCACACCCTCAGACATAATCACCTCATTCCCAGGGGTTTTAACACTGAGAACTTCCGCCAAACCCCTCAAGGAAGACTGCAACTCTTTTGGAAGGCGCCTTCCGATTCTCCTGGCTCTTGCTTCCTCTTGTTCCAACATGAATTTCCGGGTTCCAGCAATGTCGTAGGGATCCTTGGAATATCTGTTGCCAGTAATATCCAACATGCTCTTGAAATCAGGAAGAGAGAGAGCACGACTGCCGGTGAATTCTTTACTACCCCCTCTATCGCGCTTAAATGCCTTATCCAGGCTGGGCGTTGGGTTGAACCTAATTGGGGTGCTTCCACCCTTTTGAGCGCCCTGGATAATCCCCTGGGTGCCTTTACGGGCCTCCTCCCTTGCCTTGGCAATTGCCGCTTGGTGTTTCCTCTCCATCTCCTCATTCTCAATTTCCAAACTCCTGACTTCTTTTTTGTCGGGAGCAAAAGGAGAGGTTGGGACTTCATAGTTCGCCTTGTCGAAAATATCAACGCTGCTTTCCATACTCTTGTCAAACACCGGATTCTCCAGGATCATCTTCAATTCAGCAATCCTGAGTTGGTCTTGTTTGGCTTCTTGCCAGATGGTGTTGATCTCTTCTGGACGAAGACCAAGAATCTCTCTCTGAATCCAAGGGAAGGAAATGATTCCGGTTTCTTTTCCAATATCAAGAGCCTTGGAGGCTGTTTCAATCTTGCTGGAGATGAGGGCAAGCTTTTGTTGGACGGCAACCGTGGAAGGGTTGGAGAATTTCAGTTCAAAGTTGAGGAGGTCATCTCCACTGAAACCAAGAGAATAGAGATGGATCATTGCGAGCTTGTCGAGTTCGGCAACGATGATTTTTTGAAGGTGAGAGATGGTTCTGGAGAAGCGAATATCTTCTTGGGCGAGTGTTGCTTTACTAGAGATGGCTTCGTCGTATGTCAGATAAGCTCTTGGAACCATCAAAGCGGCAATGAGTTTTTTGTGGATGAACTCGACATCCTCGATTGCCGTTGCGTTTGTAGCTCCTGCCAAAGATTCAATTTTTGTCAAACTGTTTGGTCTTGCTGGGAGGTAGTAGTCCTCATCAATTGCAAGAGGGTTGTAACGAAAGTCTTGTCTGCCTTGTTGCTGTTCAATGACAGAAGCACCTTTCATTCCCTCTTTGACAGCTTCCATATAAGAAGGAATGTCGTTCGGGTGAACAGCAGAAACATCAACGTAGAAGACTCTTCGTTCTGGTGATCGAACAAGTCGATAAACCAACATGGAGTCTTCTAACATAACGAGCTGACGGAATGGCCTCCTGGCACTCTCCAGGAAGCTTGTTCCATAAGGAAGGAACAAGTCATTTCCCAGAATTCTAAAGTGAAGCATCTGCCAGTTTTCGAGATACTTCCCTCCTCTGGAGATGAGTCTAAACCTCACGGCATAAGGATCGTTTCGATCAAACCCTTCTTCTCTTTCCACTTCATTGACAGGAAGAGGTTCGCAGTTGATTACTCCATAATTCGGAACAACTTCAACATACATGAAGTAGTCGCCGTTCTTGACAAGGTTCCTGATCATTCTTCTTCCATTGAACTCAATGTTCATCACGTCATAGAAGAGTTCTTCCAGGGCTTTTTGAACCTGTTGGTTGTCACTGTAAATGTGAAAGGTGTTTCCGTTTTCATCGGAGGCACAGCTTTCATCGGCATAGATGTTTAGTGCGGTTGCGATGTCTGGGAAACTCTCCATTTCAGCAAACTCGGCATATCGACTCATGCGATCAAGAACGCCGTAAGCGCCAAGAACAGAGAATGGCGAAGCTTCTTTTTTGAATCCAGACGCACCGTAATAACCAAGGTTGTTTTGGACGACTTGGTTGTCGTAGTAGTTTTTGTAGTCTTGTCCTTTTACTTTACGTCTGATTGCTGGACCTGATCGAAAGAGTCTTGTGAGACGTTGGTAGAAGGTTTTTTCTTGCTTTGCCATGCTGTTTACTTATCCGTATGCCTTTATCAGAACTGGCAAAAGACAGAATTGCATACGTTGCTGCGTATGTGCAGGATTCTATTACCGACTGGTTTGTTTTGAAGATTGAGATTCTAAGAGCATTCGGAAGGTTTGACAGGAAGAAGTTGGGAATGAGCAGGAGACATCCAAGCACGGAGAAGCTGTTTGTCAACGAGGCAGACAGAGAAATCATGGAGTATTGGGAGCTACTTACGGGGATCAAACCCTTTGTAGACGAGACAAAACTGCATGATCCCAACTGGGTTTACAGGCCATCGGGATGGAGACTAGCGGAGATCAATGAAAAACGTAAAGCAGAGCGGGAAGCAGCCAAGTCTTCAAAAAATCATTCTGGAACAGGATGACTACGACTTTGGAGATTATAGCGATTACGGTTCTGGTTACGGTGGAAGCTATACTGACTCTTCCACACAAGGCTCTGGAAAAGGTCTTGCAAGAATAACAAGCAGAGAAGCTCTCCCAGGACTTCTCATGTCTCCAGTTGTTGATGTTGCCAACGCCTTCAAAAAGTTCGGAGCAAAGGTGGGAATAAAGGCTGCTGGAATTGTCGTTTCAACTCTGACTCAAGCAATTGCTGCTGTTATGCCATTCAACAACCCTCTGTCCGTCGATTATGTGGACAGAAAGTTCCGATTCTGGGACACAAAAGCCCTTGGTTTCATTGAAAAGCAGTTTGAAAAGGAAACTGCTTTGATGAGGCAGGGCTGGGAAACGTTCAAAACAGATTTCTGGGGCTTGGGATTTGTTGCGTCACCTTATGATATGATTGCCGCTGCCATCACCGCAGAAAAAGGAATAGATGCCAGTTTGTCGGTGCTGAACGTCATCACTGGTGGATACGTTGACAAGATGATTGCAAAGGTCTTGAGGGCGAAGGGTGATCCTGGAACCTTGAAAGGTTATATCCAACGCCACAGTTGGGGACAACGGGCTCAAGAGTTTTCTGATAGCACCTATTACTCTGATGATGACTATAACCCCTTCATCAGAGAATCCTCCAGCCAAGACAACTTTGACTCCATGTCTCTTCCAGACAAGATCAATCTCTTGAAAAAAGAATTGGGAGAAGAGGAAGCCAACAAAGTTTTTGGTGCTGTTGCCAATGATGTGATGAAGAGCCCAGAGGGAGAGGAAGCAGAAAAGAAATGGGTCTCCAGGAACCTGCCATTGGTCGCTGGGGGGCTTTTTACGGCCCTCGACAAAGATTTGAAGGCAGGAGTAGTTCCAGGTGTTTCTCTGCCACAGATAAAGCTCTGGAAGCGATCTGCGGGGTCTTTGGCAGAGAAGGCAGTAACAGATGTCATTGCCAAGTCAAAAGTGAAGATTACTCCTCCAGACGGTGCTCTTGAGGCCGTAAAAACCTTTGTGGACAGGACTGTAACCAAACCATAAGCTATACAACGTTTTTTCTGTCTTTCTACCATAGGCATGAACATTCCCGGTCAAAACACTGGGAAAAGAGGATTTATGCCAAAACGAAGCAAGAAACAAAACGAAGACGTAGCGAATGAGATGCCTGAGAACATTGGGGATCTTAAACCCATTGTAGATGAATTTGTTTCCAGGATGAAGAATCTGGAGAACGAGGAACAGCTTCTCAAGGAATCAAAGAAAGAGTTGATTGAGGAGTATTCAACCAAGCTGGATACCAAGACTTTGAAGATGGCTCTTAGGGTTGTTGACGTGAAGTCGAAGGTGCAGCACAAGCATTATTTTGATTTGTTCCTTCGTGTTCTTGAAGGAGATGTGGACGAACAATCATGAAGAAGCAGCTTAGGAAGTTGAGTTACATCCCTGAGATTCTTTATGAGGCTCCAAGCCGTCCTGGGGAGAAGGTATCACCTATTCCTTATGTGGTAATTCCGAAAGACAAGGACATGCCAGCAGGCATCTACATCATGCGTTATTCTCAAACAGGAGAGCGTGAAGTGGGTGATGATGGAAAACCTGAAGAGATCATGGATGGTCCTTATCCTCACATGTTTGTTGACTTCGCAATCCTTGAAGAAGTTATCCATGAAGAATTCCCAGCCACAAGCTCAGTTGATTCAAGAAAGTTGATTGATGCCATTCGCGTTGGTCTTGGATTGCTCCCAGCAGCCAAAGCCAAAAAGGAAGGTGAAGCAATGCTGGATCGTGTTGTTCAAGCAGCAAACAAGATCGTGGAAGAAAAGATGGCAACTCAACAAGAGCGCAAAGAGTTGTATGAAAAAGTCATTCTTCAGAATGACCAGGAGAAGAAGGGCCAATGAGGTTTCATCCGTCTGTTGTTGAAAGCATTATCCTTGCTTGCAGGAACTTTGGGGGACATGCTTCCGAAAAGAAGCTCAGGGATGTGCTTTCTGCCAAGAGATATGCCGCATATTCTGGTGAACGTTCCGACGTTGTTCTTGTCGATGCCGCAGAATACATGAAGGCGGTAGTTCAGCAAGGAAGAGGTATCAATGGAATTGTTCCAATGTCACTTCATACCAATGCGTTTGAAAAGATCATGTACCTGTTTGATCTTTATTCTGGGTATGACAACGAGCAGAAACTAAGGAATGCTTTGGTTGTTTTGGACTTGACTCCTTATGAGAAGAAGACTGGGCTTGGCAGTGGTGAAACGATTCTTGTTTTGACAGAAGAATACAACCGTGTTCTTCAAGGAGCACCAAAGCGATGAGTTACTCCATAGGCCAAATCATCTATGTTTTGTCTGAAAAGACCCAAGTGGTTCTACCAGGAATAGTTTGTGAAGAAATCAATCACAAAACACTGGATGGAATCAAAACGTCTTACCGCGTTGCTATTGGCCCAGCAAACAAACAACGGGTTGTTGATCTTACGACGGTTGATGGTGAGGTCTATGGAGATTTGCAAGAAGTCAGGAATGTTCTCATTGGACGCTTGACAGCTTTCGTTGACAACCTTTGCAACACCACAAACGAACGTGTTCAGCAATGGTATGGACAAAACAACGGACAAAAATCTCAGCCTGCAACGCCAAATGGCAAGCTGGATCCAAGTGATCTCATCAATGAAGTCGATTCCAGCCCGGCACAACCACAACAACAGCAATCTGTTCAGCAGCCGCGAACTGTCCCAGCACATCATGCGAATGCAGCGGGAAGGTACGCAGATCCAGAACTCTTTTCAAGGGAGTTTGTGGACAATGATGGCGTCGTGAAGAAAATTCAAATCAACGTTCCAGGATTCCAAGAGTAATGTCAACATCAACAACAGCAACACCTGAAACCTTTCCAGTGATGGAAGTTACGTTTGGGCAAGAAGGTTTGAAACAGATTCTTGAAGGAGCAGAAGTTCTTTACAAGGCTGTGAAATCGACAATGGGGCCTTCAGGCAACAACGTCATCATTGACAACGGACAGACAGCCCCTTTCATAACAAAAGACGGTGTAACTGTCGCAAAAAGCATTCGTCTTCGTTCAAAGATTCCCAGCATTGGTGCTGAACTCATCAAAGAGATTGCTGGGAAAACAAACGAAAACGTCGGGGACGGAACCACGACTTCTGTGGTTTTAGGTTATTCCCTTCTCTTCCAAGGCAACAAGGTTATTTCCGCTGGACACTCTGCTGTTGAAGTGAAACGTGGAATGGATCTTGCAACCGCAAAGGTTATTGAATGGTTGAAGGAGCACGCAACTCAAGTCAACGACCCAGAACAAATTGTAAATGTTGGAACCATTTCAGCAAATGGTGATCGCTCTATTGGGGAACTTCTTTCCGAAGCAATCTCAAAGGTTGGACAGGATGGCATCATCACCATTGAACCAGCTAAATCCGTTAAGACAACTTTGGATGTTGTTGAAGGTTTGCAGTTTGAGTCTGGATTCGTCTCCCCTTACTTCGTCACAAACCAAGAAAAGCTCACCGCTGAACTAAATGATCCTTTTGTGTTGATCACCAACAGGAAGATTTCCTCTCTCCAAGAAATCCTCCCAGTGCTGGAGTTGACAGCAAACACCAATAAACCCCTGTTGATTATTGCTGACGAGATTGAAGGGGAAGCTCTTCATACGTTGCTTGTAAACAAAATGAAGGGAGTTGTTTTCTCCTGTGCGGTCAAAGCTCCTTCTTATGGAGAAAACCGAACAGATATTCTCTCAGACATTGCTTTGGTGACTGGAGGGAAGGTCTTTGACTCTTCTTCTGAAAAACAAATTCGTCAAGCAAACCTTCACGACCTTGGAAAATGCAAGAAGGTTATTGTTTCGAAGGGAACAACAACACTTGTTGTGGATAACAAGGAGAAGAAGAAAGAGATTGATGAGCGTGCAGAACAACTTAGGGCTCTTCTGAATTCTCATGCTGGATTGGATGAACTCAAGAGAGACAACACGAAGAAAAGACTTGCCAAACTTTCTGGTGGTATTGCCGTCATCAAGGTTGGTGGTTCAACCGAAGTCGAAATCTTTGAGAAGAAAGATCGTGTTGATGACGCTTTGAACGCAACGGTTGCTGCCGTTCAAGAAGGTATTCTTCCAGGAGGAGGAACAGCATTGTTCTATGCTGCTGAATGGCTCCAGAAAGAAATGACAACAAACGAAGATTTCTTGAAGTTGACCGATGATGAATTGGCTGGAGTTAGAGTGGTGATTGAAGCTGCTCGGCAACCCCTGAAAGTTATCGTTGAGAACACAGGAAAAAGCCCAGACGTTGTTATGAATGAACTTCGGAACTATGACAACCGCAAGGCAACAAAGCTTCTTGAAGAGATTTCTGGAAAGACTTCAAAATCAATTGAGGTTGTGGATGTTTCGATCAAGGAGTCTTTGGCTGGAAGGTTGCGTCAGGGATATGATGCTTACAACCACGTCTATGGAGACATGATTGAAAAAGGCATCATTGATCCTTTAAAGGTTGAAAGAAGTGCGTTGGAGTATGCTTGTTCGGTTGTGGGACTTCTTCTGACAACGAACGCGATTGTTGTAACTGATCAATGAGGAAAAGCTGTGGCTATTGGTGACATTGTAAAAATTGGTTTCGGAAGTGCAATTCATGGGATTGCACCAGACAACGTTCCTGTCTATGATTTGGAAAGAGATCCAGGTGGAAACGTTCGCTTTGATATGAATGATTGTGCTTTTCCTCGCCCTGTTGGTGGAGTGAAAGGTGGATCTGATGGAAGAATTACTGGAATGCCGATCAGGGTTCAACGCTCTTACGTTGAACGTATGTCGGGGAATGTGAAGCCTTTGGGTGGTGTTGATTACATCCTTCTCTTCCCTGTTCACATCCTCCAGTACCAACGAGATGCTTATGTCCAGCAAGATCACGTTCATCTTTTTCAAGGAAGGCAGCAGTAATCATGAAGAGTTGCAGCTTTTGTAGGATATTCCCGACCTTGTTTTACTTGGCTGCTGATGCTTTCCTCTGGTCCACCAATGCACTGTCAACCAGAACAAATCTAGGACTTTCCATCCTGCTTGCTGCTTATGGGTTTGCATACTATGCGAAAACCCAAGGGGAACAAGAGGAAACAGACCTGACAATTAAATTTGTTCGGGAATTGACCTTTGCCCTTGGGTGCTTGACCTCTGTTCGGGTCATGATCCTCATAAGCACACTCACCAATATCTCTTAGTTCCCTTACAATCCTTCCTTGGATCCCTCTTCTGGTTATCCTCCACAACCGGGCATCACACCAACGAGAAAACATGCTGAAACCAATCACCGAGCAAGAGCGAGCAGCCTTCACCCTCAAATTCCAGTTCCAAAAAGCTGTTGAAGAACTTCTTCTTGAAGCGATTGATGCTGGATACCAGGGCTATCTCGATGTTTGGCCTGAGATTTCCAAGTCCAAATCCTCAGAGGTCTGCATGGAAGTCAAATCCAAAAAGATCCCATCTGCTGTCTCCTCCAAATCCCACCCGGATTGTGCTCGTTATCACGTTGTTCCCAGCAAGGGATACAAGCGAATCTCCTAACCCCTTGATCCCAGCCAAAACCGATGCTAGCCACCTGGAGTGAATATGCACACCCAAGGGCAAGCCATCGCATTCATTGAAAGACTTTTTGGTCCAGCCAAGCTGACCAACAATGGTCTCAATGCCAATGTTCATTGCCCCATCTGTGCCGATCCAGACCCAAACAAAAAGAAGTTGGCAATCAGGACGGATTGCTGGCTCACCCGATGCTGGGTTTGCAATTTTAAGTCCAAGACAATTTATCCTCTCATTCGGCGCTACAAGCCCGAATACGGCGAGGAATTTCTCGTAACGCTAAATGGTGCCTCCTTGGTCTCGGAAGCCGAGGATAATGCCTCCAGGCTCGATTACGGGGCATCCATTTCACTCCCCGTTGGCTTCCAACTTCTTGCTGAATGGTATGACCAAAAAGGCACCAAGGCAACCGACGTTCCTCTTCATGTTCGTCAAGCCTTGAGATATCTGACCTCCGAGAGAAAACTTTCAGAACGTGATCTTTGGTACTTCAAATTGGGAGTTACAGTTGTTGACGAAGACTACAAAAACAGAATCATCATTCCTTCTCACGACCAAGAAGGAAACCTGAACTTCTTCACGGCAAGGGGCTACAAGACTTTTGTCAAGCCGAAATACTTTAATCCACTTTTTAGAAGAGAAACGGCTGTGTTTAACGAACTCAACATTGATTGGGAAGACGAACTCACAATTGTTGAAGGTCCATTTGACTTGTTCAAGGTCAATGACAATGCGACCTGTTTACTGGGGAAGGAATTGACGATTCAGTGTGCTCTCTTCCGACAGATCGTCAAGCATAACACAAGAGTTCTTTTGTGTTTGGATAATGATGCGGTGAAGCAGACGCTAGAGGTGGCGAAGCTGCTTTATTCGTATGGTATCTCTGTCAGAGTGCTGGAGTTGCCAGATGGTCTGAAGGATCCTGGTGACTTGAATTCAAGAGAAGAGTTTCAATCGCTGATTGAAACCAATGCCGTTGAATACAACGAGATGTATTCGTTGAGAAAGAAAGTAGACAACACAAATGCCAAAAATCGCCTTTTTGTCTGATATTCATTGGCGCGGAGTAACGAGGCATGAAGAATATCGTCAGGTATTTTCTCGTGTGTTTGAGACTCTGAAGACAGAGATCAAGCCTGATTACATCATGATCGGTGGAGATATTTTTCACACCAAGACTCAATCAATCACACCAGAAGTCATTGATTGCATCACCTGGATGTTTAGAAGTCTTGCTGAAGTTGCTCCGGTTTACTCCATCCTGGGAAACCACGATGGAAACCTGACCAATGAAAACAGACAAGACACAATCAGCCCAATCATCTCAGCAATGAACAATCCCAGAGTCACTCTCTTCAAGAAGAGTGGAAATCACATCATCCCAGGAACCAATATTAACCTGTGTGTGTTTTCTCCGTTCGACGAAGCTGGCTGGAATATTGTTTCCCCAGATGAAGACCTGATTAACGTCGTGATGTTTCACGGCGCTGTAAAAGGCTGCAAGACCGATTCTGATTGGGTTATGGCCTCGGGTGAAGTGGAACTCTCAATGTTCCAACCATATGATTTTGCTCTCCTTGGAGACATCCACAAGAATCAATTTTTGGATTATCGGAGCCACTCTGGGCCAACAAGGGACATGAAGCCCTGGATTGGTTATCCTGGTTCCCTTATCCAGCAGAATTATGGAGAAGACAGAACGAAGGGGTTTCAGGTTTGGGATATTCGGTCTAAAACTGATTGGGACGTTTCCTTTCATCCAGTTTCCAACGACTATCAATTTATCACGGTTCCTTGGACAGGGGATGTTGAATCGACTCTGGGGGAAGCCCTGATTCTTGTTGATGATAACCTGAAAAACAAACGAGTCAGAGTCTCTGGTGGTTCTTCAACCATTTTTCCTTTGCAGAAGAAACAACTTGCCGATCTTTTCAAAGAGAAGCATGGTGCTGCTGAAATCTTCTTTTCCCCAGACCCCAAGAAGGAAGCAGAGCAAGATGAAAAAAGGATTCAGAGCAAGACAACGAGTTTGAGGAATGACCCAGAAGAACTTTGCAGGCTTTATGACACCTTCACTGAAGCAGACACCAAGTCTTCTTCTTTAAGGGAAGATCAGAAGCAAGCAGCGAAGAAATTCATTCGCTCAACACTGACGAAGGTGAGGAACCAAGAAGAATTGGAAGAGGGAGCGTCCAGGGATATTGTTTGGAGTATCAAGGGATTGGAATGGGAGAACCTGTACCGTTATGGAGAAGACGACAACCAAATCAACTTCTCCAGACTGAATGGAATTACAGGGATCTTTTCTCCAAACAGGACTGGAAAGAGTTCTATTGTTGGAGCGTTGATGTTTGCTCTTTACAACACGACTGATCGTGGTCCTGTGAAGAGTGCTTACCTCATCAACAAAAACAAGAGCAGTGGTTCTGCCAAGGTTGTTTTCAACGTTGCTGGAGTCGATTATGAACTTGAAAGAACAGTCACAAAATCAATCAAGCGCGGCGGAGTTGTTGATGAAGAAAAAGCAGCAACAAAACTTTCTCTGAATCGAATTGACAGAGAAGGAAACAAGACCGAGTTGGTATCAGAAAATGCCGATTCCAGAACGGACACGGATAAAGTTGTTCGCAAACTCATTGGAACATCCCAAGACTTCTTGATGACTGCCTTTGCTTCTCAAGGAGGAATGAATCGCTTCATCGAAGAAGGTTCAACCCAAAGGAAAGCAATCCTCAATAGATTCTTGGACCTGGATATTTTTGAGAAGCTTCACAAGATTGCAAACGAAGAACTCCAAGCCTGCAACACCAAAGCTTCAAGTTTTTCTGGTTCTCCAAAAGATATTGAAGCTTTGGAGGAAAAAATTCATCAACTGAATGTGGAGGTAGAGCACGCACAGAGTAAGCTGGATGATAGTAAGCCAAGGAGGGACTCAGTACGTTTGTGGTTGAAAGCTCATGGATATGAGAAGCGTCTTGAGTTGAAAACCAAGATCAAGCAACTGAATTCTCTTATTCCTTCACTGGAAAGGAGTTTGGAGTTGGGGAGGGTGGAATATCAACGGCTTCTCTCCTCGCAAGACAGAGTTGCTGCCGAAATGACCTCTCTTGAGAACTCTTTGTCTTTGGTGGAGGCGGAAACTGTTCTTGCTGAGAAACTGAAAACTCTTAGACATGAGACTTCTGTACTCACTCAATTTCTTGGAGAGTTGACAGCAGCACAAAAAGAGTTGGTAAGAAAGGAAGGTAACATCAAAAAGTTGAGTGTTGTTCCTTGTGGAACTTCCTTCCCTTCCTGCCATTACATCAAGGATGCTCACGAAGATCAAGCAACCATTCAAAAACAAAAACTGCTGGTCGATGAAGAATCCCAAGCCTATGAAACTCAAAAGGCTTTGGTCGAATCCTTGAAAAAGGAGAACGCTGAAAAACTCTTGGAGGAGATCAAACAGAAGAAAGGAAGACTCCAGCAAATTGAAATGGAGCAAGTCAGAGTTGAAGCTGCTATCAGTAAAACCAACTCAGAAATCTCTGCCCAAGAAATCAAACTCACTTCCTTGAAAGAAGAACTGAAACAGGTTCAAAGTGTTTTGAACAACCAAGAAGACTTGGATGAGAAGATTGCCGAAGAGCAAGAACTGGAACAAGAGTGCAAGGTTTGTGAGGACAAACTCAAAACACTCTGGCTCCAGCTTGGAGCAGCTACGAACAAACTAGAGCACGCCAAACAAGATGCAACCAAAATTGCTGAGATTCTGGAAGAGCAGCTTGTTTATGACAGCATTGTTCGAGCCTTCTCCAAAACAGGAATCCCAGCCTTTGTGCTGAAAAACAAACTTCCAGCGATCAATGTCCAGTTGGATGGGATTTTGGGAGGAGTGGTCCCTTTCAGGCTTCAACTGGAAACTGAAATCGGGAGCAATGCCTTGGATGTTTTCATAGAGGACAAGGACAGCAGGAGGGTTATTGAGCTTGCTTCGGGCATGGAGAAGATGATTGCCTCTCTTGCTCTTAGAGTGGCACTGATAAACCTCTCAAGCCTGCCAAGGCCCGATCTGTTTATCATCGACGAATCGTTTGGTTCTCTGGACTCTGAAAACTGTGCAAGGGTCATCGAACTGCTCCAGTCAATCAAAAGCAGATTCAAAACTGTTCTCATTATCACTCACGTTGACGAAATCAAGGAAGCAGCAACCACGATTTTGACAATCAACAACAACGGAGCAACAAGTTCTATTTCCTTCCCGTGAAGAAACTCCTTGACCGAGAATATCTGCCCTGGTAGGGTTCAAGGTGTCTCGGTCACTTCAACTCCTACAAAAAGGAACAGAAACAAAATGGCAGTGAATGGTAAGCAGAATCTCGTGGAGCAGGTATATCGTTTTGTCGTCCGTGCATCCCAATCTCACTGGGACTCGAACGATCACTTCAACGATCTTGAGGCAGTCAATCTTCTCAAGACCTTTGCTGATCAGTTGACGGCAAGGGAATACCAATCCCTTATGCTCGGATGGTCTCAGATCCGAAATGATGAGGGCGATGCAACCATGAGAGATGCTCTCGACGCTATCACAGAGCGTCTGCAAAACGGCTACGCCACCAACTGATATTCCCGTCCCCACTAAACCCTAACCCAAAACATATAAAAGGACAAGAATCCTCTTCTTGATCCTGTTTTGGCATTTCCGATAACATCAACAGAAAGAAGAAAAGAAAATGCTTGAATTGGTTCTGGCCTTGATTACCCTGTTTCCTCATTCCCCATCCAGGGATTGTTTGATTGCACGTCGCTATCAAATTGCTTCTGTGTTGGAAGCATCCCAAGAGAGATTTCCTGAAATGCCACCAGAACTTGTTTTGGCGGTTGGCTTCATGGAAACACACAACGGATGTGATCGAAATGAGGGAGGAAATTGGGGTGCTCCCATTTCCAATCAACAACGTCACACAGCAGGAAGACCGATCCAGGCTGCTGCGTCTCTGTGGACATCTTATCAACGTTGCAATCATTCGTGGGAAGCTGCAACTCGACGATTTCGCACTGGACTTTGTTCTCCGTCTGCGGTAGGAACTCCTTATTCCAGGACTGCTACCAGACTCGCCAGTCGTATCCAAGCCGAAGTCATTCGCAATCAAGAAAACTCTTCTCTTGTTTGTCGCATTGATCCATCGCTTGAACGCTGTCATGCCTGTTAGTATTCCTCACTAACAACTTCTTCCCTCCAAAGGACAAAGCCATGACTCTTGGTCTTTGTTGCCACTTCCTCGAACAGCACGGTTCCTCTTACCAAAACTCCATCAATGAAAAGTCGATGCAGCTTGGTAGGTTCCGTGCTGGTGCCTATTCCCAATCCCATATTCACAACCTCTATACCAATAACCTCCAAGAAATCATTCGGCTGCTCCCAAAGCTCATCTCCAACAACATCAAGTGTTTCAGAATCTCCAGCAGCACCTTTCCGCTGTTCGAGTTCAACAAGACTTTGATTGAGAACAGCAAGGATATTAGAGACCTTCTTAATCGAGCGGGAAGGGGTTATCTGGGCGCTGGAATTAGGATGACTACCCATCCTGGTCAGTTTACCGTTCTAAGCTCAGATAAGCCTCCTACGGTCACGGCGGCTATCACCGAGTTGGATTTCCACGGTTGGGTATTTGACGCTATGGGATTTCCTCAAACTCCCGAATATGCCATCAATGTCCACGGTGGAAAATCTGATCGTCACCAACAACTCGTTGGTGGGATTTCCCGGTTGTCTGCCGGTGCCAGGAAGCGTTTAACGCTTGAGAATGATGAGAGTTCTTACAGTGTTCGCAAATTGCTTGCTGTTTCTGAGGAGACTGATGTTCCAGTTTGCTTTGACAGTCACCATCACACCTTTAATGAAGATGGGTTGAGTATGGAGGATGCTTATGGTCTTTCTGTTTTGACGTGGAAACGTCGTGGCTGCAAACCTCTCCAGCACATCAGCAACTCAACTCCAAATCTTCCACAGACAAGCTCGTTCCAGGACAAGAGAAAACACAGTGATTTCATTCACCACATTCCCAAGTGTCAGTTGGATGGCTTGCTAAAGGAGGAGGTTGATGTGGAAGTGGAAGCCAAGATGAAAAACTTGGCTTTGTTGAAGATGCGGGAGATGCTGCTAAAACATTCCGATGTTTAGCTGTTGAGACAAGACTCCACCTCTTGTGTTCCTTACTTCAACAAGGAATTTGGAAGTGGTTGTTGTGATGTGAACACTGAGTTGCTTAGATGATTGCTTGTCATTGGTGTAGTAAGGATACAGCACCCTGACAGATACAACATCTCCAACCAACTCAAGTGTCTTTTCTGGAGAAGAGAGATCAACAACCCTAAGATCATTTCCAGAGAGTTGCTTGACGTAATAAAACCCAAATCCAACCTGAGCAGCCAAGAAACTTGCAACAGTGTTGGAATCAAACTGTGGACTTGGATCCAGCCGTTCCATTCCAGAAGATACCTTGTTCACATAGTCAGTAAGACCTTGTGCAACCTTTTCCTTGGAAACTCCCAAAGCAAAAACAAACTCATCCGTCGCTGGAAACTGTCTTGAAGGTTTTTCTTCCACTGTTCTTGTTGAAGGATTCCAGACAAAGGCATCTGAGTATCCAGTGTTTGCAAAGGTGCTGCCTCTCAAACCTTTGACACTAAGAAACACTCTTTTGCCATTTTTCAGTTCAATGCCAAAGTCAGCCACAGAAGATCCAATGTTGGAAATGGATTTTCTGAAAGGATTGATTCCTTTTGGCATGGCTGGAGAAACTCTGTCAACACGCACAATCTCTTCTTGAGCAATTCCCAGTTTTGCAATCAAGGAGTCCCACAATTTTCCTGACCTAGAAATGGTTGAGGTTGATAGATCATTCTCAAAGTCGTGCCCTCTATTCCCCCCAGCACCAAACACAACAGGAATGATTTCCCCTCTTTTCTTCGGAGAATGAATCAGGTAGGTGTTGTATTTTCCACTGGATGATTTGGGCGCTCCTGGAGGAATAACCTCAGCATCCAACCCTTCCAGTGCTTGCTTCATTAAACCAGAGATGTTTTCTTTGTTCTCTGGGGAAGTGAGGAGGAGTCGATAAGCTCCTTTTCTTTTCTGGGGGGCAAGCCTGAAACTTCCATTGGTTTTTGAGATGATTGATTGAAGAACAGAAGACCTGGAAGAGTTTGAAAGCTGTTCTGGTGTTTCTGTGTTTGAGTCTGTTCCTGTTTCCAGAGGAGTCATTCCTTTGAGTGTCAGCATGATTTTTTCTGCATCCATCTCAACGCTACGTTCCTCCTTGAGAAACAGAATCTCAAGCAACCGCACGGAGGAATCAGTATTCATTGGTTTCCACCTGGAACATATCATTAGGTATGAAAACCGATAAACACATAGATGTGCTGGAAAATGGCAAAGTTGTTGTCATCAAACCAGCAGACCTTGACAAAATCATCGTTCCCTTCTTCTGCCCCTCATGTGAATACCCAATGAAAACCGCCGAAGACGCTTCATCTTTCAGAAGGAGCAGCAAGTGTGAGATGTGTGAGTTGTGTCAGCCGCCAAGTGAAAACAAGACAGATCCGAGATGGATTTCTTACATGGAGAGAAGGCACAGAGCTTTCCTGCCTACCTTGACGATGAAATGATCCATAGTTACCCAGCAAAACTATGCCGATTCAACAAAAAGCACGTTATAGAATCTTGGCTGGGTTGCTGGATACTTCCTTCGGCAGAGCCTCAGAAAAACACCCTCAGTCCAACCATTTTCTCAAAATGACAATGCCACTCGAAAACACCATCGAGTGCAAAGCACAAATCATTGTGAACATGGGTGACTCAACCAACATGTACGTCGCTCTCAGAAAGAAATTCCGAGAAGAACTCCTTGACCTCATCAAGAAGAGATTGGAGAAGGTCTCAGAAGAATATGCAGAGGCAGTGAAGCAATCCAACAACAAAGACTTGCTGTCCTACCGCAAGCAGCCTCATGAAAAACCTGCTGAGAAATCTGTGACCCTAAAAGTGGATAACAACACCATCCAAGAGTGGCTTGAGCATGTTTCTATGAGTGCTTACCGAACCAACAAAACCTGCATCTATCACCTCAACTGCCTCGTAACCATCTCCTAAAGCCGTTTGCCTATTTACAGGCATGGCTCTTACAAAAAAAGAACAAGTAGAAGAAGTTTTGAAGTGTGGGAAGGATCCCATCTACTTCATCAAGAACTACCTTTACATCCAACATCCGACCAAAGGAAGGCTTCCCTTCCGTCTCTACCCATTCCAAGAAGAGTGTATTGAATCCTTCCTGGACTACAAATACAACATCGTTTTGAAGTCCAGACAGCTCGGTTTATCCACAACAACAGCAGCTTATTGTCTCTGGATGGCTCTCTTCCGACAAGATGCCAACATCCTTCTCATGGCAACAAAACTGGAAGTTGGAAAGGGAATGATCGAGAAGATCAGAACCGCTTTCAAAATGCTTCCAGCTTGGATGTTGAACCTGCTGGAGTTGAAGGTTCCTGATGCCGAGTCCGTGAAATATATCAAGTTCACAAACGGATCAAAAATCACCGCGATTCCAACCGCAAAAGATGCTGCTCGCGGAGAAGCTGTAACCCTGCTTGTTATTGACGAAGCAGCGCACATCGAAAATCTCGAAGAATTATGGATGGGTCTTTGGTCCACCGTTTCGACTGGAGGAAGGGCGATTGTGTTCTCAACACCTAAAGGAAGAAACTACTTCCAGCAACTTTGGGTTGGGGCAGAAGTACCAGAATTGGAACCAAACAAGGTTGGACAAATTTGTAAAGGTGTTGGCAGGAACGGATTCCACGGCATCAAACTCCCCTGGTTCGTTCACCCAGAAAGAGATGATGAATGGTTTGATGCTCAGTCGAGAGCACTGGACGCAAGAGGTGTTGCACAAGAACTTCTGTGCAGTTTTGAAGGATCCAGCCTCACCTTCTTCTCACAAACATCAATCGACTACGTTCGCAACCTCTCTTTTCCTCCTGTTGCTTTCACTGGGCCAGAAGGAAAGGGATTGGACTTGCAAATTTGGAAGAACGCTGAGGAAGGACATCAATATGTTTTGTCAGCAGACGTGGCTAGAGGCGACGCAGAGGATTATAGCGCCTTCCATGTCTTCGACATAACCAAGTCTGAGGTTGTGGCTGAATACCTTGGTAAAATTCCTCCTGATCGGTTTGGAGAGTGGCTAATCGAGGTTGGTAAGAAATACAACATGGCTCTGATCGTTGCTGAAAAGAACACGGTTGGAATTGCCACAGCAATCAAGCTTCGTGATTCTGGGTACCCAAACCTTTACTACGACCAGGAATTGGCCAACAAGATGTTGACCATGACTCCAGACGAGAAAAAGGATTGTCTTCCAGGGTTTACAATCACTCCCAAGAACAGAGAAAAGATTCTGGAGAACCTGGAACAAGTCATCAGGAACAATCACTTGAGGCTTTATTCCACAAGGTTTGTTTCAGAGATGGAATCATTTATCTGGAATGGTAAGCGTGGGCAAGCACTCAAGAAACGACACGATGACTTGATCATGGCAATGGCCATTGGCTTGCAAGTTTTCACTCCCAATGCAGAGCAACAGAATTACTTTGATGTTTTGGCAGCAAACCAAGGATTGGCGAAGGCTATGCTAGCTGGGATGTCGAGAGGCGGTGGAAGTGGAAAGCTTGGTGGGAAGAAGGTTCCAAGTTTCGTGAACAAGGAGACTGTTCAACTGGAGATGCAATTCAGAAAAGAGTTCGGTTGGCTGTATTGACCCGCAGCCCTATCAAGGGACAGCTATCATTTTTCTAGTGGCTAGGTCAAAACCCTTTGGCAATTTTGTCTTAGCGTCGAATGTTGCTTCACGCAGCCCAATCGCATCTTCCAGGTTGCTCCCAGTAAAATCAACATCGTAAAACGCAGCACCAAAAAAATCAACATCCTGCAAATAAGCATTTCTCATGTGAACTCCTGAAAAACTTGAATGTTTCAAACTTGTGGCAAACAAGTCAACAGAGTTAAGAACACATTGAACGAAGCCACAAGCGTCCATTTTTGCTTCCCTAATCTTGGCACCCCCAAGTTGGCAGCGTGTGAACAAGCCTTTGAAAAGCTGGATTTTTGAAAGGTTTGCCTTTGCGAACCTGCAATTTATGAAGTTTATCCTTTGAAGGTTGGCGCCTGTGAAATCTGATCCTGAGAAATCCACGTCTTCAATGATCATGTTTTTTTCACTGAGGCCAATGGTTTTCAAGATTTGCTTGTTTTCCATGTTGCGGAAATCTGATCCCTGAAAGTCAAGAAGCTTTTTATCTTTCTCGAACAGAGAGGTGATGTGGCCCTTTGGAGCATCAAGAATGCTTGGTTTGTTATTCTTCTCCACGACACTTACAATTTCGACTTGGGCTGTGTTGAAGAACACGGCTTGGTTTGGTTCGAGGTGATGGATAATTTGAAAACCATCATCAACAACCCCATCATATCCAAGCACCTTCCAGAGAAGGTAAGACCATTTTCCGGTTGGGCCGCCACCACGATCTTTCTTCTGTTCGGGTTGAAAATCTGGATCAGCAGAATCGGCACCCGCCAACAATCTTGTAATGTTCCAGATCATTGAACCGTGAAGATTTTGATTGTCTCTTGCCCCTCTTCTTGCATACTCAATCGCTTTTTGTGAAAATCCCCAAGCGACAAGTTTTTCTACATCTTGCTTGAGGTTTTCCGCGGAATGAGTCGTGAAATCCAGCAATCTCGCTGTTGGTTTTGGTCTGATTACAACAGCATAAGGTCTGTTGATCGCAAACCTCATCATCTTCTTTCGATCAAGGAAGTAAGCATAGAAGCCAATAGGTGTCTTGTACTGATTCTTGAGATACAAACCCATCCTGGGATAATCTGAGAAGTGAACAAACAAGTTCTTGTCTGTCTTGTTTTGCTGTTCAAGTGCAGCAAGTTGTTCTTGCCAAGGAGTTGGTTTCACTCCCAGTTCCCTCATGTGCCTGGAGATTTCAAGAAGAGTGAGAGACCTGATAAGAGGGGAAAGAGAATTGCTGCTGCTCATGGGAGATAAGTAAATTCATCCTTGAGAGGAAGATAAAAGTCAAGAAGACATATAAGAAGTCTTCCCTCTCCCTCTTCTGGTTATGTTCCACTCGTCCTTTGTTATCAAGGAGTTACGCGACACCCCCAACTTTCCAAGAATTCAATGCCGAGATCAAATTGGGAAGTTCATCGTTCAGTTTTTTCAAAGCGCCTCTGAGATTTTCAATACTCGTTTTGAGAAGCTCGGCTTGTGCAGTTGGAGCGCCGCTGGCGCGACCCAATGGAGAATGACTTGAAACGTTTGTTCCTCTAAGAACGTTTTGCATAGCAGGGCTCACATCCTTTCCCGAAACCACTGCTTGAGTACCTCGATTGCTGGGCACTTGTCCGGGTGCTGCGGAAATGGAACTGGTCTCCACATTCTCCAAAAGATCAACGTTCGTTCCACTTTTGGGGACAACACTATTCAATGTCTGGAGAGCGGAAGCAAGGGCCTTCGTGCCATCCTGCAACGCAACAATCGCATTCTTTTTTGCGTTTCCGATAGCGTTGAGACCGTCTTTTAATTGCTTGGAATTACGCTGGGACAGGTTTCCACTTGGTCCGTAAGCAACCTCGGATGCCCCAGAAAGGACTTGCAAGTTGTCGTTGATGGTCTTGGTGGTATACCTTGGGGTTTGACTCCCTGGCCCTTCCCAGTATCTTCCACCTTCAGCAAACACAAACTTTTTTGCAGCCCAAGCAACCAAAGCAGCAAGCCCAGCCAAAATTGCTCCAATCAAGAACTGTTCATCCAACCTTCTTTGGGAAGTTGTTGCTTCTGCTACGAGTTCTCTGTTTGTTCCTGTGAGACGAGTTGTGAGTTGCTGGAGAGATCCGACTTCTGTCACAAGGATTTCACCAAAGTTGTTGATGTCCTGAATAACCTTGGCAAGTGCGGCACGGTTTTCTTCAACCTTATTTTTTCCCGCTTCATTGGGAGCAACACCTGGAACAGGAGCAACACCTGGAACAGGAGCAACACCTGGAACAGGTGGCAGCGTGGCTGTTGACACCGGCCCGCTCGTTTCACCGATAAAACGTTGCTGATACCTTTCAAAGTCACCTTCGGTCAGAATTCCGTTCTCAACCAAACTTTTCAAGCTTGAGAGAAGATTCAACACTTCGCTAACAGCCGACTGGGGTTGTGCTGATACTGGTTGAGTTCGTGCTCGTGCCAGAGTACCAGGAGAAGACGACACTTGTGCGCCAACGAGTGACTCAGTATCTTTGAGTGCCTTGGAAAGTGTTTTTGCTGAATCAACAACACCTGTGTTGCTTGAGTTAAAGAACAAAGGAAGAACCTTAGCACATGCAGAAGCAACAATACCAGCTTGCCTTTTTTGCTCTGCTCTCCAGTTATCAGCAGCTTTTTCTACCGCTTTGAATTCTTTGGTTGGGGCAATCTTGTCAAAAATGGCCTTGGCTTCTTTTGTTCTTTGACCTTCGAAAGCATCAAGGAACCAAGCCAGGAACCAGATGGGAGTTTCTTTGTCGATGCGGGCGGAGTTTTCCCTCAACTCTACCAAGGCAGCTTGAATTTGCTGTGTCTTTTGACCTTCGTCCGTTGTTTGTTTTCCAACAGCGGACTTGAGTTTGTCACCCAGGGAGAGTTTGATCAGTTTGGCAACGTTGTTGTCTGAGAACAGAACGTTTGCCATTGCACTGAAGGCGCCTGCTGGGCCGATGACATCAGGGCCATTGAATGTGATTTTGACTGCCATATTGTTGCAGCCTAAGTATTATCCTTCACCTCCCGCATGAAACGATAAATCCCAGCTTTCTTTACATCTGTGGTTGCTGGATTCACAATCCCGGTAAAAACCCAGCCAATCATCTGAGTCTCACAGACTAACACCTTCAAATAACTCAAGGTCTTCTTGGGAACTTCAACCAAAACAAACAGTTGTTTTGGTTTGAGGTAAACGACCATACTCCAGCGTTGATGTGGAAGACCTACAACCCTTCTTCCATGACGCGAACAAAGAAGAGGCCGTGCCGTGTCAGAGACAAACTCATACAATCCACCAACCCGAACATCTACTTCTGGAATCTGAACCTTTTTACGAATCCGCTTGTTGTTTGACATTTCTCTTCTCAATGACTTGAAACAATCTTATACAATGCTTACAGTTGCTTCTGGAGCAAGAATTATGTCAATCCAGAGACGCAGAACCAAGAGATATCCAAACACCCCCAGGCCCAACAACAAGGAAGATCATGAACTGTTTCTGAAATATCAAGGAACCAAAGTTCACAATGAGAATGGTAAACTCATCTCCTCAGACTTGAAGCTGAGGAATCAGCTAGCAGATCGTAATGCGAGGCTTGTGACTTTTATGGTCAACAAGTTTTACAGCCGCAAGAAGAAGCATCTCGAACTCAGAGACGATCTTCTTCAAGAAGGTCACATTGGTTTGGTCCATGCTGTTGAAGGTTTCAAGCCTGAAATGGGAATCATGTTCAGCACTTATGCTGGAATTTGGATTCGGCAAGCTATCAAGACCTACCTTCTGGAACACGATCCATTCATGCCCATTCCAGGACACGTCAGAACAGCCAACAACAAACTCGTTAAGCATTGCAAAGAAGTCGGCAAACCCACCGACAATTTCTTCATTTTGACTGATGAGGAATTGGCAACCCTTGAAATCACAAAGAACATGGTTGATTGTGTTGAAGCAGCAAGAAAAACCGCAAAGACAAAAACCGTGTTTGTTGATTTCTTCCAAGACCTGAGACCAAACTCGGAAGTTTCTGAAACGAGTTTTCTGAAAGGACTCCCAGCCGAGCAAGATGATCGGTTTATCAACAAGCGTCTTTTGCTGGCAGCGAAGAAGGCATTTACCCAACTTACTCTGAGAGAGCGTTGTGTTCTTCTGGAGAGGTATGGAATTGATTCCAGGCCATATTGGAATGGCGAAACAGTTTTGAGTGAAGAGGATAACGAGGTGACAAAATGAGTGCATCAACAGGCAAGTACATCACGATTGAAGAAGGTGAAGATTTCAGGTCCATTGCTACCAAGATGAAGAGCCTTGGTTCCAAAATGAACCATGCAACAGCAAGAAATGTTACTTTGCTGGGAATGCAGAAGTTTCTTGGGAATCTTGCTCGTGAGTTGAACTGTCCAGTGGACGATGAGACTTGTAAGAGACTTACTCAACAACAACATATTCATGAGTTGATTGGGGAAATTCTTCCCTTGATTTGTGATGACATGAAAGAAGTGAAGGAGAAACAATAATGCCCGGTGGAAATCTAAACCAACAACAGCAACAAACAGACCTCAGAGGGTTTCTTGGAAGAAGGAGAGCAACCCTGCAACAGTGGATGGAAGCAAACAATATCATCGACGCAGAGGGCCTTGGGAGGCTTATTGGTGACAGCAAATGGTATATTGATCCCGAACTACTGTCCGAAGCTCAGAGCCTCCTAAAAAAGCCCACAGAGCCTTCTACGGCCATTCCCATTTTGACCACCGTTTCCGAAGAATCCGAACGAAAAAATGTGACTGCCGTTTCCGAAGAGGAGAAGGTTGTTTCTGCTGTGATTCCAGCAAAAAGAAAAAAGGGTGTCTAGGTAGCTCTAGGAGACAATGAGTTCCCGCTACCAAAAAGAAAAGCGTTTTCGTCCTCGCAACGACCCTTACCAAAGAACACAATTCAACGCCGGGAAGTATACCCGAATTGAAAGAGTTGTGGTTCTCCCTCCAAAACAACACCAACAAGATCTTCAACAGCATCAAGAGCCAGATGAGAATAGTGACATGATTCTCTCTGGTTCTGTTGATATTGCTGAAAATCAAACTGAAACAGTGGGTTGAATAGTTACCGCTCATAGATCATGAGCATGGGAGAAAGAATCGGTTTGGGGGACTTCGGCAAACTCGCAAGGCCGAAAACTCTCACCGATGTTTTTCTTCTGAACCCATCTGCAACTCCAGACCTCGAAGACTGGTGGATTGAAAACAGAAAACTTTCCTACTCCTCAACAACATTCAACAAAGATATGTTGGCTGGGACTTATGGGATGAACCTAGATGTTCTCTTTTCAGATCTTTCTATTGATTCCTACCACTGCCAAATAACCTCATTCCTTGTTCTTGTTTCCAGCGAGTATAAACTCCTGACGACACTAGAACAGATTGAGTTCTACAAGACAAGGAAGCCAAAAGCCAAGGTAAAAGCTGTTGGTGTTACCATCTTCAAAAACTCACAAGAGGTTTGGAACCCAAATGATTCGGGATTGGTTTGGTTGTTCAGGCCAAGATGTTTGGTGAGGCTGGAAGATGTGAAATTGTTTGAGGAAGTTGAAACAGGAGATGTTCTTCAGTTTCAAAAGACGAATGGAATGGTGATGAGGGTGTTGAAGGTTCGCCGCAAAAGATTCTACCTGAGCACCTCTTGGACAAATCGTTCAATCACTTATTTGACTGGAACCACAGGAAAACTTCTTCAGTTGAATCCAGATAGACCTTTCAAACTTATCAAACTCTCTTCGTCTCAATCCTCAACACCGCCATCTTCGTCTTCTTCATCATCAACTTGAGAGTCTTTTACTTTCTCAACGACACCGATTGCATCTTCGATGATTGCAACTTCGTCTGCGTCGAGATCGTGCTTGTACTCATCAACAAACTCTTCAAGGCGTTCAGACAGTCGATTCAGAATCTTGGCTCTTGTTTGCATTGTGTGTTTGGTCCGTTTCTTCTGGAAGGGGAGTTACCTGGAAGTTCTTGTCTTTGACAATCCAACCCGTTCGAGTATCCCCATATAGACAGTTGTAATAGAAATGACCATAAGAATCCACCACTTCCCTCAACAACACAAAAACTTCCGAGAATCCCTTCAATCCCCACGGTTGCACTGCCCCAGTGAGCGCGGTTCCAAATTCCGTCGTCGTTGAAATTATGGTTTCATTTTTCTTCAAACGCGATTCCAGCAAAAGTTCCAAATCAGGATAAACAGCAACAAACACTGGCTTCCTCGTGTTTCTTCTGTTTTTCAGTGTGCAAATGGATCCTGGTTTCATGTTCCCTAGCTAGACTCATCATGTTCGTTGCTGAATCTCAGAGATACTATGACCACACCTTCCAGGAAAGCAAGACGATCCTAAGAACCCAATATGACTCCCTTCTTTGCTCTCTTCTGGTTATCTTCCACAACGGCTCCCAATACCTCTATTTTTCAGTACCTCCAGAGGTTCACCAGTCCCTCCTCGATTCCCCAAGCCCAGGAAAATTCTTCCACTCCAACATCCGAGGAAAATTCAGGCACGAACGTCAAACCAATATCTAACCCCATGAAACTAAGCCAAATCCTCTTCACCAACGAAAATTCTGGTGACTTTTCAGGGGCTGGAACCTTCCAAGGTGGACCATTCGGCTTTGGAAACAAACATCAACTCGCTGCACATGAACCCTGGGAAGGTCTCGAAGATCAGGAAGAAACAGATGAAGTCTTTCTCAAAGAAAGAAGTCCGTCCGACATCTTGTACCGCGATCTCCCAGGATTTCCCAGGATGAACACCTTGGCAAAACCCGTAGACCACATTCCCCATTCTCCATCAGACGAAGAGAGATACAACATCCCAGATCTCATTCCCCCAGGAAGAGATGGAGAAGCTGGAGAACACTTCGGCTTTGGACCTCTTGAAGAAGATCCAGCCGTTCTTGCTCGCCACACCGATTGGATCAAAAAAGAAACCGAGTCGGAGCACGCTGGATATACCTCCAGTGAAATTGCAACCAACTCAGTTCCAACTCATGGTGGAAGCATGGGAGTTATTGCCAAACCCATCAAGCACACTCCTGGTCCCGTTGACATCTACAAAAAAGGTTCCGGTCCCGGTTATTCCCTCGGAGAATCTCTTCTCCTCAGCAACCTCCTCTTCTAGCCTCCACACCATAAACGCTACGGCACTTATACGCCTTATCCGTGCCACCAAATGGTTCAGACGGGTGAGAGTGCGTCAAAACAATTCGGGAGCCTTAAAAAGGCTCCTGGAGCGATTTGAAGTCCAAGGCTGCTTTCTCTCACTGAGACAAGAAAAAACTTGGGTGTGACGAATGTTGTTGACGGGAGATTTGTGGTCGTGGTAGACATGGTTCATCCTCAAGGAAAGGAGATAACGATGACGACCGAAGGAAAGATGCGTGAGGTTTTTGTTCAGATGTGGGAAGAGAGTGAGAGAGGTTGGGGCTGCCGACCCGATGGCTTTTCCCTCCATCTCAACCAAGAAGATCTTGAGAAGTACGTCAAGGCTTATTGGGATCGAATGCCCGCTGTGGCTCCTGATGAGTACAGTCGCCCCGATGGCAAACCTTTCAAAGCTCTTGTCTCTGAAGAATGTTACCAGCAACTCATTGAAGCCTCACCACAGAAGTTTGGACTGAGATACTGGAACAGCGATAAAAGGTTGTTCGCCAAGATTTCGTGATAAGGAGAAAAACATGTTGACTATTGGAATGGTTTGTGAGATCAATGCCCCCACGGAAAGCCCAGCTTTCAAAATCAAACAATCCTGGGAACGATTCCAGCCTCCAAAAATCGTGAAGTTGGTTTCCAAGGGAACCGACTTGAGCCCACCTTCTTATTGGGAAGTCCAAGCTGTGGAGGGCGATGACGAAACGGTTTTTGCAGTCTACGATGCTTGGTTGGTGGAAGCTGGAAGCTGTTTGAGGTTCTTTCCCAAGTGTCCCCGGAGGATTCGTGCTGGTTGGTACCGTGAATACGGCGGCACTTGTTCTTGAACTCTGAACTTCTCAAACAAACACTTGAAAAACTTTCTCTTCGTGAGATGGTTGTGAAAGTGAAAATGACTCAAAGAAAGTTTGTTGCCAGAGTCATTTCCCCTGAATACGAAAATCAGGAAGATTGGGAAAGGCAACAAGCGGTTTGGTCTTTGTTGCTTGGTGAATTGACTGAAGATCAGTGTGAGATGGTTGCATTTGTGTTTACCGACACACCAGAGGAGTACAAAAAGTTTCGGTCGGAGATCGAAAGTGGTTGACTAGATAAAAGAGAGGTGTTACAAGGAAGCATCTCTCGCTGGAAGAGTATCCTAATGGTAAGGAAACGGTTTGCTAAACCGTCGAGGGCTAACCCCTCTTGCGAGTTCGACTCTCGTCTCTTCCTCCGATGTTTTGTGTGTGGCTGTAAAATGGAACAGTTTCGCAACCCAACTGTAATGTGGGGTGTTGAAAATGTGGGCAGGAATAATAACTAAACCAACCCACCACACGAAATATCTCTCTGTCCCGGTATGCCGCCTCGTGTTTCTACATTCTCTCCATCGTCTAACTGGATAAGGCTCTTGCCTTCTAAGCAAGTAATTGGGGGTTCGAATCCCTCTGGGGAGGCTAGCAACAAAGTTCTTGACAAGGAAAAAGTGACAGGGTAAAAGAGAAAGTGTCCCGAGTGGAAAGGGAGCAGCCTGCAAAGCTGAAGAGGATAAAATCCTCACCAAGAGTTCGATTCTCTTCTTTCTCTCTGACAGTAGTATAGCTTATGGGTAAAGCCTCCCACCGATAATGGGAAGAAGAAGTTTCAAGCACTTCTACTACTACCAACAACACCATAACTCAATGGTAGAGTTTCTGCTCGACGCGCAGAATATATCAGTTCGATTCTGATTGGTGTTATCGTTTCTTCTGAATTTGCTTCATACATAAGCCTTACAACGCCACTGTGGTGGAATGGCAGACACCCCGGCTTCAAATCCCGGCGCTTTCGAGCATGTCGGTTCGACTCCGACCAGTGGCACTCAACAACAACAAAAGTGTTGACAGATAGAAAGAGTTAAGTTAAAGAGCAGACAGACGGGATCGTGGTGGAACGGCAGACACGGCTGATTTAAGGTCAGAAGCATCATTATGATGCACTTGGGGGTTCGAGTCCCTCCGGTCCTACTCAAGAAAGTCCTTGACAGACAAAACAAAAGATGGCACAGTAGCCCAATCGGCAGAGGCAATGGTTCGAGAAGCCATCTAGTGAGAGTTCAAATCTCTTCTGAACCACTGATAGAAACAAAGATAGAAGAAGGTAGTTAGAATAGTAACGGTAGTATCATCGGGGATCGGACTCAAGGCGGGTCGCCTGTTTTGGAAACAGGACATTCAGGCAGGTTCAATTCCTGCATCCCCGACCAAACTTCTCACAGCGCCTCAGTTGTGAATCGTTCTTTGAAAACTTGTGTTGAATTAGGAAGGGCAAGCCGATGGGCGACGGCGCCGGTCTTGAAAACCGTGTGACCAGTAATGGTCTTGTGAGTTCGACTCTCACCCCTTCCGCCGCGGGATCGTCTAACGGTTTAGGACACAGGGCTCATACCCCTGAAATCTTGGTTCGATTCCTTGTCCCGCGATCTGGATCGTCTGTTCTATGGTAGAACAGTTGACTGTAAATCAACCGGCCCAACAGGCTAAGCAAGTTCGATTCTTGTCTGATCCACCAGACACTCTTGTATCTTCACCGGCAGAAGACGCGCTTGCCGCGCAGGGGTAGTTGGTTCAATTCCAACCAGAGTGTCTTTTGATAATCCAACAGGAGGAGTTGCAACTTGTTCAATCCGCAAATAGGGTTGACTTTGCGATGGAGAGGAGTAGCTAACCTCAAACCTCCAGGAAACTATCCTCATACCAGGACGCTGGACGAAGGAACAGTTTCCGATTTTGCCCACTTAGCTCAATTGGCAGAGCACCTGACCTGTAATCAGGCGGTTGTCCGTTCAACTCGGATAGTGGGCTCCACAGGTCGGTAGTGCAAAGGCAGCACACTGGTTTCCAACTCCAGAAATAAAGGTTCGAGTCCTTTCCTTCCTGCCGTCTCTCGATGAACACAACGAGGTAAAACTTGTTGGTGAGTGGAGGTTGCAAACTCCTAAAAGTTCATGAAAACACACAGTCCCGGCAAAGATCTGTGCAATGGTATGTGTGTATTTGGTCCCATCGTCCAGTGGTTAGGACACTTGATTTTCAATCAAGGAATATGAGTTCAATTCTCATTGGGATCATAAGTTTGAAAATGTCTGTTGAGGCTGTCGGATAAAACCGCTGGGCTACGAACCCGGAATGCGTGGTTCAACTCCACGAACAGACGTTAGTTTTTGCCCTCATCGTTCAATGGTAGGACAGCAGATTGTCGATCTGCATACAGGAGTTCCATTCTCCTTGGGGGCGCTTAGGTTTCTTCTGGTTGGAATGGTAGTCGTAGGGCAATTTCCTAGTAGTCACCCCAAAACATCCGAAACACTTGTTTCGAGTTATGCAAGGGGCACGAAAAGAAAAACGGGTAGCCCCCTCAAATCCACTTATTTGTGGGCTGTTTGAGAGAACAGAGAAAAGTGTGAGATGAAACTTCTCATCTTGAACAAAGCACCTTTTTCGAATGGTGTTGAAACACACGCAAGTTTGTTTCGCAAGCGGTGTAGGGGATATGGCCTGAAAACCATTTTGAAACCCGAGCACATTCTCCAGGTGCAGGTTCGAATCCTGCCGATGACTCCAGCCAGAAGAAATCTCTTGACTGTCTTTTCTTGGTGTGGTAGCTTAGGTCTTGTCAGTGAGTGAGATTCGGGATTAGCTCAATGGTAGAGCGATCGGCTTTGACCCGGTTGACGTAGGTTCGATTCCTTCATCCCGAACCATGAATCCATAGCTCAATTGGCAGAGCATGACTCTCTTAAAGTCGAGGTTTCGAGTTCGACTCTCGATGGATTCACTTGATAGTTGTTTGTATGAATGGAACCATAGCTCAGTTGGTAGAGCGTTGGCCTGAAGAGCCAAGCGTCGAAGGTTCGACCCCTTCTGGTTCCACTTTGTTTGCAGCAATAGCTCAATGGTAGAGTTCCTCTTTTCCAAAGAGGGTGTTGTGGGTTCGAATCCCATTTGCTGCTCCATGATAAGCCATAGCTCAATGGTAGAGTTCCGCCGCGAAGGCGGAGATACGGGTTCGAATCCCGTTGGTTTTATCATTTGATTGTTTGCGGGGTCATAACTCAGCGTTGGC